AACTCTTTCAAATTCGGAAAAAGTAAAACAGTTGATAAATTTTAAACCCGAACCAGTTTGGAATCAAGAAAATAAAAAATATGAATATGTTCGTGAATGTGGACCAATACGTGAAAAAGTTAAAATGTATAAACCAAAATATTTAGAAAAATTACGTGATAATGATAGTAGAAAAACAAGTCTTACAGAAGACGAAAAATCTATGATTGAACACAAAATAGAAGTTGAAAAAATGTTGAAACTTGATTGTCCAAATAGTAAAAATGGGTTTATAATACTCGGACACGACCACTATGATTCTGAAGAACAAGTCTGTGGGTATACTAAAAACTTTTCTGAAGCACACACTATAGCGCTGGAAGCAGTAACAACTGGACAACACCGAATAAAAGAACACGACTATGATAATGAACAATGTGCTTTTGATTATTCTAGAATCGTAGATCTAGATACACGATTACCGATTGGTACAAAAATAATAGGATATTACTTTGGTGAAGATATTGTAAAAAACCTAAATTGGAATAATGAAGAAATAAAAAAATTGGAAGAAGAACTAGCAATTTTAGAAGAAGAAATACTAAAAGCAGTTTTTGATGAACTAGCAAAAATATAATATTTTACAATAAAAAGTATAACATAAAAATAAAAAAATACACATTAAATTAAATTAAATTAAATTAATAGTCGGACTTTACCTTCTTAAAAGTCCTTATACAAAATAATAATATATATATTAATAATGTTGTTCGCTATGTCCAATCCGATACACTTTGGCGCCTTTAGATAGTCCACGAATCCGTTCATCTATCGTACTCTTTGTTCCAACGATATATTCTTCTGGTAGCTTGACTTCGGAAAACTCTGAATTAGAGTAGAACCCGCTCTCGGTTATAACCAACTTGGCGTCTGGTGGCAACTTGCTTAGTGCCGCAATCATCTCTGCTGCCGTAATAGTCTTTATAGTTGTATAATCATCCTTGCTTTCGTCATACTTCGGGTTCTCAATAATTTCCACCTTCTTTATCGTATATCTGTATTCGTGTGGTCCGACTCCTCCCTTAGGACAATTATACCTACAATATTCAGACCCTTCAACGTTCACTTCAGGCACGGGTAAGTGGTTCGCCCATTTATACAATTTCAAATACTCATCCTTTAATTCGCCAAGAGGGCGAGAATCATATCTATCCGGTACAGCAATATTCATCTTTACTATCTTCTTCTTGTATTCACATTCTTCGCTTGAGCAATATCCGTCGTGATCATTTGTCTCTAGTTGTGCTGTAATTCTGGCGAGAAACGGCTGCTTTTGTAGTTCTTTATAAGTTGGTTTTACAATAGCCTCAGTCTGGGTTCCCATAGATTTCTCTAGTCTCATTTCAAGCAATTTCTGTGCCTGGCGTTTATCATGTTCTTCAATTCTCAGTTCTCTATTATATTCTTCCATTCTTTTTTTATAGTCTTCCATGCTCTGTTTGTATTCTTCGGATTCAAAATATTCTGCGGGTCTATCACGATTGCGGATTCGTCTACCTCCTTTTGCATTAGGGTTAGCGTTAGCGTTCATTGTTTAAAGTTAAGTTAATTTAAAAGTTTGTTAAGTTTAAACGAAGTGGGTTAATATATTTATAAAACAACTTAAAGAGACAAAAAGCAATTCAATTTTTTATTTTACATAAAAATAAAAAAGATACAAAATATACAAACATTTATTTACCTTTTAGTAGGTTTGGTGACTGTGTCCAATACAATATACTTGGGTTCCTTTGGGCAGGTCTGTTTCACCCATTTTGTTTGTACCAACTATATATGGCTTTGGTAACAATATTCGAGCAAACTCCCGTCTAGAGTAGTAGCCTGTCTCGGTCATCACTAACTTAGCATCTGGTGGTAACTTGCTTAATGCTTCAATCATCTCTGCTACATTAATCGTCACAACTGGTCGCTTATAGGCACCACCATCACGATTATAGTAACCATATTCGTCATCGTAATCGTCATTGCCTGGCCAACTTACTTCCTCGGCATTTTTGTCCACTACTTCTTCCAAATCTTTTTTCGCATGTTCTTCCCTCTCATCTGGTGATGGATCACACGCACCGCAATATGATCTACCATCAACAACCCTGATATATTCGGCAGGCTTCACTCTCTTGGCTTCTTCGTTATTAGTGGTCATTGTTTAAAGTTGGGTTTGGTTTGTTATATATTTATAAAACAACTTAAAGACAATGAAAGGCATTTCAATTTTTTATTCAGCGGCCACCATGTGTTGACTTCTGTATTCTATAATTATTCGGAATGCCAAATCACCAAAGCTTAGAAATACATTATTCGTTATTAAAATAATAAAATTGCTATCATTTTTCATTATACTTAATGAATAGATCAATAGTCCAAATAATACTATTTGATACGTGTAACTGTAAATCAAGCACTCTTCTATTTTGTCAATGTTATTTTTTGAATACATTAAAATACCATAATTAAAAAATAATTTTCCAAAATAAAACAATATTAATACTTGGAACGCCTCGTTGATATTTGGTAGAACACAATATCTTGAAACAACTATATTGATAACATTCATTATTGAATTGGATAAAATATGAATCATTAATATTAGTGTAAAATTTGTGACTTGTAAAATTTGTGGTTGCTGTACTAATGGTATTATAACTTGTACTTGTAAAGGTATTTCGTAATTGCTTTTGCAATGCGGGCAAAAATTTTTGTTTTGACCCGAGTTTAGCAGTAATAATATACAGCCTATATGGTATACTGAATTCGCACACTTACACGGTAACATTACGTGTTGATTTGCTTCTAGATCAAACGGTTCTAAGCATATCAAACACTCCTTCTCTTTTATAAACTCCGGTTCTGGCTTTTCAAAACTTTGTAAAATGGATATTATATGATTATTCATTATATTACCTAGGTATTATCTTTTTATAATGTAATATAATATTATTTGTAAAAATGTTTTGTTTGGTAAATATATTTATTGGCCAGTAAATATATTTATTTTGTTTTTGGAATTTAAGCCTTTGAACAGACAAACAGACTGAACTTCTCAACCGATGACCTTTTAGAATCTATTTGGAACCCAGATTCTTCCAATAGTTTTTTTAGTTTATCGGCTGGCTGACCGCCTTCATCACTTTCGCTTTCGCTTTCAGTCGCTACGCTTGTCCATCGCTTCGTCGCTTCCATAATATACAACTTACCGCCACTTTCCAAAATGCGGTACGCTTCTCTCACGTAATCGTGACAATTTGACCCCCACATCGCCAAACACAATATACAAATTTCTACGCTATGGTCTTCCAGTCCAGTATTGGAAATGTCTTGGACTAAAACATTTTCATTGGATGATACGTGGTCGTAGTTGATGAATGTGAAACGGCTGTCGTTTGCAAAATGCTCGGCAATCTGTGCCTTTCCGCAACCCATATCCACGACACTACGAGTGCGTTTTGTCTTGATTTCGGTTAATTCCTGGATAATGCGGTTGCGAGGAATGGACTCCTCGGGGAATGACTTTTCGTTTTCTTCTGAGATAGCGTGGTATTTGTGCCATAGATCCGGGGTCTCTTGGAACTCCTTTTGAAGATTTTGAGATGTGAGCGTTTTGTATCTTTGGTGCAAGACTTCAAGTTCAGATTTGGTGCGGGTTTGTCTTTGTTCAAATGTTTCTTTTTTTGCGGATGGTTCTTTGGTCGTTATCTCTTTGAGTTTCATTGACTTCTTGGGTTTGGGTTTTGGTGTTATAACCATTACTTCTTGTTCTACTGATTCTTCTTCTACTGACTGGTCTTCAAAAGTGTCATCAAAATATTTTTTATATTCTTCCAATAATTGCGTCCATTGGGTGTATCTAGGTTCATCTTTCATCCCTGCTGCTTTAGTCTTATAATTTCGTTTTTGACAACATAACCAACAACCGACCGTTTTTTCATCATTATTTTTAGACTTGCCACTAGGAAGTTTTGAATGTAAATTAATAAATGTTTTTAATTCTTGGAACTTTTCCTCCCAAATTTCTTCATTTGAAACAAAATATTCTCCATATTTATTAATTAATTCAGTCCATTTATTATAAGATTTTTCATGTTTCATTCTTTTTGTTTTTTCTTTATAATTTTGCAAATTTACACCTATCCACATTCCAAGAGTTTTTTCATTTTCATTATTTGCTCTTTTATTTGGTCGGCTTTTATGAGTGTCAAAGAATAAAACCAATTTATCATATTTTTCATCCCACAATTCTTCATCTGTCTTAAAATATTCTTCATATTTATTAACCATTTCAGTCCATTTATTATAGCGTATGACATCAACCATTCCTTTATCTTTGTTAGAATAAGCAAATTTTTGATTCTGTAACCATCCATGTAATAATTGTTCATCTGTATCTTTTGCCGTTCTTGAAGGAAGTCTTTTGTTAGTAATAATACATTTATTTAAATCATTAAAATTTTCGTCCCATTTTTCATCTGCATTTTGTAAATATTCATTATATTTTTCCTTCATTTGCATCCACATTTTATATCGTTGTTCAAGCATTTTATTTTCAACCATTAATTGATTTTGTGTTGATAACCATTGACCTAGTTTTTTTTCAGATTTTTCATCAGAACTATAAACAGGTCGTCTTTTATTAATATCAATAAAATGTTGTAACTCATTTAACTTATCAATCCATAGTTCGTCATCTGTTTTTAAATATTCTTTATATTCATCTATAAATATGGACCAAGCAACCCGAAAATTGTGAGACATTCCATAACCTTTACCATTGTATTTTTGAATTTGTGATCCAATCCATTGTCCTAATTTTTTTTCTACATCACATAGTTTTGTTTCTTTATTTGGTCGTCTTTTATTTTTATCCATAAAAGATTTAACTTCATCTAATATTCCAAACCATTTTTCATTTTCATCTATAAAATATTCCTTGTATTTTAAAATAAACTCTTCCCATTTTTTTACATTTTCATTTTGTTTAAACCCGCCAATTTTTAGTCTAAATTGCCGACATTGATTATGATACCAATTACATATATCCATTTCATATGTATCATCTGATTTTGAAGGTCTTCTTTTATTTGTTTCTATAAACCCAATTAACTTTTTAATCATTGTGCTCCATTTGCTTACATTTGTTTTAAAATATTCTTTATATTCTTCTAAAAATTGTGCCCATATTTTTTTACGATTTTCATCCATTATTCCACTACCAATATATTTTTCTTCATAATCAACAAGTTGATTTCTCCACCATTGACCTAATTTAATTTCTTTTTTATCACCAACCTTATATGATGGTTTTTTTTTATTTATATTAATAAAATCCTTTAATTTCTGAAAATTTTCATTCCAAACTTCATCATTTGATTTAAAATAATCCGAATATTCTATCATAAATTGTGTCCATAAATCATATCTTTCCTTCATTTTCATTCCTTGTAAAATATTTTTATAATTGTGTTTTTGTGTTGAAAACCATACACCTAATTTTTTATTTGTTTTTTCAGTTGGAGTATCTTCATTATCATCAATAAACTGCTTTAATTCCGCAAATCGTTCAAACCATCTATCAACGATATCAACCTCACATTCCAAAACACAACTACAAATATCTTTTGTAAAATCACCAACCAACTTCCACAAAACCTTTACATCTGGATTGGTATGCACATCTATTTTGATTCTATCTTTTCGATCCAATCCTTTAATTGTTCCTTCACCTCGTTTTTTCCCACATTTTTTTACAATTGGACAATACATTTGATTTCCCTCTTCGTTTTCGTCTGTTTCTTCCTTATACAGACGGATAGTATTACCACTCTCGCATTCCGAGTTATATTTTTCAATCTGATTTTCAAAAGAGTTTGTATGAACCTCTACACAGACATCATTGTCTTCAGCAATTCGCATAATCATTTCCTCATTTGTATCGCAATCTTCGTAATCATTATAGTCGATATCTTGATCCAACAAGTATTCCATCGTCTCCATCAATTCACCATCACCAACTGGATCCAACACCTTGTAGCCGTGTTTCTCCAAGTTGCTTTTGATTTCTTGTGGCGAATAAGTGTCAGGATAATGTAAACAAATATCATATAAATCCTCATCTTCCTGTCTTAACGCACTCAAAACGTTCAAAATGCCATTAAAGTTACCGTCCTTGTTTAAATCAGACCGAATAACGTCATCGCACTTCTCTCGATCCTCGTCGCATCCAACGTATTTCGTTTTGTCTACCCAACAAGGAATAAGAACTGTTGACGGAGGCTTGTATACATCTTTCTGTTTACGAACAATGCGTCCAATGTTCTGGATGATTTTAACAAATGACGATTTTGGATCCACAAAGACGCACATATTTGCATTCTTAGTATCAATACCTTCGCCAATTGTTTCACACGAGGATATGATATAAACTTCATTGTCTAGTGTCGTGTCAAACTTATCCAAAATAGCTCTGCGTTTTTCAGGTTTTATTGATGCATCCAATGCAATCATTTTGAATGTTGTATATAACTCTACCTTTTCTGGAAACTCGTTGGCCAAAACTTTCATAAATGCCTCTACAAATTCAGTTTCATTCACAAAATTAGTGACTGATGTATCTCTATCCGTATTCACGTCTGAGTGAAAAGTTAAAACACGATTGTTTCCGCTTACAAGAATTGCTCGCGCTATGCTTTCATACACTGATTTGTTAGTATTTTCAGTATACATATCAACACGGATTTCAAATGGATTTAAATAACATTCATTCATACCTCTCAAATATGAGTAATCATATACCAACTTACCACACATTCCTGCTTCCAAATTGTCTCTATCGTACATAATTATGCCATTTGCATTTTTGGGCGTGGCAGTAAAGAAGATTTGTTTAACAACAGATGCTTCACATTCTTGCTCAAAGATGAGTTTCTGATATGTTTCTCCAACTGCGTGATGTGCCTCGTCGTAAATACAAACATCTATTTTGATTGTTCCCAAATTATCTAGCAACGTCTTGTAGCTTTGGTAAGTAACACAAATAATTTTATTTTTATTCCTTTTTAATTCAGCTTCTATAAGAGCTGGTTCAGTAGTTGAACCATTTTCAGATGAAATCTTGAATGGACAATTTGTTTTATCAAAATAATCACTACAAAACTGGTCAATGAGAGAGAGTGATGGGAATACGTATACAACCAACTTTTGGTTTTGTAAATACTTACATTTGCGCATCAGAAGCGACTTGCCTGTCCCGCAAAACATTTTGACGATACATTTGTTATTTATGAGTAACTCCTTATAAATTGCGTTATCCGCCTCCTCTTGGTAATATCTAAATCCTTTTAATTCAACCTTTTTAAAGTTGTCCAACATTTTTATTATTTTATAATTTAAAAATATTTAAATAAAGCAATTCAATTTTTATTTTATTTTATTTTAGTCCCTTCATAATAATATATATATATGAAAACAATATAGAAACATCTACCTACATATATGTAGTATAAACATAACATAAAATGGTTAAAATTTGCGACATTAACAATTATCCTTCTGAGAATGAAGAGAAATATAAGGAACACTTTGATAAATTCAAATTTCCATTACATATTTTCCAGAAATATGCAATTGAGGGGATTATAGAGGGTCAGCACGTATTAGTTATGGCTCCTACAGGGACGGGTAAGACGCTACCAGCCGAGTTCTCTCTAGATTTTTTTGTATCACAGGGGAAAAAAGTTATATACACTTCACCATTAAAAGCTCTCTCAAATGAGAAATTTCATAATTTTTCAAAAAAGTATGAGCATATTAGCATTGGATTAATAACAGGCGACATTCGTTGCAACCCTAGCGCCAGCATTTTAATAATGACTACCGAAATTCTTTTAAATAAACTCTACCAACTTAAATCTGGAAAAACAGAAATCCTTTTAAATAAAGACAAAAGTGGTGGAACAATTATTAAAAATCCAAGTAATTCATTTGAAATGGATATTGAAACTGAATTAGGCTGTGTCGTCTTTGACGAAATACATTTTATTGGAGATGAAAATAGGGGGCATATTTGGGAGCAAACAATAATGATGTTGCCCAAACATATTCAAATGATCGGATTATCTGCAACATTGGATAAACCAGAAAGATTTGCAGAATGGATAGAAAATAGAGACATTGAATTGAAAAAAACAGTATATTTAACAAAGAAACTTATTAGAGCAATTCCGCTTATTCATTATAGTTTTATTACAGCAACTGGTGTTGGTAAGGTATTCAAGGATAAATCATTACAAGATGAAATTAAACGCAACATCGATAAACCATTTATAATTCAAGATGCAAATAATATATTTAATGATCAGAGTTATTCGACTATGACTAAAATGTTGAAACTATTTGACGAAAATGGTATAAGAGTGAAACGACAACAAGTGTTAAATAAAGTAGCAGAATATTTGGTAGAAAAAGAAATGCTGCCTGCATTATGTTATGTTTTTTCAAGAAAACAATTGGAAAAATGTGCGGAAGAAATGACTACAAATTTATTAGAATTTGATAGTAAAGTCCCTTACATTATTGATCGTGAATGTGAACAAATTATCCGGAAATTACCAAATTATAAAGAGTATTTGAATTTACCTGAATATATAAATATAGTAAAACTACTTAGAAAAGGGATTGGTATACATCACGCAGGCTTAATGTCTGTATTGAGAGAAATGACTGAATTATTATTTATAAAAGGATATATTAAGATTTTATTCTGTACTGAAACCATGAGTGTGGGGATCAATTTGCCTGTTCGCAGTTGTATATTCACTGATATATATAAACACGATGGGTCTGGTGTAAGGATTTTACAAGGGCACGAGTATTCTCAATGTAGCGGACGCAGTGGTAGAATGGGACTTGACACCGTCGGTCACGTCATACATCTCAACAACCTATTTCGTGATACCAATGTTCTCGCATACAAGACAATGATGAACGGCAAGCCCCAAACGCTAAAATCCAAGTTCAAGATCTCATACAATCTGCTGCTAAATCTGATTGATATTGGCGAGACAGATTACAGCTGCTTCGCAAAACGCAGTATGATGCAGGGCGATATTGAAGGTCAAGCAAGAGGACTCAATTTGGAAATTGACAAGTGTAATCAAGAGGTAGATCGCTTGAATTTATCTATTGACACAATGCGGACGCCAAGAGATATAGTTGAAAGATACCAGGATCTACAACAAAATAAGGACAAATATGCTAACAAAAAACGCAAGGAGATGGAAAAGGAAATACAGAAAATCAAAGATAATAATAAATATGTGGACCAAGATGTAACGACAATACAAAAATTTTGTGAAAAGGTTGAAGAATTAACACGATTAAACAAACAATATGAAGGACTAAGTAACTCCATCAAAAATGACGTGGAAAATGTATTGTATTGGCTTAGAGAAGAAGATTTTTTAGTCACTTTAACAAAGAAAACAAAAGTAAGCGAAGTGTCAGTAGATGCGACCGTATTTGATGACAAAATAGAATCAACAATAATAAGTGAAACAATAGTTTTAGAAACGTCTGTAGAAGAAGAATGTTTGACCTTAAAAGGCAAGATTGCGTCGTGTTTAAGAGAGGTCCATTGTCTCATATTTGCCGACCTACTTTTAAACAAACGGTTACAACAATTTGACGTTTTAGATCTAATCGCCTTATTCAGTTGCTTCACTAATGTTTCTGTACCCGACAACTTAACGGAGTACACCTTGAATTCGGAGGACAGTACTATAAATAAATTTATCAAAGAAGTTGCGAATATGTACGAAGAATATAAAGAGTTAGAAATTCAAGAGCGAATTGACACTGGAATTGATTATAACATTCATTTTGACTTGATAGACTATGTTGTTGAATGGGCAAACTGCGCTAATGAAGCCGAGTGCCGACTACTTTTAGATAGAATTGGTACAGAAAAAGAGATCTTCTTGGGTGAGTTTGTTAAGGCGCTTCTGAAAATCAACAACATTGCGTCCGAAATGGAACGAGTTGCGGAACTTATGGGCGACGTTGAGTTCTTACATAAACTGAAGCAAATACCGGAGCTAACGTTGAAGTTTGTTGCGACAAACCAGTCTTTGTATGTATAAAGCACCGCAGGTGCGACTGAAAAGCAATGTAATTGCGACCGTTATAAAGGCACTTAAGAAAGCATTCTAAAAAAATTGATTTAAAAATAATTATTAAATCAATGTATTATAATTTACAATGTCATACTCCATTTCTAAAAGTCAAAAAATAATAGTTGAATATATCTGGCTCGGGCTAGATAATGAAATATTCAGCAAGGTCCGTATTCTTTCTGCTAGGCAATTAGTAGAGAATAGAAGTAGTGATTATATAGACTACAAAGAAATTCCTGACTGGGATTTTGATGGTAGTTCTACTGGGCAGGCAACCACAGAATCATCCGAAGTTATATTGAAGCCTTGTGCTCTTTATAGAAATCCATTCCATAATAAGGAATTACAAAGCTTCTTTGTCTTGTGCTCTACTTATAGCCCAGATGGTCAGCCTCTGGAAAGCAATAGTCGTCATAAAGCAGTAAACATATTCAGAGAAAAAGCCGTTTCTGATCAAGATATCTGGTTCGGCATTGAATTTGAATATATGATGTATAACAAAGATACTGGACAACCTTTAACAGAAAGCATTAATAGTAGAACAAACTACTGTTCTATAGTTGCTGTAGGTCGCAATATTGTAGAAGAGCATATGAAAGTGTGTTTGGAAGCAGGTATCGGCTACGACGGCTACAATTCCGAAGTTGTTGTAGGTCAGTGGGAATACCAAATTTTCGGCAAAAGCATTGCTGTCGCGGATCAATCCATTATCGCACGTTATATATTGGAATGTGTAGCGGACAAATACGATGTATATATTAACTGGCATCCAAAGCCATTTCCTGACAAAAACGGGCAAGGAAAGCATGTCAATTGTTCAACTAAGGCGATGAGAGAACCGGGTGGTATTGATAAAATATACGAAGCAATCCAACGATTGGAAGCAGCTCACGAAGACCATATGACAGTTTACGGCAAGCACAATGAACTGCGTTTAACTGGTAAGCATGAGACGTCCAGTTTTACAAAATTTAGTAGCGGTGTCGCAAACAGGAATGCCTCTGTTCGTATTGGTTCCAGAACTGCGAAGGCAGGATGCGGTTATCTCGAGGACAGGCGTCCAGCGTCAAATGCCGACGAATATTTAGTGACGTCCAAGTTGGCTGAAACTATTTTACTATTGTAATGTAATATTTATATTTACAAATATAAATGAACATATCATTTGATTTAAATTCCACTTTTATTCATATATTTAAAACATTATTTAGATCTATTGTATTCAATAGCATATGTATTGCTATTTTCGGTCTTATTCTATTTTTTGTTGCGACAGATAAGATGCCATTTGACCAATATTTTATTTTGAGCACTAAGGCACAATTTTGGCTACCGACTCAAAGCGACCATTTGAATAATATTGAAAAAGATGTAATACTTTTTCAGAAGGTGTTTGGACTCATTGGATACATAATAATTATTTTACGTTTTTCAAAGAATTTATTCTGAACAGGGTCTAAGAATTTATTCTGAACAGTGTCAAAGAATTTATTCTGAACAGTGTCTAAAAAATAATACATAGAATTTATCTTGATTTATGTATTATTTTATTATGTTTTTAGTACTTCCGTCTTTTAGTACTTCCGTTTAGTACTGTTTTTAATTGAATGTATTGTTTTCTTTATTTTTCGGTATGTATACATTTTAGCCTTTTTATGAGAATTGAATTGTTTTTTACTTCTGTTTTTTGTCTTTTTCTTATTTGAACGACTATTTTCATCAAACTTTATTTGACGAGCTGTTTTTCTAAAAGAATATTTGCTTCTCTTTTTACTCATAGGCCTCCTATTTTTGTTCAAATTACCACCAGAAAATAATGGACCACCTTTAAATGTAAACGCATCTCTTAAAAAACTAGCTGTTTGTTGATACATATCCGCCGTAAATGTTTTAATCTTAAACATTGCTTGCTCCTGTTTTTCCTTCATTTTTTGTGAAACAATACTTAACTCTGTGCTTAAGTTTGAATATATTGATGTTTTCTTTTTAATTTCAGATTCAACAGCCTTCCTATCCTTCTCTAATCCCTTCCTTGTGTCATTTTCCTCTTTAAGCTTGGCTTTAAGTTCTTCCTTTTTTTTCTTAGTTTCAGCACTTTTGTCTTTTTTATCTTGAACAAATTTATTGAGCATTGTTTTTATTTTATCAATAATACTAAGCTTTGTTTTATAGTCATTTAAAAGCCTCTGTTTTTCATTTTCTAAATCAGATAATTCCTTTTCTACTTGTATTCGTGCTTTTTCAGCCAAATCCCGTTTTTCTCCTAATGCGTCAGACGCGGCATCAGTTTGAACAAAGGCACCGACGCTAGCAGCCGCACTTCTTTTTGGCATTTGACGTTTTGATCTCTCATTTAATTCTCTTTGTATACAAAATGCTGTGATTTCTTTACGTAAACTAAATTTATTTTCATTTACATAATCAATATATGAAAGATATTGAAAGTTAATTTGATCAAATATTGATCCAATCATTTTAATAATAAATGGATCAGAACTAGAAGCACTTGAAGAACTATAAGACGCAGAAGCCGAATAAGAACTAGAAGAACCTGAAGAACTAGATAAAATTTCCAAATATAATTTTAATTTATTAATAAAAAAATCACAAGCTCTTTCATATGTTATTATTAACTGATTAACGGTTGAAGGTTCATCATAAAGATTATTAATTAATGCTTTTAGTGTAGCTTTAGATGATGGTAATGTATTTCCATTTTTTGCCTGTATTTCTTGTAATAAATTTGATGATAAATTTGATAATGATGATTGTATTTCACAATTAATACATCGTATCATTAATTTCTCGTCAATAGGATTGAGATTTATTAGGGGTATTCCTGATTTATTGATACCTTTCCCGTCATCTTCTATTTCACTTTCTCCTCTCCTGTCTAAGATTGGTGGCACAAAATACTGTAAACATAAGGAAATTTTTTCAAAATCTTTTAATTTCAAATTTGTTGTTTTATATGATTCCTTTTTATTTGCTTCTGTCTCTGCGTCTGCTGCTTCTTTCTCTGCGTCTACCATTTTTGTCTTTTCTGCTTCTTTTTCTGCTTCTTTTTCTGCTTCTTTTAAATTGTCTACACTATCTCCTATCATATTTTGATCATCATCATTTGGACAATCTATTCCTAACTGTCTACATATTGACTCTTTTAACCTATCAATTTTTGAATTACAAGATGCGGTTAATGCTCCGTAATCTACTTCTTGATTAGATATTTTTTGCCAAAAGTTAATATAAGTACCTCCTTTTGTAAGTGTTGTATTAGAATCTGTTGGAAAATTTTTTGCGTCTGCGTCTATTTCTCCAGAAATTGATTCTGACGCCACAGTGAGTGAACTTGGCACTTGTATTGGGGCAACTATTTCCTCGTTATAATAAAGTGCATTCGCAACGTAAATTCTATCCGATGAAGTTGTCATTAAAATCTTTTTAAACATAAATTTCATTACCTCAATTTCTTCATCAGTAAGACCACCACTGTTATTTGATGCCAAAGCTTCCTTAACCATACGCATCAATTCCCTTGCTGTTAATACTTGATATTCGTCACCCCAAGATTTGAGTACGGCTATAATGGTATAAAACAAATTAATATCATCCTTATTTGTAAAAATACTATTATCTAAAATAAATTTTGCGGTCAGAAATAATCTAGAAAATGAAGGCTGGCGAACAAAGTCATCCTCAGCAACATCTTGTAAAAACTGAGTACAATTCCTTTTGTTAAACTTTGTATTTTTAAGGTTAGATATATAATTCAATGCTTTACATATATTATCAACAGTAGTATCACCCGTCTGTAACCTAAATGCTTCTACTGCTGGAACTGCTACTGCTGGAACTGCTACTGCTGGAACTGCTACTGCTGGAACTGCTACTGCTGGAACTGCTACTGCTGGAACATAATAATATATAGCGCCGTCAACCTTTGTATTACCCTCTGTAGTAATATATTCATAACTACTCATTTTTATATTTGTCCAAGGAGTTAAAAGATAATTCATAGCAGCAACACAAGACTTGTGTAAAATTCCTTCAAATCCAATTTTTAATCTAGGCCCATCTTCTAGTTTTACATCATTCCAAACACTGTCTGTTTGTGTCAAAACAATTACCCCAGGAGCTATTCCTTGTTGTATACTTTCACAAGCAATAGCTCCTGGTGTAAGCGGGTCAGCAATTTTGGCCAATGTTTTTACTTGAGAAAAATAACTATCTTGTTCAATACGATTAAAAATTGTTTCTAACTCGCCTCTATATTCTTGAAACCGTTTAATACTTTGAGGATCCTTAGAAAAAAAATCAAGAGGAGATATATTCTTCTGTTTCCATTCATATCTTAATTTATTAAAAAGTGGAAACGATTTATCAATCCAATCTGGATACATATCTACAATACCCAACCCAAGACTTATTGTATCAATATCAATATCTACTGGTTCTAATGTATCACTACCAATATCATCATACAATACAGCCAAGTGTATATTATTTTTAGTATCAGTAGTGTTTAAAATAATTGTTTGACATATATTATCTTCGCAAAAATACTTTGTTGTATTTTCAGTAAAAGTTTTAAGTTTACTTTCAGACAATAAATCATAAACAGCATCATCTGTTAATATTGTTTTTTGTTCCTTTTTATAAGCATCTATTATTTTTTGATCCTTTTCAAATTTATAGCGTAACCTTAAAATATAAAAATATTTACTGTTTTCCATAATATCGTCACATTTTTCAACTAATGAGTCACAAACACATTGAAAATAGTTTGACTCATTACACTTACTTTGTTTTCTATATTCATCCAAACACGCAAAAACACTTTTTGACGGTTCTTGTAAATTATGTGGATCATCTGTTGTTTTTAAATTTTCCAAGGTTTCGTCAAGCTTGCTTTTAATAGCATTATAAACAGTTTTATCTAATTCACTACCTCTTGAACCTCCTACATCGTGTATAAACTCATAAGCATACTGTTCTAATTGTAATAAAGGTATTGGCTCAATGTCATCACAATTACCGGCACCTCCTATTTGATTATTTTTGGCGCCACCTACTGGTATTCTTTTTCGTTTTGATTGATTCAAATATGGATTCCCATATGTATTCACATATGGATTCGTAAATGGATTTGTGTTAAATCCAGTAAGACGCATTTTTTTAGATTGCTGTGCCTGTACCTGGAGAGGTTTAAATTGAGTAAGAAAAGGGTTAGATTTAGTTTTAGAACTAGAACTAGAACTAGGAAATGAACTAGAACTTGGTTTAGAACTTGGTTTAGAACTTGGTTTAGAACTAGAACCTAGAAAAGAGTTAGAACTAGAACTAGAACTAGAACTTGAAGGTGGAGCAGAACCTAACCCCAAACCTAAACCTAATTTTGAACCAGGAGCAGCAGAACTAGAATATGGTATATTAAAAACTGAAGTATTTGTACTAGAAGTATCATTTGTTAAAAACCCAGGCGGCTTAAAGATCTGTTTTCCAAAATTAGAATCTATTCTTAGGTCTTTATATTCAACAGATTTGGCAAAATTTAAATCATTTTCAACCAAAAATGACCAGAGCGCATTTAAAACTGCTTCATTTAAATCCTTTTCAGATTCTGCTTTAGATGTAAAAGGCATTTTTAGAAGTTCAGTAATACTACTATAAAATTGCTCATTATCACCTGTTTGAAGACTTTTAATAATTTCAGGAATGCCAAGCGTCATATTAAACATAAATTCTGGAAATGAATTCATTAATATTGTATAAATAAATGAATATAAATCTAAGGTAAGTTTTTGTAATTCAGATATTTTTTCAATTTTTTCATTATCATCATCTATTTGCTCCAACATTTGTATTAAATAAAACAAATTATAATAGTTTTGATTTTTTTTATTAATTACTTTGTCGTCTTCTACTGCTGCTTTGTATCCTTCTTCCATTTGTCCTATTCCTTTGTCTTCTTCTTCTTCCTCCTCTTCATCTTCTTTGTATCCTTCTTCTTCTTCTTCTTCTTCTTCCTCCTCTTCATCTTCATCGTCATCCTCTGATGACCACGATTTGTATCCTTCTTCTTCTTCTGCTTTGTATCCTTCTTCCATTTGTCCTCTTCCTTTGTCTGCTTCTTCTTCTTCTTCAATTTTGGCTTCTTCATCCATTTGTCCTCTTCCTTTGTCTGCTTCATTAATTTCTTTTGCTACGTCTGCTGCGTCTTGTTGTAAATCCACATTTATATCCTCATTATCTATTATTTCTCTAGCAGACTTATCTGAACTATCAGAGCGAATTAAAACATTAGTTAATGCGTATATATGTTTTACCAAAATTCTATATTCCTTCTGTTCTTCCACATTAATATCTACATTTTTGGGGTCATTTAAATAAATATCAACAGTTGGAAAACAATCAGCTAATATAGCATCATCTCTTGCAGTTGATAATAAATTATCCAATGTATTAGAACTAACAACCCATCTGTCAAGTGTTGACGCTGATGAACAAACAAATTTAGAAAACGCATCATCAGCCATTAATGTTGGTAAATTAAAACTCAAAGCATTTCCTATTTGATCATCCAAAATGTATTTTTGATATGTTGGTTCAAATTTCATTAATTCGGTAAATGTCTGTGTTTTAGCTGCTTGTAAGAGAGCAACTTCTACGTCTTGATTTACACAAGCTTCCTCCTTTAATAATTCACATATTATATCAACTTTGTTTAATAAATCGTCTAGATTATTATTATTAAAAAGTCTTGCTACGTTTATACTGTAAATACCCGGTGGTTTAGCGCAAAGTACATTATTATTTTTTGTACCTGTTAACAATGGATTAGAACTGGGTCTAGGAGCAAATGTTCTGCCAGACGGACCATCTTTTGGACCACCTGGTAGGTTGTATTTAAGGCTGTTTTTTGGATCCATTGTTTTATATCTGAATTGTGGAATAGGTATTTGTACTGCTATAAGATTTCTAAGAAAATTACCTTGATTATTAAAATTAGGAAGATATGATGTTGGAGTAAATAATTGATAGTGTTGTACTGGATTTACATAATGATACAAAAACATAATTTTTTTTCTACTAAACTCAAAAAAAAAGGTAGGTGGCTGGTCGGGCGATTCACTTGATATTATAATAATATTATATGGTGAAATAGCAAAAAATGCTAATATTTCTGCTCGTTCACCATATACACTTTGCTTACCCATCTTATTTATTTCTCTTTTTATAGTCGCGTATGACAGTCTTTGTCCATAATTACGATTTCGTGAAATTTTATCATTTATAACTGGATAATGACCTAATATCTCTTGATTATTATCTGGAAAATCATTGTTATCATCTAATTCTTGCCCTAGTTGTTCTTGCCCTAGTTGTTCTTGTTGTATTTGTTTTACTGCGTTCACATCTGCTAACTCTTTATTAACTATGGCATTTCTTATAACCATTGACGTTTCTAAATTCACTTTTTGACCTGGATTTTCTCTTAGCCAAAAAGCATCAAATAAACAATTACCTGCTCCACCCTCTGATGATAATTTTAACTGTAATTTTGAAATAATATAAGTATTGTAGGCTGTCATAATTTCGTCATCATTAAAATAAAACGACCTGCCACTATTTAAATCCTGTAAATATTTTGGATGATTTGTTTCAATATAGTTATTAATCCATTCTCTAAATTGTTGTTGAATTTCGTCATTTGTTTGTGGGTTCAGAGATCTTATAGTAAGACCTTGACCAGGTGCATTATCATTTGCGTATGTATTGCTTAAAATAGAATCCTTAATAAAACCGGGAATATTAAAAATAGTCGCCTGCTTGTTATCCGACGTAAATATTGATGTTCCTTTATATGTCAAATTTATATCTGGTTCTTGTTGTTCTTGTTGTTGTTGTTGTACACTCATTATGTTATTCTTAATATAAAACTATATATTATTTTATATAAAAATAACATATATTAATATTACCATACAAAAGTTATATAGTTTACAAAACCAATATTTTACATATCTAAAGCTTTTATAAAATATATTTGTTTTTTTATCGTCACAATTCACAATTCATAGTTGTTACCATAGATCGTGTAAAAAATATGGTCTATTATTCTCTCTATTTCTCAGTCTTGCAATGCTGAAAAAAGTTTCCAAAAAGTAAAAAGGGAAATGAAATTTGGACATTTTCAACTTTGTAAGAAATGTCCAAAAACGAAAACCCGAAAAAAGTTTTGAAAATGACTCTTTTTTTCACTTTTGTATCATAATGGTCTGAGTTTTATTTTTAAGAATGAAACTTTTCTTACGCTAAATTTTCAATATTTTTTGGAGTAAATTGCTGTATAATTTTCCTTTAACAAATGTTAACATTTTGTTAACAAATTGTTCCCAACATTTCCCAAGTTTTTTATTTAGAATATTTTATCTTGATTAACAATAACATAAATAATAATGATAATTAATTAATATCATTGAATTATATAAAACAAAAATCCTTTAACAAATTTACATAATTCTTCCCCAAAATGGATCCATTTTTCCCAAACAATATTTTTCAACTATGTTTGCTACTGAAAAACTTGATATTTTTATATAATAAAATATGTTACCATTTATGATAAGAAAAATATATGTAATTATATCCTCTATTTCTCAGTAACAAAAAAAATCCAAAAAGTAAAAAGGGAAATGAAAAATGGACATTTTTAAAAATGTCCAAAAATGAAAACCCAAAAAAAGTTTCAAAAACACCTCATTTTTCATTTTTGTACCATAATGGTAACAAAATTATTTTACGAGGTGACAAAAATGTGATGCTAAAATTTAACTATTTTTAAAGAAAATGGCCTTTTATTTTTTCTTTTAACATATTATAACAATGTCTTTAGCAAAAAATTCCCCAAATTTCCCCAAATATTCTTGCGAAACTTGTGGCATCTTTACCAATAACAAAAAAGATTACACAAACCATTTAATGACAGCGAAGCACAATAAATTCACATCCTTTAACACTTTATCACAAAATCTTCCCCAAAATGGGACCATTTTTCCCCAAAATTCAGTAGACCAATCTATGAATTTTGATGAAAAATGTACACATACTTGTGATAATTGTAATAAAATATACAAATCAAGAGTAGGATTATGGTATCATAATAAAAAATGTAAGGTAAAAAACGTTGAAAATATTACAGAATATGATATTAATGAAAATTTATCAAAAATAGAATCAGAAATAGAATCCAAAATAAAAAACAATATGTTGGAAAAGGAGAACCTCATTGAATACCTTATAAAGGAGAACCAAGAGTTCAAGGGGCTCATTATGGAGCTAATTAAGAAAGATCATAGCACAAACAATATAACAACTAACAACAATAATTGTAATAATGTGAATAATTCATTCAACTTAAATCTGTTTCTAAACGAAACGTGTAAAGACGCAATAAATATCAACGAATTTGTAGACAATATCCAGATGAAATTGTCCGATCTAGAGAACTTTGGGCATCTAGGGTATGTTGAAGGGGTGTCAAGAATACTCATCAAGAACCTGAAGGACCTGGATATAGTGAAACGTCCAATCCATTGCAGCGATTTGAAGCGCGAAGTCTTGTATGTTAAAAATGAGGATAAGTGGACTAAAGAAGACGAAACGACGCCCATATTCAAGTCGGCAATTAAGCAAGTCGCAAATAAAAATATAAAGCAAATCCCGGTTTGGAGAGATGAGCATCCGAGCTGTTTAGACCCGCAATCAAAACAAAACGATGTTTATTTGAAAATAGTGTCCAATTCAATGTCGGGTGGGTCGCAAGAAGAAATGAATAAAAACTATGATAAAATAGTGAAAAATATAGCAAAGGAGGTTACAATTGAAAAGAAATAACAATTGATGTCAGTTTTTATCTATAAAATAAATAATAAAAACGTCATTCTCAAATGTTTATAACTAACAAATAGCAAAGGAAAAGTTTATGGTGAAACTAATGGTTCGCCTCAGCCGCCATATAAACTACTGCTATATTGATTATTACGCTCCTTATTGCCACCAAATTCAGGCATTTTAAACCCGCCTCAGCCGCCAATCTTCGTCTTCTTATTCTTGCGACTGACTCGCATAAGACGTCTTTTATAACTTCTAGCACGTGATTTTCTTACTCTCTTGTAACGTCTAGTTTTAACCATTATATAATATAATACAATATATTTATTATATAATTTTTTACACCTTTTTACATTCTAAACTTCGACCCAAAGGGTCCGGCATCTTTGAATGTAATTAGGCAACTGTTACTTTATCAATAATAAAGTGTAAAAATTATCTCCGAATAGACCGTCTTCTTTTTGCAGTTTTACGTTTAATTCTAGGTCTCAAATAACCACCACCATTAGCAGTCATATCTTGTTGTTGTCCTAGCTCTTCCACTCTGGTAACTAAATCCATAGATTTGATTAGTTCGTTTACACTAACAGTTCTGACATCGGTTTTTGCTTCAGCTAAAACATCTTGAGTATTCGGTTTGATATACAAATTATATTCTTTAGTACAAAGCATTGCTTTCCACATAAGTATATAATTAGATTCGTCAAGTATTTCAAATTTCTTTAGAACAGAGTCTAAATTACTTTTTAATAAAATTATATAACTGTTAATGATTGTTAATATATTATTAATTTCAGTAATATAATAGGAGCCGGCATATTTTCTATTGTAATTTCTAAGGAGTGTTTTGCTTGACCATTTACCAGCATCCATACGCTCTGATTTCTCTTTTTTTAACAAATCACCAAAAGCATTGCCAGTTAATGATGGCTCCTCTATTATTGCGTCCAATATTTTTGTTTCCATTATAGACAATAAAAGCTTAATTAATTTTTCAATTTGATATCGTAATTGTGCCTGCATAATAGCATTAATTTGATATTTACGTACTTTATCCTTAATCATATTTCTAGCTAACCCTGTTGATAAGTCTACTACGGGTGAAGAAGATGACGACGACGATGATGATGGTTGGTAGGTTTGATTTATTCCACCAATGCCATTATCAATCGGTCCAATGCTTTTTAATAGTCCTGGATTAAAATCTGTTTTAGACAAATTGTTCTCTGGATCGTTAAAATTTTCAATAATTTGATATGATTTTTCTATAAAACAAAATAATAAATAACAATCCATAATAATAAATATAGCATCTTGCATTAATAAACGTAATAATAAATTAGATTGGTATAAATCAAGCATCTTTTTTGCGATTAAAAGAGCACCGGCTAACAAACCAGCAACAGGCATACCAACACCAGTAGCAGCAAGACCCGTTATAACACCACTAGCAATAGCAGTCACAGATGATGCCATATATGCGTTATTCACAGAGTCTTGCAATTTATCTCTGTCGCCAACTATTTTTTCAATACCAACTCTTTCTCTTTCCTTTTCTATTGGTCTTTCTGATTCGTAGATTTTTTTTACTTGTTTCATTTCTATATCACCAATAGGAGGTTCTACACGTTTAGAAGAACCAAACGGACTATAACCAAATATTTTAACACCGCCTTTTTGCCGCTTCAAATAATTTCTACGTCTACTTTTATTCCTATATTTTCTTCTTTTAGTTTTAGTCATTGTTATTCCTAATATATATAATTAAAAAAATATATTATTCATCATTTTATTGGACTAAATGTAACCGAATCTTCTTTTTCATTTTATCTTCATTATTGAAGACAAATAGTTTAAACTGGTACTCCGATAATAATACCAATTTGCTACAAATTACGAACGAAGTGGTTTTCAATTCAGGTAAATACAAATTGTATTTATAAAGGCCATTTTCCAGTGCTTTTTCATCAAAGCAGTAACCACTATATCTCGTCAAAAGAGAATCTGTGTTTTTATAAAATATATTTAACAAGTTACAGTCGTTTTGAACGCGCCTTGTCTGCTTCATACTCGTGTTGATATAATCAACATCTTTGATCCAATTATTGTAGAATTCTAAAGCAGAATCAGACAACTTAAATCCGATAATTTCTTGAAACTTAATCATATTCAAAATGTCAACGAGACGGCGAATGGGGGACGTAATGTGAACATAAGCGTCTAGACCAAGAATGGAATGACTACTTATTTTATCTGAGGTCACGTAATTACCACTGGTAGTACGGTAAATATTGATGAACTGTAAAACGTCAGAAGGTAAATCGTTTGAAACTTCAGAATTATTGGAACTAGTAGCACTTGTAGTAGTTGACCGAAAGATTCCGACTCCATTTACAAGTAAATCCTTCGCAGCCAAGTGATTCATTAATACCATCAAGTAGCAAACAACGTCGTGACTGTCGCCAATATTCCCGATATAAGGATATTTTGTAATCATTTTTACAACAATGGAGAACAATGATTTGTACAAAGGATGTCTAATTAAGGCACGGTCTTCGTAAGCAAAGTTCTTAAATACCTTGATAATTGTGTTACAGAACCTTTTAGTAATAATTTCACCCATTGAGTCAATTTCTAGGTCCAAAGTAAAAGCAAATCGTTGAGCCCCCTCCTGTAAAGAGCACAAGCAATCGGACAACAAAACAGGCAACATTGGGCGCTTCTTGTCGGGTAAATAGGCCGTACTGGTGCGTTTGGTTAAATAAGACCAGATATTTAGGCGGTCCAAACACAGCGGCACATTGGCAATATAGATGCTTAGAAGCGTGAGACCATTATCACCAATTTTTATGCTGAATGCGTCGTCAAAATCTAAAGAGCCGTCGGGATCAATTGTGAATACGTGCCAGTCTGAACGGTCTTCCAATAACAAGTCACTTTTTCCTAGTAATAAATCAGGGATAAAGCTTTCCTTTTTGACAGCCAAATCAGTCAAGTTTTTATTGACAGCTTTATTGAATTTGGTTAAGGACATATTGAGTCCCTTACAGAAGAGTTGGTATTCATAGAAGTTTTCAGGCACATCTACAGGTCCAATCGCATTCGTAAGGACGCCAAGAGGGTGCTTGTTATCCCAATTTACAAACTGAATGGTTACATATTGGTTAACAAATACCTTGGAAAAACCCATATGCTTGATTTCATAGGGCACTAAAAACGGCGGCAGACCAACATCATCAGGTACGCATTTGTACAACAATTTATTATTATTTGGATACCGACCGTAGGTCTTGTTGCCATCAAGAATCAAAACGGCTGGAATATTATTCGCACTTCTAACAGAACTATGAATAATATTGATTTCATTTGTTTCCTTATTTATATCAAAGATGTCGTTTGAAAAGAGCTTCAAAGCAGAGGGATCCAAGTCTATTTCTTTTTCTTTCTCTTTCTCTTTCTCTTTCTCTTTCTCTTTCTCTTTCTCCTTTTGTCCTTCAATAGTCCATTTATTATAATTCCTATCTCCTACAATTATTTTATATGACATTTAATTCTGTTTATATCTAGGCTTTTAGATAATATATATTATTTAAAAGCCTTTAAATGTTTTATATATATTATATTTGTATAATATATACTATTATAAATAAATGAATAAAATAGATGAAATATTTATACCACAATACATTACAAAATGGGGTATATTAACGTGTTTTGTCCTATTTGGATTTAGTTTTATTGCGTATAAATGTAAATGTTATTTCTTAGCTATTCTTTCTTTGTGTATATTCATAACGTCTATTTTACATTGGCATAAACAAACATTATTTGGACCAGTAAAGATTATAGATATGTTTTTATCAATAATATTTATTTCTTTACTTACATTTTATTATAAAAATTTCTTTAAAACGGAACACCGAACACTCTGGAATATTACAGCACTATTAATTGTTAGTATATTTATAATGAACAGTATAGTTACATACTATCAAATTGTTAATAAAGATAAAGGTTGTAATTGTCAAACAGAATATAATTATTTTTCTTTAAACTATACGGAACCAGAAAGTCAAGCTAGAAAATTGTGTTATTATTATACTACATTTGTACACTTAACATTTATACATATTTTGCCTAGTATTATTTTGGCATATTGTTTTATATCCACCTTTTAGAAAGGTGGAGCCAAATCATTGATATTGGTAATCTTATTATCAATTATAGCTGTATCTGGTTCTTTTTTATCACTTTCAGTTGTTTCAATTGTTACGTCATTTACCTCATCATTTGTTACCTCGTTCTTACTATCTTCTTCATTAGTACTAGTTTCCTCATTTTTTACTTCTTTATTTAGTTCTTTAATGTCTATTTTCTTCGCAATTTTGCGCTCCACATTCTGGTTCTGTAAAGCATACATAAAAATATGTGGACTGATCGCAATGTTATTCATATAGGTTCTATAATTGAAACAACTAACACTTGTATTCTCGGCAAATTTGAACGAATACCACCAATAAGCCGGAATAAACAGGAACTTACCCGGTGTCAATACAATTTCAAGGCACTTCACCTTATCAAAATCGGCTCTAAATTTGCTCTGTGGGTTCCAAGGATTGATCGGTGACCTGAATTCAAGGTTCTCATAATCACTAACTGGATACAAATATTTACTGCTCTTGGGTGGCATCATTTTCACCTTGAGAGATCCCTGTGTCACCAAAAAGTAGTTCCTATAATTGATGTCATAACGCAGCGGTGTTTCTACGTTTGTAGACCCCATTAGAACATCGTAGTTACAATTTGAGACGAGAAATGGTCTCAGGAATTCGTCGTTGTATGTGAAACTCTTTTTCGCGCCTGTTTCGGCCAAGAAATCGGAGTTGCCTTCACTGAAGTAGGAGGCATTTTTATCCTCAGCAAACAATTTTGAGGCCATATGTAGGGTTAAAGGAAGGAGCATTGCCTCCGAATCAGGTTGACGAACCTTGACCTCAAATATGGGGTAGTTTTCTAAAAGAAAGGTCTTGTTAGTTGTCCTGGTAATTTTCTCAGTATCTTCGTCGCAGTCAAATAGAACAGGTTGCCTTAAGTCGCAGATTTCCTCCATTTTGTCTTTAGAGGCTTGCTCAATTTCGTAGATTTCTAGTTCATTACTTGTCTTTAAATGGAACTGAATATGGAGATAGAAAAATAGAATTACACAGAAGATGAAAAACGCTATTATTATTTTTAACATTATTTGTTACATAAAAATAATAAATTATTTTGTTAGTTTTTACGAGAAGAGTTTGTCTACTGTTTATTTCTTCGCGATGTTCTTTTGTTACTAGTTTTCTTGCTTTTCTTGCTTTTCTTGTTTTTCTTGCTTCGTTTATTGCGCCTAGTTCTACGCCCACCAATATAACCTAATTGATGAGCTACTATTGCAGATACAACTGCAAAAAAACAAACACCAGCTTTACACATTTGTACTTTATATTCATCATTCTTTAATTTTTCTATTTTTTCTATAGTTACAGTTTTATCATCATCATTATTAGCTAGATCAGCAATCATACTCCTTTTGTCTAGAGAGTAATCACCTTGACCTTTATTTTGTCTAGATTCATTTGCCAACTTTGAAAGTTTAGATGGTGCATTTTCCGGATCTGATGATGCTGATGAAATATTACTATCCTCGCCATATATTTCACCCTCAGTACCAGGTTCAATATTGTATTTTGAATCTGTACTAAACCCTCTAATTAGACGCCCTATTCCTGGATATTCTGCTCGTTTAGACTCTAAAATGTCAGTAGAATATATTTGTGGGTTTAAACTGAGTGTTCGAGTAATTTTGTTAATCGTTGCGTTTTCTGGTGCTGAAGTTTTTCTGTTACCACGCATAGCAGATGTCGGGCGTTTGTTTTCAGACATATTATCTAATTAAAATAAGCAAATATAATTATTTATTTTAATTCAAAACCTCAACTGATAAATTAATCAGCGATCTTCGGCGCCACAAAAAACGCAACTGTGCTATCCTCTCCCAAGCTGTATTTCAAGGACATCGGATATTCCGCACTAATTCCGACGCCAATTTCGCCACTTAACTTTGAAGACAAACACATCTTGCCAATATGCGCTAAACTATATGAAATATCCAGCTTTTCGCCCTCCGAAATAGCAAACTCATTCAAACTATCAATCGGAATATTCACCTTCAATTTACCCGTATCTCCCGACGAATTAAACTCCAATAAGTCCTCTGTACACACAATATTGAGATTCGGTCCAAAAACCATCAGCTCCGAGATTAAATCGCTAAACTTCTTGGAATCCATAGAAAACTCCACGTCGTAGTCAACTGATGGTATAGATAAGTTCTCCTGCTCGGCATCCATTAACGGGAGTTCAAAGAAGTGATCAAAATTCGTTGAAGACGCGCTAGTAGTTCCTGAAGCACTTGTCAGGTTAATAAACAACTTATCCGCCTGATTGAAAATAATATCAACCTTATTATGCTTGACAGCATAGTTCATCATAGTCGCAAAACTGCCAGTATCAACCGCAATATTTATTGCTTCTTCAACAAAGTATTCGGAAAACCACGCTGCCTTAATCACAATATTAGACAGGCAAATATGCGACTTGTCCATTGTCTGAATATAAAGTTGTTCCGGTTCAAATTGAAGGTTCAATTGAGTACTCCAATTTTTGAGAAGCTGAAATAGCGCGACGAACATTTCTAACTTGGATTTGTTTTCAATAGAGAGCTTCATTATGAGAAAGTAATATAATTATTATTAGAAACAAGGTTTAATATGTTTTCTTCATAATTTACTTTAATTAAAATCTAACAAATTAATTGTTGTATTAGCATTTGTATTAGCCAAAGTCTTATGTAATTGTTGCGTCAAATAATCAATTGTCATATTCTTATTATTCACTTCCTTTTCCAGTTTCGCAATAATTAGTCGCTGACTAGAAATCACTTCTTTTGATTTCTCTAATTCTACATAGAAATTGGATCTGTTTAAGTTGAGTGATTCAATCCATTTCTGATGCGCTTTTGTCTTTGTATGCGAAACAAACACACTATGACCTTCATATACCTTGTCTTTTCTGGTTCCACAAGGACAAACAAGTCCCTTTTTAATGAAATTGAATGGCGGCACTTTGTCAATATATAATCCCTTGTCATCAATACTAGGCGCATAAATATCAGGTTCAACAACTAATTCCATTTATTATCTTAAAAATATAATAAACTAACAAATTGTGTTTAAACCCTTTCAACAATTAAAAAGGGAACTTTGCCGATATATTAGTTAACAGGCACGCCATAACTACGTGAAGCGTGCCGATTTCATAACTTGTGAATTCTTCATCGGTGTAAGCTGTAAGAATTTATAATTATATATCAACTAGAGGCAAATTAATCAATATTTATTTTTTACGGTGATGAAGATTTAACAAATGAATAGAAACCAAGTAGAATATTATTACATTAGCACAAATCATAACAAATTGCTGAGCCATTAATAACATTTTTGCTGTATCTGATATTGGGTCTAAACCATTATATCCTACACCTGCTTGAATTGTTATACTTGTATAAAAACAATCTATAAACCCCCCTTTTGTTTGTTTATTTTTATTACTTGTAGTTGCTGGTACAAAATCATCAATATAAATCCAATATAAACAACTAAATAATACAATGCAAGATACCTGAAATATTAGTGTATTAAGAACTGCTATCATATATATTATACAACCAAAATAATAACAAATTTTTCATAAGCGTAGCAGAAAAAGTTGATTCAGGTGGTTGGTTTAACAAGTTTTATTTTATCCTGTGTGACCTTATCAATGAAACACTTGACCAAGTTGTAGCACTGGGCAAAAAACGCAGGTATATCATAAATATAGCATTTGGCTAATTGCGACTGATAACGCTCTCGTAAAACCCCAGTTAATTTAACCCAGAAGCCCATATGTTTATCAACGTCGCCAATTGTCATCATTTTCAATGTAATATGGCAGTCAAATTTTTCATATTGTGTCAAAACTACATCAATATTATAAATAATTGCCTGTATAATTAGATCATAAGTGTCTTTATTCGCAATTTTCTTAAAATAGACGTAATCAAATGCGACAACATTGTTCTGCGTATAACACATAGACGACAATAATTTAGGCAAATCCAGAGCGGACATTTAGTGTAATTAGTTGGAAAGATTTTAAGCTGGAATTTTGAAAATATAATATTTGTACTAGGAGTAAAAATATTATATTTGGCTGTTGAAAAATATTATATATATTATTTTCGTTTATTTAAGCATTTAGCTCCTGTTCAATGAGTCCCTTCAAGCTATTGCCAGTAATTAGAACCTCATCAACTTCTTCAGATTCAATGTCTAAATCTGCTTCTCCTTCTAAATCCTCATCTAAATTACCATCAGTTAACAATTGCTCACCAGACATTAATTCAAATATTTTCTGACTGTTATCCATTGACATTGCCTGGAGAGCAGCCAATAGTTCCTTGGTCTCAACAAGCTCTGCTTTCAAAGCATCAACGACTAACTTGTGTTCCTTCTGCTCCTTTGTTAAAGCAGTAGTGGTCTTAGTATTCTGAGCAATAGAAGGCTTAATAGCCTCAAATTGCTGTTTTAACAAGGTAACATCAGCGCTATTACTACCTCCTACTGCATTAGTAGTAGACCGCTTCTCAAGCGACTCCAGACGAGACATAATAGAGTCAATTAAGTTCTGATCAATAAGAACCATTCCTTCAGCACCTTCAGCCCCTTCAACACTAGAACTGAAACCTTGGCCTACACCACCGGATGCCATTTGATGAGCCAGCTCGTACAATTGTAATTCAGCCTTTCCTAAACGTAATGTGATTAGCGTAATTGCCTGCGCAATAGAAATCTTGGATACACCGGAATCCACGCCGCCTTGCTGCTGCATTTGCTGTTGGCGTTGTTGTTGCATTTGTTGTTGCTGAAGATTGGCTTGTTGGCCTGCTATACGTCCATTGGCGGGATGTTGGGGTTGGCCTGTGAAAATTTGCGAGGAACTAATAGAGGGCTGGGGACCTCTCCCTGGGGCGACAGGTTCGGGACCTCCTGCTCGTCTTCGTTGGGCTGCTTGTACGGATCGGTTTGCGCTCATTTTTATTATAATTATTATTAATAAATTGTTTCTAAATACTTTACGCGTCCACTTTTAAAAAAAGTGGAGCAAAACTTACTAATTTAGTTTCAACTTTTCTTATTAAATTATAATTTGTTTTCTCTACTTTTAATAATGGGATTATTCACAAGAAAGATCAAGCCTTCTTCTACATCCGGAGATGTAGAAATGCAAGAAATACGTTCGGAAAAGAAGCTCGGAAGCAGGCGTTTAACACCAGATACAGAAAGCAATCATTCAGTGATAATAAGGCGTTTAGCACCGAACCGAGGAACATATAGGAAGCGTGTAAAAATGTCCAAATGCCGAAAAGTTAAGAGAACTGCGTGCGTCAGAAAGAGTTCGTGTAAATACACACACGGACCAACAAGAAGATATTGTAGGAAGAGACGTAATCAGCGGGTCTAAGCAACCATCTGAAATTTTATAGGATCGTGATGTTGATAGTTTTCTAAAACAAAATCATCCACTTGATAATCATTAATATTATCTCTAATTTGTTTAATTGAAACTGTTGGAAACGGATATGGCTCTCTTGTAATTTGTAATTTCAATCCATCTACGTGTTCTTCATAAATATGACAATTTCCTTTTAAATATACAAACTCATATGCTTCTAGTCCGCAATGTTTTGCTAAAAGATGAGTAAGAAAACTATAAGAAGCTATATTAAAACTTGTCCCACAGGCTTCATCGTTGCTGCGTTGATACATCGCACACGATAACTGGTTCCCATCGTGAACATTAAATTGACACATAACATGGCAAGGTGGTAAACCCATTTGCTCTAACTGACAAGGATTCCACGCAGTCATTATCAAGCGACGACTCGTTCGCTGTGCCGGATCTTTTAACGCATCAATAATTTGCTGTAACTGATCAATGCCGCCTTTTACGTTGTAATAAGCTTGCTCATTTTCAGGCAACCCTTCAGCAAACTTCTTCTCTTTATTGGTGATATAAGGCGCATTAAAATGACGCCATTGATAACCGTAAATCGGTCCCAACTCGTCTTCTTCGTAATTCTGTAGTCCTCTTGAATCCAAAAACTCACGAGTAGAATTACCGTCCCAAATATGAACACCTTGTGCTTTTAATATTTTATTATCAGTGTCTCCACGAATAAACCACAACAGTTCTTTTAGACACGTCTTCCAAGCGGTTTTTTTAGTGGTTAAAATTGGAATCTGACCGTTTAATAAAGAGAAACGCATTGAGTGGCCAAAGATACTCTTGGTTTTGCCATTACGACCTTCCTCCCAAGTACCTCTTTCTAAAATGTCTTTGATAAGATCTAGGTATTGTTGCTCTTCTTTATTTCCATCCAAACACTGTTGCTCTTCTTTATTTGTGTCCATTGATTTGTAAATTAGTTAAAATATTATTTTTAACTTGTTTTAACTAAAATTCCTTTTCTTAGACCATTTAACTAAAATTCCTTTTCACTTAAGAAAATCCTGTTTACTTAGACCAATGATCAATAAAAAGATTTTACCTAATAATAATTCTTTTTATTTCTTATTATACCCTATATAAGGAATATGGAAAGTTTAGAAGAATTATCAAAGTCAACAAATGGAAAACCGGGGTTCTTTAAGCACGTATTTAATTTTAATGATGATTCCAAAAGTGATATGTTGAATATTGTCCAATATGCGGCAATTGCGCTTGTGCCAGTTGTTATTCTAAACAAGGCAATGCAGCGATTTGTACCCGAAGCAGATGATGAGAAGGGCAATGTTGAAATTTTAGCAGAAATCATTGGTCAAGTTTTTATTATGTTTTTAGGAATACTTATTATCCACCGAATCATTACATTTATCCCTACATACAGTGGTTCCAAATATGCGAATTTTGATGTTACCAATATTATTTTAGCAATGTTGGTCATCATTCTTAGTCTTCAGACCAAATTGGGTGAGAAGGTGAGTATTATAGTTGACAGAGTAATGGAATTATGGGAGGGGCCTAAGGATACTAAAAAGAAGGGTAAGAAGGGTCAGGGAAATGTAAAAGTTTCGCAGCCCATTTCGCAGGGACAAAGTGCTGTGGCAAATATTCCAATGATGACTTCACCTGGTACTACATCAATTAACTCTTTGCCATCAGGTCAACAACAACCGCAACAAGATTATAACAATATGTATCAACAAGATAATACACCTTTGGTAGGAGCAGCCAGTCCAGGTATGGAAGGTTTTGGTGGTGGTGTTATGGCGGCAAATGAAGGTGGTGGAGGAGCGTGGGGATCCGCATTTGGCGGTGGATGGTAAGCGCAGCGACTGAAAAAGAAGTGGTCTTCGACTGTTAAGCGACTGGTAAAGAAGTGATCTTAGACTGTTAAGCGTATTAAACTAAAGGTGCTTTTAAACAAAATAAAATTACCTATAAATATCATTATAAGTAAACTCATCACTCAAACTATATCTCTTATTATCATCGCTACTATTTGGCGACCCAGAATAAAATGTCACAGTAACATTATTATCTGCCATCGTATTGTATTCATCATTTTTTAAATCCAAAATAGATTTGGGTTTACAGCAATTACAACAAAATATATTTTTTAGCCAAGAACAAAATGTCATTATTTTATAATATATTCAAATAATATTTAAACTTATTTTAATATATACATTATGACAGCTAGAAATAACAATGAATTAGATATGAATAAATTAACAAAAGCATTAGATAACGTCAACAATGACAGCATAATGAATCTAACAACAAGAAAACTAATGGAATTAAATTTAAAGATTTTGAAAGAACTAATGCTAGATAAGGAGACGCTAATTAATTATTTGAGAAAACTAAAAGGTTACAAATATGTGGATGAAATTGGAGATCTAAAACACGGTGCATTTATTAAATGGATTCCAATTACGAATCCAAATAATTTACAACTAAATCAATGTGGCTTAATCTGCGACATCAAAATTACAGATGATAATGTAATTATTGTTTGTAAGAATTTTATGCATAGGTATTACACATTTAAAATGGACGAAGTTTTAATATTTCAAAAATTATCAGATCAGGAAATGGTTATCATAAGTGCTCTAGATCATTTAGATGCCGAAGAGCAAAAAAAGAAGCAGGTAAAAAAACAAGTAAAAGCAAATACTAGAGCAAATATGAATCATAAGAATTTAAAGGAAGATGAATCAGAAGAAGATGAATCAGAAGAAGAAGAAGATGAATCAGAAGATGACGATGAATAATTAACGCTTTCTTGTTTTATTTGTTACATCCTTAAATAGTCCAGGAATGAATTTACCAATTTTAATGAGACCCATTTCATTAGTAGATAGTGCCTTTCTAGAATGATGAACGCGTTTCCCGTGTCTAATGTGTGTTACACTTTTGTATCCCTTACCATTTTTAATGTGGACTTTGTGTGTCATTTTCTTGCCGCCGTGCATATGATTTTGAACATTTGAATACTTAAAGCCCTTTAAGTTCATCTATAATATATGTTTAGCATATTTTCTAAATAATTCTAAAAATAAGAAGTTGTAAACCAATTATTTGTATCTATTATTTATATAAATGAAGTTAGATGCGCATATGATAGTTAGTTTATTCCATATCTTTTTAGTAGGTCCATTGTTCCTATATGTAGGCATAAAAGCAGCAAATAATCCCAAGTGGATGTTTCCAATTCTTTTAGGTTTAGGCGCGTTTATAATAGTGTACCACGTTTATTTGGGTTACAAGAAGGTGATGCTTGGTAAAAGTGCGTGGGTTAATTATATTCACATATTACTTGTTGGTCCGTTGTTAGTATATATTGGTTACATGGGTTTAGACACATCTAGGAAATTCTTTGAAATGTTAATGTTGCTTGGTATGGCGGCGATTGGCTACCACGGATACTATTTGGTTCAAGCCGCTATTTAAAGGGCTTTAACTTTATAAAAATTTTTATGTTATATTAGAATATAAATGGGAAGCGCTGGTGGTTTTAATACTCAAAGAATATCTTCGGCCAATGGGTCAAGAACACTTTTATCTATGATTTTTGGTGGCAGTAATACTGGAGCTGGTTCCGGCAGACGTATATATTCGTATTATGCCAGAAAAGACGGTATTTCAGGGCAACAATTCATCAATATGTTTTTGGGTAAACCAAAATATTAAATCTAGTTTGTTAAGTTAATTATATTAATTTAACAAAATATATCACATTTACGTAAGTAAAAACTGCTTAGTCAATACTTTTTTGACACTATCTAGGGCACCTTCGGTCCATCCTTGATTTTCCGCTACCACTTCACCTACAACAAGCATATTTGGCATCGGATGCTGTGCTTTATCAATGAAGTCTCGTCGCAAAGTGTGTTCCAATGGTAGATAATAATGCGTTCCAACGAGCCAATAGAAATTTAGCAAAGCCGTTATTTCTAATGTGTTAGTAGGAATTCCTATTGTTTTCTCTAACAAGTCGCAAAAGAACTCACGATTTGTAGCATTGTTTTCCAAATGATCTTTTAATAATAATGCGCTCTTATTATCTGAATAAGCAATCATATACACGCCTTTATCTAAGGACATTGGAATAATCTTCTGTAACGGTCCAGAGACAATCGTATAAGTCGGTACTAATTCGCGCATAATTAGTGCTGATGCTTTCGGAAACTTCGCATACAAGCGCAAAAATGGCTGCGGTTTGATTTGATTATATATCTTATATTTAGGTAGCAATTTGTGAATTCCTGTAATTGTCGTCGCAATAATCACCTTTCCACAGTAATATTTGACACCTTTTTCAGTTTCAAGTTCAAACAAACAAGGATTATCTTGTACTTTGACAACACTTTCAACATTGTTAGATGCTCTCACGTGTTGTGAGCCAATTGTATGAACCAATTTTTGAATCAATTGATGCCAAGGTATATTCAGACCAGTCCAGCCAGCAGAATTATCATCCATTCCATATTTGTAAAGCGTCTGATGAACGTCCTCGTCTTCGTAATCAGTATAACCAACACTTGTAATAAAATCTTTATACTTAGCGTCTCCTAAATAAGCCTTCGCAAAATGCCTAAAGGTAGTAACTGGTTCAGATTGTTTTTTATATTCTTGACGAAGTTCCTTTACAATTTTAGAAATAGAAATTGGATTCTTAACAATGTATTTCATATTAATATCAAATTCACTGTACTTAATATTCATCTTGTCTAAAAGATCAACTAACAAATAATCTTTCCCTTTGCGACCAATTCCTGCGCCAGTTACAACTTGTGTCCCGTAAAATTCTTCATTATTGAGACGGCCACCAATCCACTGCTTCTTGTATTTTTCCAAGACCATAAATGATGTCTTAGGGGACATTTGTTGTATATTATAAGCACTGTAAAGGCCAGCAATCCCTGCTCCAACAATAATAATATCATAATAATTTATTTTTGAAGACATAAAATATAAACTACAATAATCGGATATATTTTATTTGTTAGTATGTCTAAATTTCAATGTCCTATTTTTCTGGCATCTAAATTTTCCTCGTGTATAACCCTTTTTATTAAAGATCACTTTGGTACATATGCCAATTGCCTCTCCTTCAGTAATTTTCTTGTTAGATTTCTTGACCTTCTTGATACACCTACATAACTTTTCAGACATAATATTTTCTGCCTGCTTCTTGAGGAGGCGTTTGGATTTCGGAATATCCATTTTGTAGTAAGTTAAAATATTTATATAGTCCTGATTTGTTAGTTCATCGGACATTGGTATTGTGTATTGTTAATATTACATAATATTATATTTTGGGTGAATTATTAAATATCATCATATTATATAAATAATTATGAGTTGTCGCCCCAAAATAGTAGTATTTGATTTAGACGAAACCCTAGGTTATTTTTCTGAATTTGGTATGTTTTGGGACGCATTAAAAAAATACATTAAAGATAATAAAATAGATTTCAACATAAATCAAGATTTTTTTAACAAAACACTGGATTTGTATCCGGAATTTTTGAGACCGAATATAATAAATATATTAACCTATTTAAAGGAAAAAAAGAGGGAAAAACATTGCTACAAAATAATGATCTATACAAATAATCAGGGACCATATGAGTGGTCAGTTCAAATAAAGTCCTATTTTGAAGACAAGGTTTCCAGTCCTAATTTGTTTGACCAGGTAATTGGCGCATACAAGGTCAATGGCAAACACGTTGAGCTCTGTAGAACTACCGACTCTAAAACTCATTCGGATCTGATGCGATGTTCAAAAATTCCAGATACGACGGATGTGTGTTTTATTGACGACGTTTATCATCCTGGTATGAGTAGAGATAATGTATTTTATGTTAATATTAAACCTTACGTATATGATATACAATTTACAACAATTGTGGACCGTTTTATAGCAAGCGGGCTCCTAAATAATGATGATCCTACATCAATGAAGGCGTATATTGTAGCCTTTATGAAAAGATACAACTACACGTATGTAGAAAAAGATATAGGTGAGCTAGCAGTTGACAAGGCGATTTCAAAGAAAATTCTACAGCATATTCAAGCGTTTTTTAATAAACGTAATAAAGCAATTAAACAATCAAAAAACAAGGTAAACAATCAAACAAGTAAGACGCATCAGTTAAACCCAAATTCTAAAAACAAGACATTAAAGAAACGTAACATCTAAAAATATTTTGGTATTCGTACAATTTGTTTGATACTATTTAGATAATAAGTAGCAAAACTTTCAAAAGCAGTAGTTGTTAGTAGGAACATACCAGCACTGAAAGCAATCCTGCCATCTAATTCAGTAAAACGAACGCGCCTGAATGGATTAAAGCGCCATATTAGAAATAGACTCACATATAATTTGGTATAACCTTGTAATGTACCTAAATATTCAGGAGCATTTGCTGATATGCCTATTCCGATTACAAAATATAATATAAAGGATAATATTGTAATTATATCAAACATTTGTGTCTGGAATTTATGTAGATCTTTTGAAAAAAACATTTATTTATATATTTAACGAATAAAGAAAACAAAAACAATAAAAACAATAGAAATAATAAAAAGAAATAATAATATTTAAATATATAAATATGAATGAACTTGATTTTAATGACGGATCGGCCTCGCAGAGAGCAAATGTAATGAATTATAGGTCATATAACCGAAATGTTCCAAGTCAACAATTACAACCGTATTTAGATGCCAGGCCTGTGTCTACTAAATACGCAACAATGCCAATTATTGACTTAAGAAAGAAAGTCAATGTTCCTTTAAAGCAGGAAGCAACTTACAATATGGCACATACATTTAATCCGGGTAATGATTTCGGTCCGTGGTCGGGATATGCTTCCAACGTGAACCATGAATCCGATCTGCGTGGTCAAATTTACGCATTACAGAATTGTGATCAGGCAACATATGTACCCAATAGTCAAAGTAGCTTGTATAAATATAAGTGGCAGAATACTAAGCAAATTGATCAACCTTTTCCTGACTTATTCAAGAATGAGAAATTCAATATGTTTAACCCGAATCCAAATTCAGAAATAATTGGATTTGGTCTATTTAATAATGCGACTAGACAACAAGTGAAGGACTTGACTAAGCCAACCACTTGCCAACCTCAATTACAGCCTCAATTACAGCCTCAATTACAACCTCAATTACAACCTCAAATACAATCTAAATTACAATCTCAAATACAATCTCAAATGCAAAATCAAAAATAAATTAATATATTTATTTATTCGTTAAACAAATAAATAATTATTTAAACTAACAATATAAGAAAATGTCAGACGACCTTGTGAATCAAATTACACTGAATTTTTTAATCAGTAAGTCTCAATTACATAAATTGAATAACAAAATTAAGCAGAAAGAGCAGGATGCAATGAAGTCAGATAAGGAGATATATAAGGAGCAAATTAACGAACTGTTTACCAAGTGTTTAAATGACGAATTTCCGAATGATCTTTTACAAGATGTGCGTAATAGTTTTACGTATTTTATTGAAAAGAGTGTCTATTACTTGAAATTGAAAGCAGATCGGTCAAATGAAGATGACATAAGCGCAGCAGCAGAAGAAGAATTAAGTGATAACGAAAAAGAAGAAGGAGACGAATTTAGTGATAACGAAGAAGAAGAAGACACGGTCGCAAGCTTAGAAGAAAGCTTAGAAACGGTCGCAAGCTTAGAAGAAAGCTTAGAAGAAAGCTTAGAAGTAAAACCTCAACGTGTATACAAAAAGACAACCAAGCCATCCCATTCAGAAGGCGTAGATGATATTAATAAATTGCCATTGGATTGGTTTACAAAAGTCAAATATCAAAATCTAAAGCAAAATCAAAATCAAAATCAAAATCTTATAGAAAAGAAAAATATCACTAATGTATATGAAATCAATAAGAATAAAAAATAGGAAAACAAATAAAAAGGTTACAAATAAAAAGGTTACAAATAAAAAGGCTACAAATAAAAAGGTTACACGTATAAATAAAAACAAAAATAAAAAAAAACACAAGATAATTGAAGTAAAACAAACTAACAAAGCAAAAGAAGTAAATATTAAGCCATTTGTTAAGTTGAATTGTAGCCCAAAAGGTAAGAATGAAGTGAAAGAATATACTTGTTACACTGACGATGATCTTCATAAGTTACGAAATATGTGGAACGCGAGACATCCCGATAAGCCAATTACAACCAATGATTCCAAGGAAATCTGGAATATGCTTAAGAATTATTACGCCAATATTTGTAACAAGGAGTCGTGCTGGGTGAGGCAGATGACAAAAGGTACAAAAATGGAAAAAGAATTACTAGATTCGTTTTCTCCCGCAACACCAGAAAAATGGAAAAAGAATCCAAACCAATGGCTTTCTAGTATTGATATTATTGAAGTAATGAATCAATATGAAAAGACTTATTCTTGTTTTGACTTTATTGGTCCATCTCCAATTGACTATGACACACATCAGTTGTATGGTGAATGTGTATGGGAAGAATTATGTCACTTTAATTTGGCGGAACAGATTAAAAGAGGAAAAAGTAAAATTGGTATAATTTTTAACACGGATCCCCATTATAAAGGCGGTGAACATTGGATATCCATGTTCATTAATATTAAAAAGGGTGAAATATTCTTCTTTGATAGTGCCGGAGATAAAGCGCCAAAACAGGTGATGAAATTTGTTAATACTGTTACTGATCAAGGACACGCACTGCCAGGTAATAGTCGTATTGATTTCAAATTTGACCAGAATTATCCAGTTGAACATCAATATCAGAACACAGAATGTGGAATTTATTCTTTATATTTTATAATACATATGCTAGAAGACAAGATTACATCGCATTATTTAAAGACACATATTATGAAAGATAAATATATGGCGCAATTTAGAAAAGTATTTTATAATGAGGATTTATAAATAAGTAAAATAATAACATAAATACTAGGTTATTATTCTATATAAACTAACAAAATGAATACAAATATAAATATGAATCATTTACAGCAGTTTAAAACTAATAAAAATATAAATATGCTTTGGGAGGTCTTGTTAGATGAGCTCAACATAAATCCGCAGAATACAGCAATAGTAACCAATATTCGCTCCGTATTTGAAAGCAATATTAATCCTTTTTTAGCAAAAGCAAATCCAAATTCCGGATTAATGAATTTGAATAAAATATTTTTGACGCAAATAGTCGCCGCAGTGAACCGACTATTTCCAAATATAAATCAGCAACAGCCAGTTAAACTAATAAATATTAGCGATGAAATTGTTAGTAATGAACCTTATAAAGTTGAAGATATACATAACGCAAGGCAAACCGAATTTGAAACACAAGTAAACCAAAGACGCAATGATTTTGAAAGCTTAGTAACAGTTAAGAAACCTAAGGATCTGGATTTCTCAGACAAGGCTGAAAATAGTAAAATCAAAGAAATGGAGGCGTTAATTGCCGAGACAATTGCCAAGCGTAATTTTGATATTGAGCAAATTAATACAAATATGAATACAAACCAAAATACAAATACAGGACAAAATACAGATGAATGGTTAAAACCAAATAATACATCACTAAGAACAGAGAAACAGCAACACCAGCAACTAAATGATACTAGTCAAAGGAAACATAAATATGTCAACACATTAGAACAAGAAGCTCCTTCATCTGGGGAACCTTTTTTGATAAAGTCTGACTCAACGCCTTTGAAGAAAGTTTCATTTAATGAAAGCAACAATATGACTCTGACAATTGAAGAATATACAGAACCAGATTTTAAAGACACTATAAATATACCAACTAACATATTCAACAAATTAAAGAAGGTTCCAGAACCTATAAAAAACTCCGAACCGAATATACAAGCACAAATAAATGATATGAATAAGAAAATTGACACATTGTTTACAATGATGACTGAGTTGTCTAGTAATGTAAAACAAATTATAAGTTTTAAAGAAGACAACTAATTTTTATTTTTGATTACTGGCTTTTACAATTACAGAGGTTTTCTTTGATAAAATATTAAGTAGATTGCGTCTAGGAAGTACCTTGAGTTCTTCTTTATCTATTTCTCCAGGCATATCAAGTGATTGTCCCATTCTTATAAATGCTTCAGGATGAAATTCATTATCCAAAATATCATCATCTAAGCTTTCCTTTGCTTTATCCATAAGTATTATATTATCAGTTTATAAAATAATATAATAAATTCCAAAATATTTGTTTTTATACTTTATCCCGAACAATTTCAAAATTTCCTTCACGGTTCTTAACCAATTTACCCAATAATACGGGTCGTACACCTGGTACTCGCAGTGCTTGCATTACACTCTCATAATCATAGATCTGGTTATTATCAACCCTCATCATATATTGTTTGCCATATTTGTCGGTAAATGGTCTTGCTTCCCAGTCAATTGTAATACGATTTGCTGCCGCAACCGCGTCATTCTCGTCTTTGAATAGATCCGGATTGTAAGAAAAATCGTTAACGGATGGTTTTCCAAATGACAAGCAAACAAGTCCTTCTTTTGTATTTGATTTTGTATATGTTGCGCAATCAATAGACGCCTCTTTAATACCAGTTAACAACTGCGACGATAGACGTTCCTTTATATTTGATATTTCAAACAGTTTCTCGTCCGAAGTTTGGATTGGATACGGTGAAATCTTTCCTCTATCCGTTGAGCTGATGCGCAGTTCAATCGCATTATCACTATCCAACTGTTTTTGTGTGAAAATCATAATATAAATAAACACTTCTACGGTTTGGAGTTCAATAGGAAGATCCTTATGACTACAAATACGACGAGCACGACCAATAACCTGCTCTGAACGCACTGGATGCCAATACGGCTCCATAATATGAACATATCGCGTGTTACGCAAGTTGATGCCCTCGGAACCAGCCGATGTAATCATTAAGACCTTGATAATCTCACCCAAGTTATTATTAGCACTTCTGCGTCTCAATTGCTCGGCAATATTATTCGGGATATTGTCCCACATTCCGTTATAAATGTTACGAATAATTTCACGCTCATCGGCTTCTTCTGTGCCTGTATATAGAGCATAAGTTGGCTTGCCCATATCTTCCTCACTCATATTTAGTTCCCAGCTATCAATACCTGTCTTCTTAATCTTGAAATGCGCGAATCCATTGGCTTCTAAAACGAGAGCAAAAATACCAATGCCCTCCATAGAACGAAATTGACTATAAACTAGATGTAATCCTCTGTGCTCCGGATCCTCAATATTCTGTAACATTCTTAAAAATTTGGGACTATATATTTCTAGCTTCTCAGGTGACAAGAAATCCGATTTGTATTTTTTGATTAGAGCATATGCTTGGGCAATTGCGGTTTTGTATTCAACATCGCCAAATGACTCTAATATTTCATCGCCTTCTAATTCATCAAAATCTCTTTGCTTTGCGTCAACATCTTTAATGCCTTCAATTTCAATAAAATCATCGCCTCCTTTTTCATCAGCTTGATCATCAATTTCTTTTTCTTCGGCTTCTTCTCCTGCTAATTCATCTGCGTCAGAATCAGAATCAGAATCAGACCCAGCACCACCTTTTTTAGACTTTTTTTCCGCTTTTGCTAATGCTTTCTCAAGAGCCTTTCGTTCTTTCTCCTCTGCTTTTTCCAAATCTTTTCTTTCTTTCTCTTGTTCCTTTGCTCGTTCTTTTTGCGCCTTTGCTTCTGCTTTTTCATTTTCTTTCTGAGCTCTTTCTAATTCCTTTTTAGCATCCGCTTCTGCTTTTGCTTGAGCTTTTTGCGCCTTTTCTAACGCAAGTTTAGATTTTTCTAAAACCCTTTTACCCTTTTGAGCAATTGTTTCATTCGCAGGTGGGGGGACAATATCTTTTTCTGCTGCTCTCTCTTTTTCCATTCTTTCTTTGTCTGCCTGAAAATATTCTCTTACATTAGCAATATCTTTTTCGTCGCCCTTTTTTACACCTACCACGTCAAGACCTCTGTAAGTCGTAGTTCTTACATCTATTACTTCACCATCGGGACCAAATATGGGTTCAGTAAAAACCTTTTTTCTAAAATTCTTAGGAATTGGACGTCCAGGCGGTGTAGGCATCGCAAAATTACACACCAAACGTGAAAAAATACGATAGGTAGATGTTGGCTCCTTAAATGTACCATCTTTGTCAACGGTTTCCTTGGGTCCTTTTTTGACCTTTTCTGATTTTCTTTCCTCTTGTCTATATTCCTCATATTTACTGAATTGATAGTCACTCATAGGAATAAAAATAGGATGCTTATCAAACGCCTTATCATAACGAGGCAACAATTCTTCTTGAGCACTTCTGAAATATGACGTAAGACCAAGTATTCTCTTTTTGAACTTTTCAACGTTAATAATATCACCAGTTTTGCTGTCAATAAATAAGTTTGAAAATTCGTCAAATGTATCGGGCAATGCGGTGTATACTTCATATGGAATGCCATTCGGCGAGCTGTTAACCTTAATGCCATTATCACTCTTTTTAGAAAGAGTGTAAACAATTTCTTTTATATATTCGGAATCACTGATTGTACCACGTTCAGATAAAGTAATTTTACCACTAACTTTATCTTTTCTCTCCTTCTTTTCATTAGTTACACCTTGATAGCCGCTTTTTTCCGTAATAAGGCTCTCAAAGCCAAATGGGTTCCTTGTTATGGTTAAAATCTTTGAACTTGGGCTGTAGTCAATGTAATCCATATTTTTATTATTAGACAAGTAACCCATAATTGTATCCTTAGAAACTTTTAGACTCGTTTCAATATTCAATTGTAAATTCCACGTCTTTATATAACCTCTCAAAATATTGAAAAGTACAGCAATTTCGTTAGGATAGTTGATGATAGGTGTTCCAGTTAGCAAGACAATGCGGCAATTATCGGCGCGCATCAAATAGTCATATATCTGGATTGCTAGCGGTTCAGCTGCTAGCGTATTCGTGTCGTTCTTTTTTCGTTGACTAAATTTGCTTGATTTGTTGATTTTATTGACAATTCTACTAATCAAATTGTGTGCCTCATCAATCACGACCACTGAATTATCAAATATATTATTTTTGAAATCATCTGTCATCATCTTGAAACTATCTCGTCGCAAACCGTTGTAATTAATAAAGCGGTACTTCTGACGTATCATCTCGTCAATTTGGTCATTTAGACTTTTCTTGTCTGTAGTAGACAGCTGAGAATAATTATTTGGCTTCTTTACATTAGTTAGCCAAGCACCTCTCTTTCGTCTTATATAATCAACCGTTTTGAACCCAAGCACAGCAGACAAAGCATTCGTATTTGACACATTGTCGTCAATTGAAATCCATTCCCAGAACTGATTTTTCCTGTAAATGAGATCACCACATTTCTTGATTTCTTCTAAATAATTGCGCTGAAGAGAAGCGGGTGTCATAATAATCACTTGTTTGCCGCCACTCTTAATACCTTCGGCAATAGCAATAGAACTACACGTTTTTCCTGAACCTAAACCGTGGTATAATAACAACCCTCTATATGGTGTATACAAGTTAATATAATCGCGGACAATTTTCTGATGAGTAAGCAGTCCAATTTCGCCAGTGTCTTTACCAATATCCTCACAAGATATATTCTTACTTTCGTCTTGAAGATCTTCCTTGTATTCATTAAATAGACCATTAACAAAATTGACAAAGACTTCACGGTTATTCATATAGTAACTTGAGGCGGCAACATCGTATTCGGGTGGAGGTGGTAGACGTTCTTTTAAAGATGTATCGCCAAAAACCATATTGGCTTCAGGACCTAGTGGAATAACATTTCGTGGGATTCGTTTATTAACAGTCTTTGGTTTAACTACTGCGACTGTTACTGCTTGCTCTTCTACATCTAATGCTTTAGGCTTAGGTCCTGTTTCCAATCTAGGTCCACCTTCCGGTACCATTTCAACTGCTTCTCCCTCCTCTTGTAAACCAACCTTGCCTTTAAGTTTTTCAATACTTGGCTTCTTAGGTTCACTAATAACTGGCGCTTTGGCCTCCATTACAGAAACTTTAGGAGCAGGAAATTTTGACGACACTTTTGATATGTTCCGCTGTTGTAATCCTTTTAAATATTCAATTGCTTTTACACCCGTATCGTCTTCCAAAACAACCGTCAATGGCTGAGCTGATTCTTGTTTTGAAGTTAATATAACCTTAAACCCATTGTTTGGACCTACTGAATCTTTTTTTTCTAACATTGTTTTTAATCTTTCTAAAGGTTTCATTGCTTATATAATTTCAATATATAAATTTTCTGATTTTTCCACCTTTAAAAGGTGGAGCCAAAAAAACATTAGGGTTTTTATATTTACTAATTTGGGCCATTTGAGTTTTTATTTAGTTTGTTTGGCTCAACCTTTCCAAAAGGTTGACTATTCACTATCATCACTATATTGTTCGCTCTCTTTAATATCTGGTGTCATTGCTTCTAGTCCTAAATCATTATTCAATTTGATGAAATCAATTGCTTCCATACACGCCATCTGCTCTGCTTTTCTCTTGATCTTGTGTTGACCTGAACCCATAAATACAAATATCTTGCCATTCTTTGTATAATGCTCTTGAATCGCCTTAAATGTTTTAATATCAGTGATTTTGATAGCAGTCATCATATTCGCATTATGTATCGCTTGACCAAGACACAAATAGACGCCCATTTTATATCCTTCTTCTACATCGTGCTCTATTTCCACATAGTGTGGCGTCACCTTGAATTCCTTTTGGATCTTAACCTGTAATATATTTTTGTAATTATCATCATTTCGGATCAATTCTGTCCAATTCACGTGTTTCTTAAATACATTCTCAATGAATTTCTGAGCCATTTGGAATCCAGGACCGCAAGAAAAGAAGTTGTTAAACCATCCTTCGTCGTCCTTAATTCCCATCTTGTTGTAATCGTGGAACAATGCGCCGACAAATGCCTCAAACAAGCAGCCCAATTTCTTCAGATTAGTTCGGATCTTCTTCTCTTCTGCGTTCCTAGAAATAATTAGCCACTTATGAAGTCCCATCTCGTAAGCAATCTTGCCAATATTCTCATTCTTCACAATCGCAATCTTCTTCTCCGTCATAAAACCCTCATCCTCTTTAGGAAAGCGGCGATACAATTCGTATTTTGTTGTTAGCTCTAAAACACCGTCGCCAATGTATTCCAGACGTTCATTGGACTTGCTGCTTAAAGGAAGACAATCTTGAGGCTTCTCAACAATGGTAATGTTCTGCTGTAAATTTTCAAAATGCGGACGCTTTGTGTAAGACCGATGTACAAAGGCGCGCCTGTAAAACTCCATATTATGGACTTTAGTAGGCAATCCATATCGCGTAAGAATAGATTGAACGTCGTTCAATGTAATCTCAGTGTTCAATGAATTATAGGGATTGAAAATGAGACCATCTTCGGTCTTGATAATATCGTCATCTAGTTTAGAATCAGCAGCCATTTTATACTGTAATATGGTCAGTTTTCTTTAAGTAGGTTTAGAATGTAATATAGAATATGTTTTATAGCGTTTATTGTAAAAACAACTTAGAGAAAAATCGCAGTATTATATAGCTGCCAACCTATGGAGGACAAAGAAGTATGGATGCCTATTAATGACTACGATAATTACGAAATCAGTTCTTTAGGCAATGTACGTAATATCAATACTTGTCGGATATTGAAACTGACTAATAAGGGTGGGTATATATTTACAGGATTATCTAAGAATTGTGGTATTAAAACTTATCCAGTTCACAGATTAGTTGCTTCAGCATTTATTGATAATCCTAAAAATAAACCACAAGTAAATCATAAAGATAAAAATAGATCTAATAATATTGTTTCTAATTTAGAATGGTCTACTGCTTCTGAAAACAATATTCACAGAAGCACAAATGTTGTTCAAACAACAAACCAACAAGTGAAGGTTTGGCGTATTGAACAATTGACTAATGAAAAATTAGAGTTATATGATTCCATTTATTTAGCAGCACAATGGATTGTTTTTAATAATAACAATTTATGTATAGATACTGTTAAAAATGGTATTAGTTGTGCGTCCAGAGGTGTATATAAATCATCATTTGGGTATAAATGGTCTGTATATAAGTATAATGATTTAGAAGGAGAAATATGGAAGCAGATTATAATTAATGGCTTATCATTTGACAACTATTTTGTTTCTAATCTAGGTAGGTTTAAGAACTACAAGGGCATTATTATGGATAATTATAAACCACATCATAGTGGTTACATTTTTGTTAGAGTAGATAAAAATAAATATGCTTTACACCGAATAATTGCGTCAACATTTATTGAAAATTTGGAACCTGAAATAAACAATGTAGTCAATCATATTGATGGTAATAAATTAAACAATATGGCAGCCAATTTAGAATGGACGACTATTAAAGGAAATAATATACATAATCATAAATCTGGTTTTATTAAATATTATAATAGAAAGATTGCGCAATATGATTTAGAAATGAATAAAATTAAGGAATTTGGATCTATTGTGGAAGCAAAAAAAGAGTTAGGAATAAAAACAATTAAGGAAGTTTTATCCAACCAACAAAATACAGCTGGTGGTTTTATTTTTAAATATTTAGATCACTAAATTTATATTTATAAAAATAATAATATTTTTGTAATATATACTATGGTTTACATGTCAGGTGGACGCATGGCTCGAAATGCTGCTTCAATTGTTAACAGACCTAATTGCGGGGGAATTAAGAAGGCCGGTCTCGCGCCGTCTGTTGGTAACTTCATCTCCTCTAATCCGAGCTTGATTGGTGCCGTAAATACCCAATATGGTTTGGCTTGTATTGGTAACTTTAGCAACCCTTCTCAAAGTGCTTTAAGAGCTATTAGACGATATTAAACACTTTGTTCAAGGTATTTAGCAATTAAGTATATTGCCAAAAAATAATTTAATAAGATACTTATTACATTATTAATGATGATTCTAAGGATTGACACAAGAGAGCGTGAATTGATAAAAAGATGTGAAGATTTGTTAGTTGCTGTGCCGGCATTCAAGGATTTGAAGATAGTTGTTGAACCATTGCCTTTAGGTGATATTATTATTACAACTAATCAATTGGATAATCAAAAAATAGATAACATAATCGTGGAACGCAAATCGTTATCTGATTTGGCTGCGAGTATAAAAGACGGTCGCTATGAAGAGCAATCATATCGCCTCAATGGACTACCACACCATAACCACAATATTGTCTATTTAATAGAAGGCGATTTAGCAAAATTCAATTCATTTAAGGAACGTATTGATAAGCAGACGCTTTACTCGGCGATGTTTTCAATTAATTATTACAAAGGATTTTCTTTGATGCGTTCTACAAGTATGGACGAGACAGCGTTCATTGTCTGTAATATAGCCTATAAAATTGGTAAAGATCCCAATAAGATGCCGTATTTTAGCCAGAAAGCAAACAATTCAATTAATTCAATTAATTCATCAGTATCTGAACCTGGTTTAGAATTTGGATTTGGAACTACTTTTGAAAATAATGTTTTAGAACAAGGAACTTCGGAATCAAATCCTTCTGTACATTCTTTAACGACGCATTCTTTATCCAAAGATTATTGTTCCGTAATTAAGAAAGTTAAGAAAGATAACATAACAGAGGAAAACATCGGTGAAATTATGCTGTGTCAAATTCCAGGCATCAGTTCAGTAACCGCACTAACAATTATGGAAAAATATAAGTATTTACCAAATCTTGTTAAATGCCTTCAAGAAGACCCCGACTGTTTAAATGGTATTTGTACAACAGATGTCAATGGAAAATCAAGAAAAATAAGCAAAACAACAATTACTACTATTGTAAAATATCTAGGAAATAAAAACTAATATATATAAATGAAGGAGGATTATTTTATGTATTTAGGACTGTTTGGTATTGTATTAATTATATTAATGGTGCGCGACTTTTTTTCCAAAAAGCGCAAAAATAAGGAAGGTATGACAAATATGGAATCCAGTTCGTCTGAAGGGAAGGACACATTGGCTAGCAAGTCAAAAGATCACTTAGATAAATTAACAGAGACACATGAAGCGCTTGGTAACAAAGTTCTTGCTAGCAATACTGAATATAAGAAGAATTATGAGCAGACAGCAGTGACATTACACGACATCATTAACAAGATGATGGTAGTTAAAATGAACTCCATTTATCCAGATGATGAACCGGATATTATTATGGGCAAATTAAGTGAATTGAATACATTGTATTCATCAAAGAATTCGCTAAATGATGTGGTTGCGAACTTAGGTAAAACGAAGTAAAAACGAAGTAAATAATAAACAGTAATTTATTATTTATTAATTTGTATTTGTTAGTTTATAAGTTTAAGGAATATAAATATCCACTTCATTGTCCTTGTAATAACCAGCATCCACTAACGCATCAGTATATTTAGACCCACCCCAATTGGGGTCCATTGGATTATCACTATACAACATATTCGCATCAGAATTTTTAATCTGATCCAATGGTGTTATTGCGCCTACATAATAAGACGATTGGTCAAACGCCGGATATCCATTCTTATTGTAAGGAGCATCGGATTGAGTCGCATCAACGAGCGGTGTGAATTTAAGCGGAAGAGGGACCGGTGTAGTAGGAGGTAAACCGCCTTGCGGTTCAGTAGCACTAGGTCTCACTTTGTAAACTCGGTTGCCTTGTATATCATATGTGTTCTGGACATATAAAACAGGACAGCGAATTCCAGCGCCACGTTGCCAATCCAAAAACTCCGTATATTCTTCTAAATTATTGAACTCAATCGGATTCACTCCGGGAACTTGGGCAACATTGGAATTGTATAAATAATACTTGGGACCTTTTTGGATCAAAATATTAGGACAACGATTATCACCATTCATTGTAGTTAAACCTTCTCTAACATACAATTTAGAAACGTCATAATTTATGTAGAAATACAAACTGCCTAAAAAAACCGTTATTATTAATAATGTTAGTATTGAATTGCTTGTTGTCATAATTATATAATATATATATTATAAAAATACATAATATTTCTTCAACCTTTTTCGCTTCGCTTATATTATAGGGAATGTTTGTGGAACACGTAAATAATGTTGCGAAAGCGGCTGAATTAAATACATATATAGATAACGGTACTGACGTGTTTATGCTGATATATATGGCAGGATGTGGCCCTTGTAACGCTGCTAGACCTGAATGGGCAAAATTAGAACATACTTTAGGAGGACAATATGGCAAGAAAAAACCATATAAATTCATTGTTGCTGATGTAAACAAAGATTTTTCGCACTTAATTCATAAGATTAAGCAACCTAATGCTTTCCCAACAATACTCTATGTTTCAGGTAACAAAATAGAGAATTATGAAGATAGTTCTATTAATGATAAACGCCGCGAGGTAGATTGTTTTATGAATTGGATTGAAAGCCACGTTTCAAAAATAGAAGCGGTGTCAAATTTGAAAGAGACAAATAAAAGACGTTCTAGTTATAAAAATAAACGTATGCGAAAATCTATACATAAAAAACATATTCAAGGAGGTAGAAAGTATACTAGACGTCGCAGGCGTTAAATACAATATGTCATCTGTATAAATACAAATTATTTAATATGTTTAATATATAGTAAATAAAAATGAGTGAAATTTTAAGTGATACTAAATTTTATACACTTGAATCTAAATCCACACTTCAAGCTGCTTTATCTACTCTTAGATCTGGAGTAGTTTATACACTAGTGGCGTGTGTAGGAGTAATTATTGGAGTAGTGGGTACAAGTATTGTATTTGAAAAAACACAAATAGAACCAAAGATAGCAGAAGTTGCGAAAAAGATTGAAGAGGGTGTAAAAAATATTCCTCCAGAAACTGTTGTACAAGCTACTGCTGCCATTACTGATTTGAGTAAAAGTGGAGAACACGTAGTAGAGGCTGTCAAGTCACTTGCGGAAGGTGGGGCTGTAGAAGGTGGAGATTCTGGAACAAGTGAAGAAACTGGTATAGAAATGAGTAATATGGGTGGAAAAAGAGGATTACCTTTATCAGTAGGTGATTTAAACACTGCTGCAATGAGTACAATAAACCAAAAAGCTAATGAAAAAATGAATGGAGCAATGAATACAGGACTAGGTCAGTTTGATAGTTTACAAAATAAGGCTACTGGTCAGTTTAATAGTTTACAAAATGCTGCTACTGATAAGTTAGGTAATAATATACAAGGACAAATAAATAATGCTTCTCAATTAAGTAATTCTTTGGCTACTAAACAAGATGCTGCTCTACAAAGATTTCAAGGGACTGGTGGTGGGAGAAAAACAAAAAACAACAGAAAAACTAGGAGTGAACCAAAAGTTAACGTACCTAATAGAAAGCCTAGAACCAAAAAATGTTTAGTTACAAAGGGTAACCAAATGTATATGAGTTTCTGCGTTTAGTGCTGCGTTTAGTGCTGTGTCTAACAAGATCCAACAAATTAATTAAATAATTGATAGAATATTTAATTAATAGCCAATAAAATTGAATTAAAAATAAACAAAGAAATAGTAATTATAAATACAACAATAAAATGACGAATCAATTAGACAGAACTTTTAAATTATTTGAATTTAACGTGTACAATAATAAGAGTCAACATCAATCAAGTGATGAAGACGAGGACGGTTCCAGTTCATTCAATAAGGACAATGCCACCTTTGCGATCCAAATGTTTGGCATCAATGAAGAAGGACAAAAAGCATCCATATTAGTAGAAGATTATCAGCCATTCTTCTTCTTGAAAGTTGGTGACAAATGGACCAAGACTATAAAAGACCAATTTGTTGCGCATTTGAAAGCGAAAGTCGGCAAGTATTACGAGAATTCCATTGTAGAATGTAAATTAATTGAAAAAAAGAAATTATACGAATTTGACGCAGGTAAACTACATCGCTTCATACAAATCAAGTTTGCCAACGTGCCTACTTATAACAAGGTGAAAAATTTCTGGTACAAGGACAATATCAACGACGACGGGGAAAAGGAGCGTGCTTTAATTCCCCAAGGGCTCTGGTTTAAGGACTGCCACGTAGAACTCTATGAAGCCAACATTCCGCCACTTCTCAGATTCTTCCATTTGCGAGAAATCAGTCCATCAGGTTGGATCGCATTGCCTTGTAAAAAGACCATTGAAATCAAGGGTTCCAATAAGACGACTAGCTGCGACTACGAATTCACTATTGGTTACAAAAGTATCATACCTCTCAATGATAAGGAATCTCGTGTGCCCTACAAGATTATGAGTTTTGATATTGAGGCTAGTAGTAGTCACGGTGATTTCCCAGTTCCAATCAAATCTTACAAAAAACTAGCAACAAATATTGTGGATTATTTTGACAAGTTCTCTAACGAAGTATGTAAGACAACCTTATCAAATATAATTAAAACCGCATTCAATCAATCATCTAGTCCAATGCCGCAAATAGATCTGGTCTATCCAAAAGGTTTACCATTGAAAAGCTCTGAGTTGGAACCAAAGATTGAAGAATGGTTAAAGACCAAGATTAGAGATAGAAATGTAAACAATGAAGAGCATTTAATTGAATCATTGTTTGAAAACGCAAATAAAGCATTTATAACTAAGGAAACAAAGGAAAAAGACACAGATGATGCTGAATGTGAAGCAGGTTCTGATTCCGACGACGAGCAAGTGGAAGAAGATGAACAGCCAAAATATTACACAATTATGAAGTCTGCTGAGAGCTATAAAAACAAGCAATCCACAATTGTAGATATTTTGAGCGACAAGAAATTTGATCGTGAAGGTAAAATTAACGAGCTCATCTTATCGCTCCGTAACAATTTCCCGCCATTGGAAGGAGATAAGGTAACATTCATTGGTTCTACTTTTGTCCGATATGGTGAGAAAGAACCGTATCTAAACCACTGTATTGCTCTAAATTCTTGCGACTCTTTAGAAGGCAAAGTTGAGAACTCGCAAATAGAGACATACAATACTGAAAAGGATGTTCTTAATGCGTGGACAAAACTGGTTCAACGTGAAAACCCGGACATTGTCATTGGTTACAATATATTTAGTTTTGACTACGAGTTTATGTTTCGTAGGTCTCAAGAGTTAGGTTGTGTTGAGGAATTCCTACGATTGTCCAGGAACAAGGACGAATTATGTGCTACCATTGATTATAAAACGCAGAAGATGGAAATTGATAAGAGCAGTATTACACTAGCTTCTGGTACTTATGATTTGTCTATTATCAAGATGAACGGCCGACTACAAGTGGATATGTTGAATTGGTTCAGAAGAACAGAGAATTTGACTTCTTATAAGTTGGATTATGTTGGTGGTCATTTCATTGGTGATTATGTCAAAAAGTTAGAGCATAAGGAAAATGGTAATACACGTATATCAACCATTAATATGACTGGTCTACAAGTAGAGAGTTACATACATTTTGAGGAAATAAATCATTCATCAGATTATTACAAAGACGGCGCAAAATTTGTTGTAACTGATGTTAATAAAGCAGAGGGCTGGTTTGAGATTGAGGGACACGAGAATCCGCAGGCAAAGGCCGTCAAATGGGGTCTAGCAAAGGACGATGTATCTCCTAAGGATATTTTCCGGATGACCAATGAGGGACCAACTGCTCGTGCTGTCATTGCCAAGTACTGTATTCAGGATTGTAACTTGGTTCAGCATCTGTTTTCAAAAGTGGATGTTGTAACGGATCTAGTAGAAATGTCCAAATTATGTAGTGTTCCGATGAGTTTCCTAATTTTCCGAGGACAAGGCATCAAACTAACAAGTTATGTAGCGAAAAAGTGTAGAGAAAAAGGTGTCTTAATGCCAGTTATTAATAAGGGTTCCAAAGATGATGGTTATGAGGGTGCTATTGTTTTGGATCCAAAATGTGGGTTATATCTAGATACTCCAATTGCTGTGGGTGATTTTGCGTCTTTATATCCAAGTTCAATGTTGTCGGAGAATTTGTGCCCGAGTAGTAAAGTGTGGACAAAGATTTACGATTTAGCAGGCAATTTGGTTACAGAGACTGGATCTAAAAAAGAAAATACGAATGAATATCTATATGACAATTTGCCTGGTTATGAATATGTTGATATCCGTTTTGACACGTTCAGATATTACAGAAAGAATCCGAAGGCGCGTGCTGAAAAAATTAAAAATGGCTATAAATTGTGTCGGTTTGCTCAGCCATTAGTTACAGATGACTCGTCTCATTCTGGAACCTTGGACTCAGTTCATTCTAGAACCTTGGACTCGGTCCCAGGGGCCTTGGAAAAGGCGATTATGCCATCTATTTTAGAAGAACTATTGAAGGCACGTAAGGATACGCGTAAATTAATGCCTTTGGAAAAAGACGATTTTATTAAGAACGTTCTAGATAAGCGTCAATTGGCATATAAAGTGACTGCCAATTCATTATATGGTCAGCTAGGCGCCAAAACAAGCACATTTTATGAACCGGATATTGCTGCGTCAACAACTGCGACTGGACGGTTATTGCTGACGTATGCGAAGCGTGTCGTTGAAGAATGTTACGAAAATTCAACCATTGACACAAAATATGGAAAAGTTAATACAAATGCTGAGAGCATTTATGGTGACACGGACTCGCTATTCTTCAAACTTAACCTTACTGAAACAAAAACTGGAGAAAAAATTATTGGTCACAAGGCTCTGGAATTGTCTATTGAAATCGCAAAAGAAGCGTGTCATAACGTGTCCAAGTTCTTGAAACAACCACACGATTTTGAATACGAGAAGACATTCTTGCCCTTCTGTTTGTTATCAAAGAAGCGCTATGTTGGCATCTTATATGAGCACGATCCTAATAAAGGCAAACGAAAGGAGATGGGTATTGTCTTGAAACGTCGTGACAATGCGCCGATTGTGAAGGACGTATATGGTGGCGTAATAGACATTTTGATGAAGGAGCGCGACATCAAAAAGGCCATTGATTATGTAGACAATTGTTTACAGGAATTGGTTGACGGTACGGTACCAATTGAGAAGTTGATTATTACCAAATCTTTGCGATCGTTTTACAAAAACCCACGGCAAATTGCTCACAAAGTGTTGGCAGATCGTATTGCGGCCAGAGAGCCTGGTAATAAGCCAACATCCGGCGACAGAATCCCGTTTGTGTATGTAGTCAATCCAAATAAGAAGGCGCTCCAAGGCGAGAAGATTGAGACGCCAACTTTTATCAGAGACAACAAATTACAAATAGATTATTCGTTTTATATAACAAATCAGATAATGAAACCATTGCTACAGTTGTTTGGATTAGTACTGGATGATATATGGAGAATGCAAAATAAAAGCGCAAAGATTTCAAAGTTCAAAAGAGAGATCGCGGAAGTTAGAAAAACAATAGAAGACAATAAGAAATTTGAGGAAAAGTTGTCAAAACTCAGAGATAAGGAGGTGAAGACGTTACTCTTTGATAAGTATTTGAGAGAAACAAATAATGCGAAGGAAGGAAATCAAAGCGTAATGAACTTCTTTCAGAAAAAGTAATTGAATAATATACAATATGATTAATAACAAATAGAAACAACAAAAATATTTATTACATTCTTTCAAATAAGAATGTAACAAATTTATTTAAAATATAAAATATTTTATTTTTATTTTTTATTTAACAAAATATATCATTATCTTTGCTTGAACTCTTGATAAGAGACTTGTAAACAATCGCAGTCAAGTTGCTCAATTGCTTGGTAAGCATTCTAACCTGTTCTTTGAGATCATAAATATTATCATTTGAGGATTCTTCTTCTGAGACCTCAGATTGATTATCATCTTCTAATTCTTGATCATGATATGAGTCATCATCATCAACTGCAGATTCCTCATCTGACACATCGTTAGGATAAGTTTGTTGATAAATCTCATTAAAATCAGCAATCCCTTCATAATCTAATTTACATATAATCGCATAAGGGCTTCTCTGATGTAACAAGGCAATTTCATCAACAGACAATTTGAGAAGATCATATTCTCGCTCCAATCGCAAACATTCATTCACAGTCCATTTAAATCCAGATCTAAGTTCGTGGTTCACAGTCATTTTTATATAATATTATTATCACATTTCTTTATATTGTTTTATAATTATTTTTATTGTTGTGACTGATTATTATTATTATTATTATTATTATTATTATTATTATTATTATTATTATTATTATTAGGATGAATGATTGTTTCGTACATTAATATATTGTTAGATGGGTCGTAAACAAAATGGTCATTTATATTGTTAGCATTAGCAGATGGGTTAAATATTGATTCAAAAAGGCGATTGGATATAGTATTAACAATGTCATTCGTAATTGTATTACCAGAAATATCAAATGAAACGTGATCAACTATGTTAGTTTGTGGATTTCTTATTAGATTAACATTAGTAATGTTTTCATTATTTATTATTGGTTCGCTTATTGACGCTCCTATTGCCACCCCTGTTGCTGCTGCTCTTGCTCCTGCGTTCACATTTGTATTTGTATTTGTATTTGTATTTGTATTTGTATTTGTATTCGTTCTTACGCCTTCTGTATTATTACGTATATCATACCTACAAACAGGGCACCGAACATTTGTCTGAAACCATTCATTAAACTCATTTGGTAAAAATATATGACCACAATGGTTTATTTGACGAACCTGATCAGTTGGGTTAAAACGTTCCAATGAAATAGGACAAGCCTCTGAATTTGGGTTCTGAATTTCACTATAACTAACAAGTCTAGATGAGTTTTCAATTTGTTGAACAGTTGGTCTAACAACTACAGTGGAATTTAAAAAACTAGACAAAAGTCCAGATACTTCAGATGGCCAATTAGCACTACTACTAGTACCTCTATTTCGGTTTTGATTCCGGTAGCTTGCTAAATTGTCTAAATAAATACTAGGATTTATCGGATTGTTATAATCATAAAATATATGTTGTTCTGACTCCCTAGTTCTTCGTCTATTAGAATTAGAATTAGAATTAGAATTAGAATTTCTTGTATTTGAATTCATTGTATTTGTATTATTAGTATTTAAATTATTTGAAAAAATAATCATATTCATATTGTTTCGGATATCATCTAAATAACGATATAACTGATTAATCTGATCATTCGTTTGTCTATATTGAGCAGTATAAATATCTAACATTCTATGTTGATCTGACGTAAGATGTGTATTAACATTTTGACTGGGTGTCATTGTATAAATTATATATATTATATGAAATATGTTTAAATGTATTGTTATATAATTAATTATTAAAGACTTCAATGAGTTTAGAAAAATATAATAATAAAGGTTTATCTGGATTAGCAAATTTAGGAAATACTTGTTTTCTCAATTCGTGTATGCAAGTGCTATCACATACTTATGAACTAAACGATTTTCTAAATTTGGAAACATACAAAAAGAAAATGAATAATAAAATTGACTCGGCACTTTTGATAGAATGGGATGAATTGCGAAAATTATTATGGAATGAGAACTGTATTGTTTCACCATTCAAATTTGTAAAAACTGTCCAAAAATTAGCACAAATGAAAGACCGTGAATTGTTTACTGGGTTTTCACAAAATGACCTACCTGAATTCCTGATATTTGTTGTAGATTGCTTTCATAATTCCTTAGCAAGAGAGGTAAATATGAGCATTCACGGAGAAATAGCCAATGAGCGCGATAAAATTGCCTTAATATGTTTGGAGCGCGTCAAGCAAATGTATACAAAGGATTATTCTGAAATATGGAATTTATTCTATGGTATTCAAGTCTCGCAAATCAGTTCATTGGACAAGCCGGATGATGCAATTAGTATTACTCCCGATCCGTTTTTTATTTTAGATCTACCAATTCCAGCTGATAATAAGTCTCCTACATTGCTAGATTGTTTTGATTTGTATGTAGAGGGTGAAATAATGGATGGAGACAATGCGATATTTAATGAGAAAACTGGGAAAAAAGAGGGAGCTAAAAAGAAACTATCATTTTGGAGTTTTCCAAATATATTAGTTATTGATATTAAGCGATTTAATGCGGCAAATCGTAAAAATCAAGTATTAGTTGATTTCCCTTTAGACGGACTGGATTTGTCTAAATATGTGATTGGCTATAATAAAGAGAGTTATGTTTATGATTTGTATGGTGTTTGTAATCACGGAGGTGTCACTCAGGGCGGTCATTATACCGCATTTGTAAAGAATGCGAATGACAAATGGTATCACTTTAATGATACTAGCGTTTCCCAAGTAGCATTGCCGACTCAAATTGTTAGTCCCAAGGCCTATTGCTTTTTCTATAGAAAACGAGCCGTTCCTAAAATCTAATTAAAACACTGGTAATTAAATATCTGATTTATATATATTATAATGGATGAATCTTACAATACAGTTACTACAAATTTAGGCGCTCTTTCCACCAATATGTATGACTATATGAATAGTATATTGTCTAATCCAAGTATTATAATAATTATTGTGATTGTTCTAGTAGTATACATTACCATATTTTTTTCTTTAGGCGGCTCAGGGTCTTCGGATACTTCTTCTAGCAGTGGTTCTTTCAACTTATTTGGTTCAAGTTCTTCTACAGATTCTAGTTCCGATTCTGGGTCTAGTTCTATAATGCTTGGTGTTATTATTGCGGCAATTGTAATTGTTCTTATAATGATAAATGCTCTTCAATACTTCTTTGGTATTGACATTATAGCAACAGTCAAAAATTTGTTTACTGGGAACCCTGAGGTTGATATTACAATTGATCCGGTTGCTGCATTACCTGTTGATGAAATACTAATAAGTCCTCAGGTTTTTAATATTCCTGGTAATGACTATGTGTATCCAGATGCTAAAGCATTATGTGCGGCATATGGTTCCAGATTGGCTACATATAAAGAGGTAGAAGACGCGTATGAAGGTGGCGCTGAATGGTGTAATTATGGTTGGTCGGAAGGACAAATGGCTTTGTATCCGACACAACAGAAAACTTGGGATGAGTTACAAAAAATAGAAGGACACGAGAATGATTGTGGAAGACCTGGTGTAAATGGTGGTTTTATTCAGAATCCCGCGGTGAGATTTGGTGTCAATTGTTATGGATATAAACCAAAAATGACTCCGGAAGAGGAAGATATAATGGCAAATAATCCTATTTATCCAAAGACAGAGAAGGATATTGCGATGGAGAATCGCGTAAAATACTGGAAGGATAAATTGTCAAGTGTATTAGTGTCTCCATTCAATCATACAAATTGGAGTAAAGTATAAGAACCTTCGCGAATATTTTGTTAAATAATAATAAATAAATAAATTATAATTTTACTTATTATTAATCATTTCTTATCAATTATAGAGATATATGCTTCTTTTGTTAGTATTAATATAGTATTTAAAACAAATAAAATGGTAATATATTTAGCAATCATCATTGTAACAGCATAACACATATTGACAAAAATTGACAAATTGTATTTAATCATCATCATAATAGTTGCGCGATAATAATACTCAATTTCATTATAAATTGGTATATTTATTATTATTTCTTCCCGGCAAATAGGACAGCTTTTTGATACATTTACCCAGTCAAATAAACATTTAATATGACCTTCGCTATTACAAGCACAATCTGAAGTAAATAATATTTGTTCCTTCATTTTAATTATTTTGTTAGTTGGTTGAGCTAATTCCAAGCAAATAAAACATAATGGTTCTTCTTTCTTTTTTTCTTCATTATCTATTGGAACTTTATTTTGTTCCTCTTTGTATTCTTGGTTTTTATTAATACATTTTTGTTGACATTTTTTTTTATTCCTTGTATTTTTATAAATATCCAAACTATTTGACATTTAATATATTTATAATAATTGATATTATAAATATTTATCTTGTTATTATCTTAATTTGTTATTATTTTATTTTGATAGTCTTCTAGTTTTTTTATTAGGAATACTTGGCGGTCTTCTTGTTTTTCGGTTTTGTTTTTTAGTTTTATCAATTTCAATCATTCGCATAAATTCGTCAAATATATTATCTGGCAACATTGTGTGATCCATACATTTTCTTGCTCCACCATACATATCCTGAACTGGTTTCTGATTATTAAAAAATAAGCCGGCTGGTACTGCTAAATTTTCAAAAATACTGCTCACCTTTTGCATACCACCGCCTTCCATCTGTGTAGAGCCTTCTAATGAATTTAATGTTTGTATCGGGCTTAAACCCTCCTTCAAAAGATAAGAATCAACACTATATCCACCACTCATAATTATATCATTGCCTCCTTGTTGTTCCCTATAAAATAATAAATCATTATGTCCAAAATTTGTTGTCATTGTTATACATTAAATTGATATAAATTAATTCGTATATAATCGCTTTATTTCAGGCACATATTTGACTTCCCTCTTATTCTTTACGTAGTCTACTATTTTAGTCACCTGTTCCTCATTCTTGATAATTTCACGCAAACAAGTCTCTAAATATTTAAATGTTAGTTGCTGTGTATCCTTAACCTTTACAAATTTCAATTGACCATCACTCAACTTAACAGAAGACTCCGACATATTATTTGTTTCAATGTGTGTATTAATGTTTTGGCTTAATACATTCTTTTTATCACGTAGCTCCTTCATCCGATCATTCAATGTCTTCATTTGATTGTCAATTGCGACCCATTGTTGTAGTTGTTGTTCAAAACTCATTCAAAAATATAATATAATAAAACAAAAATAAAGAACAATTTAAACTTTATTTTTGTTAGTTTGTTTCAATTAAGATACTGCTTCAAATGATTACTTTCTTAACGATTGCGTCTAGTTCTCTTGCTTCCAGAATACTTAGTGCGTCTGCTCTTACCATACGACTGTTGTAAGCCAAGAAGACCAAAAGGAACAACAGCTTGCTCCAAAAGAGCACCGATGCCTAAAAATCCTCCCTTCTTGGATTTACCACTTCTTCTCTTTTTGCCACCCTTTTGGTTAATCAACGAAGAACCGGGGTCATTAGCATTCATCTTACCAATAGGAACTAGATCATTACTTCCAATAGAACCAGCATTGGCGCCGGGTTGAAGAGTAAGTGCGTTCATAAATTGTGTCCATCCATTACCATATGTGTTGAATACAGATCCCCAGGCACTAGGAGGAGCCATACTATTACCACCTTGCTGCTTTCTAGTTTTACACTTGGTCATTATATATTGATATAAGAAAAAATATATATTAAATTACTTTTGGTATAAAAAAAGATTTATTACGCAATATTGTAATTAGTATAATTAATATTGCTAAAATTAGAATAAAAATCAACAAAACCAAGAAAATAATTATGTAAATATAGGGATATACTTCATAGAGGATAAGTTCAGTAACTGGTGAAAAAATCACTTTGATTTCATTTCTCATGTCATTGGTTTTTAAAATGTCTAAACATTGCTTTATCAAAGAATCTTTCATTATTTCTATTTCTATAGGAACTTTATAAAATTATTTTGATTTTTTTGCGTGTTAATATAATATAATTTTTCTCTTATTCCAGTAAGATAAAAATGGACGACATTATTGAGCCAACAATAGATTACGATTTTTCCAAGTTATATTTAGGACCTCCATCTACTTTAGCAGGAGGCGCATATTTTACACGAATGATGTACAATAGCAATAAATTGCTGTATTTACAAACACCCAAATGCTTAACTAAGCAGGGTTTTGTAAAAAGTGGCAAAAAAATGTTTGTTGACCTAATGTTTGATAATAATGACACTGTATTCATTAATTGGATTGAGAATTTGGAGTCTAAATGCCAGGAACTAATACATAGCAAGGGTGATGCTTGGTTTCAGACGAAGCTGGAGAAGGATGATATTGAGACCTCATTTACGTCACCTTTTAAAATCTACAAGTCTGGAAAATACTATTTATTAAGAGTAAATGTGAAGCCAAACATCAAGATATATAATGAAGCGGATGAAATTATTAAAATAGAAGACATTATACCGGAAAAGAACATTATTTCTATTTTGGAAATCCAGGGTATTAAGTTTACATCTAGGAACTTTCAAATTGAAATTGAACTTAAACAATCTATGATTGTTAGTCCTGATCCATTTTTAGATGAGTGTTTTATTAAGAAACCAAATAAAAAAACAAGTCTAGTTGCTTCTGCTGCTAGTAGTATTGCTGTTAATAACGTGTCTCTCACTGATGCTGCTAAAATTGATTTAGATATAGATGATGATAATAATGATAATGATAATAATAATGACATTGAAGATGATAACATAAAAGACAATGATAAAGACTCAAATAAAATAACAGCAGTGTCTAATACTCCTGATTTAGAAGAATTTATAAAAGAAACGGCAAACGAACTAACAAAAATGAATCAAACTAATTCAAAAGGTTTAGAAGAATCTGAAAATGAACTTCTCAATGATAATATAGTTTTAGAAATAGAAGAATTGGAATTTCCTGAAAAAGAGGATCCCAATACTTTAAAAGAAGTAGACCTTACTTCTAGTTTAGTGAATAGTTTAGAGAGTATTACACTTAAAAAACCCAATCAAGTATATTATGAAATTTACAAAAAAGCAAGAGAAAAGGCCAAAGAGTGTAAAAAAGTCGCCATCGCAGCCTATTTAGAAGCCAAGAATATTAAGAATACTTATATGCTGGAAGATAATGATGACAGCGATAGTGAAGTTGAAAGTGAAGATGAAAGTAATGATAGTGAATTTGACGATTTTGATAAATATGAAGCAGAAGAATAAATATCTAGGAAACTTGTAAGATTCCATTTTACAAGTTATACTAACAAATAATTAATTCCTAATTAATTCCTAATTAATTAATAATTACAAAAATATTTTATCCCTAATTTTATATAATGAGTGTTTCACTAAAAAAACTCTGGAATGATTATGGTGTTGGTGGTATTCTAATTGCCATTATAGGTTTGTACGTTCTCTCTATGTTGTATAACTATTTTATGTCCAAGGGATCTAGTGGCTATGAAGGCAATTCTAATAACAATAACAAGGCTTACAAGAAGAACAGTGGTAATAACGGAGGTGCTCAACAAATGGGACCGGTCCAGGAGTCACAAGAATCTGTTGGAGGCAACGAAGTCTATGCTTCTGTAGGCGGACCTTCTCAACCTATGGCCCCTGCTAGTTCTTGCGCGTCGTCAAACCCTGCTGATTTACTCCCCAAGGATACAAACAGTCAATGGGCTCAATTAAACCCTGTTGGACAAGGTGAGTTGGCCAATCTTAACTTCTTGAAGGCCGGATATCAGATTGGTATTGACACTGTTGGACAGAGTTTGAGAAACGCCAACTTACAAGAGCGTTCTGACCCGGTTATTCCTCAGTTGTCAGTTGGTCCCTGGAATATCTCCACCATCACTCCCGATTACACGAGACCTCCTCTTGAGATCGGACAAGGTGCTCAGTAAATTTTAAGTTGATTTTTAAGCTTCGCTGAATAAACATCTTATAAAATTAATTAAATAGCTTTGATATTTAATTAATAATAATATCCTAGTCAATATGTATAATCTCAACAGTATATAGATGTTTGACTACGATAAACAAAATATATTTTTCTGTATAGTTTTAGGATTTGTGTTAGTTATTTGTTTCAAAATATACAATGAATCCGATGCGTATAATTTAAAATGTATTATATCCGATGTTGATGGTGAGAAGTATTGTGTTAGAGAGCGCGCGAAGCTACAAATTGCTGCTGATTTGCTTGCTAAAGTCACGCAAAATTGTAAGGATTTAGTCGCATATGTCGGTAAAAAATACCCCGATGATGAGGACGTCCAACGCCTAGTACAAAAATTTAATCCGACTAAGATTTCGGAAACGTTGCCAACCAGTGAATTTACCGCATACAGTGAAAACAAGGGCGAAAAATTGGCATTTTGCTTGAATAAGAGTAAAAAAGAGAATGAAGGCAAGTTGATTGATATTAATACACTCACATTTGTTGCGATTCACGAATTAGCACATATTATGACAAAATCAGAGGGACATAAACAGATCTTTTGGCAGAACTTCAAGTTCTTATTAGAAGAAGCAAAAGCGGCCAAAATTTATAAGCCCGTTGATTATAAGAATAACCCGCAACCCTATTGTGGAATGAATATTACTGATAATCCTTTGTATGACTTGGGCTAGAAAAAGGCTTAAATGCTTCACTGATAAAAAAGGCTTTACCGGAAAATATATATAAAATAATAACATATTAATATATTAATATGTCATTGTCTAGTCCAATAATTAAAGTAAACAAAATAATAGGTAAGGACAGAATAGAAAGTATCATCGTCTTTTGGGGGACTAATTTAGAAATACCTAACCCTACCACATTATTTAATGAATTCATAGAATCAGGAGCAAATAGTGAAGACCCAAAATACAGCGCAATAAAAGGCATTTTTTCAAAAGATGAACTAACAAATATTTCAACCAATCGCATTCCAGTTACATTTACTAACCAATCCATTCACATTGACGATAATATTGGCACAATTAAACTCAAGATTTTTCAAGCAATTGGTAAGAACGTTGGACTAGATGAAATATATCTGTTCTGTCTACGTTCCGAAAGGCTGAATCCAATTACATTTTATCAAAATTTGACACAGAATGATCGTGTGCCTTTAACCAGAGCGCGTCTTGATCAAATGCTGTATAATATTTACGATTTAAATGGCAAACCAATTGACTTTGAGTTGCCTGAAAAAGAGAAGTATTCATATGACGACATACTGCGACTAAATTTGTTAGACCGTGATTATTTGGTAGCCAGAGCGCTTGGACAGAAATTTGTTTTTTCATCTGAATACCCCTTTATATCTGATCCTTTTTATGTTTCCGAGTATGACAATTTGTTAGAACGCTCACGTAAGGAACTGACATCATTAAATAATAATTTGCTCCTTGAAAATGAAGTAATTTACGATGATACATTGTATTTATGTCTTGCTGAAGACGTTTTCAAAGAAATGGAAACAAAGGCTGGCCCTCCTGAATATGCTAGCAAAATATATTTTCCATTCCTATTTAAAACCGGTATTGATACTGTTGCTAAATTGGAAGCCAAACGGGAACAATTAGTTCAAAATACGACAACTATTTTATCAACAAATGTAGAGCGCCTATTTGAAAATATTGATATGTTTTATGATGTTTACAAGTATAAACAGCCATCCAAGGTGTTCTCTCAAGTTGCTAGTAAAACTGGTATAAATAGTTTCAAAGTTGTTATACATCCGGATTCCAAGATAAAAATACCAATGGATGTGGTATTCAAAATACTACACGCAACATTTGATTATCCTCTTATTAAATACAACCCTGAAACCAGACAAGAGAATATTTATAGGTTATACACAGACAAAATATCAACAGATGGACGCAAAATACCTTATCTAAATAAGTCGTCTATAATGAAACTATCCAAAACAATTGGTAGAAGACGTTCTGTAGCTGTTTATACCAAAGTATTTTATCAAGTAGATGACACATATGAAAAGGAAAAGGAAGAAAATGATTATTACATCATTTGCGAATTTGATGAGACTGGTTCTATTACAGTTTATTCATTCAAGTCTTTTGTAAAACCTGTATTGCTTGGGTCAACTCAGGAAACCAAATTCACAAATATTAATAAAATCATTGACCTCTCAGTAAATCAATTATTAGAACAAATAAAACCGTTTTTTGAGCAAAGTGGACTTAATATTCCTTTATTCAAATCGGTTACTGATGATAATATTGAAATACGAGATATTACTTATCAAATGGTGTATTCTATTAAGAAACCAATTAATTTGAAACAATATAGCGGTTGTTTGTCTTCTGCTTTTGTTGTGGAGAGTACCAATCTAACTGAACTTCACGTTAAAAATAAAGATAAAGGTGCTTATTTACGATTCAAACGTGTTTCAAATTTCACATTGTTAGATAGTCAGACCGCATTTATTATTGAGAAAATAGACCACGGATTCACTCAGACTGATATTTTATTTGAATTACAGCAAAATTATGACATTAATGAAGAAAAGGCGCGCGATATTTTACAAAACACATTACGAGACTTGGAAGCAACCCGAGGCGCTAATAAGAAGCGTTCTATTATGATCAAGAAAAACCCTGGCTTCAAAACAGTGATGTCTTTAGATGCCGTTACTAGTGAAGTATCTATTGTAGTGAGTGATTTAAAAGACCTATATTATCTAGACACATTTCCTGTGTACATTGATACTTTTATTCGGATTACACAGGATCAAAAGAGTACGTCTATTAATAAGAAAACTATTACCGAATTATGCTCAGGAGGTGAAATAGAAGACTTGAATTTTGACGATGAATTTGTAGCGCAATCGGAGCAATCTTTAAATGAACATAATCAAGTGCCTGATATTTTTGAAGAAAGTCCAGTTTATTCAGAAAGTGTTAGTATTGATTCGGGAGATGAGAATGATAATGAACTTTTAAGAATGTTGGGTCTAGAAGGAGAAGATATTGGTGAAGACTTGGGTGGCGGCGGTCTATCGGATGATGAAGTAAAATCTGATACACCACCTCCTTCAGATCCTCTTCCTATTTCGTCATCGTCAGAAGAAGTAAAATCAGATACTCCACCACCTCCTAATCCGGAACCTATTTCGTCATCTTCAGAAGAAGTAAAATCAGATACTCCACCGCCTTCAAAAGAAGAAGAAGTGAAATCTGATACACCACCAGAACCTGTTCCTGACCCTATTTCTTCATCATCTGAAGAAATAAAATCAGATACACCACCACAAAATACAAGTCCTGATCTTGCTATGCCTTTAGAAGAAAAAGTTATAACACCTTCTTTAGAAGAACTAGTAGATAAACCGCAAATAAAAATTGGAGAAGTGATTAAACAACCAAAAATAGAATTTGAAGAAGAAGCAATAGAACCATTAATAGAACAAGTAGAAGAGTTAGAAATTGATGTAAAACCTAAAAAAAAGGGAAAGGCAGCAAAGGTTAACCTTGAAACAAAGGTTAACCCTCAAACAAAGGTTAACCTTGAAACAAAAATAAATCCAGAGACAAGAATCCCTATAGAAAAGGCGAAACCATCAATTGCTGACAAAGTAGTAGAAAATAGAGTTCAGGATATTACTGGAATGAAGCTGAGATTCCCAAATCCATTTTCAAAGAAAATAGAAGACAAAATGCCGCAATTATTTGTCAAATCCAAAGACGATAAAATGGATTTATATACCCGTATGTGTCGTATGAATTTACAAGCAAGACGCCATCCTGTTATTTTAACAAAGACTGAAAAGGATAAACTGGTTGAGGAACATCCGGACCACTATTTGAATGATAAGGGTCAAGTCAAAGAATCTGAATTCATTGAATATGGAGCCAATCCAAAAGATCCATCTAAAAAATACTTCTTCACCTGCCCGCGTTACTGGTGTCTGTTAACAAATACAATGGTCACTAAGCAAGACATTTTAGACGGCAAATGCGGTCCCAAAGTTGCTAATGTAGAGGACGCTATTATTCCTCAAAAAGATAGTAAGGTACCAAAAGGCAAATATGTATACCAATTTTACGGTGACGATGAAGAGGTTTATCCAGGGTTTCATAAAGAGAAATTGACAGATGGTACTTGTATTCCGTGTTGTTATAATAATTGGAATACTCCTGAAATGAAAAATCGCAGAGATACTTGTCAAGGGTCCAACAATCCTAAGATGGATGTTAGTGCGTCTGAAAAAGCAATTGAAGATGAAATTGAAAATGACTTGAAAGAAATTGAGGGTTATGTTAAGGGACCAGAAAAATATCCACTGGGTGAGCATAGATGGGGTTATATGCCTATTATTGTTCAGAAGTTTTTACACGAGGTAAATGCGGATTGCCAGGTTAGCAAAACAAATATGAATTTGAAGCCTGACCACACGTGTTTGCTGCGTCACGGGGTTGAACGAAGTCCTAAACAATCATTTATTGCCTGTATAGCAACAACAATGTTTTTTGGACAGACGTATATGGCACCTGATCCGGATAAACCCGGAAAAAATAAAAGTTTACCTCTGGTTAAGAAATTCATTCCAAATGCGAAGACTGAAGTGCCTACAATAGAGCAAATGAAGCAACTTATAATAGACGCAATTGACCTTGATAGGTTCATAACATATCAGAATGGCGACCTAGTTACATCATTTGCGAATCCGGAACTAAATATGGAAAAACAAGTGCCGGATGAACGAATACGAAAAGCAAAGAACGACACAGATGAAAGTAATAACAATTTTGTAAAAGGTGAACAAGTTGAATGTAATTTTAGAGGGTTGGATAAATGGTACAAGGGCACCATAGTGAATGCTAATCGTAATGGTACTTATGATGTATCTTTTAATAAAATAAAAGCCAATCTAAATGAATATAAGGATTCTGAATTATATAAAAAAATAAGTTCAAAAAAGGGAAATAACAGCGAGTTATACAAAATAAAACCATCAAGAGAGGCTGACGAATCACCATCTGCTTCTAATTCTAATTCAAATTCTCTAAAAGACGATGAGTTTGACCTTGCTTTTTTTGAAAAAGCAGTAGAAGCATTTGAAAACTTTAAACGCTTTCTAATTGACAAAACTGTGTATATTGATTATACATATTTGTGGGATTTATTATGTGCTCCTAATCCGAAGCTGTTTGAAGGCAGAGGTATCAATTTGGTCGTTTTGGAGATGCCTGAAGACGACACAACTAACAATATTGACCTTGCTTGTCCTTCCAATCATTATTCTAATCACATTTATGATGTAAGAAAAAGCAGTCTTATATTGCTTAAGCGTGAAAACTGGTTTGAGCCAATTTATGCGTTCCATAATAGCAGTAAGCCAAAAGTGATTACTACATTTACTGAATATAATAGACAATTGCCAAGTTCCTTACGTGCTGTTTTTTCAAAAATTATCAGACCAACTCTGGGTGAAAAATGTATGGCTTTACAGTTTCCTAGTCAGCCGAGAGAGTACCGTTTTGAAACCGCACCGTTATTGGATGTGTTAATTAAAAAATTAATTGATAGAAAATACAACATTAAAGAACAAGTTTTAAATTTTCAAGGCAAGGTAATTGGTTTAATAGTTACAAGTCCTACTAACAAAAATGGATTTATACCTTGTTTCCCATCTTCTTTAACACAATTGAAAAAACCTGGGAAAAACACAGAATATGGATATGTATTTATGACGGATGACATATGGCACACATATGATGACACATTGGCTTTTTTAAAAGAATATTACAAATATGACGATATAGCGAAAGATAAAACGAAAGGTAAATTGAAAGATACTACGTCATTATTCAAAGTCACCGATGATGATATGGATGACACATTGGTCATTGGGTTTCTAACAAAGACCAATCAATTTATTCAAATAAGTGATCCCAAACCAATATCTCAAATAGCCGACGAAATTCCAAGTATTAGTGGAAATAATACTTTAACAGCTGATATAAACACTTTGACATCATCTAAGGTAGATAATAGACGCGTTGATTTCATTAAACGAATTCAACTAGAAACCATTTTTTACAATGTATTCAGAAACACAATTCGTATTTTATTCAATGACTATTCAAATAGTGATAAGCGAAAGCAAATACAGTCCGAATGTAACGAACCAACAACATTGTATAATGCCAAACTAACAAAAGTAGTAGAATTATTAAAAACACTGGTAAGCAATAATGTAGAATTTGTTGAGCATTTCAATTACAAGAGCATTAATGAAGACGATATTCAAAGTTGTATTGCTAATAAATCCGACAATTGCGTTGATAATGCGACGTCCATTTGTAAAATCTCAAAGACGGATGATAAGTGTATTGTTGCTTTTCCTGCGAATAATTTGGTTACTAAAATGCCCAATGAAGAGTATTATTATGGTAGAATGGCAGACGAACTGATTCGTTATAATCGTATCAAATCGTTTATATTCAAGCCACAAGCATATTTATCATTTGGCCAGATAAAATACAATTTACGGGACAATGAAATTATTGTTTTAGAGGATATGCTGACCCAGGAGTTCTTTGATAGTATGGTCCCATCTGATATAAATATTTACGCAAAATACAACACGTATGACAATGCGGAACCAATAATATCACAGCGTTATAACTCAGATGTTAAAATAGATGAAATAATTAATCCTCATCAGAACAAGGCTTGCCAGGGTTCAGAGCCGGATAAAATTAGTTCCGGATATTGGAAAAATTGTTTCCCAAAAACATATAGAGAAATCACTTATAAAGACAGCCATTTGTGTGCGTTATATTTAATCATTGATCTAGTTCAAAAGTTTAAAGGAAACAGTATCACAATTGAAGATATTAAATCGGATTTGGTGGATGAATATAAACGTCTTGTTACCAAGCAAGATGATGAAAATGAAGGAGAACTAATTATTGATGTTGATCGTAATCAAAAAATCATAGACTTTTTAAATGATGAAGGGCAATATGATGTTAAACAATTGGTGTCTAGAGCGATGACATTTGAGCAGATGATTTTTCAAGATGGTTTCACACCTGTCAATTTTGATTTGTGGATTTTATTAAATAAATATCAAATTCCATCTATAATGATTTCTAATTTTCCATTGCCTGAGACAAATCGTCAACGCACTGAGTTTGTTTGTCATAGTTCAGAAGACGGATTGTACGCATTCATTATTGTACCAGCAATGTATTCTAGACAGGGCAAAAAAACACCCGAATATAAATACATAGTAAATGAAAGTGGTAGTGAAAAAATAGCCATATCTAAAATACCAATGACGGACAATCAATGTCTAGTAAGTATTGAAGAAGCAATCAATAATGAGGATTACAATTATACGATTGAAGATTTTTTTGATGAAAATATATTTAAAAAGAAAGCATATAAGAAGCACGTAGACCGACCCAAAGTTGGAGAAAGCGAAAGCGAAAGTATAAGTAATAAACCTAGTTTTGAAATGGAGGCTATAAAAGCGGCAAGAAAGGAAGGATTAGCAGCAGTTAGTGCGGTCGCTGATATTTCAACCTTGAAAGAAGAGGTGCCGATACAGACACCAAAAAAGACTGTAACAAAGAAAGTTACGGCTAAAAAAGGCGGTAAAAACACTAGACGCCGTTAATTTAAGTTGAAATTAGTTAAGTTAAATGTATATAAATTAAGTTAACTAATAGAATCGTCGTCCTCATCATCGTATTCACATTCTGTGTCATATTCATTGACATTTTGTTCTTCGTTAAAATTTTGTGTACTGCTTTCGTCATCTGATTCATTTGCTTCAGAATCTTCTAATGTAGATACTTCAGGATCATTTGTTGACGTGTTTGTTACAACATTTTGTTCATCTTCGCTTTCGGATTCACTAAGTTCTTCATCATCCTCATCATCTTCGCTTTCTGATTCGCTTAGATCATCTTGTACATTAGCACTAAAATAGAACAAAATTTGCGCTGCTTCTTCTATCTCTGCTTGTACATCCAAAATATTAATATTATAAAATCCAATATGCTTAGTGTTAAATATTACTCGGGTTTTTCTTACTATTTTCTTTTTATCAGAAACGGTCGTTGGATTATCAAGTAAATGAGACAAAATTGTATTCGGATTCGGAATCAAATTCGGAAACACAATGGGGTTAGGTATTATTTCTATAATTTGCCTACCAAACGCCTTGTTGTATTCGTAAAACCTTTTTAATTTATGATAAAGTATTTTCTTATATTGCGCCAACTTATGGGTTCCTCTAATATCATAATTTACAATGTAATTGTAATACAAAAATGGTCTGAATATTTCAACCAATTGTTCCTTTGGAAACTTTTTATGAATTGTTAGTTTCTTTGTATATGGATTTGAAATTAACATTTCAATCACCGAAGGATATAAACATAGTGCCGGTGTAGTAAACACATATTTTTTTATTGAAAATTCTCTAAGAAATGCCTCATTGTTTATAACAAATTTATCATTATCATTATCAAAATTGGACAAAAAATATAAATGAAAAATGGTGGATGTTAATCTTACACTGTCCTTCATCTTAAAATATATATTATATAATGTTGCGTTTGAGAACTCTTCATTATTAAATGGATTTTTTGGCCTCTGTGGATCCGAAAAAAAACTAGGGGCGTGACCTATTGCCGTTTCAATAATATGAATGAGTTCATTCAAATTAAACAAATAAATAGATTTATTCTGTACAATGGAAATTGTATTCTTACTATTTATATCTAATGGCGTCATTGATAGATCATCCGTTACGACCTTTGGATATTTTTTTAATTTATAGATATTCACAAGTTTATTGAAAGCAAAATATGTGCGCTGGGCTTTTGAAAAAGCATTAAATACACATTCTATTTGTTTTTGAGTATTAAGTTTATTATTGAGAAAATGGTTAAGAGCTTTGAATTTACTTCTTGCGCTCTTTTTTATAAATGAACAATTTTTGATTGTATTGAATTCCTTGTGTATCTTACATATAAATGAATATACACTGTAGTTTGTATACATATCACTCGTTGCGTTTAAAGTTAATGGTATAAATTTATTGACTTCACCTGGATATCTTACAACATCTGCTTTTGTTATTGTTTGTAATATATTAAAAAAAGATTTCATTTATAAGTGAATTGTTATACTTATAAGTGATTATATTTTTAATATATTATTTTTCTGTATTATATTTTTTAATTACCTTTTAAATTACCTTTATAAACTTGCTTTTTATAATTTATTCAAAAGGATTGTAATCGTTGTCGCCTCCAAGGTCTTCCGCCATTATATTAACCACGTTATCTTCTATTGTCAAATTCTTCGTGCTACAAGCGTCATTCTGGTCCTCAATAGCACCAAACAATCCCTTATCAATCAAGTCATTCTTGTCTTCATACTCATACTTGTACTTCTCATCCAACTTGATCATCTCATTCAAGTCTAATACAACTTGGAATGATGCGGTTCCAAAGAGACCTTCTTGCCCACACATCACGTTTGCTGAGATACCACGCATCATATCTAGTTCTCCGTGTCTAGCTGCTTTCAAGAACATCTCAGGCGTCTCCTCAAATGACGCCTTAGCAATGGGTCCAATATCATCATTGTTAATACCGTGTCTAAATATTGATATCATCTTGCTGGTAAAAGTCATTCTGTCACATAACAATGCCATATGATGATAATTCAAATAAGTGCCGTCAAATTCAATGACATCAGCCAACTCATTGTAAATAGCCTGTCTCGCGGCCTCCATTCCTAGAACATTAAAGATCTCAATAATGTCATTACTATATGTTCTGGTCGGATCAATATAATCTAATCCAAGCACATCCAACATATTAGTTCCAATTGTATCTAAGACCCAAATATCTTGCTTAACATATGAACCCGACTTCTCAACCAAGTTGTCCTTCACCTTTCTAAGAATTACCTTGTTAATATTCTTAATACCACGGAGTACAATGTTGTTTAATAGCTGGTCTTGGAAATTCTTAAGAATGTAAATCTGATCCGACTGGTCTAATGGATTCAACTTGGCCTTCTTCTGTGCTCTGCTCGCAGCATTTTTAAGAACATTATTCATTCTAATTCTGAAGACTAACTTGTCAGCATTGTAATCCGAATAGACACACGAAATCTCCTCCTTATAGGTATTATTCAATGTGAAATTAACATCATCCATTGTAATATTCTTTTCCAACATCGTCTCAGGATCCATCACCATACGAATAACCCACTTGGACTTCTCATTTGGATTTTCACCCGATGCGCCTGTCTCCAAACAATCATTGATCATATTCTCAAACTCTCTGTATTGAGTCATTGTGTCCTTATCTTCATCAATAAGAGTATTCAAATCATCCGGGTCAAAGCAGATTTCAACGGACTTGACAATTTCTTCCAGCTTGGTATGTTCCAACATATATTGGAATGTATTTGCTTTATCCTTGTCTGTCTCATCCTCTGGCTTCAAGTAAACAGTCAGCGACGGATTCTTTAGAGATGCTGACAGTGATAGGATTTCTTCAATTCTTGGCACACCACGAGTTACGTTAGACTTTGACGCAACACCCGCAAAGTGGAAAGTGTTCAGAGTATTATGAACTATGATACCACAATCCATCATAAATGTCTGGTTTGCGGGAACTGTAAAATCATAAACATATTCATTTGACTGTCCTTTGATAATCTCAATATTTACAATCTCATCCCAGATTACATTTGAATTAGCAGCTTGCTTCAAAATGGCTACTTCATTTGTAATAAGATTTGCGTTCTCATTTTGTTCAAATATTTCAATGTATTTTTCTAATGTTCGGCGACCAATACTGTCTTTCTTTACCCACCTTCCGTAGGTGCGACTTTGTCCAGGAAGCTTCAATGTTTTACCGCAAAACGCGATAATCTGCCCAAGACCATTAATCTTATCAATTTCTTCCGATAAATCGTGAGCATCTGTGCGCTCAATATATTTAACAATATTCATCAATTTGTCTGTGTGGACTAGACTACCAATGTTGTCTTGATATATTTTAGAATATTTGGCACTAATAGACACATTAAACATTGGTGCTCCACGAGTATTGGTCTCTTTAGTAGACGCAAATATTCCAAAGTAATTAAGGAATAAAGCTATATCACTTGATAATTGTTTGCTTCGGCTACACGACCTGATTTGATGATGTTTCTCATCGCACTGGAAGTTACCATCACCGTCCATATATCCTTGGATTAGACCTGCTTTGAATTCATTGGGAGCAGTAAATGCGAAATCTGGAATGCGTTTAACAAATGACCCGGTACCACAAGTATTTACAATGAACTCGGCTAGAACCTTGTGACTAAACTTGGTTGAAGTGGAAGGGCCATATTCACCCGCATAAGTTCTGACTTTAGCTTCCTTTTCAAACTCCAATGCTAATTTGGTAACATTGTCAATGTAAAACTGGGAAATATTTGTAATACAAATAGAAGTGTTATTAACATTACCTTCAGCCAAGTAGGCGCCAATAAACCAGCCAAATAGTTTGTCTAATTTCTTAGCATTGTCGCCAATTGTAACACTATCTTTGACAAAAGTATTATTGATGTGTTTGGCAACGGGAACACGCAATCCTTCTTTCAAATCAGCGCCTGTAATTGGTGCCACTTGTTGAGTATTTTCGTCGCGAACAAGATGCGAATGACTCAATGTAGTTGTTGTTTGGCGACCACTCTTGGTTGTAATCTTTACTAAATCACCATTTACTGGGTGACGACTAACGTGTGATATTTTATTCCAGTGTGTCTTTTCTTCTTTGTCCACACCTACAATATAATACTCGTCGTCCAAAGCATCCAACAACGTCTCAACACTGTCTACGTGACCAGTGTTAAAAGTGTATTCGGGATTTTCCTCAATGAGAGCATCACATAATTCGCCAATTTGCGATAAGGCCGACGAAATATTTTTACTCAATTTATTTATTTTTACACACCTAATATGCTCACAATATGTAACCGACATCTGAGTTGTCGGCTCGCCAATACTTTGCGCCGCAATCATTCCCACCATTTCACCAGGTGCGACAATTGCGCGCTTGTAATCAAGAATAATCGTCTCCAATAATATTTCAAGTGCCTTCTTATTGAAACGCTTATTCAGTAACAAATCCTTGGGTGACAAGTAATAATAATAAAGCACTTTGAATAATCCAGTAGGCGGTGCCATTCGGATCTTTTCCAGTTTTCCAAACGCAGCCTCTATCATATCAAATGCTTCCAATATAGTAATATCTACTAGCGAATTGGAGTTGATATTTTGCTGTCCAATAATGTTCTGAATTATGTACGAGAACGCAACTGGAACGCGCACAGTTTTATCCGACTTGTAACTGAAGATATTCTTAATGATAATACCGCGTTGCTCAATCATATAATCTGTATAAAACTGACACTTCTCATTGATTCGCGTTTCTTGATTCTTCTGTCTTTTAAATGTGCTAGCAGTAAACATTCCAGACATTGACTTGTTCTTGTGTTTCTCATCAGGAACATTGTAGTGAGCGTAAATATCTTGGATCGTCATATCTACAATTGGGAGCTCTTGATTTTCAACTTTAATTGTGTCAATACCATCGTCACCATACGAGAATTGGACTACTTTGCTCTTATTGGTTCGGATTGTCATATCGTAATTGACCATCAAATCCTCCAAACCTTTAATCAGTCTTCTCTGGATATAACCAGTAGTAGAGGTCTTAACCGCAGTATCAATGAGACCAATACGACCACCCATCGCGTGGAAGAACAGCTCTTGAGGTGACAATCCGTTAATATAAGAACTCTCTACGAATCCACGAGCTGCTGGCGAGTCGTCATACTTGGTATAGTGAGGCAGAGTTCTGTGTTCAAAACCGTAAGGAATTCGCTTACCATCTACGTTCTGTTGACCAAGGCACGCTGTCATCTGTTGGATATTGATTTCAGTACCCTTGGACCCGGCATTAAACATAATAACAAATCGGTTCTCCTTATCTAAATTCTTGAGCGCCTCTCTGCCTGCGTCATTTTGCGCTCTACTTAAAATATTGTTAATCTTTGTCTCAAATTCTTCCTCATTGGACTTTCCTGAGTTGTTCTCAAAAATGCCAATTTGGACCTGGTCTATTAAATTCTTGACATCCTTCTTCTTGTCGGTGATAATTGAAATGATCTTCTGGTTCGTCTTCTCGTCAGTAATTAAATCACTGATGCCGACTGAGAAGCAACTGTTTCGCATATACTCCGTTATTATGTTCTGTAAGTCGTCAACGAATGCGGCCGATGCCATATTTCCGTAATCATTACAGACGCGATGGATTAGACCCTTGGTTCCCGAACCAAGAATACCCTTGTCCATCTGGCCTCTCAAATAGGTGCCATCTTTGATTTCAATGATGTTGTTGGAACTATCTGGCTTCTCTGTGTCGCCGTTGAATTGCTTGTTCTTCACTTTCAATGACATTGGCGGCAATATCTGTGAAAGAACTTCAAAATTGGACACGCGTTCGTTTCGCTTTCTCTTAATTTTTGACATATCTACGCGATTGAACATCATTAACAAGTTCATTGCGTCCTTCTGTGTGAAATTAATATTTTCTCTCGTAAATCTATAGCATCCAAGCATTGAATCCTGATAGATGCCAATGATTGACGAGTTGTTCGCTGGACTTATTATCTGGTATGGCACTGCTGCCAAATTCTTTAATTCCGCCTCGGACTCCGGGTCCTGCGGCATATGTAAATTCATCTCCATTTGATTTTTTGTGACCATATATCGTCACAAAATAATCACCCCCAAGGTTTCCCAAGGGGACGGACTGTATCTTAAGCAAACTCCGGATGGCTAATCCTTCATTGTTTACCAACACCCGTTCAGTCTCTGAATGCCCTCCATTGTCTGCCAAGCGACATTAGGAAGTAACACTGCGGATTGCCCAATCATTCACATTTTTACCATTGGTTTCGGCTATTAACCGAGTTCCTCTTAATACCTTTTGGCATCAGAGTGGTAGTGAAGGCTCTAAGGGGTTTCCCGCAACAAGATGTTTCGCAAATAATTCAATATATTCTTGAGGTAATTCTATATTATTTTCTATATGATATGTTTTTAGTCGTTGTAAATGTTCTGTTATTTGTTGTGTAATAATTTTATTGTTTTTTTTTAAATTTTCTTGTGCTGATAATGCCATTGTATTTCTCCAATTAAACGCAATTATTTTATTGTCTTCATTGGTAATATCAAAACGCGATAAAGGTATTATGTGGTCTATATGCCAAATTTTTCCGTGATTGTCTAAAGTATAATTATTATCATTATAGCTTAACCATTTAATGTATTCTTCACGAGAACAACCAAGATATTCCATAGTTCTTTTTGTTTTTGTAGTTAAATATCTACAAATACTACTTCGGGCTGTCTTAGTAATTTTTTCTAAATCACTTAATGGTTTACCTTTTTTACATTTAATAGTTGCGCTATTAACACGTTTTTTATATACTTCATCTGTCGCATATTTATTGCGTCTTTTTACATTATCACAATTAACACATATTTTTCTACCTTTATAAAATTCAATTGTTGGTTTGATATTTTGACAAGTATTACATTTTTGTTCATTTACAGTAATTTCTAAATTAGAATAATCATTTCTAATTTTTTCATTACGACAACTCTTACATTTATTTCTTCCAATAACAAATTCAGATTTTTCTTTTATTAACTTACAAATTAAACAAGTTTTATTGATAGTCTCTGAACTCTCCATATATATATCATTAGTTTTATTTTTATATTATTTCCTCAAATATTAATTATTCACTAGGGAGTTACACGCTTTTAACGCTCCCTGTTGGGGACAAGATGAAATTTTATCCCCGTCAAAATCAGCATTGTACGGCTTGGTGTCCGCAACGTTCATCCTGAACGTATCTCCTCGCTTCATAATGCGAGCAATATGACACATCATACTCATTCTGTGTAAAGTCGGTTGTCTGTTAAATAAGATCGCGTCGCCGTCCATCATATGACGATGAACCGTGTCGCCCTCTTCTAAAACAATTGACTTCCGATCCAAGTATTTCAATGTGATTGATTCGCCATTCTTTCTCTCAAGAACCTTAGCACCAGGCCACACATCGGGTCCATTTTGTACTAATTTGGTCAAGAACGCTTTATTCACACGATTTACACAAACGGGTTTGGTGATGTTCTTCGCTATTTTCATAGGAATTCCTAGCTCACGAATGGAAATATTCGGGTCCGCAGTAATGACAGAACGTGCGCTAAAATCAACACGTTTGGCCATTAAATTGCCTCTCATTCTGCCACCCTTGCCATTAAGTCTGTCCTTAATAGACTTCAGTGGTCTGCCAGAGCGCTGAGCGACAGGATTGGAACCCGGCAATTTATTATCAACCTGACTAGCAACGTGGTATTGTAACACAGTTGTCCAATCATTTATGACATTTTCTGGAGCATTATTCTGAACCTTGTCTTGAAGAGTCTTATTCGTTTTGATAATATTCACAAGAATATGACTCAAATCGTCTTCAGAACGCTGCTGAGCGTCGTGCTTCACAGAAGGTCTTACAGCAGGAGGTGGCACTGCTAAAACCTGACAGACCATCCAGTCAGGACGCGACCAAACAGGACTAAATCCCATAAATGTCACATCCTCGTCAGATATACGCTTAAATATCTTGAGGACCAACTCAGGCGTCAAAGGAATGACAATATTCTCATCACCTTCTTCACTTGTATTTGCCCACTCAGCATACAAAGACGCGAATCCTTCTTTTTTAATTTTCTTTGGTTGTAAGCAGCCACAACCGTCTTCGGTGTCTTCACCGCAACGCTTAACGTCCTTGGTCAATTCAAATACATATTTCCATCGCGCCTGCATTTGCATTTTAAGTGCTTGTTTATGTTTCTCTTTTGAAATCAACAATTTGCTACACTTGAAACACACACAGCGTAGAATTTTCTGAATCGTTGATAAGTACTGTATATAAAATACAGGACGGGCCAATTCAATATGACCAAAATAACCGGGAGTCTGCATATAATCTAAACCATCCGTTGGACAGATTAACCCCGGTTCTAAAACTCCCATTCTGGGGTCAAATAGCCCATTAATTACCGGTTTATTGTTAATATATGTATCGCGTGTAGTGATTTCAGCTACAGAGCCTTTCCGAATTTCTTCGGGCGATAATATACTAAACTGGATGCCGATAATTTTAGAGCAGTTAGTATTCTTCATGTTTCTGGAACTTTGCGACATTCTATTATAATATTATAAATTATATTTAGATTGTTTCAAATCAATTTTATTTTTTTAAAAATCAATAAAAATAAAATTGAATTTGTATTTGTATTTAAAAATATCTTTATAAGAATAATAAGTAAAAGAATGACTCGCGATCAAAATAAGACTGTTAAGAAGGATCAGAATAAGGCCTCTAAGAAGAGAGATGAGGTAAGTAGACGTAGAAAGAATAATGAGGATTCATCGGATGATGATGGATTTTATTCAAGTGAAAGTGAATCAGAGATGGACCAGCACGAATATAGAAAGTTTCTAGCAAAGATGTTTCCATCCAAACACGCAAAAGATAAGGTAAAAGCAGGAGAAAAACTTAAAAATATATTCAAAAAGGAACAAAAGAAGAATAAAAAGGAAGAGTTAGAGGAAGAGGAAAGCTCGGAGGATATTGATGAATCCGAATCAGAATCTGACTCTGATTATGTACCAAAGAAATCTAAGAAAAACAATAAAAAGAGTAAGTCAAGCAGATTGAGACGTAAAGTATATGAATCGGAAGAGGAGTCTGAGGAGGAGGAAGATGAAACAGAAGATTCAGACGAAGATGAAACAGAAGATTCAGACGAAGATATATTAGATACTGAAGATGAGGATGAAGAAATAGACTCAGAGGAAGAAGAAGAAGAAGAAAAACCTAAAAAGAAATCTAAAAAGTCAGAAAAATTCAATATTGTATTAACAATTGGTGGTAAATCTGTAAATAAGGAAGAAGAGTTGGAAGACGAGTATGCTGAATATTTTGATGATGATGAATGGGAAACTGCTAGTGATGATGAGGATACTGAAAACGAAGATGACCCGATTAGTTCTGATTCTGAGTCAGAAGAAGAAGAGGAAGAGGAGGAGGACCTTCCTAAGAAAAAGAAGGCAACAAATAAAACAATAGTTGATTCAAAGGCAAAAGGAAAAGAGAAGGAGAAGGAGAAAGAGAAAGAAAATATCAAATTAATTACAACAGAAAAGACAAATGAATCAGAAGTTCAGGAAAAATTGCTAGAAGTCTTAAAGGGACTCAAGGACAGAGGTGAAAATTCTGATCTAGTAAATGAGTGTATCAAAGTATGTAATCAAAAGATTGAAGTAGACAAGAAGAAGTCTGAGAAAAAGATTAAAAAGGAAAAGGACAGAAATGATCGTATATTTAAGCGCATTTTAAAGGACAAGAATACAATGAATGATTTTGAGTTCTTTGAAAAGATGGATGTTGTACATCAGAAGAAAATCATCAAGGAGCTTCGTGAAATCAACAAGTTAACCCGAATTGAGAAGCCTTATCGTCTTACACTATTAGAGGCAGATATTCCGGTTGTATTCAAAGGCGCAGCAATGAAGCGCGTCGCATCTCTCCGATATATGGAGCCAGGTAGCGGCGAGTATTACAAGATCAAGACTTGGGTTGATACTTTTATGCGCATCCCATTTGGCAAGTATCAGAATCTGCCAATTAGCATTGAAGATGGTGTTGAGAAGTGTCACGATTTTATGGCCGATGCGCAGAAGACATTAGATAGTGCTGTTTACGGACTCAATGATGCCAAGATGCAGATAATGCAAATGCTTGGACAACTCATTACTAATCCCAAAGCAATTGGTACTGCGATTGCGATTCATGGCCCTCCCGGTACTGGCAAAACCAGTCTTGTGAAGGAAGGCATTAGCAAGATTTTGAACAGACCGTTCTCATTCATTGCTCTAGGAGGCGCAACTGACAGCAGTTTCTTGGAGGGTCACGGCTACACATATGAAGGCTCATTATGGGGCAAGATTGTTCAAATCCTGATTGATAGTAAGTGTATGAATCCGGTCATCTATTTTGACGAGTTGGACAAGATTAGTGATACTCCAAAGGGTGAAGAAATTGCTGGCATCTTGACACACTTGACAGACACATCGCAAAACTCGCAATTTCACGACAAGTATTTTGCTGATATTGACTTTGATTTGAGCAAGTGTCTCTTTATATTTAGTTACAATGATGAGTCCAAGATCAATCCAATTTTGAAGGATAGAATGTATAGAATTAAGACGGCTGGTTACAATCAGAAGCAGAAGACGGCGATATCAAACAACTATTTGTTGCCAAAGATTAGAGAGCAAATCAAGTTTTCAAAGGAGGACATTATCATTCCTGATGCTACGGTCAATTACATTATTGATAGCCACTGTGGAAAGGAAGATGGTGTGCGTAATTTGAAGCGTTGCTTAGAAATCATTTATACCAAGCTTAACCTGTATCGTTTGATGAAGCCCGGTTCCAATCTATTTGAAGAAGATATGTCTCTAAAAGTGGAGTTTCCATTTACAGTCACTAAGGAAATTGTGGATAAATTGATTAAGAACAATAAGGACCCAATGAGCAGCGCGTTGTATTCGCTGTACGCATAAATCCAGTTTAAGAAAACTTCGTGAAAAAGTTATTAAAAATATAAATATATAGTAGATGAGTTTTAGAAGTAAAGTTGCTGAAATATCAAATCACACTCAAGAAAAATCAAATCACACTCAAGAAAAATCAAATCACACTGAAGGAACATCAACGAAAACAAAAAAACAGGAGCCAAGATATATATTTCTTGGTTTTTTTGCTCATGGTTTGTATGACTACAGAACCAAACCATATAAGGCAAATGAACACGCATCTGTAAGTATGGAAACATTGTATTCAGTTCCAAAACTAATGACATTTATGAATTGTAGCCCAGGTAATTCATTAATTGGTCAACCAGGTGGTCTTGATAACGAAATATTGAAGAATTATTTTAAAAAAAACAGTGATTTTGATATTATGGACATTAATAAATTTGTTTCAAAGACACAAACTGAGGAAAAAATAATATCTAATAATTTCCTGGGTTATGTGAATTTGTCATTAGATGAATTAGAAATGAAGCCTCGTGTTAGAAATGAATGGTTTAGGTCAGACAATCCAAACGATATTGACGTATGTCGAAATAGTTTTATTTGTAATGGTAAAGTTGGAATTAGTCATAGATTTGTGAATAAATCGTTTAGTACATTTGATGCGGACACCCCTAGTACAGAAGTGGATAATTGGGGTGTATTTATTTACAATAACAATTGTGGAATTGAGCCCGGAACGGATGTAGATTTAATATATGAAATAGACTCTGTAATCGATCGTGATAAGGATGGTAATAAAAGAGGGCGTATTTACTATTTAGATGATATTATTAAAGGCTTGACTGAAAAATGTGGACTAACAGAAGACGATTATTTATTTTTGTTTGATTATTCGTGTAACAATTTAAGCAAAATAAGTATTAATCCTGGTAAGGAACAGCGTCTGATAAGACGGCTCGGGCGCAGTGTTGCGTCTGATTTTGGCTTAGGAAAAAAGAAGAAAAGGGGTACTTGAAAGAACAATAAACTTAAAACTCGTAAACTTAAAAAGAGTAAAGGTAAAGGTAAAAGTAAAAGAAAAGGGTAATTGGGAAAATAGTGATTAATCCACCCAAGAGCATTTTTATTACACCTTTTTACATTTCAAATGCCGATTTTTATATATCTATAATGTAAATGGAAAATAAGAAAGTAAAATCTAAAACTAAATCTGCGAGAAAAATAATGAATCCAAAAAATAAAACCTGTAAAAAGTTTTGTAAAAATATCTTTCTTCCAGAAAGGGAAAGAGTTGAAATAGAATTTAGTAATAAATATATTAAGAAAAACAAATATCAACCAATTAAAGTTCTCCGCAAAACAAATAAATCATTAGCAAAATTTATGACAAATATGTATTTACAAGGTTGTAATGACACTTATTGTCAAAAAAGTTGTAAAAATAGTAAAAATAAATGGTTAAAATCATTTACAAAAAAAAGAAAAGAAAATCTAATTCAACAAGGTGCTATATCTGGTTGTAGAGATTTAATCAAAGAATTTCCCGAATATTATAAAAATAAAAATGTATGAAAAATAAGTATACATTTGGCGTTTGAAATGTAAAAAGGTGTAAAAACTCGTTTTTTAGTAAAGGGATGAGTAATATTATTTACATTAAATAAAATATACAATAATATTATTATAGATGCCAAAATTTAGTAATGGTAAAATTACAACGAGCTCTATTTTATTCAGCAGTGGGGTTCCACAAAATGAACGACGGTTTGTATATGTTGCTAGTATGAACTATAGTATGCTCAAACAGAATATCATCTACAATAGGAGACAAGGAAGACCTGTTCATAGTCTATTCCCCAATCTGACTAATTAATACAATTAAATAAATATAAACACAATTATATTTATTTATACAACAATGACTGAACCAAATAATGAGAATACAATTTTAAATAACATACACAATACATCTAATGAACTGCTTGTATTATTAAATAAAATTAAGACCGTTAAAACAAAAATTAAACACAATATAAAATCGTTAGATAACAATTATTTTGTAGAAAAGAGTGATGCGTTTGAACAATTTAATGATTTAATTGATGACCAGGGCATTAATCAACTAACATATTTACTTGATAAATTATGTAAAGATGTTAAGGATGAATTAGACACTAAATGTTCTGATCACGACTTTATTGAAGACTCTACAGATGTTGGTCTTGACCAAATAGTATATTTCTGCTATTGTAAGAACTGTCGTGTATCTAAGAAGTAGTTAAGCTAAATAATGTTAAGTTTAAAATTAAACATTTACATATCAGAAAAGGGCACATTGTTGCCCCCTCGGGTCTTCAAGTAATTGTAATCCTCAACAGTGTAGCAGGCACATCCCATACTTGATGACGAATCGGAACCTGAACAGCATTCGGGTTTAAATAAGATGTTATCAAAGAAGCTGAGCTGACCTGGTTTTTTAGGAGGTTGTGTTTTAGATCTATTCCAAATAGACGCAACACCCGGAGGAGGCTTCTGACCTGCGGTATACACGAGGGTTTGTTGAGGCCATTTGCTTGGCGGCATATACCAATCTGGCGAGTTTGTGGAAGCAAACTGTGATTCAGACATAGCTGTGTTATTACCACTTGTGAATCCCTCTTTTTTAGAACTAGGATTCGGGTTAGGAGGAGGAGTTTGTTTCTTTCCTGAACCAACCATATTTTCCAGAGCTTGAAATCCCTCCATAGCAGACATTGTGCTACAAGAACACATTGCGTGTCCAAATATTATCCAAAATAATATTACAATTAAAAGCAAAATCTCCAATCTAACTTTGTACGAACCAATAGATATATCCATTATACATACTTGTTAGATAATTTTTTATTTTTTGTATAATTTGTCAATATGGTCATTATAATCCGGAATAATCTTTCCATTTGAACTAAAAATGTCATCGGTTGTCAGTAAATGATACAATTTATTCCCTAAACTTAATTCATTTTTATTATTCTTATTATTTTCAAGCAATTCACTAGTTTCTATTTCCACAACACCATAAACTTTGCCGCCAGACACCAATGTATCGCCAATCTGTATATCCTTGATTTTCTTGTTAGTATTTCCAATCAAATCAATTTGTGTTTCTTTATTAAATCCTACATCTAAATAACGATGAATATTGGCGCACTGCTTTTTATGATCCTTTTCAAATATATTAGTTGGTATAGCATCTAGAACGTTAAGTAATGTGTCATCATAAATCTCATCCCAATCAGTAAACAAAATATCATTCAAAATAATTTCTTTGGAATTCGTATTGAAACAGTATAAGTAGGGTTCGCTATAATCCTGGATTTCAATAGCATCTGGATGTTCCTTAACCGACATCCATTTGTCACCATATTTTACAATATGCGACTCACTAACAATTATATGATTAAGGTTGAACATTCTTACATTAGTAGCGGACAAACGCATTGTTGCTGTAATCTTTGTTCCGTTTTCTAAAATATCTCCTGCGATTACTTGACTAATTGGTTTAATTATATTACCTTCTAGATGAATTGGGGCATTTTTATCAAAACACTTGTGCTTTGGTAATTTAGGTATATTAATCGCTTTAATGCCAAATATAAGCACATAGAAAACCATTAAAACAGATAATATTGCGGCAATTATCACAAATGTAGCAGACAATCCAATCGCCATAGGTATTGTAAACGGAATAATCCAACATAACGCAATAATAATAATCATTAACAAAAACATTTTAGCAAATATTTCAAAAATAGATCCAATCAATGATTGTAAACCATAATAAACTGATAAAAGTGTAAATACCCCAGTTGCTAAAACGCCTTGTGTTTTTTGTAAACTGTCTAAAAGAGCAATAAATATCCGAATTAGAGGTGTTGTTATATTTAATATTTTCCCCATTATCATCTTGACAAATTCAGCGACATATCCTCTTAAAATAGCAAACATATTTCTCATTGAATCTATGGCGTTTTCTATAGCCTCAATAATTGAACTAAGCGCACTTACCATATACATCACGGGTTGTAGCGTATATCCTGCTAAGGATGTTGCTTGAGAATTAAGACAATATTGGAAATTTTCATTTGTATAAGAACTAACAGATTGTCCTTCTGGAGCGGCGATAAATCCAGCAATAGGAATATATTGCGGTTTACATCGGTTATTATTCCAATCCGCGTAAATTTCCTCTCTTTTTTGCATAAAATAACAATAACAAAACACTGTAATCACAAATAGTGATACTATTATCACTATTACCATTGATGACCCGTAATTGTCAGCAAAGGTTGTATTGTCGTACATATGTTTTAAAAATCCATTAGTTTCATTTAATTTTTTATAGAATTCTTCATTTAATGGTCTATTATTATCCATATAGTATAAATGGATAATAATAACAGTAAATAAATTAAAAATATTACTTTCTTACCTTTATTTTTTATTTAAAAAAAGGTATTTTGGTTGTTAGTTCATCATCCTCCCAATCCCAGAAAGTATGTTGTTCAATTGGTATTTTCCTATTTGTAGTGATCAAACAAGAAAACCAATCACTATATATTTTATTCTGCTTTATAGCACCTTCATAGTCTTCAACGTGAATAAACTTTGATTGATTATTGTCATAGATGAAATGTTTTCCTGTTACATAAATATCTTCACCATTTACGCCACCCTTTATCTTATACAATTTCTCTTTATTCGCATTGTCTATTTTCAAAACAGAAAATATCTTGCCCCCGTCTTCCAATTCAGCGCCTAAAGGTAAGTCCTTCATTGAATAAACTTCACCATTTTTCAACTTAATCTTTGTCTCTGGATGGAAACACGCACCAATTACCTTCATCGTCGCAACTAATGGTCCACTATAAAAACTTTGCCCCGTTTTCATTGTTCCATCTAAAACAAATAATAGCGTTGTAATGACTCCAATAATTTTTCCAACCATATCAATCATAGCAATGATCATTTTTTGAAACTCAATTATCATATTGTAAAATGTACCAAAAACGGTTCCAATAATACTAGTCAAGAAATCACGGATCTTACTTATCATACCTCTGGCATTTTGAACTGCCTCCAGAGCATCCCCACTCATTGAAGTGACTGCTGACAACATATATGTCACTGGCTGAAGTAAATAACCAGTAAGACTTGTTTGTGTATTTTGAACACAATACTGGAAATCTTCGGATACATTGTCTGAAAAAATCCAATAAGAAGGATTACAACGATATTCTTCCCAGTGTTCTTTTATTTCTTTTGCTGTTTTGAAATATACTAATATGCCTATTTGTATTAGAAATGCTAAATTAACATAGGCAAAACTTAAATAATTATTCATTGTTGGCATTGTATTATATTATTAATAAATATATTTATTTATTAATTGCGACGTCACTACGTTTATAGTTTACTTCGTTTAGTGCCTTTTCTACCATACTTACAATGTTGACGCTGTGAAAAACCCTTAGGTCTCTTACAATTAATACTTTTCTTATATTTAGCTGACCAGTGTCTTCTTTTTTTTGTACTACTTCGGGTTTTTCCACCACTTCGGGTTTTTCCACCACTTCGGGTTTTTCCACCACTTCGTGTTTTGCCGCCAGTTTTTGCTTGATTATCGTATACACTATCTGCTCCAGCTTGATTTGATGTTTTATTTGCGGCTATGTATGCTGCTTGCATTTGCGCATTTGCTGGTCCTCCAAACCCTGATTGTAACCCACCTACTGCTATACCGCCTCCACTTGTAGCAGCTTTCAACGCAACCATTGACTCTCTTTGATTATTCTGGGCTTGTGCAGCTTGCGATTGCATTGAACCGCCTCCTCCGGGTTTAACTTCAACTACATTTGGTGGTAATGGCATTTATATAATTAATATATAATATAATATTTTAATAAATTAAAGTTTAAAAATAGTATTATAAATTGAATATATTACACAATGGATGAAAATCAACGACTTCATTTACAAAAGATGATCTCCGCCAACAATGTGGAGGACCAAACGGGTCTGATTCGCGACCTAAAGCACAGCCATATTCTCAGAGAAAATGTGAATAATTTGGTAATGTTGAAGGCTAAATATCCCGATGACGCCGACTCTCTCAATTTAGAAGCAATGTCCGAGTGTAGTTTCTTGTTTACTTATTACACGGACCTTTACAATAAGATTAGAAAGGATGAGATTGATTTGAAAATATTGTTTCAGTTCATAGATGTTCTTGCGAAGATTGAAGAGGGTAAAATTGACCAACACGATGGCTCATTTGAGGTTGGAACTTTGCTTAAAAAAATCTATATTGACAGCGCATTGCGAAAGGCTGAGAAATTGAATGCTGAGTCGGATAAGGCGGAACCTGAATATAAGGGTCCGCAAGTTGAGATTTCGTGGAAGCAATTCAAGACGATGACTACAAAACGATAAATAATTAATAATATATTATTAAAATCTAGTAATATATTAGTTAAAATGGAATTGAATAAATCTAATACGGCTCCGGGTGGAGGACCTGATAATAGTAATAGTAATTCATTTGAAGAAGAAGGAGAAGGAGAAGAACCTGAATCCAATCCTACACGCGCATTTCTAGGTAATTTTACACACGCGTCAGTTCGGGCAGCAAAAGGCGCGGATTCAATTGACAGTTCTTTTGATTTGTTGAAAGAAAGTTATATCAAAAGTCTATCACCATTGTTTTGTCCAAATTATTATACAAAAGAAGCATGTTTACCTGCCAGCAGAATTCATCAATTATCAGAATTGTATAAAGCATTAGCTGAAACAATAGAAATTCCTGGAAATCTTCCTAATTGTGAAACAGGCAGTTTTATGAGATTTTCGGATAATGTAACAAATACAACAATAAAAAATACTAAAGGGAATCTTAAAGAAGATACTGAAATAGATAATATTCCATATCTTCAACGTCTTGAACTAAAACCAGAAGATGTGGTTAAGCAAGAAGAATGGGAACTAAAATGTTTGAACTATACAAGCAGAGCAGAACCAGAAAATTCTAATGAATTATTTCAAATCTATAACGATGCTTATGAAATTTATATAAACAGCAGCAAGACAGTTCAAGACCTTCGAAAATTTCATAAAGCCACTGAAAGGGCAGATGATGATAAAATGGGAGGTGTTTTTGTATTTTTATTAATGTATTGTGAAGGATTTCCTAATTTACCTAAAATAATAACACCTCACAGTTTATTTAATTTATTAGAATTGGATAATTGTTGGAAACGAACTAAACTAATCTGGGGATTATTACCTAAAACAATGTCAGCAGAGGATTATAGCCCAGATGAAGATCCAGACATTATAAAATTAATGACAACAATTGATAAAATAATTAGGATTTGGAATGAAGGGTGTAAGAGTTACGAACGAATTGAAATTAATAAAAAAGGAGATAAAATTGAGCAAGAAGAAGAAGTACTTGATGAGGCAGGAAATACTATAGATAAATTTAATGAGATAGGAACATTTATAACTCAAAGTAATTCGGTTATTTTACATACATTAACACACGTTCTTGAGCGTTTTGTATTTCAATTATTACCACAACCAGAATTATCAACACAACCAGCATATAATGATTTTTTTACTGGAAATACTTATGAAGAACTAGTATTGTATATTCAGACAGATACAATAAACACAAAAACGTATGAGCATTTTACTGCTTGTAGAGTAGTTATTTTACCAAGAACTCTTGCCAATATTGATGTACGAAAATCTTTATTACAACGTATAAAAGAAATACAGCAAACTCCATCTCAGACAGCATTTGCAGATGAAGAAGAAATACAGTTATCATCAAGGGTAGAAAAACTTACAAGTCAATTGGACCGCGAAATAAACACAGCAATAGCAAATTCAAAATCATGTTCTCTACGGCCAACAATATTAGGAAAAAGAGAACCCGGATCAGAACCAGAAGCAGATCCAGAAAAATCTAGTAAAGGTAAAAAAACAGCCACTATTGGTGGTAAAAAACGTTTCACAAGGAAAAATACCAAGAAATTTACTAAGAAATCTCATAAGAAGATAAAAACTACAACACGAGTTTCCAAGCATTCTCATAGAAAGCGAGAAACCAAGAAGAGACGTTAACTAATAACCAAATCGTAGTTGTATATAATCCCGTTCGCAGCGTAAATTATTTTATCATAGTTTTCGGGCTGTTTCTCCTTGATTAATATGCGACACTTTTCTGCTTCCAACAATTTTTGTTCGCACGTGTAGTCAATAAAATTGCTGATCAGTGTTTCCATCTCTTTTATATTTGCTCTTTTGCTACCTTGGATAATGTAGACAATATAATCCAACTTTGTATCTTCATTGACAATGACTATTGGGTTTTTATTTGTATTCTCTTTATTGATTGACATTCTCTATAAAACTATATTTATAAATTGTTGCTTATAAATATATTTGGGCTCAATTTTATTTATGTAATTTTATTTTTCAATAATAACTGATTTTGTAATGTTCTTGATTATCTTTTCTATATTATGATTTTGTTCCTCATTGGATCCACCTGACATTGAATTCATCACTATTTTCAGATACTGGTCATTTGATTTGGAATCCGCATTTTTACAGTCCGGATTCAGATTTGTCCATACTGGTATTTGTTTAATGTTCTTATTTGCTACATCTTTGATCGCCTTTTTAATAACCAATTTATCGTCATTTTCCTTTGACCATTTATCGTCGTCTTTTATATATAAGACCTCGCGTTTCAAATCACTACAATGTATTGGACGTTTTATTACATCCATTTCATTCAAATTCTTAATAAGTATTTTGGAAACTCCTTCTACATAACCAATACGACCAACTGTTTCCAGGTCTGTTAGTTGTACTTTAATGGAATCCACAAATTCGCCAATATTCAAAGCATCCTTACACTGCTCGTTCAAAAAGAATTGTAAATTGAATGTCTTGTTGTTTGAATTTACATTGTGTGAATTTATATTGGTTAAGTTATTATTATCCTTCTTCACTAGTTCCATAATTAACGTCTTGAATTCAGCATTTTCCTTGATAAGATACTCAATTAGGTTGTCTTTGTTGGGTTGTTCATAGGTTTGATTTATATTTTGATTTTGAATTATACATTGGTTTGTTGGGACAATATTGTCAATATCTTCTACTAAACATTTTTTCTTGTGGCGCCATAATCCTGAATTATCTTTGTAAAATTTACAGCAATTTGGACACATAAATTTAGCGCTGGAAATTGCTGGTTTTTCATTGCTAAACATTGCCGATTTGTGTTTTGATGTCAATAAATGTTCTTCATAGTTACACTTTCTGCTCGTATGATAGTCGCAAATTTCACAGAAAAATTTAGCGCTGGAAATTTGCTGGATTTTATTGCTAAACATTGCTTATATACTTACAATACAAAAAAATGTCCAGTTTTTACGAAAAAATTAGCATCACAAAATTTGACACCCTTGAAAAATTGTTTAGACCATTATGGTACAAAAGTGAAAAAATAGGTCGTTTTCAAAACTTTTTTTGGGTTTTCATTTTTGGACATTTTTAAAAATGTCCAAATTTCATTTCCCTTTTGACTTTTTGGAAAAAAAGTGTTACTGTAAAATATAGTATAAATTTGACATATTTTATGAGAGCATATTTGGTCACTTGGTTTATTAATGTGAAATATAGTGATTTTTTCAGTAACAATTCATTAACCACAATTAATTTAGCATTTAGCCTTTATTTTTTCAGTAACAATTCATTAACCACAATTAATTTAGCATTTAGCCTTTATTTTTTCTGTAATATATTTTATATAAATAAATTATATAATGGCTCCCCTCTTTGTGTATACCCAACAAGCTGCTCTTGCGGCTCTTGCTGCTGCTCAAGCTGCTGCTGCTCAAGCTGCTGCTCAAGCTGCTTATGCTCAAGCTGCTGCTGCTGATGCTGCTGTTCAAGCTGCTTATTTTCAAGCTGCTTATGCTCAAGCTGCTGCTGCTGATGCTGCTGCTGCTGCTCAACAAGCTGATGATGCTGCTGCTAATGCTGCGGCTCTTGCTGCTGATGCTGTTGTTGCTGCTGATGATGCTGCTGCTAATGCTGCTCAAGCTGCTGCTGCTCAACAAGCTGCTTATGCTCAAGCTGCTGCTGCTGCTCAAGCTGCTCAACAAGCTGCTGCTGATGCTGCTCTAGCTGCTGAAGGTGAGGGTGGATCTCTAGTTGATGCTCTTGCTGCTGCTAATGCTGCGGCTCTTGCTGCTGCTAATGCTGCTCAACAAGTTGTTGATGCGGATCAAGATGCTGTTAATGCTGCTGATGCTCTTGATGCTGCTTATGCTCTTGGTGCTGCTACTGCTGATGCTGCTCAACAAGCTGCTGATGCTGCTCAACAAGCTGCTGCTGCTCAAGCTGCTGCTCAAGCTGCTTATGCTCAAGCTGCTGCTGCTGCTCAAGCTGCTTATTTTCAAGCTGCTTATGCTCAAGCTGCTGCTGCTGATGCTGCTCAAGCTGCTCAACAAGCTGATGCTGCTGCTGCTCAAGCTGCTCAACAAGCTGATGCTGCTGCTGCTCAAGCTGCTCAACAAGCTGCTGCTGATGCTGCTGCTGCTCTTGCTGCTCAACAAGATGCTGATGCTGCTCAACAAGCTGCTGATGCTCTTGCTGCTGCTGCTGCTCTTGCTGCTCAACAAGCTGCTGATGCTGCTGCTGCTGCTCTTGCTGCTCAACAAGCTGCTGATGCTGCTGCTGATGCTGCTGCTGCTCTTGCTGCTCAACAAGCTGCGGCTCTTGCTGCTGCTGCTGCTCTTGCTGCTCAACAAGCTGCGGCTCTTGCTGCTCAACAAGCTGCGGCTCAACAAGCTGCTGCTCAACAAGCTGCGGCTCAACAAGCTGCTGCTCAACAAGCTGCGGCTCAACAAGCTGCTGCTCAACAAGCTGCTGCTCTAGCTGCGGCTCTTGCTGCTGCTCAAGCTGCTGATGCGGAAGAACTTTTTGTAAATAATGAAAATGCCATATTCCCTTCAAGTCTAATGGACATACTGAACGGTGATTTTACATCTAGAGAAACAAAAAATGGAGGATTAAATTTTACTGCGTTAAAACCAAAACATCCAATTATATTTCAAAATATTGGATTATCTTATAAAGCAAAGGATTTTACCAAAATGGGAATAGATGCGGAATTTTTAAAATCAAAGGGAATTAGTGAAGAAACATTAATGAGAATTGGGTTACTTTAATTATGAATTAACAGTTTAATATTTATTTATTTTTTTTGTAATTTATTATATATAAATAAATTATAAAATGAGTTGGACTTCACAAACATCTGCTTCTGATAATTCTTGGTTAAGTGTTACTTATGGACAAAATGCTAATATCCCGAATGGTTTATTTGTTGCGGTTTCTTATACTGGAAATGGAAATAGAGTAATGACAAGCCCAGATGGTATTACATGGACTTCACGAACATCTGCTGCTGATAATTTTTGGACAGGTGTTACTTATGGACAAGGTGCGAATATCCCGAATGGTTTATTTGTTGCGGTTTCTAACGATGGATTCCAAAACAGAGTAATGACAAGTGTAGATGGTATTATATGGACTTCACAAACATCTGATTATGATTCTGATTGGAATAGCATTACTTATGCGAATGGATTATTTGTAGCAGTTGGGTTTGCTAGTGTAATGACAAGTCCAGATGGTATTACCTGGACGTCAAGAACATCTGCTGCTATTATTTTCTGGACAAGTGTTACTTATGGACAAGGGGCGAATATCCCGAATGGTTTATTTGTAGCAGTTGCTTCTTCTAATGCTTCTAGTGATTTAAATAGGGTAATGACAAGTCCAGATGGTATTACCTGGACTTTAAGAACTTCTGCTTCTAATAATTCTTGGAATAGCGTTATTTATGGACAAGGATTATTTGTTGCGGTTGCTAGATCAGGAACCGGAAACAGAGTAATGACAAGTTCAGATGGTATTACATGGACTTCAAGAACATCTGCTTCTGATAATAATTGGTCAAGTGTTACTTATGGACAAGGAGCGAATATTCCGAATGGTTTATTTGTTGCGGTTGCTAATTCTGGAACAGAAAACAGAGTAATGACAAGTCCAGATGGTATTACCTGGATGTCAGAACAATCTGCTTCTGATAATTACTGGACAAGCGTTACTTATGGACAAGGAACGAATATCCCGAATGGATTATTTGTAACGGTTTCTTCTAATGGAAGAGGAAACAGAGTAATGACATCATCAAGAGCAAAAGCAACAGTTCAAGTAAATAATAAAATGGATATAAAATCATTAACTTTAATAGAAATACTGGAAGGTGAATTTATTTTGGAAGATTATAGAGAAGGAGGATTTACTATTACTACATCAAAACCAAAACCTCCAATTATATTTGAAAGAATAACACTTTTTTATACAGCAAAGGATTTTAAAGAATTGGGAATAAGTGCGTCAAAATTAAAGGAAAAAGGATTTACTGCTACAACATTAGCACAGACATTTGGGTTTTCTAAAGATGAATTAATTGAGGCTGGGTTTTCTAAAGATGAAATTGAGGAATTATTTAAGAATAATCAAAAAATATAAGTTATTGTTCTTTTATCCACTCGGTGACACTTTTGAAATCAGTCGGGCTATCTTTTTCGCACACAATAAGATGAGAATTGTCTGTCGATACACTACCTGAACCTAACATCCACGTACCACTTAACTCTCCACTCATAAGTTTGAATTCGTATTTTGCGGGTTCAATTAAAACATATCGGATTAACTGGGTATTGATTACACATTTACTTAGCTTCAAAAATCGTGACATAATAGTATACATTGTATAGTATTATGTGTTTAAGTTCTTTATAAAATATTAAACCGATAACCCGTTATAAAATATTAAAAAAAGATATAAATATATTTTGACAAGATAAACTAACAAATTTATAAGATGTCCAAAATTGTAACCAAAAAATCACTAATTATCGTTGAATCACCGGCCAAATGTAAGAAAATAGAAAGCATTTTGGGACCCGGTTATAAATGTATTGCTTCATTTGGTCATCTGAGAAATATACCCGATTTGAAGTCCATTGAGATTGAAAATGGGTTCGCAATTACTTACTCAATCATCCAAGAAGCCATTAAATTGAAACAGATTGAGAAAATCAGAAAGGAAATATTGGACGCAGATGAGGTCATATTGGCGTCAGATGATGACCGAGAAGGTGAAAGTATTGCCTGGCATATTTGCCAACTCTTCAGTTTACCAGTAGCCACTACAAAGCGCATTATTTTCCACGAGATCACCGAGCCATCCATTTTGTCGGCAATTATCCATCCACGCACTATAAATATGGACCTTGTTCAAGCACAACAGTCACGACAAGTCTTAGATTTGTTAGTTGGTTTCAATATAACTCCTCTATTGTGGAACAATATTGCCAAACAACACAAGACGAGTTTGTCTGCTGGTAGGTGTCAAACACCAGCATTAAGACTCGTATATGAGAACTATTTGGATATACAGGCTTCACCTGGACAACTCGTCTACAATATATCTGGCTACTTTACAAACCTAAATTTACTCTTTGATCTTAATAGGTCTATAACAAGCAAAGAAGAGGTTAAACAATTCCTTGAATATTGTGCTAGTCCAGACATTAAATATATATGTAATGTTTCTAGTCCAAAGAAGGTAATTAAGAAATCACCGGAGCCCTTAACCACATCTACTTTACAACAGCTGGCATCCAATGAACTACATATGTCGCCTAAAGATACGATGAAATATGCTCAGCAATTGTATGAGAGTGGTTATATTACCTATATGCGAACTGATGTCAAAAAATATAGCAAGGAATTCATTGAAAAAACATCCAAATACATTGTCACGACTTATGGACAACCATATGTAAGTCAAGCCTTGGATAATATTACACTGGACTTAAACGAAGTGAATTTAAACGAAGTGAATTTAAACGAAGTGAATTTAAACGAAGTGAATTTAAAGGAAGATACAACAACTAACAAAAGAGTAACAAAAAAATCAATAAAAGATAGCATTCCGAAACCACAAGGCGCACACGAAGCAATTCGTCCCGTATCAATTACGAGTCGTTCTTTAACATTGGATAATTCCACGTCTGATTTACAGGCAAAAGCAGTGCGTTTATATGACCTAATTTGGACAAGATCAATAGAGTCGTGTATGCCATCCGCACAGTACACTGCTGTTGTAGCGACTATTAATCTAACCCAGTCAGATGTAAAGGATAAAAAATACGAAGACCATCATTTTGCTTGTAAAGCGGAACAAGTTATGTTCCCTGGGTGGCAAATTGTAACAATGAAACCGGTAATAAGTGATTCAAAAGAGGATAAGACATACAATTATTTTATTCATTTGAAGCAAGGAATAACGTTGAAATATAAAAAGATAGAAGCCAAGACTCTCCTCAAAGATCTCAAGTCGCATTATACGGAAGCCAGATTGGTCCAGTTATTAGAAGAAAAGGGTATTGGAAGACCATCTACATTTGCTTCTATTATTGACAAATTAATAGAGCGTAAATATGTTGAAAAGCAAAACGTAGAAGGCAAGCAAGTAGAATGTATAGACTTTGTGTTAGATGATACTAACAAAATAATAGAAACGGTGACAAAAAAAGAGTTTGGCAATGAAAAGGGAAAGCTAGTAATACAGCCGCTAGGCGTTATTGTTATTGAATTCCTTTTAAAACATTTTCCTACATTTTTTGAATACACTTACACCAAAGATATGGAAGATGAACTAGATAAAATTGCTTCTGGTCAAGGAAAGTGGACAAGTGTATGCTCAACGTGTCATAATGATCTAATACAAATAATAGACGGACTCAAAGACCTAAAAAAGTTTGAGATCCGAATTGACAACGAATATTCTATTATAATAGGTAAATATGGACCAGTAATTAAGTTTACAGATTCAAAAGAAACTAACAAAGATAAAATAAAGAAAAACGCTACGTTTATACCGGTTAAAAAGAGACTAGATATTAAACTGTTGTTAGATTTTGAAGAACAAAATGGTCGCCAACTAACACTAGATGATGTAATGGACAAAGTCAAGTCTAGTCAAGATTCCATTGGTAAATACAAGGGTCAAGACCTATTTATAAAAAATGGAAGATATGGCATTTATGCGCAGTGGGGCGCAAATATGAAATCATTAAAAGAGATGGATAAGCCAATTGATAAACTAGAATATTTGGAGGTTTTAACATTCCTGGAAAAGGATAATTTGTTAGATCCATCAAAGCCAGTCGGACTAGTAAGAGAGTTGTCATCAAATTTAAGTATACGAACAGGTAAATTTGGTGATTATATTTTTTATAAAAAGCGAGGAGCAAAGAAACCCGAATTCCTCAAATTAAACGGTTTCAAAGATGATTACAAAAGTTGCGACAAAGGTCTAATTCTAAACTGGATAAAACAGACACATAATGCTGAATAAAAAAATAAACAATATAAAATCTAAGAAACAGTAGTATATTTCCTTTCGTTCTGCGGTCTCAAAATGGTGAATTCTAGCAAAAAAGACCAATCAAACAATCCAAAATCAACTTGCTGTCCATTATGATACCGCAACTTTAATTTGAGCTTGCGTATTCTTTCGGCTGGAGGATTGAAATACTTATATGGGTACTGGTCAGTGTCAAACCACTGACTAAGAGGAGTTGCTGGTACAGGTATTTTAGCAAAGGCAGAATTAACACGTCCATTTGTTTGATTCGTATGAATCGTAAATTCAGAAAGATTGTATGGACTTGTTTCATCAATACAATTGAATCCGTCAATTTCTAAATATATAAAGGCGGGTCCCATACAATTTATTTTAGCAGGAGCTTGTAAATAATAAACAGTTGCTCCAGGCAATGTAGGGACAAGCCAAAACCCCTCATCACCAATTGTAACAAATCCATAATAAAATCTAGGCACATCTCCCTCAATATTTACATCAAGATTGCTATTATTTTTTTGTATTGTGTTGTAAATAGTTTGTTGATTTGCTTGTATTTGAGCAGCAGATAATGCTTCAGCAGGACATCTAGTGAATCCTAAATATGCCGGTAATCCCCAAGCAGAAAAATCTGGTAACGTGTTTTTTCTAGAACATTGAGAATTAATTATTTCACTGACTAACAACTGATCTTGGTTATTTGTTAGTAAAAACTGGTCAGCATTGTTTCCAAACCATAGTCTTTGTCCAACAATATTATAAACAATAGCAAAACGATTGTATCCACCAGCGGCTTTAAGTAAAGGCACCGCAAAATTATATGCGGCGTTTTCAGTAAAGTAATTATTTAAAAAATTAGTAATAACAGCATTGAATTTGTTAGTTAATTCAATACCCATTTGCTGAGGAGTATAAAATCCAGTCTCAATAAGAATTATATGTTCAACCTTAATATTATTATACAAGGCGGTAAATATGGCTTCAGTTAATGGGTCAGAATAAGCGTGGTCACCTGGGTTATACAATGTTGTAAACTGAAATGACATACCAATATTGAAATTTAGTGGTGAAAAAACATTATAATTGGCGGGAAATGCCCATTGAACCATTGTTGCTGATTGAACATTGCAATAATCTTGAGGTAATTCAATCTCAAACTCACTGGATCTAGGATATCTTATTATGTCACGGTCCTCTGAGTGAATAGATACATATTTTTTATCAATATAATATTGATTTGAATTGGGGATTAAAGGATGAGATGATGATAGATTAAAACTACTCATTTATATATTAATGAGTATAATTATTTTTATATAAATATTTCATTAATATATAATATACAAAGATGTCTGGATACCAAGCTTTAAATGCAAATTATGGTGGAAGACAACCAAATGAAACAGCCTATATTAAAAATTTTAATAATGGTTCTGACCCTACTTTATGGACTTTACGAAAATATAATTATAAGGGAGCAAGTAAACTAGTAATTTTGCCTGTAAGTGCTAGGGCTGATAATGTGTATATACCAGGAGATTTATTTGTAGATGGTAGCATTGTTAATCCATCTGATATAAATTTGAAAGATAATATAGTGGAAATATCAAGTGAACTAACAGACAACCTTATAAATTTGAAGCCAGTTCAATACACATATAAATCAGATAAAAAGGAAGACAAGCAAATCCATTATGGTTTTATTGCTCAAGAACTAGAAACAGTTTTTCCAGAATTGGTTGTTACAAAGCCAGATATAAGTAATAGTGATCATATAAAGGCTATTAATTATTTAGAAATAATACCCTTGTTAGTTGGTAAGTTACAAAAGATGCAAACCGAAATAGATAATTTGAAAATACAAATACAAACTATTACAAAGGATGAATAAATAATATACATATTTATATAATGGACCCTATATTAGCTAAAAATCTCGCAAATTTTTTGTATGCGATCTTAATAGCAACAATTATAAGTATTTTTTGTACAATGAGTATTAGTGGTAAAAGTGCTATTGAATCGCTGATTGCCGAATATTCGGTGATTGAAGGCGTTATTTTGTTACTTACTGTCTTAATGACAATAAATATTAGAGCAGGGAATGTTAGTTTGTTTACATTTAGTTCATTTATTACGTTGTTTCCTTTTGTCCTGTTATTATTTATTATAGGATTATTTATAGCTCTATTATCAATATATTTTAACCGGATCGCAGACAATAAAGTGTCGCCTTACTATACATCATTTTCAACAACATTAGTAGGGCTGTTAATAGCGCAACTGATGTTGTTAGTTGGTTCTGTGGCAAAAGACCCTACAAATCCAGTAATTAACAAGAAGACATTCTCAATCTTGATGCTTCTTGGTACAATAAATTTAATTGTAGTGATAACTTTAGGCGTTATATTGAAATTTTATTCTACGGATTGTTAGAATAACATACCGGACTGTTAGTTAGACTACACTTTGATAAATTTATATGTTAGTCCATAATTAATATCGTTCTCCCATATTCCCGCTATTTTTAATAAAAATGTGTTATTGTTTTTTTCTATGTTATCAGAAAAAATCTTTATATTGCCGCTCCTAATCTGCTCAAAAATTTTGGATTGAGGAGTCTTATTTTTTATATTAATTTTTCGCAAAATGTTATTTTCTATATTGCGAATTTTTTCAATCATATTGATATGTGTTTTAATGTCAAACGAACATTTGTATTTATTAAAATATTTTTCAATGGATAGTTGATTGATGGTAATAGATAAATAAATTCCATTTAAAATAAATAGTGGTGTAGAGTAGAGTATTCTTATAAAGTTACCATCGGTCATAATGTTGTTTTTAATTGGATCGCAAAAATACACACTGTCTTCATTGTATTGTTCTATTGTTTTTACTATATTCATTTTTGGTATAGAATTATATAAATAGAGTAATTTGTTTTTATTCTGTTTATCAAGAATATAATTAAATAGTAAAAAACATAAATAAAGAATGTTTGCCAGTATTATAATACACATCATATGAAATTTCTAGAAACCCATTTTGAAGACTACATTAGTACAACCAATAAGTATAATTTACACCCCAAGTTACAAAAAACAATCAATAAATTTCCATCAAATCTTGGCAAATTGGGCAATCTAATCTTCTATGGACCCAGTGGGGTCGGTAAATACAGTCAAATGTTACACGCAATCAAAAAATATAGTCCCTCAGAGCTCAAATATGAGAAGAAATTGAGTATTGTATTTAATAAGCAGACCTATTTTTTCAAAATCAGTGATATACATTATGAAGTGGATATGTCACTGTTAGGTTGTAATTCCAAATTATTATGGCACGACATTTACCAGCAAATTGTAGACATTATATCGGCAAAAAATGAGAAATCGGGTATAATTGTCTGTAAGGAATTCCACAACATTCATAGTGAGTTATTAGAGAACTTCTATAGTTATATGCAGGAGAACAATTCGTCAGTAATTAGCATCAAATTTGTAATACTAACGGAAGAAATTAGTTTCATACCTGACAGCATTTTGAATTGCTGTGAAACGATTCATATTGCGCGACCTACTAAAATCGCTTATACGAAGTTTTCCGATGAAAAGCTGCCTACAGATATGAAGGTTGAGAATATCACAAATATCAAGAATTTAAGGGCCAATTTAAGTGGCAATACAAATACAAATACAAGTGGTAATGATAATGTTAATATTAACATTAAGGAGATGATGTATCCTTATAAAATAATTTGCGATAAAATAATGAAAGAAATGGTCAACATAGATGAGCTCAAGTTTTTGAAGTTTCGTGATCTATTATATGACATTTTTATTTACAACCTGGACATCACTGATTGTATATGGTATATAGTGACGACACTAATACAACAAAAGAAAATACATCAACCCAATATATCACAACTGCTGTTAAAAACATATATATTTTTGAAATACTATAATAATAATTACAGGCCAATTTATCACTTAGAGAGTTATTTGTTTTATTTAACAAGTATTATCCATGGATACAAATAAAAAAGAAAATAATGACAATAAAGATGATGATGAACCAATGAATATTAAAATAGCTTTGGATTTGTTAGATATAAAAGACATCAAACTAACAAATTTAACAGCTGAATATGTAAAACGAAAATATCATAAGATGGCGTTGAAATGGCATCCGGATAAAAGGGGTAATACAATTGAAGCAACAAAGAAATTCCAACGAATCAATGAAGCCTATACTTATTTGATTAAAGAATTAAAGGAACTAACAACCAACAATGATTCCAGTTTTACCGATTTTGTTAGTTCATCTGATTCCAAAGATGATAAAAATATGTATACTTCATTGTTATCCGTTTTCATTTCCAATATAATGAAGACAACTACCGAATCACCAATAATGAAAGAGGTCTTAACCAAGATTATAAAAGATATTGTAATAAATGGAACCAAAGTAATTTCGTTAAAACTCATAGACGATCTAGATAAGGATAAATCAATTGAACTATACAGTTTCTTGTGTAAATACAAGTCAATATTACATATTGACAATGAAACCTTGGAACTTGTTAGTTCATTGATTAAAGAGAAGTATAAAAATGATAGTGTTTATGTATTGAATCCAAGTATAGATGATTTATTGGACAGCAATATATACAAACTGTATATAAATAAGCTGCTATTTTTGGTTCCACTTTGGCACAATGAAATGTATTTTGACGACACAATGGGTAATGATATTATCGTGTTATGTAAGCCCGAGTTGCCTGAAAAAATGACACTGGATGAAAACAATAATTTATTTTACAATTTGTTAGTTCCTTTTGAAAAAGAGATGATGATTTCTGAATCATTTTTAACAATACAAATTGGCAAACGAACTATTCAGATCCCTTTGAATAAATTATATATAAAACAAGAACAAACCTATGTTTTCAAAGGTCAAGGTATACCTAAAATTATAGAGGATGATGTATATGATGTTAGTAGCAAAGGTGACATTATTATTACGATCCGGTTTCAATAATAATTCAATAAATAAGTATTTTATTATTGACTTATAAAACAAATGGAAAAAATATGATAATCTTAATTGATTATCATATTTTATTTTTTAAATTAATTAATTAAATTATATAAAACATATACATTTTTATATTTTTATTTTAGTCGCTTCTTAAAGCTTTAAATCACTCAATGATAAATCATTTTATGCGTCAGTCTTCTTCCTGACAATCTTCTTCTTAGCCGGTTCCTCAACCTTTTCTACAACAACAGGCTTTTCAACCTCAACTACAGGAGCCTTTACAACTACAGGAGGCGCCTCCTCCTCTTCCTCATCTGAGTCCTCAACAATCGTCGCAACAGCTCCATCCGGGTCAATGTCATCGTGCTCAACAGGAGGCAGTGCCTTCAACTTCTCCTTATCAGCAGTCTTCAACTTGATGAAGCAATGTCCCTCCATAGACACCTTAGGCTTCTGGACAATAGCCTGCTTCAAATTCCAAGTAATAGAGAACTTGCCATTTACAAACCAGATACCACCGCATTGAATCAAGCAAATCACGTGAGTCTTGGGCTTTAAGAAATCAAGAGGTGACATAGAACTAGAAGTCTTGCCACTTACATACAAAGGCTCACCCTCCTCGTCATAAATCTCAGACTTCCAAACACCCTTCCAGCAAGGCACCTTAACAGTAAGAGTAGGCGACTTACTGACATCAGGCTCTTGAGTACCCTTAAACTTGGGATGTCTGAGCATCACGTTGAACTTCTCATCAATGATCTCAGGATTGGTAATAACCTTTCCAAACCACTCCTTAGAATTCGCAATCGCATCAGCCTTGATCTTAGCCTCCAAAGCACGCATACTTCTCAAGAAAGCCTCGCAATCCGCATTAGGAAAGTCAGAACTTGGAAATTGAAGACTCATAGTGTACTTTCCGGTAGGCTTCTTTGTCGTATCAACACCCTCTTGCGCACCCCAAGTCAATATAAGAGGACTTGAAATCGTAAGAGACTCCTTAAAATATTTATTATAAACGTTTACAACCTTGCCACCAGACTCGTGTGCCTTAGGCGCAGAGTAAGAGAAGCACTCAGTATTAATATTAGTTCCGTCAATGATCGCGTCAGCCATTCTATCTATTTATAATTATATTTATGTACTTTATCTTTAAATCAATTTTTTTTAAAACAAATAAATCGGCTAGGAAGACCCCCTTTAACAACCAAATTATTTTTTGTAACGTCATTTATCAGTTACAAATTAAAATAAAACCTAATTTTGTTAGTTCAATGATATAATATTTAGTAAAAAACAATACAAAAAGATTTCCTATATATAATATATTACGAATACAATTATGAATACAAATATAAATACGAATACAATCGTTCAAAACAACCAAAAAATAGAAAAAATAGAAAAACAAGATAAAATGGATGAATACATTGATATTATATCAAATAAATGCGCTGACAAAATACCATCTTTTAAAGTGAAAGAGAAGATCAATGATGATGATATTAGTATTCCAAAGTTTAATGAATACACCTTACTGTATAAAAACAATTACAGTGTTAGTCAATTAAAGACAATCGCAAAAAATTACAAGTTAAAAGTAACTGGTAATAAACCGCAATTGGTATCCCGTCTATTTTCATTTCTATTTTTGTCACACGCCATATTAAAAGTTCAAAAAAGGTTTAGAGGTCATTTGCGTCGCCGATATAATAATTGCCACGGCCCGGCAGCAAAAAAACGTGCCTTATGTACCAATGACACTGATTTTTATTCAATGGACGAACTTAATGATTTGCCAATAGAACAATTTTTCAGTTTCAAAGACGAAGATGGGTTCATTTATGGCTTTGATTTGTTGTCAATTTACAACCTGGTTTATAAATGCAATGGTGTAATAAGAAATCCGTATAACAGACATCCAATTAGCAGTAAAGTAATAGACAATTTAAAGCTGTTACTAAGACTAAGTAAGCTTTTTAAAATACAAATTTGTACCGAGATAAAAGACATAACATTGGAAGTGTCTTGTAAAAAGTCACTTGAATTAAGAATATTAGCGCTATTCCAAAATATTGATGCTTTAGGAAATTATTCAGACTCAAAATGGTTTCTGAATTTGAACCGCAATCAGTTGGGCAGATTAATAAGAGAATTAATTGATATTTGGGCGTATAGAGCAAACTTATCCGAGGACATTAAGCGCGAAATTTGCCCACCAGTCGGAAACCCATTTGGACGCTTATCAAGTTTTAGTCAATTACAACATAGTGATAATTTAGATGATATCAGAAAATATGTATTGGAAGTTTTAGAAAAGTTTGTGAATACAGGTGTAAATCGTGATAGTAAAAGTTTAGGCGCTTATTATGTTTTGGGTGCGCTCACTTTAGTAAGTGTGGAAGCAGCAACAGCGTTACCTTGGTTGTATCAGGCACTCAATTACATTCAACCGTAAAGAAAGAACTAACAGTTATAAATAAAAATAAACTAACAAATTTAATTAAATTTAATAAAAATTTAATTAAAATCCATATAATTTCAAATATTTAGGAGATCATTTTTCATTTGTACATTATAAATTTCATTTATATATTTATGTATTCGTTCAAAAACGCATTTTTATCCCATATTTTTACATTCCAGACCTTATTCAATCAGAATTTATTTCAATTATTGTAAATAATATATATTAAGCGCTAAACCATTTAAAAAGAACTTGATGTAGTATAGTATAATAAGATGCCCAAACAGGTAAAGAAGAACTCCACTGAGGTCGCTGAGACCATTACTGCTGCCCCTACTACTAGTCCCGCTGTCGCCGTTGAGGCAAAGGCACCTAAGGCCAAGGCCGTCAAGAAGGTTGCTGAGCCCAAGCCCGTTGAGGTCAAGGTTGAGACCACCACTACTACCGCAAGTGCCGTTGATGATGCTACTGCTGTTACCCCCGCTGTTGAGGATGTTGAGGCCGCTATCGCTGCTAAGTCCGCTGAGTTTTCTGCTAAGCTCAACCAGCTTGGTTCCCTAATTGCCTCTCTTAAGACTGAGTACAAGTCTATGGAGAGACAGTGGACCAAGGACCTCAAGGCTGCTCAGAAGGCATCCAAGAAGGGAAAGAGGAAGACTGGCAACCGTCAGCCCTCTGGCTTTGTTAAGCCCACCAAGATTTCCGATGAGCTTGCTAAGTTTTTGGAGAAGCCCACTGGCAGCGAGATGGCCCGCACTGATGTGACTCGCGAGATTAACAAGTACATCCGCAGTCACAATCTCCAGGACAAGGACAATGGTCGCAAGATTAACCCTGATGCCAAGCTCCAGTCCCTCTTGAAGCTCAAGAAGACCGATGAGCTCACCTATTTCAACCTCCAGAGATATATGAGTCCTCACTTCGCTAAGAGTGCTGCTGCCGTTGCTGCTGCTGCTGCCGCCACTGCTTAAAGTGTTAACGACTAAATAAAAACGAAGTTTAAAGGTGACCAAATAAAGTGTTAACAACTGAATGAAAACGCAATAAAAAACCAAATGAAAAATAAATAAAACATGGGTTCTCGAGTGGTCAAAGAGGCAAGGCTTAAGATCTTGTGCGTAATGCTTCCAGGGTTCAAATCCCTGCCTATGTATTTAATAATAAAATTTTATTATATAATTTTATTATTCTTTTTTCCATATAAAATTGCCAGCAATATATGTACCTTGTCTTATTACTTTTCCAATTGTTGATTTAGGTATTCCAGTTTGCCTTGAAGCTTCATTGATGCTTTCATATTTCTTAATTATTTCATTATGTATACTATATTGAATTACTTTTTTTCCTAATACAGTTGACATTATATTTCTATGTTTTGTTATATTATCATTGTTATTAAAATATGTAGTGACTATTTCCTTTATTTTTGTCTTTGTTTCTTCAGTTTGATTTTTTCGTTTGTTCACCTTCACCGCATTTTTCCATTTTTCTGAGGTTTTCATTCCATTTTTTATTTTTTCTTTAACGCCTTCATTATTCATTATTATTTTATTTCTAATTGATACTTCATTTTTAAGATCTGGATTTTCTAAATATCTATTTTTCATTAATTGACTTATTTTATTTATAGTTTCTTGACTATGTTTTTTTCCATAAAATCCTCCTCCTTCTCCTCCTGAAGATAAATTATATCCATTTGGTGCCATTGTGTTATATTTTTTTATATAATCCATTTCATATTTATATCTATCTTCATCAAAACAGATAATTAATACTGTAAACGTAAAATTTTCAATACCATATTTTTTTACAGCATCTTGAAGAGCAGGACAACCAATATTTTTTTGAATTTTACTTTTATGTTCATTCCATCTTAATAAAGGATTTGATTTTTTTGTTTCGCCAATATAACATTTATTTGTTATTAAATTTTTTATTTTGTATATATAACCCATTTTATATTATTAATTATATTTTAAATTTATGTATAATTATTTTTTACAAAAAAATAAAAATATATTAAGTACTAAATAAAATACATATTCTTTCATAAATATGAAGCCCTCCTCGCACATAATATTATCCTGAATACTTTTTCCATAATTCCTACAAATAATTAATGAGTAGAAAATAGAACAGTCCGGACTTTTCCCTTACCCTCAAATGGTTTTTCATCATTAAAATAATTTATTACAAGCTTTTTGAAATTTTTAAATATTCCAGTAGCGCCAGTTATAGCGAATTCTTGAGATTTAACTGTAGTTTCAGAAGTAGTGCCACTATCTTCATAATTTGCTACAGCCTGGATCAAATCTAAACCTCTAGTTATACAAACAGTTTCATTATACATATTCTTATCAAAAACACCATTTGCCCGTGTTCTTATACCTGTAAAAGATATAATATCTTTAGTGTACCCTGAAAAATCCTTATTACTCATATACCTATTTCCGATTCCACTATTTGTTACAGGATCAGTAACAAAATTGGTTGTAGACTTATTTGGTCTAGAGTCGGTTGGTGATACATCTAATCTGTAGTATAATGTCATAGTTTCATCAAGTTCCTTAGCTTCCTGTTTTTTAGGAAAAAACGCATTCACTCCTTGTATTAAAAGAGTACTGATTAAATCAGTAACAACTTTTACTTCGTTGGACGAAGAAGAGCAATGATTCATATCACCTGGCATCTTTATATTCATGACTAATATTATTATTTTTACAAAAAAATGATTGTCTTACAAGTAAATAAAATACTTATTCCTTCATAAATATGAAGCCCTCCTCGCGCATAATATCTTGAATACACTCGGTCATAATTGGTCCATTTAAAATCTTAATACTATTAAACGCGTCCAATTTATTACTTGTGTTTGTAGACAAGTCAAACATTGTATTTATTTTTTTTAATAATTCCAGGTCAGATACATATTCACTATTTGTTTGAAGCCATTCATAGAATGTATTAGAATTAGAACTATTTGATGATTTATATTTGTTAAATAATTTTAGAGTATTATGTAGATTTATATTGTTTCCACCTTTTCCACCTTTTCCGCCTTTATTTCCGCTTTCGCTTAAATTCGTATTCGCGTTGATATTATAATCAGTCCCGGACAAAATACAGATTTCTCTAAATTCTTGTTGGTTAAGAGACAGCTCTTCTAAAATGCCTTTCATATGATAAAGTACAACACTGTGATTCATCAAACTGAAATATCGCAACACTCGCGGGCAGCCATATACAAATAGATCCATATCTTCCGAAAGACACGCCCAGACCTTCTTTTTTAGAACGAGCAGTGCACACAATTCATCGGCTTCGCCGGGGGCGTCGTAATAGGTCGCACCATAAGCCCTTATCAGCTCCTTTACGCTCTCTATTTTGTCCTTGTTAATGTTGATGAACTGCTTCTTTAATTGGTCCATTGTTGCTACGATTTCTTGTTTTTCACTGTCATCAAAATCATCATTGTTATCTAGGCTTTTTTGTAACTTTTCGTATTCTTTTTTTGCTTCTTGCTTGTCTTCTTTACGCTTCATTAATAATTCCTTTTTTTCAGGCGGTGGTTTGCCATCAAATATGAAAATGGGTATTATATTATGGTGTCTGAAAATAGACAACATTAAATATATATTCTCTAGTAACATATTGTCGCCTTCGTATTTGTATAAATAAATGCTAATATCAACGGCAATCCGCTTGCCTTCTAGATCCGCTGTATTTAATACACGGATTGATTCAGTGCATTTATCTCTCAAATGTTTGTTTAAATGTCGTATTCCCATTAGAAAGTATAGTGGTGTAGGTTATAACCGTTTATTTTCAGATTTATTCAAAATCAATTTTTTATATATTTTAGCTCAAGATTTTAGCTCAAGATTTTAGCTTAATTATATAATATAAACTATTTAATTATATAAATGACAAGTCAAACAATTACTATACCAACCCAACCGCAGGCAAATGAACCATTTACAATACATTACAATAATCCTAGTTATGTACCAACTTACAGCACAACGGCAAATACAAATTTTGTTCTAAAAAATACAAATGGCAATACAGTGTCTAGCGTCTTTGTAAATCCTACTTATGGTGTCTCAATATTGGGTTCACATAACCCTCCCCCTGCCAGTTGTTCTACTCTAATTCACGATTCGCAATATAATTATTATTATACTAACAATATCAGTTTTTTTTTCAATGCTGGCACTTACTATGTTTATAGATTTAATCAAACACTAGGACAAGAAGATATATTTATTAATGATGTTGCCTTAACAAATGAATGTCCAATTGGTTTAGCAATTGATAATTTTGGATTCTTTTACGTGGCATTGCAGACCACAAGTAAAATAAGACGTTATAATCCGTCAATTTATTCATTCGGTAATCCAATTACATCTGGAACTACAATTATTTCTTCAGGAATAAACGGTCCTTGTGGTTTAAAATTTGATTCAAATAATCATTTATATGTAACAAATAGGGTTGGCAATAATGTACTAAAATATGATATATCTAATCTAGGTTTGCCAATACTTCTTCAAACAATTACATCAGCGCAATTTGACCAACCTCTTGCAATAAATATAAATTCTATTGGTGAATTATTTGTTTCTAATTTATATAACAATCCTTCTTTTACAAATTGTTATTTATTTAAAATAAATACTACCACATATACAGCAACTATTGTAAATAATATACTTCAAAGACAATCGTGTAATATGGTTTTTGACATTGATAATAATATATATTTACCTGATTTCAATCTTGTTGGAATATATAGAGTTAATTATGGCACTGTATCTGTAGTTCCTTGGACAAGCACATTTGAAAATTTATATGGTACAGTTGGTCCAAGTATGCGTATGGGTGGTATTGATATGACTTTATATAATAATTTGGTAATAATTAGAACAAATCCAGGTATTTCAATTGACTTGAAATATCTTACATATACCTTTAATAATGTTATTTTACCCAGGGGTAACAATTTACTTACATTGTATAATACAACAACAGATATAGTAGTAACAACCCTGACAGTTTTTGTTGACGGTGAACCAATACCACCTGGTCCTGATCCAGTAATTTGTTTCAAGGAAGGGACTAAAATCTTATGCCGGATAAATGGCAAAGATGTATATATTCCAATTGAATATATTGAAGAAGGTATACTGGTTAAGACCTATAAACACGGTTACAAAAAATGTAAATTTAATATGAAGGAACAAATTAAAAATACAAAGGAACATAGTATAAATAATCTTTATCGCCTCTCACGAACTAACAATAATGAACTATTTGAAGATCTATATATTACTGGTAGTCACGCTATGTTGTATGATAATATTTCAGAAAGGGAAGAAGAAGCAATGAGTAATTTATTGGAAACATATAATAGTAAATTTGATATACAAATAAGCAATAAAATAGATGGTAAACATAAATTAATAGCATATTATGACAATACATTTGTAGAAGTTAAACAGGATATTGTTGTTAGTATATATCACTTGGTTTTGGAAAATGAAAACAAATATATTAATTATGGAATTTATGCGAATGGCGTTTTAACTGAATCAATTGATGAAGTCAATTTGTTGCGTTATTATTTTAATGATGTTGATGAAAAAATATCTCTAATTAACGTAGCTAAAATTAATAAGAATACCTTGAATAATGTCTTTATAAATAAAGGTTCAATAATGAATATAAATAAAAACCCTCCCAAAATTGGATCTAAATTAACAAATAAACTAACAAATTTCAAATAATCACATTAATAAGTATTGGTATTGTGTAAAAAATTGATATTAAAACAAGTTACAAATTTGTTAGTATAAATATAATCATACTAACAAAATGGAGACAAGAAGTCAAACTAACAATAATAGAACTGCGTTGTATGAAGTCAATATTGACTTTGATGAAGCATCTGCTTTATGGCGTGAAAATAAGAAACAAATCAGTCCAGGTCATTTTAAATATATATGTACGGTTGTAAAAAAGGACGGCACCAAGTGCGGTAATTCTTTAACAAAGAATAGTGACTATTGTTGGGGGCACAGAGGACACAATAAAGATAAAGAAAAAGATAAATAAAACCTTTAGAAACTAACAAAAATTTATATCATAATAATATATATAATATAAATGGAAAAAAGCAGAAGTAGAAGTAGAAGTAAAAGCAAAAGTGGAAGTAGAAGTGCTAACAGTAAAAGCGCAAGTCTTAGTGGTAGCAAAAGCAGAAGCAGTAGCAGAAGGTTGAGTCTTTCTTTTAGCAAGATAAAAGCAAACTGTAGTGCGGAAAAATTACTAGCATTCTCCAAAAAGCATTATACTTACATTAATCAGATATTTGGTGATGCCAGTGTCAGGAGAATCATTGAAGAAGAATATCCTACAACTTGGGAATTCAAAGTTGCCAAAGCTGGACCTGAATTCGGTAATTCTTTTCATCACACAGTAAGAGACCGTGAAGATCCTCAACTTATTGTTTGTAGTGGAGTAGATGGAGTTCAAGATTTAAATAAAAACGTAAATGACACTCTTTGTCAATCATATTCGTTAATGAATTTTTTTGAAATACCAATCCAATTATCTGAGGAAAAGGGAAAACTAAAGCAAATTTATCACGAAACAAATCAGAAGGCAATGATACAAATGTATCGTGACCTTCTTGACGGCAATATAGAGAATTATGAAGGCATTGATTTTAAGGAAATACTAACAAATGAGATATTAAGTGACAAAAGAAACAAGAAATTATGGCGAAATTTTGTCACTGGAAAAGGAAATCTTAATATGGACCCTGAAGTTCTTTTCAAAAACATTGAAGATACTCTGGATGAATGGGAAGAGTTTGGTTATTGGTTTTTTATTGGAAAAGGCGAGTGTCCAACACATAGCACATATAGCGCCGAAATGAACTATTTAAAAGATAGGTCTACAGACGTGTCCAATGAACATTATGAGAAATATAATATGGGTGTAGAAGATGTCAATGTCAGACCTAGATCCAACCCAAAACCGAAATCAAAGTCCAATTCTAATTCTTCTAATTCAAAGTCTAAAACCAAAAAACGCGGCCAAAGTGTACGAGAAAGTCAAACTCAAAGTGTAAGACAAAGCGCACGTCAAAGCGCACGACTTAGTCAAAGCCAAAACCCTTAATTCAGCTCACACAAAGTCATACGCAAGTTTTTAAGTAAATATAACCCATATTTGCTCCTTTTATTTTTATTTGTTTGATTTTTAACATTGGTTAAGAGATCCTCTGTACACTCAATATTAAATAACAATTCTGGTGACTTATATCGCTGTTCAATAAACTTACAAAAATGTCTTTGGTTAATATCCGTCTTTTTAAATTGTAAAAATGTGTCGTTATTGATCTTACACCAGAGTAAAAAATCCTCATAACTATTCATTAAAATTGTTGTTACAATATAATACGCCAGAACATTCGTATTTTCCTTATACAACGTGCGTCTTATGGAATCAGCGTGAGTTTTTTTTTTAATTAATAAGTTATATTCAAGGTCCATAAAATCAAGAACTTTAACCATCTGATAAAACGAGAAAATGCGTTCAAAATTCAAAAAGAACTCGGCATTTGTTAGTAGCTCATTCATATTATATTTCTGTCTGGCATTGCTATAACTACAAAAGACGACATTCATAATTCGTGCCCAGAATTCAGTATATGCTTCATATAGGTTGACCTCCGATTTCACTGGGAATAAACTTAGAATCTTACTCTTACAATTTGTATTGTCCATATCAGAAAAATCTAAGCCAAAATTGTGCATTGACTCGTGAAGCAATACTTTGAACCACTCTTCCATACGGTAAACAACAATCTCTGCGTTTGGTTGACAAGTCCGCGTAAAGCCCGTATTTATATTGGGTTCCGAAAGAACTTCAATGTTTGATAAAGGGAGCTGCTTGGTTAAAGATGTATGATAAATGAAAAATGTTAGTTCGCCAGAGCATCGCTTGGATGCGTGCTTATTCACAATATACAGCCAATATAAAATATAATCAACGTATCCATTGTATTTTTTAATACGTGAGTCAATTCCCGATGTCTCTATTATAAAATGAATTGTAATTTTTCGGTCATACATATTAAATGAGTAACTAACAGAACTCAGACAATTCTCATCAATTGTCTTTCTAACAATGTCAGGAAATCCATTGACACTAAATGTGGTCGGTTTAGGAATCTGTTTCACGTGTTCAATGACAGTTATTCTAGGATTATAGAATGCGCTCTTTAGTCGTTGCTTCTCCGCATTAACAAATTCAACGCCTTCTAACAACTCTTTAAAAATGCCTTCTAATATGTTATCAGTATGCTTTGATTGTTTAACGGGTTCTAAACAATTATTTTCAACAAAAAATGACATCAACTTATGACTTTCAAATGTTATTTTCATATTACTTAATACCTAATATATTAATATAATAAATACTTATTATATTTTATTTATTTATAATATATAATACAATGGATACTAACAAAATTCTGCTTATAGTTTTGTGTCTTATTATTTTTATGGTTGTAATGAATAATATAGTTATTATTACGCCGACGCAATCACAAGTTGTTCCCGTTCCTGTTCCAGTTCCTGTTCCAGTTCCTGTTATTAAAAAACCGATTGGCGGCTGTGCTGGCACCAGATATGGATGTTGTCCGAATGGTACAACGCCGAAAGCAAATTTCTTGGGTTCAAATTGCTAGTCCACCTTTTCTAACGTAGTAAAGAAAGGTGGAGCCAAACAAAAAATTTATAAATATAAATATTACTTATAAATTATCATAGTTTATTGGTTGCTTAGTTTCTGTCGCAAAATCATCAAATCATCTTGTGTCTCTGGACTATGAGCTCTTACATATTGAACCAACTTAGCATTCTTTGTTTCAACCAGCGCTTGTTTTAGTTCAGGATGTTGTGTAAATTTGGCAATATTCGCTTTATTTAGTTCCTTTAACCCTCTGGTTTCAAAATCCGGGTCCTCTTTAATTGTAGATGATCTTAACAATTCACCCTTATATTTACCCGTTTTACTTCCAGCACCCTTTGCCATTTGCGGGTCTTTTGACGTATCTGTTCCCGAATCCAAAGAAAACGACAAATAAAAATTCTGATCAGGATTTCTCTTAAATTTAGACGCCTGATAATAATGCTCTACAGAAGCCCAAGTGTGGTTATCTAGAACAAAAGGTTGTACCCAAGCCCTGTCCAGTTTTTTACGCCAATCTACATTTTTCGCCAGTTGCGCAAACTGCTGCTCTAAATTAACAGGAATCTTTTCACCGGCACCTTTACCAGGCCTGCTTTTTTTATCTGAACGATTATTAAACATAAACACAATATTATCGTCATATAAGTTCATTATTTTTGCCTCACCCAGCTCGTCAAATGATGATTTTTGAATACCCATCCCTTTATCACTAGAATTCAAAGTTACAAAATCTGGAATATAAGTGTATACACCAGCATTGCGTTCCATACATTTATCCACAATCATATGCTTAATATCATAAGGAATCTCCTTGAACGAGAAAATCATCTTATGTTTGTAGCCAATTAATTTGTAATGGTCACCCGTGTGATCAATCATAATGTAATATTCCGGTTTGAATTCCTTACGCATTTCAATAAGCGGATCAACAGCATTTGGACATTGTAGCACATTGTTTATATCACCTCTACCATTGTCATATACGTCACTAGACAAAACAATAAATTTAAGATTCAAGATACGTTCTAAAGTATTCAATGTCCATTCGTCTCCCCAATAACTACACGTTCGCATAATCCGTTTCAAATCTTCCAAATTATTAACATCTTTCATAAACTTAACATCATCAATATTTTGTTTAGCAAAATCGTGTTCTGCTTTCAACCTCATATAAGCTTTTTGCGTCTCCTTTGCTTCATTCGCAATAATGAGTTGTTGGGTACGATCAATGGTGGACCCTAATTTCAATTGTAAACTGTCATATGTCTTTTTTAACCGGATAGACTCGGCTTTTGTTGCTGACAATTCATTGGAGTACATTAAATAACGCTGTTTGTATTCAGTATATATATCTTGCTTTACTTCATTCGCAATTTTATTTCTTAATTTACCTACGGTTGTGTCTTGACCAATACTTTGAAACGCGTCCCGAATAGTAGCAAATAAGCAATCACCATGTCCTTCATTATCAATGAGCGTATAGTTCTTGTTCGTCATAAATCGCTGAACCCAGTTGTCCTTTGTATCCTTGTGATACTTTTCACGAAAACTTTTGGCTTCTTTAGCAGTTTCTTGCTTCAACTTTTCCGGAAGATTCGCACTAACACGACCAGTAAAAACATCTCGTCTAATTTGAGGAATAAGTATTTCCGTAATAGTCGCAGCATTAGTGTCTACTTTTGAAGCAGCTTTAACACCTTTCTCTTTCTCTTTTTCTTTTAAAGTTTCCTTTTCCAAGTCCTTCTTCAAAAGCGTTTCATCTTCAGGAACAAGTCGTATTTTTTCAATCATATCTTTGGTGGCAAACGTGTAAAACAGTGGATCTGATAACCGAGTAACATCCAATTCTGAATCTTCATCTGTAAAATCCATAATGTTAGTTGATGGCACTTCATAAACACCAATTTGTATGACCTTGTTATTGTGTTTTACTAAATAAACTGGAAAATATGTGATATTTCTGTCGGCAAATGTATTTTTTGGCCCACCAATCGCAATAATCACTTCCAACCCTTTGGCTTCAATCTGATACAAATCACTTTCTCTTTCAAAATCAGCCTGGTCTACTCTTTTTAATTCTGGGTAACTAACACTGCTATCTATTTTAGATACAACCATTATTGTATATAAGTAATTTAGATTTAATATTTGGTTTTAGTTTATATTTAAAAAATCAACATTTAAATATAATTTTTAGGTCTAAGTCCATATAAGATACGGTTTCATTTTCGGGTCCATTTCAAGCTCCTTCATATAAGCCCACATTTTGTTGCGTTTGTTGACAATTTTAGAATTTTCAGGCTGTGCTTCAAAAAACACAATGGTTGTAACAATATCCTGTTTTTTACACTTGGAGCCTTTAACATTCTTAGCTAGGTCATAATACTGACATATTTTCATTAGTTCCTTAATTGTATGTGCGCTGTAATATGATTCTGGAACACCAATGTATAAATTCTTTTCATCAAAGTATGATAGTGTTAAAGACGGGGACGAAGTCGTCTTTTCAAAATCAAACTCGTAATCATTAAAATCATAATTAAAATCATCATTAGTATTATCATCTAATAATTCACCCATCATCTTATCAACATCGGTTAATTTATCACTGTTAGTATCTGGATTGTCTTCTACGATAAAAAATATATTATTATTGGTATCCATTTAATAATATATTAACACAATTTTTATTTATACTTGTTTTTATCAATATAACTAACAAATTATTGGTTTTTTATTTTAATATTGTGTTATAATAGATGGCTTCAATAAATGTATCAAAAGCTTTATCTGACCGGAAATAAAAAGAAACAATAAGTCTCTTACAACATTCAGTGGAAGCAATTTACGTCTTGGACCTAAAACAGTTGGAGTAATATCTGAATTAGAACGCGATGACTATATTAAAAAATTTGAAAATGTTTACGGAGCAAAAATACAGGAGCAAGCAGCTGGAACTGACACAGATGGTCGTGAATTATATAGTGTTGAAGAAATTAGAGTAAATCCAACAATGACATTTATGTATTTTATCGGACGTTTAAATCCGCCACACAATGGACATATTAGAGCATTAGTATCATTAATAGAAACAGCAAAAGAAAAAGGTTCAGTTCCATTAATATTACTTGGAAGTGGTCCAGGAAAAGCTAGAACTATGGATAATCCAATTGATTTTGAAACTAAGAAACAATTTATTGTAGATAAATTAGCATCAGAAGAATACGGTTTTGAAGAAAATACTGATTATGTCATAAAAGAAATGACAAATCCGGCAGTAAATGTAGCCGAATATGTTTATAACGGGTTAGAAACAAGTGGCGCTGACCCAACAAATATAGAAATTATTCACGTTGCCGGAGATAAAGGGGACGACGCTGAAAAATTAATGTTTGCTCTTAATGCGGCAGTCAAAGCGGCCGAACGAGCTATGCCAAATGTACCGGTAAGTAAAAATGTTGCGGCTATTGCTGCTTCTAATGCTGGTCCAGCAATGTCAGCAACAATCGTTAGAAAAGATGCGTATAGATCACTTATTGACGGTTCTGGTTTTGAAGGCTGGTTAGCGAAGTATGGCGATTTTTATGGCACAAACGCGGAAGCAATATATAAAGCAATTTTATACCCTTTAAATAATATTCCTGAAGAAGAACAGAGAGATATTATAGTTAATTATTTAGAAAATGACACGCTCCCAGTTACTAAAAAACCAAAAAGAGGCAAAGCTAAGGGATTAACAAAAAGAAAGAAAATACAAAAAAAAGAAAATTCAAAAAATAAAAAGGACAAACGAAGAAGACAAATAAGAACACATAGAAAAAAAGGCGGACAGCTCGCCGTAAATAATAATTTTTTTATTATATTTTTAAAGAAATTATTAAGACACCATTTGAAGGTTTGGCTCTTAGCGTAGCCGAACCTTTTAATTTGTTTTTGGCCACACCTTTCTTAAAGGTGTGTTTACATCTCAACCAAATCCATATACTTGAAGATTGACTTGTTTGACAAACTCTTGAAATCCTTCGCCTTGCTCCTCGCCAAGATTGTAACCGTATCCGCAATTGAATCTCCACTTACCTCGTAATCCTCCTCATCGCAGTCAGGATCATCCAAAACAGCATCAATAATGTCCTTCTTATACAAAATGGCAATATTCTCAGTAATCTCATCAACCTCATTTTTCTTATCAGTCTGATTGATCATACTCATAACCAATTCCAACAAATCCTTCAAATTCATAACAACCAACTTCTTTTCAAGGAAGCCATTGGAAGCCAAATTGACAAAGAACTGGGTATTTGCCTTTCTATTCTCGTTCAGCTTATTGGCCTCGCAAAACAAGTCATAATTCACCTTCGCATCAACAAACGTCATATTCTTGAAGTCGTCAATAAACGTGGCATACTTGCTGTTAAAATGCGTCTTCATAAAAGCATACTTGGTCGCAATATTAGCATAAAGATCCGCATAGATTTTTGAGAAGAACTTGTTGTTTGCTGCAATATCGTAAAAAGCAGTACTGACTTTGGTAGAAACCTCTTCATCAAAATCTGGCTCCGCAAGAACCTCGTCCATTTTCAATACAATCTTCTCTTGAATATCCAAATAGGTCTTATCGGATATCTTATTCAAAAGAGAACGCAGCGAATCAATATGTAAATCAATTCCACTCTTTTCTAAAATCTTTGTAGCTTGGAAGGTACGCAACGACTCCCAGTCATCATTATTTGACTCCATATTTTTATTACCTCTACGTCTTCTATTAGCTCCGCCACCTCCACCTAATCTAAAGTTGGAACTAGCACCCATTTGACCAAATACGACTCCCTCTTCTAACTCCTTCTTTGAAAATACAGTATTTCTTACAAATGTTTGCGACCCAACCTGTGAAGCTAGTTCATTTATTAAAGCAACAGTTTTATCAGGAATGGTAAATTCAAATCCGTAAAATATTGTTTCCTGGAACTTATTCAAACTATATTTCATATTGCTATTAGTTGCTGTGGTGGCCATTATATTCTTACTTGAATAATATCAACAAATGTTTATATCAATTTTTTTTAATATAATATATTATTTATTAAATACACTTAAAACCAACCTACATAATATATTATACAATGTCACAATTTATTGAACCCCAAAACACAACTAATAGTAAGGATGCGACTATTAGTGAAGAAACGAACGCATCAGAAGTGCCGGTTGTAAACCAAGAACAACAACAGCAACAAGAAGAAGTTGTCGTTGAGGAGCAACTGGATACTTTCACTTCTTGGGACAGTCTCGGTATTTCAACTGAATTGTTGAGAGGTATTTTTTCATATGGTTTTGAGCAACCAAGTCCGATTCAGCAAAAAGCAATTAAGCCAATTATGAATGGGCGTGATATTATTGCTCAGGCGCAATCTGGAACTGGCAAGACGGCAACCTTTTCCATTGGCGCTTTATCGCGAATAAATACCAAAGATAATTCCAATCAGGTGCTCATTATGTCTCCCACACACGAACTAACTAGTCAAATTTCTGGTGTGGTAAGTTCTCTTGGAAATCTGATCCCTGGTTTAAGAGTTAAGACCGTTATTGGAGGGTCATCCATTGATAATGACGTAGAAGAAATGCGCAAGACACCGCCCCATATTATTGTTGGGACACCTGGTCGTGTATACGATATGATAAGACGCAGGCATATTAATGCCAAGAAGTTGAAGTTGGTCATTCTTGATGAGGCCGACGAGATGTTGTCGTCTGGTTTCAAGGATCAGGTCTACAATATTTTCCAGTATTTGAACAAGGATGTTCAGATTGCGTTGTTTAGCGCCACATTGCCCCCTGAGGTCTTGCCTATTACGGATAAGATTATGAGAAACCCTGTTCGCATTACTGTTTTAGCAGAGAAGCTGACATTGGATGGTATCAGGCAATACTATGTAGCACTAGATGACGATAGACAGAAATATGACACATTAAAAGACTTGTATAATGGCATTACATTTAGTCAGTGTATTATATATTGTAACAGCAAAGACCGTGTTCAGGATTTGTATGAGGCAATGATTCAAGACCAGTTTCCGGTGTGCTGTATTCATAGTAATATGGATAAAAACGAGAGAGCAAAGGCGTTTCAAGAGTTCAGAACTGGAAATGCGCGCGTTTTAATTTCGTCCAATGTGACGGCACGTGGTATTGATATTCAACAGGTCAGTGTTGTGGTGAATTTTGATATTCCTAGGGATAAGAGCACGTATATTCACCGAATTGGCAGATCAGGGCGCTGGGGGCGAAAGGGTATTGGCATCAATTTTGTCACGAGAAGAGATTCAATGAATCTAAGGATGATCCAAGATTATTACCAGTGCCAAATTGCTGAACTCCCGGCTGATTTGGCAAAGCTGATTTAAGTATTTTATCTAAAAATGTTTAGATAAATAATATATTATTAAAATCTAATAATATATTAGTATGAAAAAAAAAGGAATAATAGATAAGCTTATTGATTATTCAAAAAAAATATATGGTATATTAGAATATTCAACAAACTATAAATCTAGTCTAAAAAAAGCAGAAAAAATCAAACCAAAAATATTTGTATGTGGTAAACTTCAAGCACACGGAACATCTGGAATAACAACACTTAATTTTATTGAAGCATATAATAGCCCAGAAAGTAAAGCAATTTATATATTAAAAGGTAATTATTACGTTGCTGGAACAGACATTGGTACTGTTACTTGGTCAACGGTACATACATTTGTTCCAAGATCACGTTATGATGATTTATTAACATTTATTGATAATTTTCGGTTATTATTTGAAAATCCTATTAATAAGGAAACAAAAACAGGTCCAATTTCTAAATTGTCCAGAATTTTATTACCAGATGGAACGGTAGACAAGGCTAGTATAGCCGATAAAATGATTGCTATAGACTATCAATCAAAAAACGCAACTTTACAACGTAAACAAAAAGAAAATGAACATCTTCGTTTGTCATACGAAGACACCAGTAAACGAATTGCATCTGTTAACCCTAAAGAACTTATAGAAAGATTAAACAATAGAGTTTTTTCTAATGTAATTTTGGATCAAAAATTTGAATTCTGTGTTACTGACCCCCAAACAAATAAAAAAGTTTTTATAGATCCAAGAAAAAGTATTAAAATATTGGAAGAACAACCAACACAAGCAGGATACACTCAACACGCCGAAGCAATGAGAACAACAGAAGGGGATAATCTATTCGGATTATTTACAGGAGGGATTATTATACAAGGTGAACCAGATGAACCAGGTAAACCAGGACGCCCATATCAAATAGTGCCAAAAGAGGAGGAAGGAAGGTTTTTAAATCTTGTTTGTGTTGATGATTGGAAAAGGGTTCTTGAAATTATGGGAATAAGTACACGACCTGGACCTAAAGAAAAAGAAAGATTAATGAATTTATTAAGAGAGTCAAAAGTTAAAATAGATAATTTATTACGTAATTTTTATATAAGATGTGGCAAGCATGATTTTGTTCAATGGGATGCCGACGGTAATATGTTAATAGGTACATCGCTATCTTGTTGGGCTTATCAATGTGTTATTGCTGATTATTTAAGTCAAATATTAACAAGTTACGATTATGACCCAGATGTAATTTTTGGAGGTGTTAATACATTTGAAGAATTTTTACAAAAAAATTGGAACATACTTTCTTTATTTATGGATAGTAATGCCTGCTTTGTGATAAATCCAAAAAATGATACTTGGAACGAAATGTTAGAAGTAGAGAAGATGACAATTAGGAAAAAGATTCGGGAAGATTATAATTTATTTTTGGATATGATGTCTCAAACAGAAACTCAGGAAGAAATTATGAGACGAATTGATGAACAGAAAGACAATGGTATTGATTTACCTGTTATTTTTGATACTGTTTTTGAAAAAATAGAAGCAAACATTTATATGAGAGATAAAAAAAACCAAGAAAATTTAAAGAAGCATAACGCAAGGGAATTATATAACTTAATAAAACAGCAACAGCAAGAGCAACAAGAATCACCATTAAAAATATCAAGACCAATCTCTAGAAGAAATGATTCTGCTTCTCCTTCTGGAATGGAAGGAGAAACTCAGGAAAAAGAAGAAAAAGAAGAAAAAGAAGAAGAAGAAACAAGAGATAATTTTTTTACCCAAACAATGTCATTTGATACTCAACCTCAAAGAGGTAACTCAAACTCTATGTTTGATGAATCTAGTAGCGCTGAAGCATCTAGTTTTTATTACGAGCCTGTTTTGTTTGACAGAGACCCTGTTAGTGCTACATCTGGAATGTATGAAGGTAATTCTTCTGTTCCTCAATCACTAAAAATGACACGAACACAAATAGCAGCAGAACAAGAAGAAGCAGAAGCAGCAATACAAAGAGAAGCAGCAATAGAACAAGAAAGAGAAGCAGCAATACAAAGAGAAGCAGCAAGACAAGAAGAAGCAGCAAGACAAAGAGAATCGTCAAGACAAAGACAAGAAGCAGCAAGACAAAGAGACGCAAGAAAAGATTATATTTTTAGTGGTCCAAATGATCCTCCATCATTAGCTAAACAATATGGTATGCCAGTTGTTAAAGACAATACTTTGGATAAATTTACGTCTGCTAATAGTGAACAACCAAAAACATTAGATGCTATTAAAAAAAGAATAAAAGAATTAGAATTTGAAAAAAAAACACCGTTACCTCCTCCTACTTCTTGGACTGATACTAGAGGTACTGAAAGAAAAATAAAAGAATTAAAAGTAAATAAAAAAAATTTTGAAAGGTTATATAATGTTTCACAGAAAGCTAATCCGCTTGTTAAAAGTAAAGGGGGTCCTAGAACTAAATTACCTGCTGTTATAAATGAAGTAGTTCCTCCTATAGCTGAAGTAGGAGTTCCTATAGCTGAAGTAGGAGTTCCTATAGCTGAAGTAGGAGTTCCTATAGCTGAAGTAGGTCCTGAAAATAGAAAAAGAAAAGCGTATACAACTACTGATGTTTTATCAAAAGAAGCTAAGTTTGGTACAGGTGGCAGAAAAACAAAAAAATACAAGCAAAAACGTAGACAAACCAAAAAGAAACCCAACAAAAGAAGAACAGTTAAGCGAAGAAAACCTAACAAGCGAAGAACTATTAAAAAACACTAATATGTTTGGCTCTACCTTTTCAAAGGTAGATAAATACGTAAAATACATTATAAATTAATATATTTTACAAATAGAAATACCAATGGAACAATTTGACTTTTTAAAAAAGGCGTTAGATCCGAATTACAAATCGCAAAATCAAACTGATAAAAAGAAGTTGGATTCGTTACACGAGGTCTTCACACTTCCCATCAAGTATAATGAAAAAGTTAAAAAGTTGAATGAGAACATTATCACGGATTTAGAACTAGTAAAGACAATTGACAAAGAAGAGAAGCCCATTTATGATTACGTATTCAAACCAACTAACACACTCGGCTCCAAAGTTTTAGAAGAAGTACCCAAGTATTACACCACTGACACTGAATACTTGAAAGAAACTCAAACTCTTGTCAAAAATTTCAAAAAAAACGATTACAAATCCATTTCTGAAACCAAGAACTTTAGGGATTCTGAATTGGAAGACGTGGTTAAAGCCTGGGAGGAGATTAAAGGTGAAACCGCATTTCAGACAAAATACTTATATGTTGACTGGGTATTTGGTGAGTTTATTAATAACAATCCCAAGTTTTTACAACTAATGAGCATTTACAACATTGCTTCTCCTGTACTCTCATTATGTCTGCCAATTTTCGTTTTAATTGTGCCGTTTTTCATTATCAAAATAAAGGGAATTGAACTGAATATTAAGGAATATATTGAGGTTTTAAAAACGCTGGCATCCAAGCACGCAATTGTAAAAGTATTTACAAATTTCAATGATGTGGACGGAGGACAAAAGATATATTTGTTAGTATCAGCAGCTTTCTATTTGTTTTCAATATATCAAAATATATTGGTTTGTGTTCGCTTCTATACTAATATGAAGAAGATTCATGAATACCTCCATAAGTTTAGAAGTTATTTGGATTACACAATTCACTCTATGAATTATCACTTGTCTTTATCAAAGGAACTAACAAAATACAGCAAATTCAATGATGATCTTAAAAACAAGATTGAGGTTCTAACTAAGTTTAAAGGTGAAATTGATTGTATTACTCCATTTACATTATCAATTGCGAAATTCTCTCAAATTGGTCACATTATGTGGTCGTTTTACCAATTGTATAATAGTCCCGAATATCACGACGCCATATTGTATTCATTTGGATTCAATGGGTATATGAATCTGTTACAAGGTGTTAAAGAAAATGTAGATACTAACAAAATGAACTCGGTTACTTTAATCAAGGGACAGACCAAACCGGTTCTAAAAAAGATGTATTATCCCAAGTTCATTGATGAAGTCAAAATTGTTAAAAATGATTGCGATTTAAGTAAGAATATCGTGATTACTGGTCCAAATGCGTCAGGTAAGACAACTACGCTAAAGACCGTGTTAATTAACATTATTATATCGCAGCATATTGGGTTCGGCTGCTATGACAAGTGTAAATTGGAGCCGTTTGAAAACATTCATTGCTACTTGAATATCCCTGACACGTCTGGACGCGACAGTTTGTTTCAGGCAGAGGCGCGGCGTTGTAAAGAAATCATTGACTGTATTGAAGAGAAGGAGAAGGACAATGAGAAACACTTTGCTATTTTTGACGAGCTGTATTCGGGAACAAATCCGGAAGAGGCGGTAATAAGCGCACAGGCGTTTATGGATTTTATTGTAAAGAGTGACAATGTAACTTGTATGCTAACAACACATTACGTCAAATTGTGTAAGAAATTGGCAAAGAATAAGAAAATTGAGAACTTCAATATGAAGACAGTAAAAAAAAACGATAATTTTAGCTATACGTATGAATTAGAAAAAGGGATATCAAAGGTTAAGGGTGGTTTAAAGGTCTTGAGTGATATGGCGTATCCTAAGGAAATTTTGGATCAAACATCAGGACATTTCTAAAAATAACAGTAAAATTAAATTCGTTCTCTTAATAAATTAAATATATTCAGCATTTTTAATAATGGTTCTTTCGGATATATGCAGTACATCATTTTTATTTAGCATTTCGGTTATTATAATTGTAGTAGGTGGATTGTTTGCTTATTTTAATCACAGACTTGCGGTACAAAATCATAAAATTTCATCAATGATGGGATTAGTTACAACAATGGCTGAGGAAATGCAATACTTTAGAAGTAAATTGAGTGGTAAGACACAAGAAAATTATTGTAAGATGCCTGATGCGGATCTAATTCATATTGTTCCGCAATTTTTAGGAGGATCCGCAAGTAATTTAATTGAGGTTTCCGACGGAGAGGATGAAGAATCGGATTCTGATGAAGAATTAGAGGAGTCGGATGAGGAGTCGGATGAGGAGTCAGATGAGGAGTCAGATGAGGAGTCGGATGAGGAATCAGATGAGTCAGATGAAGAATCAGAGTCGGACGAAGAAGACTTAGAAATAGAAGATTTAGAAGTAGAAGAAAACAAAGAGAATATTAAGAGCATTAGTATTGATTTAGGAGATGATATTGATCTAAATATAGAAGAAGATGTTATTGAATCAAATACAAAGACAATCAGTTTGTCCGAGGACATTTCTTCTTTTGAAATTACAAGCAAATCTTTAGAGAACATTGATGATATTGATATTGGCATTAAACTAACAAATGATTATGCTGATATTACTGAGACTATTAAAGATAAGACTGATTACAAAAAGCTATCAATAAATAAATTAAGAGAGATTGTTGTTGAAAAGGGAATAGTTGTTGACGCATCCAAATTGAAAAAGAATGATGTGCTTAAAATGTTAGGCGCCGAGCAATAAATCAAGTATATTTTTTCTAACAATAGTATAATATGAATTCAACCAATAGTTGGGCAAAACAATATTCGGGTACAAATAATACATATTATACAATGCCACCAATGATGAGTGATGGACGCAATTATTCGTCTTGGCAGCCAGAGTCAGTTGTTAATGATAAGATCAAACAGGACGCAGGTATTAACTCTAATTGGAAATACAGGCAATATTTACAAAACAATGCCAAAACAATTATGAAATACAATTCAATGGAAACAATTTCGGCTTCGGGTAACAATCCATATGCGGTGGATAATAAAGTAGCTAGTTCAAATGTGCCTTATATGTTTTCATCTACTCACGACACAAGCAAACCAAATTTTGGATTTAATAACAGTGATTTAAAGCAAGATTACTTAACCAAGCAGCAAAATGGCGCCAAAATGATTTCTCCTTCTATTTCTACAAATTGGTAAAATATTCTTTCAAGAAAAATCAATATAATAATAAGTTTTCATAATTTAGTATTATTATATGAAAATACTCAGCATTGATGTTGGCATTAGAAATCTGTCATTTTGTCTTTTTACAATGGACAATAAAGACAAAAATACCCTGAGTGTTTTAAAATGGGATAATATAGATCTAACAGAGAAGTCAAATAATCGGTGTATTTTTATTGATGAAAAGAAAAATGAAGGTGTTTGTGACAAGGAAGCTAAATTTGTCAAGGATGGTAAATGTTATTGCTTGAAACATTCCAAAAAAATTAATTTTCTACAACCTGCCACTGATTTGGTACCAGCCTTCTTGAATAAACAGAAAATTCAAAACCTTATTGAGATTGCTGACAAATATAAAATTAAATACGAGGCGCAAAGTAAAAAGGTTGAACTTATTGCCAAAATAAATGAATTTGCTTTAATTAATTGTTTCTCAAAAATAGACAAGGTGAATGCTTGTAAGATTGATTTGGTCACAGTTGGCCGTAATATTGAACATAAATTTGGCGAAATATTGGGCGAACATTTGCCGACAATTGGTACAATCATTATTGAAAATCAGATTGGTCCAATTGCCAACAAGATGAAGACCATACAAGGTATGTTGGCTCAATATTTTATTATGAAAAACAATGATATTACAATTGATTTTATTAGCGCAACTAACAAATTGAAAGATTTTATGCCTACAAGTAAGGAAAATCCAGATAAATCTTTGAATTCGGATAAATCCTTAAATTCGGATAAATCTTTGAATTCGGATAAATCCTTAAATTCGGATAAATCCTTAAATTCGGATAAATCCTTAAAACCAGAAAAAATGGACTACAAACAACGCAAGAAACTCGGCATTCAAACGTGCTCCAATTTTGTTGACACAGATGAGCGATTCACTAGTTGGGCTGCTTTCCTACATAAACATCAAAAAAAAGATGATTTGTCCGATTGCTTCCTACAAGGAATGTGGTATATAAAACACAAAGTGTAAAGTATAAAAATAATATTAGTAATAGCGTATAAGAGTAATATATGTTATTAAATAATTAAAATAATATATATTTCAATTCGTAATACTTAAAATTAATTGTTCTTATTAATTCATAATAATGGACGACAACGAAATAATAGACATTTCCATGGATTTTGAAAATTTAGACAATGGTGGCGGATGGTCTGGTAAATCCAAAAAGACCAATTTTGGAGGCGGACTTGAACTATTGATGAATGATAAACGTAGTGAAAGTGCGCCAACCAGTGATATTAATATTGATGACCTGAATAATTTAGAAAACGAGCTGAATGATTTAGCAAATAATACTACTCCTTTATCAAACAATTATGATTCGGGAATGTTTGGAGATAGTAAGCAATCTGTTCGGTTTGATGATGGTCCGTCAATTGGTCGTGCTACAAGCAATACTGATTCTGACGCCAAGACCTGGGATGGTTATGGCAAGTTCAATAATATTCCTATTAATCCGGATGTAACCAATATGTCCACCGAACCTAAGTTGACTAAGGAGGAGTTATTAAGAGAGAAGTTCAAGTTCTTGCGCAAGTTGGATGCTCTTGAGAAGAAGGGTGTTGAACTAACAAAGAAATATACAATGGAATCCAATTTAGCAGAAATGCAGGGTGAATATGAGATGATTATGGAAGAGAAGTCCAAACAGAATTCAGTTAAATTTCAGGGTAATATGATGATGGCAATTATTAATGGTATGGAGTTTTTGAATAACCGTTTTGATCCATTTGATGTCAAATTGGACGGTTGGGGTGAGCAAATTAACGAGAATATTACGGATTATGATGATATATTTAGCGAGCTACACGATAAATACAAATCTAAAGCATCAATGAGCCCTGAGCTCAAATTGTTATTTCAGTTGGGTGGCAGTGCGATGATGGTTCATATGACAAACACTATGTTCAAGAGCGCTATGCCTGGTATGGATGACATTATGCGACAGAATCCTGACTTAATGAGGCAATTTCAGTCAGCGGCTGTCAATACAATGGGTCAATCCAATCCTGGATTTGGAGGGTTTATGAGCGGATTAATGGAACCTCCTTCTGGAAGAGGACCTCCGCCACCGATGGCAACTCAGGGAGCAAATGTAGTACCACCACCTCATAGAGCAGGTAACAATGTATCCAGACCTGATATTAGTATGGCACGAAGCAACTTTGGTCAAGGTAATTTTGGTGGAGATGATGGTATTAGTATTCGCGAGAACAATTTTAACGTCCCGGGATTTGAGCCACCACAACCTTCAGTAAAGAGTAGCAGACGTCCTGATATGAAGGGACCTGGTGATATTACAGATATATTGTCTGGACTTAAGACCAAGACTATTAATATTTCTGAGGCGCCCCAAAGAGACAATTTTAGTGAGGAGGGGTTTCCTGATAACAACAGTAGTACCATTAGTATCAATGATTTAAAGGAAATTCAGACAGATGCGAACGTCCCAAAACGCAGCAAGAGGAAGCCCAAGTCTGATAAGAACACTGTTAGTTTAGATATCTAAATCCACTTTTTTTCCACCTTTTGAAAAGGTGGAGCCAAAACTTTCTATCTTTAACAACAAATAAACAACTATATGAAAAATTCTGATATTGTAATAGTAAATCATAATATAAATAATTTAAGCGTTTTGGCTACACCTTTTTTAAAGGTGTAATATATAATGGTCAAGGGAAAATGCTGTATTTGTGGTACGATTAAGAACTGTGGTCCATATTTAGTAAAAGTATTACAAAATATAGACAAAATTGGTGCTTTATTTGACGAGTATGTTACAATATTTGCTTACGATAATTCATCTGATAATTCATTGAAAATATTAGAAAATTATAAGAATACAAATTTAAATTTAAATAATAAAAATACAAGTGTTATTATTGATATTAATAGAGATCCAGTAAGTGAATTTCGTGTTCACAATATTGCCAAAGCACGAAACAAGTGTTTGAATATAATTCGTGAGATTTTTGTTAGTTATGATTATTTTATAATGATTGATTGTGATGATGTTTCTATTAGTCCAGTTAATTTGGAACCATTAAGATATTATCTAGAAGATGGTCTGGAAAACTGGGATGGATTATCGTTTAACAAGAAGATATATTATGATCTTTGGGCTCTGTCAAAATTTCCATATTCTTATAGTTGTTGGCATTTTAAAGATTGGACAGCGTGGGGGCGTTATATAGAAAAAATAATATGGAACACTCCGCCAAAAACACTAATTGAATGTTTGTCTGCTTTTAATGGATTTTCAATATATAAAACTAACAAATTCATTAATTGTGTTTATGACCCGAGACTAAGACTTGACCTTTTACCTAGACATTTCTTAGAAGCCAATGAAAAAGTAGCAGGTCCAATAAAAAGAGATAAAAGATCAATGCTTGCTGATTGTGAGCACAGGGCTTTTCATTTTATGGCAATTGCTCAAAACGGTGCTCGGATACGTATTGCTCCGGAAATTATTTTTTAATAAAAATAATATAAGTTTAAAGATAATTTATATTATATATTAAATATTATAGAAATGTCAACTACAGAAGCTAAAAAAACATTTACTTGTAAATCTTGTAAAACTGATAACATTTTAGAAAATGCTATGCTTTTACATTGGTGTGACCAGGACAATACAAGCGCACTAGCAGAATCAAGACCTTTATTATGTAAAAATTGTACTTATGTGTGTGACAGATGTAAAGTCAGTGGATGTAATGAATGTGTCAAGACTGAGTGTTGTGATTGTAGTATTCAATTGTGTAGAAAATGTAGTGATGTTGATGATATTATGTGCGATTGTTTTGGAAAATGTTATACTTGCGGAACTGATGTTAGTCGCGGTTCAGGATGGCCTTGTGGTGAATGTAGAATATGGAATTGTCGGGATTGTAAGAAAAGCGACAAAAACACTTGTAAAGAATGTGGACCTCCAAATGCGCCGCCTGAATCGGAAAAAGAAGAAGTTGAAAAAGTTGAAATAAAAACAACATTCAATTGTGAATCTTGTAAAACTGTTCATCCTTTAGAAAAAGCTATTCGTTGTGAATTGTGTAACATAAATGACAATGACGAAGATGAAGATGAAGATGAAGATGAAGACAAAGACAAAGACAAAGATGAAAGCGTAGATAGCTGGGATGGGAAAATAAAACATCTATTCTGTAAAAAGTGTACTCTTAAATGTGACGCTTGTGATGTTAGAGGATGTAAAGAATGTGTTGAATTCGTATGTTGTGATTGTGGATACGACATGTGTTATGAATGTAGAAACAATGAGGTTGATTGTGGTTGCTATGGAGAATGCTTTTCTTGTGGCAGGGATGTAAATCGGGGGTCAGATGGATGGCCTTGTGATGAATGTAAATTATGGTATTGTAATGATTGTAGGAAATATGACAATTCTTGTAAAGAATGTGGACAAGAATCGGAATCAGAAGAAGAAGAAGAAGAAGAAGACGAAGAACCCACAGTGGAAAGCTCTAACGAAGTAGAAACCCCGACAAAATAAGAATAAATATTTATTAAACAAAATTTATTAAATATTTATATATATTAAATAACCAATGCCAAAAACAAGAAAGGTAATCGGAGAGGGCTCTTATGGGTGCGTTCAAGAACCGAGTTTACACTGTGCTAGTACTCCAAAACCAAATTTTGATTACAATGGTTACGTATCAAAACTAATGAAAACAAAAAGAGCAGAGGAGGAATTAGCCGAGTTTGTCAAGTTCCATCGTTATGATCCGAATGATGAATATCATTTAGGCACACCCATTATGTGTAAACCTGACCTAAAAGAAGCAAATGTAATGAAAGATGTAGAACAGTGTAAAAAATTGTCACCGGAAATAAAAGCAAATCCAGCTGATTATGATTTGTTAGTTATGAAGTATGGCGGACCTGATTTAAAAATATTTTGTAAAAGCAAAATCAATCAATTTCTGAAAACAAAGAAAGATGAAAAATCCGATAAATTTTGGCTGGAAGTACATCATCTAATAAAAGGTCTACAATTCTTTAGGGATAGCGGCATTGTTCATAACGATTTGAAACCTCAGAATATATTATATGATACAAAAACTAACAAACTGATGTTCATTGATTTTGGTCTAATGCAGACCAAAGCTGAACTAATTCGGACTTCAAAAAATAACACCAATAATCAAGCGGTTTTTCACTGGTCTTATCCATTGGATTCTGGATTTATGGATTACAATTCTTATAGCAAATATAAGAGAGGTACTACGAATGGCTACAGGACATTGGTTAAGGACGAACTAATAGGGATGTTAGTATCAGGTTCAAAAAAGAACACAACAAGACTTCCTTTAAAACGCCCTGAAGCATTTGAACTGTTTTTCTCTTATATTAACCCGACTGGAAAAGATATGCCAACTGACGTAAAATACGTGTTTGTTGAGGATTTTTTTAAAGGTTTGGATGAAATGGTTAAATTAGAATATGATGACTATTTAGATGACACGATTGATTCCATTGATGTTTATGGACTGGGATTTACCTTACAATATATTTTGAATTGCTTTAAGAGACACAACGCAGTTTCTGAACAATTTTTTACTCGTGCGTCTGGTTTATTTTTTAAGATGTATGATTATAATCCGGATGATAGAGAATTGAACATTTATGAATTATTAAATGAATATGAAAGCATATTATTGGAATCGGGGATCTTGACAAGATTGAATAAACGATTTAACACAGATAATGAAATGGTTGACAGTGCGCCAATGCCGTCGCCAATTATGCGTAAAGCAAAAAAAGAGGAAACTTCTAAGCCATTATCGGCTGAATTAGAAAGTATTGCTTATATGGATGCTGCGCCTAAGAAACCGACTACAACCCCTGTAAAGTCTTGCCCTCCTGGAAAAGAAATTAACCCAAAAACAGGTCGTTGTATTAAACAATGTGCTTCTAATGAAATCCGAAATTCTCAGGGACGATGTGTTAAACAAACTAGACGTATTCGTAGCAGTAGTAGTAGTAGTAGAACTAGAAGTAGTAGTAGAAATAGAAATATAAAGGAGAATTTATTAAATCAAATATTTCCAGAATTGAAAAAGATTACACCTTTTACTGACCAAAAAGTTACTGACCAAAAAGTTACTGACCAAAAAGTTACTGACCAAAAAGAAGAAAAACAGGCGAACCCTACTATGAAAATAAACAAAACATTTCCCTATGAAAATAGGTCTAAATCTAAAACAAGGTCTAACAAATAATATTATTATTAAATAGTAAATAAACACAATAATATTATTATATAATAAATGAGAACCATAAATAAGACAACTAACAAATCAATTAATGAAAAAAATAAAGCAGAAAATGGTCTATTTATTTTTAGACGTGATCTCAGAATAGTTGACAATAAGGGTCTTATTTTGGCCAGCAGCAAATGTAAAAACCTGTATACTGTTTTCATTTTTACACCTGAACAAGTAACGAGTGTCAACAAATTTAAATCTGACAATGCCGTCCAATTTATGATTGAATCATTACAAGATTTGTCTGCTGATATTTCTAAAAAAGGTGGACATTTATATACATTTTACGGCAAAAATGACGTCATTATCAAACAACTAATTAGAGAATTAGATATAAGTGTTGTTAGTTTCAATATGGACTACAGTCCTTATGCTGTAAAAAGAGACCATAGTATTATTGAACTTTGTAAGAAGAAGGACATTGCGTGTTCTGTTGAAGTAGCACAAGATTACTATTTGTTAGAACCAGGGACTGTATTAAATAGCTCGGGACAAACGTATCAAAAATTCACACCATTTTATAATTCAGCACACGTAAAACATGTAGACCCTCCAAATAATAATGTCATACCTAATCTAACAAAGACAAGCAAGCAATTGTCCAATACATTGTCACTTGAAACGGCACTCCATCGGTTTACAACTGTTAATCCAGACATAATGGTTAAGGGTGGACGTGAATATGCAATTACGATTCTTGAGAAAGCTATTAAAACCCAAACACATTATTCTAAAACACATAATGAACTGGAAAAAGAGACGACACAGTTGTCAGCGGCAATAAAATTTGGTTGTCTAAGTATTCGTGAGGTCTACAAAGCATTTAGGAACAATACGGATTTAATTCGGCAGCTTTGGTGGCGCGATTTTTACGCAAATATTTTGTATGCTTTCCCGCAAGTATTAGGTAGCGCATTAAAACCCAATTACAAAAAAATACAATGGCATCATAATACAAGTTGGTTTAGAAGCTGGACAAAAGGAACAACTGGGTTTCCAATTATAGATGCCGGTATGAGGCAATTAAATACCACAGGATATATGCACAATAGAGCTAGGCTCATTGTCGCATCCTTTTTAGTCAAAACTCTTCTAATTTCGTGGGAATATGGCGAAAAATATTTTGCCAGGAATTTGACTGATTATGATCCAGCTTCAAACAATGGAAACTGGCAATGGATTGCCGGGTCTGGCGCCGATTCACAGCCATATTTTCGTATATTCAGTCCAAAAGAACAGAATAAGAATTTTGACCCAGATTGCGAATATATTAAGCAATGGATCCCGGAATTAAAAGACGTGCCGGCAAAAGATATAATTAATTGGGATACAGAACATACAAAATACAAAAATATTCGCTATCCAAATCCTATATGCGAGTTTTCCAAACAAAAAGAGATAGCACTAAAAATGTATGAATTAGTGTTCAAATAAATAAAATAATATATAATATCATTTTAACAATCCATTTAATATTATGTATTCTGCTTTAAAACAATTAACTAACAATAATAACAATAATAATGAACTTGATAATAAGGATGAACCTTATGAAAAAAAATTAACTGAAGGTAAAACCTACTTATTAGTTCGTTTAGCAACTAACAAATATAGAATGACTTCCACTATTGAAAATAAAAAGATCTATATGAAGAATATATTGAATTTCAATTTAATAAATCTAATATATCAGACCAATTTAGATAAATTTGAAAAAATAAATATGAATATCATTAATGAAGAAGACGCAAATGTGTTCCTATTAATGAAGCACTTATTCAAGGAAATGGGACTCAAACAGCGGTACTTTTGTTTTGATATTAAAAAGGTTGAATTTGATAATGGTATATCTTTTGTTTTAACACAGAATGCTGAGTATGGGCAACAATTGAATGACTGCTCAAATGCTCATTTGATGCCAATTAAGCATATGTTGTATAATTTTGAACTTGTTAGTTTGAACAAAATAAAGATGACACAATATATTAATTTTGACCCGGAGGTTGGATTACCGTCATTTTTGGAGCCGGTGTTTGGCATCATTATAAAGACAATGTTTAAGCAAACGAAGCAGTTTATTGAGATGCTTTAATAATATATATTCTAAAACTACTTAAAGAAAAAATATGCGTTTAATATAAAAATGTTTAGACAACTTTTTGCTACCTTATTTTTGTTGTTTTCTTTAACAAATAACAATGTTAAAGGAGACTTTATGTTTTCTTATGATAACAAGAACGAGTATTTTGAACCAGAGCCCAGTCTTAGAGGTTCTGTAAATACAACCGTAGGAACATCGTATTTATATACGTACTCACAATCAGGGCACCACTTTTATGGTCCAGCTTACGACGGCACTTATATTGACACTACTGGCTGCTGTTCTGGACAATCTGGTTCTTGTCGTAATAATCCGTCTTGCCAGTGCCAAGTTGCTGTTGGACCTTTGCCTCAAGGCACTTATAGTTTGGGAAATATGATGACCTTCAAAGGCATGCCATATTGCTACGAATTGTATCCGTCTTCATCCAATTCAATGTGTGGCAGATCCGGCTTTCTAATTCACGGTGGTGGCTGCTCTGGCAACCCATCAGAGGGCTGTATTGTCATTGAAAACGAGTCAACTCGGTACAAGATTAAAAGTGGCGCTACTTTAAAAGTAGTATCATAATTTTTATTTATTAAATTTAAAATTGAAGTTAATAATGTTTTATAAAAACACTTTATAAAATATTATATTAAACACAATCCAAATTACTAATATACTTTAAAGATGGCAGAAATCGACAATACCGTAAACATAAAGAAAACATTCATATTCATTGATGGCAGTTATTTCTGCTTCTATCGCTACCACTCCCTCCTTACTTGGTGGAAAAATGCGTATCCTGATGTTGCTCTTGAGGACCCATTTCAAAATGAGCAATTTGTCGCCAAGTTTAGAAAGTTATTTGTTGAACACGTTCAACATCTAAGGAAGAATCTTGGGATTCATAAAAGTGTTAAGCCAACCATTATTGTCGGCAAAGACTGTAAGCGGGAAAACATTTGGCGAAACGAGTTGTTTCCAAAATATAAGGGAACCAGAGCCAATGGAGCAGAAGACGGCTTTATGGGCGGACCCTTCTTCAAGATGGTATACCAAGACAAGCTGTTTCTAGAAGGTGGTGCCTCTACTATTCTTTATCATAATAAGTTGGAAGCCGATGACTGTATTGCGCTATCAGTGAAGCACGTTTTACAGAAATATTCTTGCTGCGATGTATACATAATCACCTCAGATAAGGATTATTTACAGCTCGCTGAACCGCGCGTTCATATTTACAACTTGGGTTTCAAGAAGATTACCGATCAGAAGAGCTGCCTGGGCTCAGCCGAGTGTGACCTATTTTGTAAGATTGTAATGGGCGATATTAGTGATAATATTCCTTCTGTCTTCCCAAAATGCGGACCCAAGACGGCTCTCAAATATTATGAAGACCAGGTAGAATTTCAAAAACGATTACAATCATCGGACACATTTATAGCGCAATATAACACCAATAAGAAGATTGTTGATTTCAATGAGATTCCTCTTCTACTTCAAAATGACTTCTTTACAAGTAACAATTCTCTTATAAATGAATTATTATAAACTATTATGTATTAATTTTGGAGCAGACAACAAATAATGAAACAAAATAAAGGCTATTAACATACTAACCCAAAAGCAAATAAAACTTATAAAATATTCACGAGTATATCCCATTTCTTTTATATTAACAAACAATTTACATTTAAATGAATTTAATAAATATTTAATTCACTAACTTATCTGATTATAATAAAATTATTTTTATTCATTTCAGATATTAAATCAGCATAAATCTCATCTAGTTTTTCATTACTATTTTTTCTAGTACTTTCATTAACTATATTTAATTTTCCAATGTCAAGTAAACTACTCAATTCATCTTGTTTATTGAATATATCTTCATATTTTACACAATATATTTTATAATTTCTCTTTTCATTTGGTTTCATATAATTATCATAAAATTCTCTTATTTTATATAAATCTTCACCTCTACTTAAAACATCTTCTAATTTAATATTTCTATCAATTTGAATATGTTCCAAATGGTAAGGATTTTCAAATCTACTTGGAATAGAAAAACTAGGATTTCTATAAATGTATATAACATAATAGTTTTTTAATTCATTTTCAGGAATAGTTATATTATTAAACCATTCAAAATAAGTATTACCACCATTATTATCGCCAATATATGTTAAATTATTTGGAGGATTTCTGCTATGTATATGTTCTATTTTTCCATATTGTTTTAGCGCATTACATAACATATATGAACCTGAACCACCATAGGAACATACGTAAAATATTTTTTCTTGCATTTTATAATATATGTATATATTTATTAACTTTAATTAGGAAAGTTGAAAATAAATAATTTCCTAAACTTTTAAAAACCACTGTAAAGGAAACAAAATTAATTATATTTTATTATAAATTAAAAATTAACTTATAATAAATAAATATGGAGCTTCCAGACAACAAAACGGTTGACCTACAATTATATATTTTGGATCCGCTTTCGGTCATTATAAAGCTTGCTATTCTCAGCAACAAACCTGTCGGTACTAAGATCTGTATTTCAAAGAATATTGTCTATTTACAAGAACCCGGGCCATTCCAATCCTTTTGCCGATACATATTTAGCACTAACAAAACAGACATTCAATATATATACAATCCAATCCAATTAGCGTGTCAAAATTACTTATCAAAGGAAGTTGTTAAACAGAATCCCAAACTCAAAGAATTGTTCAAATGCGCGCAAAATGGTCTTCTAAAGTTGAGCGAAACATATAAGTCTTGCTCCATTATTCGTCTGTGTATTAATTACTATTCATCACTCATTGACAATCATTTACAAGAGATTTATAAAGAAGATCTATTTAAGAAGGATACAATGACATCTCTTTACACAAGCGAACTAACAACATTTTTCAATAAATTGTGGACACAAGAGCGGATCAAAATTATATTGAATTTAACAACTTTTTTATTAGGAGACGAGAATGCTTCGGCAAATGTGAAGTCAGTTGAGACTATTATGGAAGACCTTGACAAGCAAGTTCAGGTCAAATTTTAAAGGTAATTAATGTAATAAAGATTTTAAATGAAGTAATCAGATATTTTAGACATATTTATTAATACAAAATTTATATATTAATAATAAATTTTAAAAATAAAAATAAAATAAAATATATATTATGTTGTTGAATCCACTTACCAACACCAAAATAAAAAAAATTGTAAATGTCTACCAATTAGAATTTGGTACACATAAATCTCAAGGTATTGGTGATTTTTTAAGAGGTAGTTTTTTTCTTATGCAATTATCAAAAATGTTAAAATTAGATTTTGAAATGGATATATCAAATCATCCAATTTCACAATTTATAATAAATAAAGGATTAAATCCAAAAATAAATTACAATACTGTAGAATATAAAATTGGAATGAATCGCCCTTCTAACCATGATTTAAGATATATATTAAATCCACCCAATAATATGTATTTTGATATAGATTTTATAAATGAAATTATTTCAGAATTAAATAAAAGCAAAACTGAATGTTCCCCACTTTTTTCAAATGCTTTTCCAATGTATTATAATTTTAAGGATGAAGGAAGGAATTATTTAAAATCACAATTATTACCAAATCAAATGATGGTTAAATATATTAATGAAACTTTAAAACTATTAAATTTACAAAAACACACATATGCTGTATTACATTTAAGAACAGGTGATAAATATTTATCAAAAAATGAAGTAATAGATTGTAATTTTATTAATGAAATTAACACACATATTGATAAAATTATTGTGCCTGGAAAAAAATACTTGTTATTAAGTGATAATAATGTGCTTAAGGAACATTTAAAAAACAGGCCCAATTTTTATACGTTGTTTAATAAAATAGAGCATTTAGGTGGAGAAATTAGCATAAAAGGACAAGAAAATGCTGGAACAAAAGATAATGATGGTATTAAAAATACAATGTTAGAGTTTTATTTAATGTCGTTTAGTAATTCAATTTTGTCAATTTCTGTATATGATCATATAAGTGGGTTTAGCAAATATTGTGCCGAAATTTTTAAAATACCATTTCAGAATATTAAAATATAATTTATATTTACTATTACAAGTAATACAAATTATAAAATATATTAGTTAATTTTTTTATTATGCGAACCATGATAATAAGAAATACTCTTTTCTTCAATATAGTGTTTTTTATCAACTAAATAACTTAATATGTAGCCCCATATAGGTAAATCACCCCATCTATTACTAAATATACAATTACTTTCATATATTCTAGAAAGCACTTCCTTAATTAAATCGTTATTATAAAAATATTTTATATTAATTATCATAAAATTTGTATAAGGGGATTTTAAATTATGATTAAAAGGAATTAACTGTTTATCTATTAAATAATCATTAAAAAAATCTTCCATACCAACTGTTACATCTGCCTCATCAGGACCTTGAAAATATGGTGATGAATAATATATTTTATTACGTTTATATTTTTCTATAATATTAGCAGAAATTTTAGTTATTTTACAATCCTCATCAATCCGAATAACATATTCATATTCCGAAAGATGTTTTAAAAATCGGATGCTCCAAAAAAAACACATATTTTTATATCCATTGCTAAAACTATTTGACAGAACCGTTGGAGGACAATTACTACAAGTAATATTATTATCTATAAAATCAATACTTTTAAATATCAAAGGAATTTTTGGAGATTGCGACTGGATATATTTTTGTTGAGGGATTGTTATATTTCCTTCATGATAAATTAGTATATCATAATCTTGTGGATTTTTAAGTTTTTGGTAAAAATTGACAGATATGTATCGGTTTCTCTCAACAAGATCTTTATAATCAGAAGATTTTGTATATCCTTTGGTTAATACAACAATTGCATTTCTACTCATAGTTATATATTATATTATTTTTTTATATATTTTCTCTTAATTCAAAATTTGAAGTATTTGACAAAATAAATAATATATATTAAATATAATAATATAATGATGGAAGAAGTGAAAGAACCAATTGAATCCGTTGTACCTGCCAAAAAACACGCAATTGTTAAGTGCGTTCAAGATAAGCTTGGAGATCAGGACTTTATGCAGAAGGTTGGTATGGCTCCTGTGGTTGCTTTAGAAATGTATCGTGTAATTGTTTCATCCTTTTTGGTCCTATTTGTGCCTCAAAAATGCGATGATCACGTGTGTACATTGAGTGAGAATATGGTCCTAGAACACGATCTTTACAATGCTGGTCTAGTATTTAATTTTTTAACTATGGCGGCTTTTTTAGCAATGTATACATTGGAAGTCAAGCGTGAGAACCGTTTGATTACATATTTAGAGGTGAATAAAGGCGTTCCGTCTGATAATGACTCGGTTGGTCTAGCTTTAAACAAATTGTCTGTTGATAAACGTGACAGCATTTGGGAGCTAGATAACTATTATATTTACTCTGGTTGGACTGCGATTATTATGTTTATTATTAATACCATTTTATCTGGATTTGTAGTTTACGAATATTATTTGGACAGCCAAACAACGTCTACCTATATTACTAACATACTGTTTATGGTTACTAAGATGGCTGATGTTTATTCCAATGTGAATACAGAAAAGAATGTGTTTTACTCGGCTTACTTGAAGGGTAAGGTGCAATACAATGATGTGGATCCTGATAAAATGAAGGCTTTACAAATAGAAGATGAGAAGAAAGATTATTTTGCTGTTCCTGAGGTCCCTGGTGTAGAATTGGCTACGATTAAAATAGAAGAAAAGGAAGAAAAGGAAGAAAAGATTGAAGAAGAAGAAAGTGGGAAAATTGTTGTTACTATTCACACTATTTCAAACCCATCATCATCTGATAATCTTCAAAAATTAGAAGAAGAAAAAATCAAAGAATCATCTGAAGAAGAAGAATCATCTGAAGAAGAAGAATCATCTGAAGAAGATTCTGTGTAAAATATTTTATAGTTATAATATAGTTATAAAATGTCTTTAACCAAAGTAGAAAAAGAAAAAGAAAATGATTTAGCTGCGTCAATAAGTGGATCAATGACGGTGGACAAATTAAAAAATGCTCTAACTCAAAATAAAATAGTCTATTCTACTGCAAAGAAAAAGGCAGATTTTGTTGACTTGTATATTTCAAATGGACTACATAACAAACCAATAAAAAGCTTAGAAGAAGAAGCTATAAGCTCTGTAAGAGCAAAAGAAGCAGAAGCAAAAGTAGAAGAACCAGTTGTAAAAGAAGAAAAAGAAGAAGTCTTAAGCGCAAATGAAATAGTAGCAAAAAGCTTAGAAGAAGAAGACCTCGTTATGTCTATCACTATTATGGGTCACGGCTGTGAAGATTTGTTAACACCTTGGCCTGATCAGTTACCAATTTCCACATATTTCAAAAACAATGTCCGTGTTTATAGCAAAGCGTGCGTTCCTGACGTAAATGCAATCGGAAACAGATATCAAAATGAAGACATAATAAAGGATGTTCAGCGCAGATTTTCAAATGTGCCAAAAGGTGAAACCGCAGCTATAATTGATGAATATGCCAAGGACGTTAAAGTTGATTATATGCGTAATATAGAGAGTCTTATTTCAAGTAATTACGAAATGGTTAAAACTCCAGCATTTAAAAAATTATCAGCACAAGAAAATTTATCAAAGGCTTCTAGTTTGAGCACCTATTTAGCAAATAAAAACTTTTCGTTTTATAATGATGACCCAAATGAAAAGGTAACCGGTTCACATTTACAACATCTATACAAAACACTCGGACTCCAAGTAACTGATATTCGTTTAAAAAGGACTGCAATGGATGGGTCAGTTACTTATGAGCAAATTTTTAATCCAAGAAATTTAATTTCTGATCGCCCCACTGATATTGCTAATCACAATTTGATTTACAGAGAAGGTCTAACATATATTTTAAAGAATGTTTTGAACCGGAAAGAATTGGTGAAACCGGCGCTACAAATATTTGGGTTCAAAGGCAGACAAGACCGTGTGATGGATTTATCATTGGAGCAAATATATGATTTTTTTCAATTAGTTGGTGTCAAATACGCCAATATAATGGATTATAGTTGCCGGACTTGTTCTGTCGGTAGAATACCGCAAAGTGTAACTGACCGTATTTATAGAGTAGAACAGAAGTATTCTGTAAAACCGGTGGCTTTTGGTAAGCGAAGCGATGGTAAGCGAAGCGATGGTAAGCGAAGCGATGGTAAGCGAAGCGATGGTAAGCGAAGCGATGGTAAGCGAAGCGATGGTAAGCGAAGCGATGGTAAGCGAAGCGATGGTAAGCGGTTAAAGAGCAAGCGATTAAAGAGCAAACTGTCAAATGGTAAACTGTTAAAGAGCAAAAACACTCGTAAACGTAGTTAAAAATAACATTGAAAAATTAATTTAAAGATATATTACCATTATAAGTAGTAAATAGTAATATAATATGAATCCATCATTAATCCAATTAAGCGAATTTGTTCCAAATAATGACGCCGAAAGGGAAATATACAATATAGAGAAAGAAAAATACATTATACAGAAATATATAGAGGATAGTAAAAGCTCGTGGGCAAAAGGTAAATATTACCTTGGAGGACAGATAAGGGTGGACCCGAATGAACCAATAACACCGGAATTATTTAAACAGGCTTGGAAACCATACTGCGATATCGGGGGCGATTATTATTGTAATAGTGCTGAGTACGCCAGTATATTGGGAGCAAAGCGTGGACTAACCAACATAGAGAAAATTGTAAAAAAATACATTGAAGTACAGAAGCTGCGAATAATGAATGAGTTAGAAAAAACAAAGTTGATAACCGATGTTAATAAGACAATCGTTGGGTTTATTTAATAAAATGCCGTTATCGGCAAGTCATCTCTAACAAAATACGCTTCGCCTTCCTTTGTCCAGTTTACAACCAGTGTAATAATTTCTACACCGGCGTCAATTGATTTTCTTACAGCCTCTCTATATTCTGGGTCTATAATTGACGGTTGAAACCGATCTACGTCTGTTCGTTGTATAACATAGCACATTATACAACGAGTTTTTGATTCGCTTTTTATAAGCGTTAATTCTTTTATATGTTTTAGAGCCCGCGGACTCACGGGGTCACTACTTTTTTTCCGGTAACCATCTGGAAAATATGCGACCTTTGATTCCACTGCTCTGTCATCATAACATTTTCCTTTTCGGTCTTTCGCTGTAATATCTTCATAATCAGCCAGCGGCACATTTTTGACTTCCATTATAAATGGAATATCATTACAATCTATTCCAGCAAAATCAAATCGCGAATCTACTTTGCCTTCTACATAAATGGTTGCTTCTCGTCTATATCTTTTAATATTCAGCAGTCTGGATAACAAATTGGTTTTTAATGCGGCTTCTACCAAGTTTTCGGCAAGCTTTGGATGAATACCTACTACAATCTCTTGGTCGCGTTCTAAAAGAACCGACAAGTAAACGCGATACTCGCAACTAAGTTTTTCATCGTCTTTTTTCTTTTTCTTTTTTAAAGGAACCGGTGACATTAGAACAGTCGCTCCCGCGTCGGCTAGCCCGCAGCAACCGAGTGATGCTGTGTGACCTAAAATCGTTTTATCATTTTCACTATTGCTTTTAATAATATCCGCCACATACGGCGACTTTATAAATTTGGACGGTCGCTTTACAACCGTCCCTTCAAGTAAATTTTCTAATTTTAAAAGTAATGACATTTTATTTTATAACAAAGAAAAAAACTAAAATACTATTTCAATTTTATTTATATTACTTTGATTTTGATTTTGTATTACTTAGTTCCAAAGAGGACACTCTTTTTTCGCCTTTTCCGTCGTCATAATGTCATATATTCCGTGAATATCCTTTGGAAAATGTTTTATCACGTAATTTATTAGTTCCTTGTTCTTTTCTGCCTCTATATTCATCTTAAAAATTGGTTTCAAAATCTTAGCAATGAACTTTTTTGATTTGTATATGGGTGGCATATTTGGAATTAGCAGTTTCCAAAAGTCCAGAATTTCTATATAAGCGTCTCGTGGATTTGTTACAGGACATTCCAGCCCTGAATAATATTTGTAGGCCATATAGAGCGCGTGACTTTGACAGAACTGTTGTGACCCATCTACTTGCATACGTTTCTCATATGGGTTAAACACTGTAAAATGTGACATATTTAGGTCACATTGTTTGAATTCCTTGCTGTCGTCATTTTGTACTACAAACAACCAATGGACTTCAGAAATGTTTTCGTCGATTCTAGGGCGCGCTCTTGGGACAAGCGCGTTGTCAAAGCGACGGTCCAAAGTGACATTTTCAACGTATAACTTTTGTAAATTATCGGCCATCTTTAAATTATCTATTGTAACCATTCTCTGTATTACCTTGACAAATGCTGTCATATTTTGACCGATTAGATCCATAAAGAAACTGCCAGCAATATCTAATTGTAGCCGCTCAATGTCTTCTTTATTAAATTCTTTTACTAATTTTTTTGTCATTTTAAATAATATATTTATAATTGTATTTAATTTCTTTAAATATACTTATAACTTCAATTTTTATTCTTCTTATAAATTTTACAACTAACACTGCGTTTATTGCGTTTATTGCTTTTCTTATTCTTTATACTTCTATTGCTTTTACCTCCAACTCTTAAATTTTCATTGCTTCTTTCATTGCTTCTTTGATTTTGATTTTGATTTTGATTTTGATTTTTATTTACAGGTAAGTTTTGATAAGCATAGGATTCGTCCATTGTACCAGGTCTATATTGGTAACCCATTATTTCAGACCACGCTTCACGTATGCGTTCAAATGTAGATCCACATTTAACAGCCGCCATTTGAACTGTGTTTACTGACTTTCCTGGATACAGCTCTAATTCAACTGAAACATAATAAGCCAATTTAGATGTTAGTTCTAGTGCTCTATTACTATGAGCATATTGATTCATATTTAATAATTGCGCTTGAGGATTGTAAGGCATTTGACCATACGGTTGTTGAGGTCCATAAGGCATCTGATTATAAGGCATCTGATTATAAGGCATTGGTTGATTATAAGGATTATATTGATTTTCAACATTTACGTTACCTTGGCTATAATACTCGTCACTGGGACCACCACCTTTTAAACCAGTTCTATTTCTTTTTGAACTTGATGAAGAAGAATTAAAAGGTGATTTAATGCTCTTGGCTGAAGACGGGGGTGGTTTTCCAAAGCTAAAAACTGGTGCGGGTTCTGCCGCTTTAGCTTTTGCTTCATCTGCTATTCTTTTTTTATTTTCTTCATCTGCTATTCTTTTTTGCTCTGCTTTAGCTGCTGCTGCTTTCGCTTGTCCCTCCTTCTTTTTTCTGTCAGCTTCAGCCTTCTTTGTCGCTGCTGCTAATGTTTTTTCTTCTTCTTCCAGCTTTGCCGCTTCCTCTGCTTCTTTTTCAAAATCAATGAGCTCTGGTTTGAGTTTTGGTTTAATTTTTGTCTTACTAACTGCTTGTTCTATTTGTAGTAATTTGGCTTCATAATCAGTCTTATATTTTGTATATTTGGAAATTAACTCAGCATTTTGTGTTTTACCCAAAATATCATTAATTTTGGCTAACATAGCAGTGTCAATTTCTTTTTCGGCAGTTAATTCATCTGGGGTCATTAAATCTATTTTTCGTTTTGGAGGCTGTCTTGCTAATTTAAATTCGGTTATATCAGTACCTTCTTCCTTTAATATTTCTGTATCGTCTCTTATAGTATCATTTAAATTTTCTATTTCTACATTTTTTGGTGTTGTTTCATCAAATACAAATTCTTTATATTCATCCAAAATCCGAGTCAAACTAGGTATTTTAACTGAATAGTTATCTGACGTAAGAACCTCATTTAATGTTCTTTTTAAATCTACCGAAATACCATTTATTAATTTAGTTCTTTGTGCTTTTTGTGGTGTTGTTAATTTACTAGTATCTTTAATATCATCACCTAGAGAATTAGCTGTATACCATTTTATCAATTCATAAGTTGTATATTTGCTTTTAAGTGTATCTAAGAATTCTCTAATCCCAATTGTATCTGATTTGTCATCATCTATTAAATATTGATAAAGTGTCTTGCCTTCATAAGCCTTCTTAAAATTATCACCGGACATTAGTCTTAAGCAAACATTTGCTATTTCTACTTCATTATTAATTGTTTTTACTTCTTCCTCTAAATTGGCCAATTTTAATTTGTCATCATTCAATTTACTAAGTGTTAGTTTAGTTGTTGCTGCTGCTCCTGTTTTGGCGGTGAGTTCAGTGGTTAACATTGTTGCTTTGTCAAATATAAGACCTGAACCTGGACTACATTTTTCAAATAGCAACATAATTATATCATCTGGAATCTCATCCATTGAATAAACCAATGTATTTACGTTATGATTAAATACTAGTTCAAATCTAGGATTACCTACGGTAGCATCTTCTACTGTATCAATTGACGGAACCATTTGTTCTGCCGTATTTAGACTAGGGTCCAAATTCGTTTTTACAAAAAACACAAATTTGGCTACACTTGGATCTTTCAGAATAGCACAATCATCTATATTTATTTCATCCTTATTAATACCAGTCAAATTAAAAATAATCAATCCTAATTGAAATTGGTCTAATACTTTAGTCACTGTTTCTGATGTCGTTTTTGTTGAATCGTTCAACATTTTAATAACACTGTATATTGTGTTATAATTTACTGGATCCACAGACGATAAATCCGCATCCGGTTTTAAAGCAATCAAATCTTGACAATTATCTTTAAATTTGTAACCAGCAGCCTTATCCTTCTTTATTTGTGCCTTTAACCTATAATTCAATTGACTCGTAGTCGGCTCATCATAGTCTTTCAATTCATTCAAAATCCACTTCTGAACGCGCGGCACATATGGCGGTATTTTCAAAAATTGATTCGGGTCTTTTGAAACCAGAATATCACACTGCTGTTCAATACCATTTGCGTCAATTACTGGGTCTAATAATTTACCAACCTTTTCTTTACAGTATTCTTCTAAATTTGTAATAGATAATTTAATTGATTTTTTCTTGCTTATATACAATGTAAGTAACGTGTCATTACTCTTTATTCGTTTGTCAATACCTGCCGGAGTACTAATATCCGTAGTCTTCCACATCAATGCGTTAGGAAGTGTTACAGATTGTAAAGTTGTTGTAAAACAACCTTTGATATCTTCATAATATTTGTCACTATTATCAGCTATTTCAATATAAATTTGATTCACGTTTAAATCGGATACATATACACAATGCTCTCTAGTACACTGTAACTCTAACAAATTTATGTATAAAGTTATGTATTCATATGATTCTATTTTATGCTCAGTTATTTCAATATATTTTTGCTCTTCTTTTCCTTGACTTTTAGTTTGTCCTAAGTTTTTTTGGTCTGCTTTTATTTTTTGTAATATTTCATCTTCACTCATAGCATCCTTTACAGTTGATAAATAGGTTTGATAATCTGTATTTTTAACATCAGTTTCGCTTATTTTAGTTTCAGCATTTTGTTGTATCTTGGTTATAAAATTGGAAATTGGTCCAGAATACACGTGCCACAAATCGGATTGATTCATAAACGCATATAGCATAATTATAAACATATACACACTGTATTGGTCGTGTTCTACTTTTACCAAGCAAGGATTTGCTTTGTATTTGTCAACCTCAGCAGACAAGTTTACACTAGAATTGTTTCCACTTCCACTTGAATATTTAGTCATAAACACAGTAGAAAACCACTCGTTATGTTTCTGTTTGAAATCCTGAATTGTTTTAAAATATACATTAGCATATTCGGTTATACCAGGTAGAATAGCCACGGGCATTTGTCTGCCTCTTTTTTTAAGCTGATTGTCTCGTTGTAAATTTTTTTCATTAAGACTGCTATAAATTTGAATATCCAAATTAATACACTCTAATGCTAATGTTGGCTCTGATTTTCTAGTATATCCAATAATTTGCTTGTAGTTTGTTTTTATAAACTCTAATAGAGCGACCAAACTGGCAAAATATACTTGCTGCTTTTGAAAAATATCCAAAAGTGCGTTGGATAAATCTAATAATGATCTCATAAATTCTTTTCGCTTGACATTCATCTCGGCTACTTTGTTTTTTACAAGATTATAATCTACTGGTTTTACAGTACTTGTACTTGTCGTTGTTTTTGGTTGTAGTTGACCAATATAATCATCTACTTCATCCATCAATGTATCAAATTCTTTCTTCATTACGCCAAAGTCTATCATAATAAGGTCAAAAAACAAATCCGTTGCGTTTATTAATGCTGATTTTGCCTCAGTAAATTGCTTGTATACATCTACACTTTTTTGTTTTTGTTCAGGAGGTTGTTGTGTTTCAATGAATTCTATTAGCTGTGGTTCATCTATTAGAAATATAAATGTAAGTGGGTCTGAAACTTTCATTTGACGCGACAATGGTGTGTAATCAATTGGATCATTTTTTATAAGACCGTCTTTTAATAGAGAATATGTTGATTCGGGAATTTGAGCCGACAATTTTACATCAGCCGGTTTCATAATTTGTTTCTTTTTCTCCTCTTCAGCCATTGCTTCTGGTGTGTCTGGAAGAGGACCAGTTGGCACTGTTTTTGTATCTACATTTTGTGCTTTTATACCCGCTGCCGCAGCATTACCCATTCTAACACCGGCACCGAGGTCATTCAATTCATTTTCAGCGCTCTCCAATTCATCTCCTTTAAGTGGTGTAAAAGGAGTTATCAGCTTTTCCACCGGTTTTGTATCTATTTCCCAGTCACCCTTGTTCCATCGGTTGCCTACAAGCGTGTAGGGGCGATTATTAATGAAAAGAACATTATTTCGCTTAAAAAGAGTATCCAGTGTTATCTGAATATTGTTATCAATAACACCTTCGGCTTTGGCTTCTTCTAGTGTGCGCGTCTTTTGCATACTAAAAAAACCACTTAAAATACGATTAATCATTGAATCAAATTGATTTGGTAGGAAAAACTGTGTTAACAATAATTCTTTGGGCGCGTCACTTGGCAGGTTTCTAATTGCTTTCCAATCGTATTTAACAAGAGGGTCAATGTAAACGGTGTGACTATTAATTTTTGGAACTAACATAGATGGGTCAAAATTTATTTTATAATAATTGGCTATGCGTGTTTTCAAATAGATAATGAGAGTATTTGGGATTTTACGTTTTGTACCTGAACCATTTACATTGGCATTTGTATTTGTATTTGTAGTTGGTGGCGTCTTTACATTACTTATATTTGGCTCCATCTTTTGAAAGGTGGAATTTGTATTATTATTAGTATTTGGCTCCACCTTTTGAAAGGTGGAATTTGTATTATTAATAACAGCAGTAGCCATATTTATAATACTTATATATTTTTATATTATAGTTTAATGTTAATTTGTTAGTGTTACTTTTTACCTTGTATTAGATTCTGGTATATAACTATTAAACAATAAAAATGATTTTCGCTGTTCACTTATTGTTTTATTTTTTTTTGCTTTTTCTAAAATAGCAATCGCATTATTTATTTCACTATCAGACACAACACCATCTGTATTTGTATCAATAATCTTTGTTAAGATTCTATACTTTTTAGGAACAATACAATAGGGACTTTCCTCATTAAATAAATGATCCGACAAAACTGTAAACACGGCTGTTAATACAAGCGATGTATAAATATCACGAGTACCCATCCACGCCATAGCAAACACCAATATTTGTTTAGTGATATTCATTTTTAAATATTCCTCTGTTGAACGACTAAATTGAATAGCAATGAATTTTGAACCAACGTTTAATAAAATCATAATGATACCGGCAAAAAATTTGCTATTATTTAGAAACATTACATGATTATGAACAAACCCTAGTGATTCTGATAATATATTTGTCATTGTTATATTAAATTAATATAAAAAAATATATAAAAATTTATATTGATTATTTATTGATTGATGTTAATTCATTTTAATATGATCTAAATCCAGAGACAAATCCATTTCTTGAAGCGCTTGGATCTGACGCAGCTACATCAGCAGATACAAAATTTTCCTTTGTCACAGGAATTTGATTTGAGTTCTTGGATTTTACTGCTTGTTCTGCTGACACACGATCTACACCATCTTTAGATTTAGAATAGGATGTGACTACATGTATTTGACCTACATTAGACTTAACTCCATCATCTCCAGTCCCAATGGTTGTTCCTGTAGAATTTAATTTGGACAACATAGGTAATATAGACGAATTATTATTTGATTTTGGTTTGGGTTTTGATTTGGAGTTTTTTGTATTTACATCTGCTTTTTGAGATTCAAAGCCTTCTACAAAAGATATATTTGTTCCAATGATCATAATTAGCGCAACTAACAATCCTAAAGTTACATTGGTTGTCGCAAAGAACAACAAAATGAATATTAAAACTAACCTGCCTAAAACATTATTGTACATATTGTTGTAAATTATGGGTTTTACCATTAAAATAATAACAAGTAGCACAAATAAACCTAAACTACCTTGCATTTTAGTAACTGTCATTTCTTATATTAAATAACGAATATATTTTTATAAAATAATTTATCTCTTTTATCTGGTTTTTCTGGTTTTTCTGGTTTTTCTGGTTTTCTGGTTTTATCTGTTTTTAATTGTCCAAACATTTAAATAATTATCTTAATTTCTATTAAGAGGAATGTCTTTAGCAATGACTGCTGCTACAATAGATAATAATGAATATCAAAATGAAACACCAATTGAAAGAAAAAAACAAGCTAACAATAGAACACAAAAACGTATGCCAACGATTCGGCCTGACAAGGTAAAATCAGTTTTAGACACTATTCATAATGATGATTCTGAAACTCTAGGCGATTTTAACGCAAAATATACGTCTATAAATGCCGGTTACAAGCCAATCACACAACCAATTGATCCGTATAACCCACCAGCACTAACAAGACAGCCTTCTCAAAAAGAAGGTATGTCAAATTATGACTCTAATTCAAACAACAGTAAAAATTACAGTTCTCAATACGTGCCTCAACCAGTTCAGGACGACAATATGGATTTACAGGAATTAGGCGGTGTTTATATGAACGACGAACAAGTGAAAAAATATTTCAAAAATCTGGTACCCAATTATGAAGGAGGCAAAACGGGTTCTGATGGAAATAAAGTATACTACAATCAAACACGATTCGCAAATCCAAACTATAACGCTAATTCTACAATAAATAATGAAGTTGGTGACGCCAATCAAGTGCTTGTTGATAAGCTAAATTATATGATTAATTTGCTTGAGGAACAACAAGATGAGAAAACTAACAACGTTACCGAAGAGGTCGTTTTGTATTCCTTTTTAGGCGTTTTTATTATCTTTGTTGTTGACAGCTTTGCACGTGTCAGTAAATATGTCCGATAAATACAATTTTAATATTATATAAAAAATAATATTAAACACTACATCCATTATTTATAAACAATGAATTATTGGGACAAACAGTACACTGACGGTTTTTTTAACGTTTCAAGAAATCACGGATTTTTGCCTATAAGAGAGCCTTTGACAGTTCTGCCTTGTCAGTATATTGAACTACAAAATCTAATCAACAATTTACACGTTTTCCAGAACAACGAACAAAAAGGGGTATTAGGAATTCCTAATGAAATTGAAAAACAACTCGGACTTATTCCCGATTATTCCAGCATTATTGAGAAAGAAACTGACGTTTTTGTTCTACAAGCATTATACAGGGCTTATACATTTTTAACATCTGGCTTCACATTGGAACTCGCATATCAAGAGTTTTTATCCTCCGGTAATTATGGTATTGCGCGACAGATTTTGCCGGCAAATATTGCTAAACCTCTTGTCCTAGTCAGCGGCAAATTAGACGTTTACCCTTGGCTAGATTATCATTACAGCTATTCGCTAGGCAACTACGTTAAAAAGAATCCTGCGGGTGATCTTGATTGGAAAAACTTGGATATGGCGTGTAAATTTACTGGCACCTCGGATGAGATTGGTTTCATTATGGTACACGTATATATTAACGAAGTATCGCCCCAATTAGTTGAATCTGTAATGGAATACGGCTTGAATAAAAGTGTAACTAGTTTACAAATGTGTGGCAACGTAATGCAAGAAATGAACCGTAGAAGAAGAGATATGTGGACTGCTTCTCGCCACGAACGCTACAATGATTTCCGAATTTTCATTATGGGTATCAAAGGCAACGACAAAATATTCGGGCCAGGACTCGTATACGATGGCTGTTTCAACAATGAACCACAGCAATACCGTGGCCAAACCGGCGCCCAGGACAGTATTATTCCGATGATTGATATTTTTACTGGCATTGTTGATTTTTATCCCGACAACAAATTGACAGAGTATTTGCTGGATTTGAGAACATATCGTCCAAAATGTATTCAGAATTTCTTTGTCGATCTAAGAGAGCATTATAAGTTGAACCCATTATTCAAACAACTGACTGACGCAAAATGCTATGAAGGTTTGGTATATTTACTGAAAATTGTGGATGAGGTATACCTCTTTAGAAACGGTCACTGGCAGTTTGTCCAAAAATATATAATGTCTAATACGAAATACGCGTTTGCTACTGGTGGGACGCCGATTACGACGTGGTTAATCAACCAAATAGAAGCCGTTTTAGAGTACGAACGCGTTATTATAGAACACTTACAATCAAATTATAGCGCGCAATTATCGGATAATGAACTATGGATAAATTTGAGTAACAGTTACAATAAAAAACGCGGCTTGCTAGTAGAACAAGTCAATGAACTGCGTAAAATTGACTACAACATTGAGTTTGTTTATACAAAGAATTGCGAAATGAATTTGGAAGATTCCAAACTATAAATTAATTTATAATAAATACCTTGTCATTTTTAAACGGACTATATACAAAATTGTAGAAGAAATACGCCGTGGGTGAATGTGATACTGGATACGTTTTTACTTTGATGTTATTAATAATAGGGACATTATCACTAACATCTTCTATAACTAGGTACTTGAAATGTTGTTTAGTCTTTTCAAGCACATTCCATAATGCGATCTTGAATCCTTGAACAAAATCTTTTGTTTTAAGAGCTGTCCCGTTCATTGACGCAATACACGAAATCGCCTCTTTATTCTTTTGTATGTTAGTACACGTCTTTTTAAAGACATATACGGCTTCAATATTGCCTTCAATCAAAAGCATTGATATAAACATATTGTTGGTCTCTATTAGTTTCATCAAATTACTGATCTCTGGAATAATGGTTATATCCCACTTATTTTTTGTATCGTTAATAAAGTTGTATAAATAATATAGATTTTGTTTGTCACCAACTAACAAATTCACCTTTGAATGTAGCGGTTCCGGTTCCAATATCCAGTTCTTCATATCAAAGCAATACGTTTTGTATACTGTTAATGGAACTATGCCAGTTATTTCTTCTTCTCGCTTGAATAAACTAACACAAATATTCGGATTCATATGACACTGATTGTACTCGTGGGTTTGGATCAATTGCGGCGCAATATTCCTCCTTCTGAAACCCTTTTTGACGCATAAATAGTCTACATAGAAAACGTCAAATTTGTTAATATCTGATTTATATATGGTCACGTGTAGCGGACGACTCGTCATAACACCAACTAGCAATTTGCTGTCAATTGTGTCGTTCGTTTTTACATTGATGAGCACGTCTGGTTGCCAAAAAAACGACCAATAGGACTGTGAATTATGGCCTTCAAAATAGGTAACAATGTTTTCTTTTTGCGGATTATAAACATTATCCTTTTCTCTAAAATAATTTAATTGTACGAGTGTGGTCATTTCTCTGATATCGTCTTGTGGAACCTTATCAAAAGAATAGGTTCTTATTTCTTTGAAATTTGTATAACGATTCGGTTTCGGTAATTCGTGACGAATAATACCTACATTGGCGAACCAATACTGTAAATCGTAATAATGAAACACTGGTTGTAATGCCCAGAATTTAAATTTGATGCGAATGAATAACAATAATAAAATGAAAATTAATACAATGGATCCGAAAAAATATAAAAGCTTATTCATTTTTATATTTTTATATTTTTATATTTATTGTGTAACCTATTTTTCGGTAAGCTTATCAATCGCTACAACCTTTGTTACATTTTTTACTATGTTCAACAGATTATTTGTTTGCTCTTCATTGGAACCACCTGACATTGAATTCATCACTATATTCAAATATTGATTATTCTTCTTTGAATCGGATTTTCTACAATCAGGATATAAATTAGTCCATTCGGTTATTTGTTTAATATTCTTATTTGCCACTTGTTTTATCGCATTTTTTAAAACTGGCTTGTCTTCTGTTTCCTTTGTCCATTGATCATTGTCCTTGATATAAAGCACTTCGCGTTTCAAATCGCTACAGTGAATTGGTCTTGAATATGTATCCAACTCATTTAGATTCTTAATAAGTATTTTAGAAACACCATCCACATAACCTACACGACCTGTTGTTTCCAAATCAGTCAATTGTAACTTAATATTATCTACAAAATCGCTAATGTTAATCGCGTCTTTACATTTCTCATTCAGGAAAAACTGTAGGTTGAATGAGTTGTTAACATTATTACAATTTGTATTTGTGTTGTTTATTGTTTGAGTATCCTTTTTAACAATCTCTAAAATTAAATTCTTAAATTCCGAGTTTTCCTTTATAAGCATTTTAATTATTTCTTTATCACTCAGTTTTGATTCATTTATATCACCTTGTTCACAATTTTCATTAGTATCTTTTACTAAATTGTTATATTGATTTACATCACAACAGATCTTCTTGTGTTTACATAGCGATGACATATGTTTGTAACTTTTTCCACAAATACACTCTAAATATGATGCGCTTTCGGGCGTAAAATCGTTAGCCGACATTAGCCGTTTATGTTTACCGGTTGCTAAATGCCTATCCCAATCACTCTGTTTACAGCAATTAAACTCACAATTTTTACAGAAGAATTTTTTGGCGTTTTGTTGCGTAAAATTGGCGCTTTCCATTAGTATATTACGCCGAGAACATAATTTTGTGAAAAATGCGAAATATTTTATCATCACAATTTTTAACAACCCAAAAAAGTAATTGTGACCATTATCGTGATAATTCTGAAAAATTGGCCATTTTTGAAAAATGTTTTGGGTTCCCAAATCTGGACATTTTTAAAAATGTCCAAAATCCATTTCCCTTTTTACTTTTTGGAAAAAGTTTGTTATTGGAAAATGTTGCCTAATTTTTAGTAAAAATATGTAAGCATAATTGGTCACATATTTTATAAACAAAAAACTGTTATTTTTCAGTAAGCTTATCAATCGTTACAACCTTTGCTACATTTTTCATTATTTGTGATATGTTAGTTGTTTGCTCTTCATTAGAACCTCCCGACATTGAATTCATCACTATGTTCAAATATTGATTGTTCTTCTTTGAGTCAGAATTACAGCAACCTGGATTATTATCTTTCCAAGCCTGGATCTGTTTAATATTCTTATTTGCGACTTGTTTAATCATATTTTTAAGAACAGGCTTATCATCAGATTCTTTTGTCCACTGGTCATTATCCTTAATATATAAGACTTCGCGTTTCAAATCGCTACAATGAATTGGTCTTGAATATGTATCCAACTCATTCAGATTTTTAATAAGTATTTTAGAAACACCATCAACATAACCTACACGACCAGTTGTTTCCAAGTCTGTCAATTGTAACTTAATATTATCCACAAAATCACTAATGTTAATCGCATCTTTACATTTCTCATTAAGAAATAGATTCAAATTAAATGAGTTATTAACATTGTTACAATTGGTGTTGTTTGAATTGTTTATTGATTGAGTGTCCTTTTTAACAATTTCCAAAATTAAATTTTTAAATTCGGAGTTTTCCTTTATAAGCATTTTAATTATTTCCTTATCACTCAAATTTGGTTCAAATAGGTGCGATTCATTTATCTCCAATGGAGATTTATTTATCTCCAATGGAGATTTTGTAAAATTATATGTACAAGTTTTTTTATGTTTCCATAGACCAGAATGATAAGAATATTTTTTACCACATTCGCAGAAATGTTCAATATGAGTTGTATTCTTTTTGTATTCTTGCTCCATTTTAATATGTTTTCGCGTCTTTGTATGTTTTATGTATTCGCTATTTTTACAGCATTTATAGTCACAATATATACACTCATATTTTGGAGATTTTTCAGTCACAATTATCGTATCCATTTGTATTCCTTTTATATTCTAAGAGAATACAAAAAAATCTCCTAAATATTCCAGATATATTTTTGGAAAAATTATCATCACAATTTTTAACAACCAAAAAAAGTAATTGTGACCATTATGGTCAAAAAGTGAAAAATTGGTCATTTTTGAAAAATGTTTTGGGTTCTCAAATCTGGACATTTTTAAAAATGTCCAAAATCCATTTCCCTTTTTACTTTTTGGAAAAAGTTTGTTATTGAAAAATACTACCTATATTTTAGTAAAAATATGTGAGCATATTTGGTCACATATTTTAATAATTATAAAATCCGGTTTTTCACCTAGCAAAACTATTCAATTTTCACATTATCCAGCCCAATTGTTTCATTACCTCGCGTCCAATCGCCCAAGATGTCAATCCTACTAATATTATTCAAGATCAGCTTGAAGTCATCGTAAGCAGTCGGTATATGATTGTGTCCAGTTACCCACACTTGATTAATCAATGGAATATAAAACTCCTTAATTTTGCCATCATATTGCTGTATCAAATTTGTTACCGGAAACACAATGTATTCATTAGATACATTATTGAATAGTCGTACAAAAGCCGAAGCAAAGCTATTTGGGTTGTTCAGATTCGTAAAATTACCCATAAGACTGGTCATCGTAAATGACAACGCACTGGCATTTGCTAGAGAGAAATTTGCCGGAAGCTGTTTGCTAAAGAACCACAAACTGCGATCATCCTTGTTTTTAGAATCCACATTAATAACGTCGTCTTTTCCAATAATAAAGTTGGACATTAAACCGTCTAAACTGTAAGGCATAAATATAGCAGCTGATTCCTTATAACCACTAATATTCCAGCCCTCATTATTTAAATGAAATTTGTTTTGAAAGAGAGGATCAATCTGGCCCAATTGTAATAATAAAAAGTATGTTAGTATTAAAAATAGCAGCATTATTTAGATAATCGTTATTAATATCTAAATAATTATGTTTAAGTAATAATTAAAAATGTATTTTAGCAAGTATATGGTGGTCTACAAGCGCCAAGCTCTCACCATTTGCTTACCAGAAATAAAAAGACCAGCGCCTAAACCAGAAAAAGCTCCTTTTGATAAAGCACCATAAAAATTAGATGTCTCTTGTTTTGATTCGGCGTTCAAGAGTAGACCCATTGATCCCTCATATATATATTGTCCACAGGCGTATCCAGCCATAGCACCTGATAAAGCAACAACACCGCTCTCTAACATTTTGTGATACGGTTCACCCATTAACAAACTATTTAATGTAGTACCAATCACAGTACCAACACTAGCCGATAATTTAAGGACATTGTCATTGTTTTTTTGACCAAATAGTGTGGCAAGACCGGCTGCAGTTAAAACGCCAGAAACAGCACCAACACCGGCAGAAGTAGATTCAAGTAAATTATTGCCGGTAGAAGGAGCACCAGGGTTCATGGAACAAGGCATTCCGGCAGGAACGTTACAAGCAGGATCAGGACCTAATGGAGGAAGAGGCATCTTTATACATTCTATATATAAATTATTTTTTACAAATAAAATAATTTATCCAAGACAAAATATACACGCACTAAAATGCTATTACCTTATCAATCCAGTTAAAAGAGCGGTTAAAAATGTGTTGACCGAAAATGTGCTGGGCAAAAAAGGTAAATTTCGGTTCTCTTGTCGCAGCAGTGATTGTGTTACGAAATTAGATTCTAATATAGCATTCACAACATCCTGTTGTGTTGTCCTGTATGTTAAATTAAATAAATATCCATATATGTAGTTTTTAATAGATGTTAGTTCCTTTTTTATACTTTTTTTTGCGTCACTCTGAATATTAGCATCATTTTCTATTTGATATTGTAATTTATTAATGCTATCTATAATTGGTAAAAATCTAACATCACTCTGGGCAGCAAAAGCAGCAGCGTCTTCGGGGTTTTGTTTAGCGAGAGCAGTAAGAGCAGCAGTGGCAGCAGTAAGAGCAGCAGTGGCAGCAGTAAGAGCAGCAGTAACTTCATCCAGAGTTGGAGTCATCTTTATAAATTATATCTATAAATTATTTTATACAAATAAAATAACTTAACCAAAGCTAATAGTTGATTAATTTTTATTACGTTTTCTCCTAGTACCAGTAACCCCTTTAGTTTTTCTATTAAACGTACCATTTTTTCCCTTTGTGAAAGAATTTGTAATCGTAAATGTTGTCCAAGGCTGATGCGGTCTGTCTCTCAAATAATCGCGCAAATAGTTCCACTCCATATGTTCATCGCAGAACTTATTCTTGTCAAAAGGGGTGCCGCAAGAGTTGCCCCAACGCAAAGAAAACGACATATTCTTAGCCATTGTAGTATCGCAAACATTGCCGTCTAACGCGCCTCGTGGTTGATAAGGCTTGGGTCTGCTTGGGTCCGACATATATTCACGCGCATCCATTTCGTAATGCGAGCACACTGTCCTAGAGCATGGATTCTCCTTGTGTAAGTAGATGTCATAATGGTCCGCTAATATTTGCTGCGCCAATTCTATATTCAATTTGCCCTTCCACTTGTCCATTAGCTCTTCCAAACGGACACGCCGTGCGCCTTGATGTCTACGGATGTCGTCAAACCCAGTGTTCACACACTCCAAATTACGAATGCGTGGGTCATATGGCGCATTGAATCCAATGAAATATCCGTTCTTTGTGCGGTCAACACTGTGGAAACGCAGACCCAGTTCCAGTCTCAAAATTTCATTGGTCCTAGTGTCACCAAACAGCCAGGAATTCGCATAATCGCCTGAGTTGCCGTCTAATAACATTTCCACATAGTCGTCCAAATTCTTACCATACTGCATTGCGTTTCTAATACGGCAAGAAATTGGAATATTGTTCTCGTAAGGGAAAAAACCGCCAATTGTGGTCTCGGTGCCGATAATGCCATTGGAAGTCACAAAAAAGTCAGTACCAGACCAAATCCAGCCAACAAATCCCTGGATGATCATACGAGCACCTTTATCGGGTTTCAAATCCAAAACAACGCGTCCAAATTGTCCGTCAACAAAGTTGCTAAAGTTGTTGTGAGCAACGACGATCTTACCATCAGCGGTCCAGTCACCGTTGGCAATAAACGCACTACACTTATCATTAGCACCTACTTTTGTACCTCCTTCCTTTGACATAACATTTGCCGCAGCATCTCCTCTAACCACAATACGCTCTTCATCGGGCATATTAAAGAACCAACTGCCGGTTAGTGTCATCCAATTGTTCCAGGCCACAACTTCGTCTACTGACATAGGAGTGCCACCGGCAGTACAGCCCTCCGAGAACCCGACCATCTCTTCGTAAAATTCGGGGAATTTCTCCATAATTTTTGGCTTGAAATATTTGGCACAAGCTGTAATAAAAAAGTCCCATTTGACACCTAAATCAAAATAGGTAGTAAAATCAAGCATTTTTTTAACAGCCTTCATTTCATCGGCAACCAATTTGCCATATGCGTAACCACGCTCTTTTGCACCGCCCTTTATAGAAACATAGATCCACCCATTCATATCGTAAGCAATTCCATTTTTAACTTTTTTAACATTAGACATTAGTATATAATATTATATATTATAAAATTATAATATTTTCTTATCAAATTTTTATCAATTACATCCCTTCCGAAATAGGAGAACAATCATTTTCATTTCTTGAGGCTTTGGTTAGAGCGTTATATCTTTGTGATTTTAATGAAGCCGACGAATTATCTGGATTTTCCTTATTTGGATGAACTGGAATATATATATTAAAAACTTTAGACACAATATGAAAAAAACTGATAATGAACCCAGATAATATAATAAAGAAAGCAATAATATCACTGCGATTAATTGTTTGTTTAAGATAAAAATTGTTAATAATTAATACAATACCAAATTGTAAAATAATTATTAACAGTGTATCTTGGGTAGGAGTTACAAGATTATATTTGTCACCAATCATAACTACAAATGTCATTACAATCCAATCTAACCAAGCAAACGGGATTGCCATTTTATATGCTTCCCACATACTAAGATTTTTGAAAGGAAGTGTAACAAATGCCCCCCACACTGATAAACACTGTGCTACTAAAAATAAAAATAAAAATAAAGCATAATAGGGTAGTTTAGAAAAGTCCGTCATATATTACTTTGGTATAAAAATGAATTATATCTATATAATATAAAATGAATTTTACACTAACAGTATTATTTTGGTTATTTCTAAATATAATGATTGGGCTTACTATGGAATTTGCTTTATTTACTCAAACGACATCAGGAATGAAAGAAGCTGGTATTTTACAAAAAATATTAACATCGGAATTTTGGGCGTCCATTGAGTGGATGTTTGTGATTCCTATGCAACGAATTGGTAATATATTTTTGAACCCGGCGCAATTGTCCCTATCATCTTATGTGTTTGATTTCTTGGCGCAATTATGGTCAAATACATATTGGTTGAAGCTGCCGACAACGGTGGATGATTATACAGGAATGGGTCTTATATTGTTTGGAATGTTTGCGTCAAAATTTGTCCTCTTTGGATAAGGTGCGACTGATAAGGACCTTTGCTACGCGTATAGGTGCGACTGATAAGGACCTTTGGGCCGACAGATAAGAGCCTTTGGTGCGACTAATAATGCGCCGGTATTCCGTCAAATTTATTGGTTGATACCATAGAATTTGGATCAGTAACAGTTCCAAGGTATCTTAAACCAAGTTCACGTGTGGAGCCATCTTTAGAACCATTCTTAATTTTAGTAACAGGTTTATAGTCTAGTTTGCTACCTACATTGGACGTATTTTGGAAACCATCTCTCTTATAAAACTGTAGACCCATTGTTAGTATAATTGCTAATACAATAAACAATCCAATAATAGTCTGTAATGAGTCCTTCATATTTTATATATAAACTATATAAAATATTTACAATTTTATTTTTATTTTGTTTATTACTTAAAACGAAGCAAAACTTGATTGAAATCCATCATATCCCATCATTGACGAGGCCGAACCCATTCCACCAGAATTCATTATTCGCTTCTTCTGATTATTCTTATTCTTCTTCTTGTTATTCTTCTGATAACTCATAATTAAGACAACAATAAGCGCTAACATAATAAACGGTAATAAAACAAGGAACCAGGCAATATTTTGATAACCATCCTTACACATCAGGTTAAGAATCCAAGTCCAGAAGAAAATATACACAAACTTCACAATGAAGACGGCAATTGTACTAGGCACTTGGCACGCAAAACTGCCTAAACAATATTTGTTTTGATTTCCCATATTTTGGAAAATAGCAAGAACCATTCCAATAACGGAAATTACAAAGTATACAAGCGAGGGTGTACATAACTGACTAAGATTGTTTGGGAATGCCATATTATGATATATATTTAGAAAAAAACTATTTTTTAGATTGGCTTTGTAGAACTTAATGCGGGTTGAATATAGGGTTTGGGATTTGTTGGCTGATTATAGCCATTGAGTGAGTTATAAGAGCTCTGAAAATTATACATTAGATCTCTGCCTAAACCGACAAAGTCTGGTAAAATTGACCCACCTTTCAAGGCTTTCTTTTGGCAACCACATTGGCATTGGGGACTACAATTACATTGTTCAGGAGATCGCATACAATTACAGTCAGGTCCACATACGCCATTACATACAGACTTGCTTCTTCTTGATTTTTTATTCATTCTTTTTCTTTCTCTTTCTCTTTCTCTTTCTCTTTCTCCTTTTTTCCCTTTTTTTCCACCCAACTTCATCATCGTTTGCGGGTCAACCTTGTACAAATTATTCGTAAAAAAATTGCGTCCACTATCAACACCGTCAACTCCAGGCCATTGAGATATCAAAGGTCCCCAAGGTTTGCCAACAAATGGTGCCGGTACTGGTGTTAAATCAGTCTTATAAAACGACCCTCCTCCTCTCATACAAGAAGTACAACCGCCAGTTTGTCCGATGCCTAAAGTAGATGGATATGAACTGGGAGTAGCACAAGTAGGACAAGTAGAACAACTACCTCCCCTAAGGGCATTCATTTGTTTAACAGACATAGGCGCAATTGGCCTATCACCTCCATACATTCCTTTACTCATTCTTCTACATTTTGACGCACATCCTTTCATATTGTATTTCGGCTTTCTGGATTTTCCTCCACATTTATTTCTTCCATTTCTTCTTGTTTTAGCCATTATATATAATGTATATAAAATATTTCCTTTCCACCTTTTTTCCACCTTTTAAAAGGTGGAGCCAAACTTTGCTGAAAAAGGTTTGGAATCATATTAGAAGGTTTGAAATCATATTAGACGGTTTGGCTCCACCTTTCTTAAAGGTGGATAAAAGGTGGATTTAGTCAATATCCACGTGTGTCAGCATATGGCGTCGGCAGCACATCTTATTCAATTTCAATTCATCCAGGACCTCGCCTTCGGGCGTCTTTTCACTAAATTCCGATGTCAAATAAATTACTTTATCAGTATGAAGTCCCTTCGCTAATTTTCGCTTCCGAACCTCTTCGCAATAGTAACGATACTTATTTGCTAAAATATTGCCACAGGTAAAACACTTTACAGGTATGATCATCTTTGTATATATATTTATATTATTCTTATATATATTTAATTTAAAATCAATTTTTTATTAATATTATTATAAATTATTATGCTTTCGCAAATCAATGAATTAATAAAAAATAAACCGGAAGAAAATTCGGAAAATGTCAATACAAGAATAGAATGGGACGACTATTTTATGTCTATTGCTCTTCTCGCCTCGCAGCGCAGTCCATGTAAGCGGCTCCAAGTTGGTTCTGTCGTAGTCAAAGATGACCGATTAATTTCAATGGGTTACAATGGCTTCATACCCGGCGCGCCACATATATCCCGTATCAAAGATAATCACGAGCAGTCTATTATCCACAGTGAAATCAATGCGATTACTGATTGCGCCAAACGCGGTACAAGTCTATCTAATTCAAAAATCTATGTCACCCATTATCCGTGTATAAATTGTTTCCGATCTATTGCTGCGTCAAATATTAAGGAAATTGTTTATTTGAATGACTACAATAATGATGAAATTGTGGCTACATTAGCTCAAGATGCGGGTATAAATATACGAAAACTATAAGAATACAGTGTTACTTTTTACTTAGACACATTATATTTAGTGCCTTGATAATAATAATAGTCCATTGTAACCATTTCGCCATTTTCATCAGACAATGTTCTAACCATTGGTCCATATTTATTAGCAGCTACACACGTATTTGTTCCAGAACCACTAATTAAAGCACAACAATCCAAATTCTGACAAGTGGCTTCAGAAATGTTATTACACGCAGTTTTCAGCTTCTCAGGTGAGCTAGAATATTTATCACAGAAGTTACTAACACCATCGGTTATTATTGGTTCTTCTTCATTGTTATTCTGTTTGTTAAACTCTGACAATCCAGTTTTAATGCTTTCATCAATACTTGATTCAAAAGTCTCTACAGTTACAGACTGTGATAATTGTGTTTTTGGTTTAGGAGGATCTAAATTAATATTATATATGCTACTGTATACTAACAAACCTAAAATAGATAATACTGTTAAAACAATCATCATATAATTTTGAGAAATAAAGTCAATAAAGTCGCTCATAAAATATAAGAATATATTTTTTTATAGTTATATTTTATAATGGCTTATAGAAAATATAGAAGATCTTCTAAAAGACGTAGTGGAAGACGTAATTTTGTTAAACGTACTTTATCTGAGAGTGTATCTGTTGTAAATAATACATCTAAGAAGTATATGCCAAAAGTGAAGTCGGGTCTGGAGTCAGTTGGCTCTAAGGTAACTACTACTGCGAAAAGCTCTGTACCGATGCTACAGCAAGCGACACGCAAGTTTTTTGGCTTGTTTGGTCTAGGTAGTTCCAAGTCTAGGAAGCATAGAAGACATTAAACGTAATATATATTATTTTGTATAAAACTTAATATATATTATCAAACTTTAATTACGTTTCTTTCGCGTACCTTTTTTAGATCTAACTAATCTTTTAGTTTTTATTATACCTTTAAAAAACGTAGTAAAACAATTCAAATTTGGCGCTTCATCATCTGTGTCAAATATTTCTTCATTTAATATTTTGTTAATTTTAATATTATCATTATTGGTTGGTTTCATTAATGAAATTAATTTAAAAAATGCTTTATGTGTCATCAATATGTCTTGGTTATAGACATCTACTAAAAATTTAAAAAACGGCTTCTGGTAATTTAGACCTCTTGACTTGACAAGGTTAAAGCATCCAACTTTTGTGTTATATCTATTGGAACTTAATACAACACGCATAACAGTTTCGCCACTTTCAGGTTCTCTATCAATTTCATTTTTATTAAAACCAACAGGAACTAACTCCAAATAAGAAATGTAAAGGTAATTCAGGTGATCATATTGATTATGCTGACCAATAAATGAACCAATTGCGTCTTCATTGGATTTACAATTAGACGACTTATCATAGTCAATAAAATTGCCATATAATCCGGAATAGGTGCTTTGACAGAAGAGTAAGCCATTTTTTGTTTTCAATTTGTCGCCGGGATGATGATATCCAAAATATGCTTTGTGAGGTAGTTGTGGCACAGGGTCACCCTTTGTCACTAAGCGACGATACATAATTAAATTCTGATTAATAAAATGATTGAATCGTTTCAAAGTGGCATCATTAATACATCTGGGTGCGCCGACTGAAATACATACAATTTGCTTGCTTAGCACTGATAAATTATTAGTATTACTATTGTTACGAATGCCAGTATACAAGTAAGCAAATATGGATGCCATTGCGCCGCCGAGTGAGTGACCTGTTGCTATCACTTTGACTGAATTATTTGTAGTTGCTTTCAAAAAATGTGTTGCTAAATAGGAAACCGATTCAAGTAATGTGTGAATAGCTTCGGTGGTTATTTTGAAAATACCCGGTATAAATGCTTCATCTGAATTACAAGGTCCGTTTTTATTGAAAGTATTGAAATTTACATAAGAAGTAATCCCTTTAAAAGATGCGGTTCCTCTATATACAATAAAAATAGTATTGGTGCGTTTGTCGGCGACAACATAAATCATAGAATAATTGGACCACGCAAGGGAAATATATTGGACATATTCGTTTTTAGAGCCGCCGTCTTGTACTACTTTCGTCTTTTTTTTGTTAGTTGATCCATTTAAAATGTTGAAAAATTCAGCGTATTTAATAAAATCAACAAACTTTTCATTTGAAGCAGAGTCTGTATAGAATTGAATATCTTGGCATTTTTTAAAGATTTTTGAGTCATTAAATATGTCTTCAATATGTGCGTCTTTGATTGCGGTTAGAATGGAAGCAGGGATTGGGTTATATTCAATATCATTGTCTAATTTAATAAAAGGTTGTCCATTGTTACAATAGCTGGTTATTTTTCCTATTTTTTTTTGTCCAAACATTTGCTCATATCTTGGCAAAAACCCACAGTCGTGTAAGTAGGCCAATTTGGATAAAATAACGCAAATGAATGTTATGAATGGGACTCTTCCGTATTCTACTTTATCGTATTCTACTTGCCCGTATTCTACTTTTTCTAACTTTTTATCATCTACTATATCTTCTTCTCCATCATTATTTTCATTATTAAAAAAGAACATTACTATTTGTTAGTTAATATAATAAAATATTAAATTTTATATTAACGTTAACTTAATTATTTTAACTTAACCAATTTCAGAAGAACTAAACACTTCCTGACATTTCCACATCCAATCTGGGTCTGATAATTTTAAGGGTCTATTGGGCAAATGCTTCAATAAAACACGCAAGTAACTACTGTAAGCGGCCCTTGTTATTAAATAATTAGGTACACATTTATCCAATGTATTTACAAACTTGTCTAAGTCGTCAATTAATCCTGAGTTGGTTTCATGAATCACCTTTAATATTTCATTGTGCGTTTCAATTAAAGAACGATATTTTGCCATTTTATTTGTTATTATTTTTTAGTATATAAAATTGTTCAATCAATTTTAAATCATTACTATTATTATCACTATTATAATAACTACCATAATAATCTTTAAGAAATTGTGTGTATCCCCTTGTATCCGATTCACTTTCAATATGTCTATGTTCTTTTAACAATCTAAATAGATTCAAAATAACAATCGTATATTTATCAGCAATCTCATATAAAGTCATACTAGTACATAGGTAATCATAAGCAATCAGTTCCATTTCTTCTGGTTCGGGTGTTCTCATTTTTTCATCAAGATAATTAAGATTATCATAACTATACGATTCACATTGTCTACCTTCTATTTTATATTCATATTCCTTGTAATCGGAAAGACCATATAGACGTTCATTACAATCGTCCCATTCAGGGATTTTAGAATATAGCCATTCAGGTTCTAATCCATAATAATTTGCGGTTTGGGTAAGGCTATCTGTACGATTAATATGGTCTAAAATTTCTACAGCTAAATTATCATCAATCACTTTATATATTCTATCTAGTTCCCTTTTCAAACTCTTAACCTCCTCCTTTAGTTCTTCATTTTCTTTTTCAAGTAGAATATTATGCGACATTACTATATATAATATATTTAATACTTTTAATATCTTTTAATATCTTTTAATATCTTTTATATTATATTTATACCTTTTGTCGTCTTGACTTTTTTCAGTTTTTTACCCGTCTTATGTATTTCGTCGTGACATTGTTCGCATATACTTAACAGGTTTGCCGGATGATTTTTGTGAAACGTAAGACCGCCTTCTTTATTATGAATAATTCCCTTATCATCTGCGTCTTGTTGGTATTGTAAATGATGTACTTCAGTCGCCATTTTGTTCCCGCATTTTTCGCACATTCCTTTAATATGTTTGGCATTGAAATGCGACTGTTTCTGATCCAACAAACTATTAGTTTCCGGTCTGTATTTTGTACGAATATTATGTGCCATGTCAAGGAAATCTTGGGGCAAATTTAGCGACTTACATACTTCAAGGCCGTACATATTGGTTCCAGGGCCGTCTTTTAGCTTTCTATCGTAAATGAGTATGTCTTTTTCCTTGTCGTAAATGACGGACATATGTTTACAGCCTACATTATGTAGGGAGGTTATTTCGTCGTAGCTGACGATTTCGTGGAGGTGTGTAGCGAATATGAAGGAGCAACATTTTTGCTGTAACATTTGGATGCCCGCGACGAAAATACTTACAGCACTTATGCTCTCGGTGCCGGAACACAATTCGTCGCCTAGTACGAGACTAAATGGGTCGGCTAGGCGTAAGATGGTTCGCAACTCGGACATTTCAACAGCAAACGTGGATAGCCCTTTGAATAAGTTGTCGTTTCCTATGATGCGGGTGAAAATGTATTTGTAAGGGTAGAATTCGTAAGAAGAAGCGGGCACATAGAGTCCGGCTTGCGCCATAATTACAGAGATGCCTAGGGCGCGAATAAAACTGGTTTTGCCCACAGCATTGGTGCCATATAGAAGAATACCATCCAATCCATTATTTTCATTAATACCTAGAGTAATATCATTTGCTACATAGAGTTCGGATTGCTGGATCTTTTCAATTAAGCAATGACGTAACTTGGTTGCTTTTATATACGATTTTTTAGATTTATCTAAAAGAATACTGGGTTTACAATAGTTATATTTGGCGGAAATATAGGTCTTAGCAAAAGCCAAATCCACGTAAGTTATAAAATCGCAAATATAATTAATCCGATCTTGAAACACTTCAATGTCATTAATTATTTTGCTATAAACACTTGCTACCTTTTCTATGAGATTTATTTTGATTGAACTAACATCTTTACACAATTTAGCAATTTGCCAGCTAGTAATGAACCGATTGGTGGTGGATTGTTTACTGAAATCAATAACATTTTTGCCTAACTCTAAAACAAACTCTCTTTCTTCTTTAAAAAAGGAAGAATGGTATTTCAAACTAACACTTGCTAATTTATTCTGAGATAAGACCTCTTCTAATATTTTACAACGCCGATCCGTCGCAATTAGACTGAAATTATTCTTCTCAGTTTCGTGAATCTTCACAAAGGTGTCTTTTATCTCGGACTCATTAGAACCTTCTTCTAACGCAGTAGTGGTCATAGTCTTTGTTTTACTTCTTTTTTTTCCACCACTCGTCTCATAATTGGCAATAACAGAGCTGAAATAGGCCCGACAACACTCCAATTGATCTTCAGATTCCATCAAAGTCATTATGTTCTTATCCAAATCAGCATTCACTCCATTCTTTATAAAACTCTTTTCAATCTTATGAATATTATCAATATCCTTACAATCTTCCATTATCAGAACATTGTCCAAAAAAGTAGTAATCTCAACTATATGAACTAACAAATTGTCAAAGAGATTGGTACCCAATTTGTCTCTTATATACTCAGTTATATTGTCGTTACCAATAATAAAATTGTACAGAATTTTAGATACCAATATGCTGTTATAAAGCTGATATATGTATTTTGGTGAGACCTTTTTGAGCATTATTTGCCGGTTAATTTTGGCAATATCTTTGACGCCTGTTAGGATCTGTTTCACTACGGTATATTCGTCAGGTGTATCAAGTAGTTTCTCTACAATATCGTATTCTTTTTGTAAATACGCAATATCGGTTACAGGATTCAAGAAGGAATAGGTGAATTTGCGCTTACCCATTGGTGTAATACACTCGTTCAACATTTTAACAACAGACGAGTATTTGCCACTGTAATTCTCGTCGTCAATAATGTTGAGTTGTTTTAGTGAGTGGTTTGCTAAAATCAATTTGCTGTCGTCATTTTCAATAGTAGGCTCCTCTATTTTATAAACCAGATTCGGATTATGCTGGTAAATAAAATCTAACAAATAGCAAAATGCTTGGGTTGCGTAAACACGCTCGCCAAAAATTGTCATAAAAGAACTAATATCATTGAATTTGTAAAACCGAGTCATTAATTGTGTTTGATATATTTGCTTTTCGCAATTTAATGCTCGTTTCACATTAATATTAACCGCAGTATCTAACAAATTTACATAATGAATAGAACGGCTTTTTAGATTGATATAACTAACAACGTCACTTACGTCAGCAACAGACAAATTTGAAATGACAATTGCCTCACTTGGACAATGTATTGATATAAAACGCTCCAGCTCGTCAAAAGTAGTAGGGTTCTTAATATATTGCTCCCAATATTCCATAATACTTGTTTTGCCAGTGTAAATATCAATAATGGAGACGCCAATATAAACTACTTTATCATTTGTCATATTAGAATTAGAATTTTTGTTTTTCAGAAGACTATACATTGATTTCTTTTGAGTTTCAATCCAAATACAACAAGTTTTGTTAGTTATATTGTCTGGCTCCGGAGAAAAATAAGTGCCGGGTGAAAAAACTCCTAGCAAACTGCGTGTTATTACACCTTCACTTGGATCATTCTGCGCATAAACGGCAATTGTGTAACCGTTATCTTGTAATTTCTTCACATACTTGTCCACAAGATGATCCTTGAACCCACTTAACACGACACTGTCAGTGCCAACACAGACCTTTTTATCAACTACATTTAGGTCACAAATTCGGGCAAAATCAATTATATTGCTACCAAAAATCAAGTCTTTCTTATCCTTTAAGCCATACACTTCAAAAAAAGCGCCACACTGCATTAACAATACTGTTTTTTCTCCATATTCATCAATGTATTGCTTTGTTAAAACAAAATAATCTTTTATAAATGACATTAATTGTATTATATAAATATAATGTCATTTCTTTAATTGGGTATTATAATTACATTTTATATTTGCTTCGGATGATTTTTTAATAGATTATTATATTCTTCCTTTGTTATTACAACATATTCTTTGTCTTCGTCAATTTTATCTTTAATCAGTGAACCTGGTCTAATATATTTATATAAATAATATAAACTATTTGCGGATTTACACATTACCCAGGAACCACAATTTATAACTACATTAACGGTAACATTCGTTATTACACTAGTTATTAAATTTATAGCAAACATAAAGACCATTATTTATATAAATAAATATAATATAAACACAAATGCGAATTTAAAACGATTTCAAAACCATAAATTTATCAAGGTCCTCTCCGATTCCGCGACTTAATAAAAATCGCTTCCATTTGCCATATGTTTTGTGTGGTAATATTGGAATTGTATAATAGAACAATTTAATTATATACAACAAAATGGTTACGTGAATTGGTAATATAAATTTTCTTGTATGTTCTTTAACAACCGTATCTCTAAATTTTTCATTATAGATGGAAAACTCCGCAACAATTTGTTGCTCTGAATTTTCATATTTTAGTTTATAACCATATACCGGAGTGTCACCAATTACCCAAACAATTGGTTTAAAGTCTGTCTTTGAAACGCCTAAGAAATGCTGCATCTTAGACATAATACTGTTCTCATTTTCAGTAAAAATATCAATGTCAATATCACTTTTACCAGAAATATAATCTGTTCTCTGAACGCTACCAAAATACAACATTTTTGTATCCAAATATTCACTCAATTTGTAAAAAAATTGTTTTGTATTGGGCGGTAAATCATTTTTAGTTGTCTCCATTTAAATTAGGAGAAGAAAATTTATTTTACAAGGGAATAAACTAAGAAACTGTTTGCTCTTCATTTAAAAAATTGTGTAATAATACATCTTTATTCAAGTTGGTGATTTCACCGGCCAACATTGCGGCTTCAAATGTCTTTCTTAACACATCATTCGGTGCTGTACTGCCTACTTTTATGATTCCGTGTTGTCTTAAATACTTACGAATATCTGTCATATTCGTCTTCTTTAATTCTTTTTGCGCTTCAATTACATTTTTTCTTGTTTGTTTATCCTTTAATAATACACCTACCTTACGCAACTTATCCGACCTACCCAAAGTAAATTTACGACGTATTGTTCTCTTAATATAGTTTTTTAATTCTGGACCTTTTGGTATTTTTGCTTCTTCCTTTAATGTAGGTATATCAACAATTTCAATTTCAGTTTTATTATCATCAAACGGGATTAATGGGTCAAGTGCTATTTTCAATGCGGTAGTTTTGGCTATATTAAATGGTTCTAATGTCTCTAAAGTTGACTTTAATTCCTGGTATTCAGGTTTGGAACCATTTTCCTTGTCTTGGATACGTTTTAATTTATTTTTAATTTGTTCTAGACGTTTTTCTCTTTCTGAATTTGCTTCATTTTTTGGTTCGCTTAAAGCAACAAATGTATTTCGTTTTGGTGGCGTTGGTGGCCTAGCATTATTTATCATTGTTTGTACTTGTGGTTGTCCAGAATAAGAATCATAATTCTTTCGCGTTTGTATCCACGAACGATATGACGGTTTTGTACCACCTTTTAAACAACCATATGGTGGTTCATCTGCCGGTTTGTATTTCATATTTATCACATTATTATCTAAAGGTGTAAATAAATTGGATTCTTTTAAAGGCATTGGCTCCCGTAAATCAAATGGTAGATCCAGTTCAACGTGAGGGGACGTAATATTTGACAACAATGGAATATATTCCTTATTGGGTATTTGAGGCGAGAAAGTGGAAGTATTTGAAGTTGTTGAATAATTCTTTAATGTTCTATTGTTCATTGTTTGTTGAGCCTTTTCCTTTTCTACATCCTTTTTCTTCTTTTGTAAAAAATCAAGAGCATTGTAAAACTCGTCGGCATTCCCTTCTTTATTTGAATCAGTTTTATTAGATATTGTAGTCTTATTTGCGGCTCCCTTTATTTCATTCTTTTTGAAATCCTGAATTCGCTTTAATAATTTAGTTTTTAATTTATTTGCACTAACAATAGGGGTCAATGATAGTTCCTTTTTTTCACGATTTTTCCGAGTCTTATTTCCACCAGATAACTTAAATAACTCTGGATTTATTTGAATTGTTTTTTTAGTAGACATATGTATACTATTAAAAAAACAATTTCATAAAAACAACACAAAAGAAACTAACAACTAAAAGGTCAGTTACATATACATACTTGACACTACTTGTTTAAAATTTTCGGCTCGTTTAGCATCACTATTTTCATTCTTTTTGAACATTTCCAACCCCTTATCCATATCTTTTAACAATAACTTCTTCTTAATACTCTCATCTAAACAAAATACTCGCCGACTGTGTGCTATCTTGACCTTAGCAAACAAGGTTTCAATATCTCTGCCATAGAATTTGAAATGCTTTTTATTCTTTTCAAACCATTTGACATTAATATCAAACTGCTCCATAAAAGACCAGTTATCATCATTTACCTTTTTAACAAAGATCTTATACAAATCTTCAGCCGAATAGTCGTCTGTCTTGAAACGCCAAGTAAAACGCGAATTCAGACCTTGATTCGCACTAAAAAAACAATCATTTAAGTCTGTTTCATAACCCGCAATAATAACCATCAAATTATCCTTATGGTTGCTGAGCGCCTCACATAAAGTGTCAATACACTCCTTTGAAAAACTGTCGCGTTTGTCAGAGCTCCCTAACGCATAAGCTTCATCAATAAATAGTACGCCACCTAAACACTCCTTAATCACATCGGTTGTTTTAATTGCGGTTTGACCTAAAAACCCGGCGACCAAATCTGTCCTCGTCACCTTTTTAAATGTACCCTTCTCCAATATGCCTACCTTTGAGAATATTTGCCCCATAATCTTGGCGATTTCAGTTTTACCGGTGCCCGGTGGTCCGTAAATAACTGTGTGCATAAAGTCATTGCTAGATCTTTTGCTGCCATCTTTTGTCTTGTGGAGATTTTGAATATAAAACAATATTTGATCCACAATGTTTTCCTTTAAGTTCTTCATTCCAACCATATTATTTAAATCAGTTAACGGTTCCTTGATTTTATGAAGAGCCTTCATATTAATATTGTATTTGGTTTCTTTAATATCAGGGTATTGGTCTATTAATGTTAAAAGGTCGCCAATATGATTAATTTCAGTGTTGATATTTACACTATGTTTGAAAATGGGTTCTATTTCTATTTCCTTCTTCTTTTTGTCTTTATTTAACATTTCATCCGGCCGTTTAATAATAATCCTTGAAATACTCTTATCAAAAGAGCCCTTTGTAATGCCACAACAGTTATCTTTTTTTTCCTTATTTATTTCTCTTTCTTTTTCTCTTTCCTTTTCTTTTTCTCTTTCATTTTCATTTTCTTCATATAAATTTGGATCCATTTTTTTCAAAATGTTAATTATACGGTCCCAATTGTTGACTCCTGTAAAATTATTGTTACTGTATTGTAAACTCTCATATGTCTTATTAATATCTTTAACTAATTCTGGAAGAGTTTTGTCTGTTTTTGAATTTGTATTTGGATCCATTGTCTTCTGTTTCTTGTCCAAGTCCAATAAAAAATTATTGTAATTATTGATGTCTGTAAAAGATTTGAATTTGGATCTCATAAGCAGTAGTAGATATATTTTAATTATAATTAATGTTTATATCTTTATAATAATTAAAATATATTAAATAAAATATATAAAATTAAATATATAAAATTAAATAATTTATTAAAACAATTTAAAAATAAAATTGAAATGTAAAATAACTGCTAGAATGAACTTATTAATATCAAACCCCTCACATACAAATAGTAATAAAATGTCAAGTAACAAAAAGACCTCTGATACTAAGAAGTCAACTAGAGTTAAGAAAGATAAGGTAATTGAAATAGTTGAAGAACCTGTAATAGATGTTTTAGAGTCAACAAAAGTTTTAAAAGGTGAACCTGTAAAAGTATTAGAAAGTGTATCAGAAGCTTTTGACATAAAATCAAGTCAATATATTGAAGAGCCTTGGAATGTAATTGACGCTTATTTCAGAGACAAGCATCTAGAGCGTCTGGTTCGTCACCAACTAGAATCATATAATAATTTTGTCGGATACCAAATTATCAAAACGATTGAAATGTTCAATCCCTGTCATATCAAGTCGGAGAATGATTATGATCCTTCTTCCGGCAAATATTCGTTAGAAATGTTCATAACATTTGAAAACTTTCATATTTATCGTCCGCAAATTCACGAAAATAACGGCGCAATTAAGCTGATGTTTCCCCAGGAGGCGCGGTTGAGAAATTTCACCTACGCATCGGCAATGACCATTGATATTAATATCAAATACATTGTTAGAACCGGTGAAGGACTCGCAAATACAAACACATTTTACAAAAATTTACCAAAAATACATATTGGAAAGTTACCAATTATGTTGAAGTCCAGTATTTGCGTTCTAAACCAGTACAATTATGTAGACAATCAACATACCGGTGAATGCCGTTATGACACTGGTGGATATTTCATCATCAATGGCTCAGAGAAAACTGTGTTAGGTCAAGAACGCGCTGCTGAAAATCGTGTTTATTGTTTTAATGTGTCTAAAAACAATACCAAATACAATTGGATCGCCGAGATCAAATCAGTTCCTGATTTCAAATGTATTTCACCAAAGCAGATTAATTTGATGATTTCTTCTAAGAATAACGGATTTGGTCAGCCAATTTCGGTTCAAATTCCAAGAGTCAAGCAACCAATTCCTCTATTCATTGTATTTCGCGCACTAGGCGTCATTTCTGACAAAGAGGCGTGTGAATATGTTTTGTTGAATATTGACAGTGAAAGACATCAAGTAATGCTTGGAAATTTACAAGCCTCTATTATAGAGGCAAATAAGCATATGACGATGGAAGAAGCAATTCGTTATATTACTAGTTACGTCATTTATACACCGATTAATATGGACAGAGAAACAGGAATCAAGAAAAAGCACGACTTTACAATGGATGTTTTACAAAATGATTTGTTTCCTCATTGCCAAACTACCAAGCAGAAGATCTACTTCTTGGGTTATATGGCAAACAAATTAATGCAGGCTAACTTTGAGTGGATAAAAGCAGACGATAGAGATTCATATTTAAATAAACGCGTAGATTTAACAGGAACATCTTTGAACAATTTGTTTAGAAATTATTTCAACAAGCTGGTAAAGGATATGGAAAAACAAATAGTCAAGGAAATAAATACCGGATCGTGGCGTTCTACTGAAGATTATTTGAACATTGTAAATCAGACAAACATTTACAAAATTGTCAAGTCAACTACCATTGAGAATGGTTTCAAGCGTGCTCTAGCAACCGGTGATTTTGGAATCAAACACACAAATTCCAATAAAGTTGGTGTTGCTCAGGTTCTTAATCGCCTGACCTATGTTTCCAGTTTGAGCCACTCGCGAAGAATTTCCACTCCAACTGATAAAAGTGGTAAACTCATTCCGCCTCGTAAGCTACACAATACGTCTTGGGGATTCTTCTGCCCGGCAGAAACTCCTGAGGGACAATCCGTTGGTATTGTAAAGAATCTAAGTTATATGACTCACATTACAATTCATTCCAATAGTATGTCGCTTTACGAATATGTTGGACCTCATATTTTGAAAGTAGAGGAACTAAATCCAAGTGATTTATTTGAAAAAGTCAAGGTATTTATAAATGGCTGCTGGGTTGGCATTTCAAATGAACCATTAAGTCTTTACACGATGCTTAAGACTATGAAAATAAAAGGCATTATTAATATTTACACGTCAATCATATTTGATTACAAGTTACAAGAGATTCGTATTTGTAATGACAGTGGTCGCGTTACTAGACCTTTGCTGAGAGTGAAAGATAAGAATATATTATTATCTAATTCCGTAATTGAAGGTCTTAGAAGCAACGAACTGTCTTGGGATGATTTATTCACAGATTGTAAAATTGGCGAAGCCGTTTTAGAGTACATTGATCCCGAAGAGCAAAGCTTATCAATGATTGCGACAAAACCAAATGAAATTATCAGTGGAACTGATATCAAGAAATATACGCATTGTGAAATTCATCCGAGTTCATTATTTGGCGTCGTAGCGTCGTGTATTCCCTTCCCTGATCATAATCAGTCGCCCAGAAATACATATCAGTCGGCACAGGCCAAACAAGCAATGGGTGTCTATGCCACTAATTACAACGAACGTATGGACAAGACAGCCTATGTACTAAATTATCCGACCAGACCTCTAGTTGACACGCGTGTTATGAACTTGATAAAGATGAACCAGATTCCGTCGGGATGTAACATCAATGTTGCGATTATGACGCACACGGGTTACAATCAGGAGGATTCCGTGTTAATTAATAAGGGGTCAATTGATAGAGGGTTGTTTCAGACAACCATTTATCATACAGAGAAGGATGAAGATAAGCAGAAAATAAATGGTGATGAAGAGATACGTTGTAAACCAGATTCATCTAAGACCAAGGGAATGAAATTTGGTAATTATAACAAGGTAAACTCAAAGGGTGTTATGCCAGAGAATTCGCTGGTTGAAAATCGCGATATTATTATTGCGAAGGTGACACCAATCAAGGAAAACAAGAACGATCATACCAAGGTGATTAAGTATGAAGACCAGAGTAAGATTTACAGAACAGTTGAGGAGACCTATATTGATAAGAATTATATTGACCGAAATGGCGACGGTTATACATTTGCTAAAGTAAGATTGCGTGCTTTAAGAAAGCCAGTGATTGGTGACAAGTTCTCGTCTCGTCACGGTCAGAAGGGCACTGTCGGAAATATTGTTCCTGAAGCTGATATGCCATTCAATAGCGCCGGAGTTAGACCTGATATCATTATTAATCCTCACGCTATTCCATCTCGTATGACAATTGGACAATTGAAAGAGACGCTGCTCGGAAAGGTCCTTGTTGAATTGGGACTATTTGGCGATGGAACTAGTTTTGGAGATTTGAATATTGACAATATTTCAGAGAAGCTACAATCACTTGGATATGAGTCTAATGGCAATGAATTGTTATATAGTGGACTAACTGGTGAACAAGTAGAATGTTCAGTATTTATGGGTCCTGTGTTTTACCAGAGACTCAAGCATATGGTTAACGACAAGCAACACAGTAGATCAATTGGTCCAATGGTGAATCTAACTAGACAGCCAGCGGAAGGTCGTAGTAGAGATGGTGGTCTTCGTTTTGGTGAGATGGAACGTGATGCGATGATTTCACACGGCGCTGCTAGATTTACAAAAGGGCGAATGTATGACGCGTCAGATAAGTATTCGGTTCACATTTGTAAGAAATGCGGTCTAGTTGCGTCGTATAATGACAAGTTACATATACATTTGTGTAAGACTTGCGACAATCGTACAGACTTCTCTTATGTAGAAATACCGTATGCTTGTAAACTGTTGTTCCAGGAACTTACAACAATGAATGTTGTGCCGCGAGTAATGACAGATCACTAAATCCACCTTTGCCACCTTTTAGAAAGGTGGCGCCAAACAATCAAATGTAGAGCAAAAAATGAAACCAAAACATTCAAATGAATATACTGCCAAATGGTACCAATCAAATTAAATTTTGATACAAAGTATCATTTTTTTGTAAAAAATTGATTTGGATTAACATTTAGTTAAAATTATAACAAATATTTATAGAAGCACCATGATGTCTAAGTCATTTGAGATTACATTTACGCCTATTGCGGGTGACCCCAGAAATAACTCCGCAATTTATTATAAACAACTAGTAGACCAAAACATTTGGAAATGGAGTGATAGTAAATTCAATAAAGCAAAGATTGGAGACTATTTTGCTTTTTATTTTCACAATAAAAAAATAACGATTCACAGAATAATAGACATAAAAGGGTCTGAAGACAAGTTTCCTACCTGGGATTATAGTTTTGTTAAAGAAAAAAACGTGCTAATATTGTCATCTCCGTTATATAAACTTACATGGAATGAATGGCAAAGATTAAATGGTCCCGAAAAAAGAAATGGGACATATACAACAGTCAATTTACAAAAAAAATGGCCTTTGGTTTACAGACATTTGTTACAAACACCTAGTGCAAGGATCATGAGTGACTATATTAGTGAAGTTGTGTCTCCTGATAGTGGATCTTATGGTTCTGATTTTAAAGATTGGTGGTTTGAAGGCGATGATCCTAGGGTTCCACATCATAGTTTATGGTGGATTATTTATTGTTGGGATTATGTTAATCTGGCAAAGGCATTTAATAGAAGGAAAAAATTATTATTAAGTCATTGGACACATAATAATAATTCTAATAAGTATCCAAGAAGAATTCTTAAAGATTTTAGAGAAATTGCAATTGAATATGATATATGGAATGATTATATAAACGACAAATATGAAAAAGATTTAAACACTGGAAAAATTGAAAGATATTGTAGTGGGAATAAACTGAATGAAAACAGTGTAATTTTAAATAACAAATTGATAAAATGGGAATATTATGAAAAAACTAAACATCCTGCTTAATTTAAAATTTAGAAGATGCGCGTGGTCACATAAGTTGTAGCGGCAAATAAAGTAGCGCCCCATAATGTGTCCATAATAACTGTGAGTGACGACCATTTTGAAAACAGCGCCCAATTAGTTGTTTCATATACACCATAAATGACTAAACCCAATAAAAACGCATCTTGTACACTGCGTCTAGGTTTAATAATAAAGTAATTCAATCCTAAAATTAAAAAAATATAACAAATAGCGGTTGCCAAATAATTCATTTTTATAGGCGACCCCTGTACATTTTTTACCTGATTATCAAAGTAGCCCTTGAATATGTATAAATAAAAATAATCAATTGTTACCATTACAATTGCGCTAACTAACAAAGCAAAATCAAACATATGTTATTATACATTAATACAATAATATAAATAATTATAGATGCTGTTGTTTTTTATTGATATTTAGAAAGAAATATCAAAGTTCTATTAATTTTATATTATTGTATAATATAAATGTCAAGCGTTGGTTCTTTTTCACAAACAGCAACAGGAAAATCAGGATGGTCAACTGGTGGTCTAGGTGACTTAATCGGATATATTCCTGGACTTGGATATAATATATTAATTGGCGGAAGTAAAACCACAAATGGATTACCTTCTCTTGGTGGTGGAATTAAAGGAATTATGCCTCAACCCGTAGTTGACCACGATAATTCTGACGCATTTGCTCGCACTCGTTTTACATTAAGAGATGCTTGGAATACTAGCAGTGTTTCAGGTAGTAGTTATAATAAAAGAATGGTTGGACCATTTCGTGCCGTAAATAACGCAGGTGATCTTTTGAGCAGACAAAATTATTCGTGTGGTGGTACTTGCCAAAGTTTCCAGAGTAGACCAGGATTGAGTGGATTATCCAATCATTTTGGTTCTATTTCAACAGCTTGTACAGCTGATGTCTTTTACAGTCCTAATCAAATAGATCCGAGAGTTCCTGCTTCTGCTTGTAATACTAAATTTGTCTATGACAGTTCCGATTACATAAGATTTAGAAAGAATCAGGCCTATAACAAGAACTACAATGACCGTTCTTTTGGTGGTAATGAGTATTCTGGTTCACAATCAGCTTCAAGAGCAATTAGGAGGTACTAATACAACTTTTAAGAAAAGTTGCGCAAAAATAAGAGCAAAAAATTATAAAAGTTGAACAATTGAGTTGATGGTTAAGCTGTGGAATTAATATTTGCTTTTTTGTTAGTTCATTATATAGACAAATGGATAATTCTTCAATAATAACTTTAGTATTTGTTGTCTTGATATTATTGTTTTTCCTGAATCATATAGCAGTGACAACTAACACAATACCAACCACTACAAAGACAACTTTTAATCCTAGTGTAAATACAAAAACATTCACCACTCCTGGCATATCTAATCCTTACAAGGCACAGTATTACAATTAAGTATAAGTATAAGAAAAATCAATAATAATATTATTATTAATTATTTTTCAGTTGCTATATTAAATGACTACTCCATATGGAATTACAACATCAAACGGTTCTCAAGCATATTCGGGATATTTAAATACACCGATTACAGGACCATTAAGCACAAATCAATATCCTTGTTCAATGCCTTATCACAGTTATGGTACGCTTACTGGTATTAGACCTACCCCGCCACAATTCTTCCCCTGTCAGGAACCTGTTAACTCAAATATGAGCGTAAATGCCCGGGCACAATATTTAAGGGCAACGGATATTAGTGCCAAGACAAGGGCTATTGATAATGCTTTAGGCAAGACAAGTAGCCCAGTCGTCTTCACATCATATTCTAGTCAGCGCCAATTTGCGGTTTCTAGTCATGTGAATTACATTCCACCTATTCCGTCATCTATGTTTGTGAATATTAAGAAAAGTATAGCAGTAGGCAAATCAGCATACAAAGTTGGACTACAAACGTCGGACCCTTACTCAAACAAGACCATAGCGCAACTACAAATGGAGGCCCCGATATCTACCAAGAGCTATTATCCGAGTGGAACTAGATCTGCTTTACAGCGAGCGCGTTCAAGTGGGTGTACAGCGCCTAAAAAGAAGGGGTCTATCTATAATACGAGTTTAAGACCTGCGTTAGGATCGTGGGGGTCAATACCAAGATCAACATACTAAATTATTATTTTTGTAATAATTAATATATTATTATAAAATATTAATGCCAGATTTTGATTTTGGAACGGTATTGAGTGTTGTTAAACACGTTTTACAAGCGGTTGTAGATGGCAATTCTAAATCCCCTCAGGTTAGTGGTTCTGGTTGTGGTTGTGGTTCTGGTTGTGGTTCTGGTTGTGGTTCTGGTTCTGGTTGTGGTTGTGGTTCTGGTTCTGGTTCTGAAAATTGTAAAAAGACACCTCAATATGTTTTAACTGGTTTACATGTTGCTATTGACACATTAATTCTTACTAAGATTTTTCTAGGTGGTGATCTTAATAGAAACCAAGTAGAATCATTGTTATCTTTATTTAGAGATTTAGATGGCTATCTTCATCAATTTATAACCTTGTTAACTACTATTAGAATATTATTGCCGGCAAATGGTGCTCCAGATACTGATAAAGTAAAAAGAATACTATTGGTTAAACAACTAAGAACTTTAATAGATGAATGGTCTACAAGAAGACAGGGGGGATTATTGCAGACATATGAATTATCTAGTGTTATGGGTCCTGTGGGAACTGGAGCTATGGGACCTGTTGGAACTGGATTTACTGGGTCTGTTAATCCAGTTGGATCTCAGGGATGTAGTCCGTTATTTCTGATACCAGGTGCTCCCTGTTATTAGACAAGGATTTAAAAAGTGGTTAGAATTAACAACTTTATAATTAAGTTATCAATAAGAAACCCTTGTGTTAAGTAAATTTTAATTAGATTATTTTATAATACTTTTCTAAAAGTATTATATAATGAACAAGTATATTGTTGAGTTTTTAGGAACACTGTTCCTTGTATTCGTGATTTTCGCAACAGGTAATTATTTAGCAATCGGCGCTGCTTTGGCAGTTGCTGTGCTTCTAGGTGGTGCTATCTCAGGTGGCGCTTTTAACCCCGCTGTCGCGATTGCTCTAATGTATGCGGGCAAGTTACCTCGTTCAGATTTGATTCCTTATATTGTCGCCCAAATTGCTGGTGCTTTAGCCGGATTTGAGTTGTTCAAGATGGTCATTCGTTAAAAGTATTGACTAAAAAGAATGACTAAAAATGAAGAATTTTGTTAGTATGTATAATCAATTTTATAATATTATTTCTCTTGTAATATTATAAAAGATAATGAGTACAGAGCCAACACAATCAACTGGAATATTTTCAAGCATAACAAATGCTATTGGAATAACTAAACAAGCTGACACAAAAGAATCATTAGAAGCTGAGAGAATGAAATGTAATAAAGATATTGATGCGAGGCTTAAAACGTTACAAGACGCAGCAACAGCATCACCAGCAACAGCATCACCAGCAACAGCATCACCAGCAACAGCATCACCAGTAGACGCAGCAACAGCATCACCAGTAAACGGAATGGGTGGTGGTCGTAAACGAACTAAACGTAGCACTAAACGTAGTAGACGATCCAAGAGAAGTAAGAAGAGCAGGAGAACCCGTCGTTAAAAATAATTTTATACTCAAAATATTATTAGTTAATATAAAATTATTTATTTAGGAATCAAATTCACTTTTTGCATTCCCTTATAAGCAATATAGATGCCAAGTACACCCAATGAAGCAAAGTATATTTGCGTTTTGGTATCTTTAGGTATTACCGGCGTCCAACCATTTGAACTCATATTAGAAAACGTCTCGCGACAAACTTTTCCTGTTCTAGGATTCTTTTTATTAGGAAACCAACACGGATCCATATTATCAATATCAGCATATGTAACAAAATGGGTTTCTCTGCTCTTATTATTATTTACATCAACAACTTCCATTGTAATTGGCTGACACGGTGGTGTTAGTCCAGCTACTAAACTAGTCAACATACTTATAGGATTAAAATTATTCATTTGCTCCAACGTTCCAGGAACTAATCCTCTAAATGATGTAAAGTTGGCTCCAACTCCTGCTGAAATAAACGGAATGTTACCCGACGGAATATTATTAATGTAAATATACCGGTCATCTTCATATGGAGTGGCAATTGCGTTTCCGTTTTCATCAGCAGAAACCATACATTGTGCGCCCGTTTGTAAAAAGAATTTGTTACCCATAGGCCCCTTAGGTTTGGATGCGTAACCTCCACCAGAAACTAACAACTCTGTATATGCTACTAAACCTTCTATATCCTTACCAAATTGCCGTAAAGAACCTTCGCCACTCATTCCAAGTTCAGAAGGCATTCTAATATTTTGAACATAATTATAACTAGGTCCCAAATATTTTTCCTTGGCTGATTGTGAATTGTCTTTTAAATTTTCCCAAAATGATTGATCCTTTTGTCCTGCTTCTGTCATTCTATAATACTATATATTGACTATATAAAATATATATTATTTTGGTATTTGGCTATTAAGTTAGTTAAGTTAATATAATTAAGTTTACAGATTAATAGTTTCTTGTTCTTCATCTTCTCCATCTTCTTCATCAATACTTTGTTTTACGTCATCTGTTATTTCACCAGTATCAGAAGTTCCTAGATCAATTTCGCCTAGTTGTTGCTGTGTCTCATCTTGAGGCTGACCGCCTGTTACTTGTGTACCTAAATCAGCAGCAGACTGCGCTAAATCATTGACTGAAGTATCAAGTGTATCAATATCTTGCTTCATTTTATCTATATCAGTTTTAACACCTTCTATTTCTTTGTATTTTGATTGTAAATATTCTATATTATATTGATTTTGTTTTGATAAACTAAGTGCTTGATCAGCTGAACTACCTCCTTCATATGGTTGGTATGTTGGGTCACTACTACTACTAGTTGTATCTGTTGTAGTTGTTGTATCTGTTGGTGTTGATTCAGAATCTATAACATCTACTTCTTCCTCTTCTTCTCCATCTCCTTCAAGTCCTTCAATCAGTGATTTTTTAGAAAATGCTAAAAATAGTTGATAACCAATTAAACAAACAAAGAAAATAATTAAAATATATATCAAACTTATCATTATTAATATATAACTACATTTATTTTCTTTTTATATTCTATAATGTCTTCAGCATTTTATCCCCAAGGTATGAATTCGTGGAATAATAGAACAGCTCACGGTGGTTACAAAACGTGGAAAGGAAGAGGAGTATTTAGTAATCCGGTTGGCGTAACTGCTACACATATTCGTCCACTAACAAATAATGACCCAGGTAACGTTTTTCCTACTGGTTTTGGCTTACCGCGTCCTATCAAACATTTTAGAAAGGGTAAGGTTATCCCCGTTTACGTTCCTTTAACAAATCCGTCCAATCAATCAACCACAGCTGAACAATTACAAATACAATATAATTTGAATAGAGCAGTTAAATCGTCATATGGTTCTTCACTTGGCGGTGGTTCTGGTGGTTCTGGTCTAATTAGTCAGATGATTGATGGTCCGGGTCAATTCATTGTGAAAGACAATGGCCAAACTTTGGCAGATCAAAAAGAAGCAGGTTTAACCGGTGTTTTAGACAGTGATGCGAACCTGCTAGACCCAAATCGCATTGATACTGATTGTAAGAATTGTAATGGCATTGGCGTTGTTTCTAGTTGGTATCCAATTAATAACTTGACTGAGAAGCCGGAGCCAATTGTGACCAATGGACTATTGTGTTGTAATGAGCAGCGAAAAGCAATAAATCGCGTTTTGCCAACCAGTACCAATGTTAAAAAGAATTATTATCAAACATCGGGTATGTATTTATACAATCGTTGCCAGACATTTGAGCAGCGAGAGTTCAACTTTGTCTCTGGTGTTGTTACTAATCCCGAGACCGAAACTGACTTAGATGTGTCTGCTCAACTTAATGCTAAACCAGGGTCTGCTCTCGCAAGCGCAAATTTATATGTGGCTCAATGTAACCCAAATAGCACCATTGAACTAGGTGGTCAAATTGCTCTATTTGACTCTCTAGCTAAAGCACTAGTAGAAAGAGGTATTATTAGTGACGCGGATTTGAATATATTTAGAAGACGCGCAATCGCAAATATACGGGACTTTATTTCCAAATTTCTAGATGAATTACCGAAAGAAAAACGTATAAAAGCATCTATCGCATTAGACGAAATATCAGCAAATCCTTATATTAACTCGTTGCTCTATGCGGGCCCATCTAACCCGCGTGGATGTAAACGTGTTTATTATAAGCCGAATAACTCGCAATTTGCTCAACAAGGTGCTGTGTCTAGTAGTACACAAATTTTGAAGACAAATGTGGATACTATTAGCACAAATGCGGCAAATATCCGTAAATTACGTGGCGCCGGTGCTGCGACATCGTCATCAATAATTGGCGGTGTATCACCAGATGTGCCATTTATTTATAAATTCAAGACACCTGCTTGTCAAGCGCAAACTTATATTGGTAATCCATTCTTCTTCCAAGGACAACATCAGAATAAGAATATATGTGCAAAACCTGGTAGCAATGCCGACAATGATCGTCTTTTTGTGTCAGTTTACCAACACGCGGCTGGCAATTATATTGGCGCAACACAACCTTAAACTTAATAAAACAAGTTACTATTTGTTAATATAAATTATTTTATCATTTATTTTATAATAAAATATAAATGATAACATCCGGATTAATATGTTTGGTTTTAATTTCTGTTTTAAATTACTTATATTTTATATTTTATAATCGCAAAGAACCTGTTTATAAAACAATAATAGATATAGTTTTATTAGAATCACTTTTATTTTTTAATATTAATTCTATATTAGATTCAGATTATGATACTCATAGAATTATTATAATTACAGTTTCCATTTTTATAGGCTTATTTATTTTTTTATTAATAAAATTATCCTTTATTTTATCATTGTTTATTGGGTTTGTAATACTTACAATCCTTCTTTTAAATTGTAACCCATATACAATTTTGGATACCAATAAATTTACAAAATTGAAATATTTACCAAAAGAATATGTTCCTTCGCAACAACAATTATTAAAAAATACGAACATTAATGAAATACATTTTCCAGTAGTAATCAAACCAATATATTGTAGCGGTAGTGGTCATAATGTAAAAATAGTTTATTCTAAAGAAGAAGCAACCAAAATAATTAAAAATGTTAATATTGATGAATATATGATTCAAACATATTTAAGTGATTATCCAATTGAAGTTGGAATATTATATGAAAAATTTCCTTGGGAGATAAATGGTAATATATCTGTAAATATAAAAGAGTCAAAAAATAAAATTAAAACGTGCCATAATGAAGATAAATGTTATAAAGATATAAATTTAAATACACCAGAATTATTAAAAACTATAAATCATCTATCTTCTAAAATTCCAAATATGTTTTGTTGTCGTTATGATATTAGAACAAAAAGTTTAGATGAATTAAAAAAGGGAAAGAATTTTAAAGTATTAGAAATAAATGGTGTAATGGGTTTTGATTTAGATAGTTCTAGTTATTTTTTTACAGAAGTGTCATTATATAGCGTTATGGGTTGTATAAAATGGTTATTTACACGAATGGTTATAGGATTATATAATATAATATCACTTAATGGATATTCACCAATTAATATGATAAAAATATTAATACAATCTACAAAATATACTTATAAATGTGAAAATTGGGAATCTCAATATTGTATAGATGATTAAGTTGAAATAAATATATTAAGTTAACTATCTTCCATTTCTTCAACGTTATCATCCTTTTTATCATCCTTTTTTTCAAGTTCCGTTTCTTCAACCTCATCCTTCTTCTTGGCATTTAAAAATATATTTACTCGTTCAACAAATTTATTATGTGGCAATTGATTCTTTTCACACCATTGAATACATTTCTGAATATGTGCGCGCTTTAACACTTCTATTTTATCATCCTTATTTTTGTTTTTCAAAATATTAATTATTTGGTCATATGCTTCTAATTGTTGCTGACCAATCACCGCATTGGATTCTTCTATTTTATTTGAAAAATAATATGGAATATTATTATCAATAATAGAGTGTATATTATTTGTTATCACATTAATTGATGAATCTTTAAAATATTTATCTAATTGCTGGAGTAATTTTGTTTGTGAAATAACATCAATATCCAAATTTTTACAAATAATAAATCTTTCACCCTTTGTTACCTTACTTATAGATGGTTTAATTAGAAACACCTTGTCAAAAATTGCGGAAAAAATAAATAAAATATCAACAATTGATTTATAGAAAATATTGTCAATCTTAATAACACTTGTCCCCATATTAGATTGATTACTTACAATGATATACAATACTAACAACATATTATTAATATATTGTCTAGTATCAATATAGTCTTCTTCTTTGAACTCAAAAATAAACAAGTCTACTTTAACTACTAGAGGCGTTTCAATAAGGTTCTTGTAAATTGTCTTATAATCAAATTCAATATCAATGATTGAATCGTCGTTATCTTCTCTTAACATATTTAATAGATCAATTGTAGACGAGTTATTAGAAGTGAGGTGAGCAATATTTATCTGTTTTTTAACAGACAAAATATCAGTAATATTACATAGCTGAAACACTTCCATTAATTCAAAAAATAAATTAGAACTCGGTTTCACTTTGCTTACAGATAATGATGAGCCTGGAACATTCGTATGTATAAATTCAAATGGGTTTATAATACGATTAATATATTCAATAGTTGATTCTCCTTTTGAAGAGCTACTGCTACTATCTTCCGTTTTAAATTCATCAATATTTAATAGTTGTGTATATATATTGTTTAAAAAATATATAAGACTGTATGAAATATATGGGTTTATTACGTCTGGTTTTACAAGAGGATTAATGTGAATATTAAAATTGTTTTTAGGTATTATATAATAATTCATTGTAATTATTATTATATAACATTAATTATTTATATCTTTTAATTTATATCTTTTAATTTATATCTTTTAATTTATACATTAATTTTCATCTACAATAGCAAATTCAACCTTTCCTTTTACTTTTCTAGTTTTTTTCGTCGCAGTGCCTTCTGGTACAGCTTCTTCGGCTTTCTTCGTTGGTTTTGCTCTAGGTTTTACTACCGCTTTCGCTATAGGAGGCTCGTCAACTGCTTCTGTTGCCTCTACAAGCATCATCTTCTTCTTCAAAGGCCGAGCCTTTTTCTTTTCAATGATAGCCTCTTCTTGTGCTACAGCTTTTACAGCAGCAACTGTATTTTCCGCTTCATAAGACTCTGTACTTGGCAACTTACCCAAAATTATATTTGTTAGCTTCTCAACATTTCTTTCAGCAACCTTTTTGAAAACACAATAGCGATTCAAGAATGATATATCCTTCTCATATTTGGTCATATCAGGCGCGTGACCATAGTCCTTCTCGCTCCTAGGATTGCGCCGAATATTATCCATCATCATTGTATACAATTCAATAAACATACCACTACCTTCAGGTAATCCAAGTGTCTTTGCTTCGTCTCTAGTTACCAATGCGAAACCATATTTCTCCATCGTTAGAACAAGGAAATCAAAGTTCACCAAATATTCGGGTAATGTCTGATTAATGGAGTCTTGGTAAACGGATATCTGATAACCTAAAGAGCTATCGTCATCCGCAAATGAAACACCGTCATAATCTTTAGTTACTGACCATACCTTTTTATCGTCCTTATAGATCTCAACACTTTCTCCCTGTTCCTTTCTATTGAGCATTTTGAATATGGTTTTACCATCATAACACGTAGTAATAAAATAGCCGTTTATTTTGGTACATTCAGCAACATTTCGCATAAAATTATAAAAGGTTGTATTGTTTTCAAACATATAATGTAAAGCAAATTGACACGATGACACATTAAAACCATCAGCGCCTTTACTGTGCTGTCTTGAAACAGCTGGACCTAATCTTACATCTGCTGTACTAGAACCAAATACCGCTTTAGTAATTGCGATTGCTTTGTCAGATAACATCGCATCACCAGAGCGAATATTCATACTACTATTACCGTTCACAAATAAAGCATATGGCATCTGCTTGAAATCCTTCTTGTAATTAAGGAACCGAGCACAAGCACCATTAATGCGATTTTCAATATTATCCTTTGAAATATCAATTCCAAATACGAAGGACAAATTCGCAGCAATCCATTTTGGAAAATCACCACCCTTACCACACGCATAATCAATCAAAGTATTTCCCTTTCTTGAAACACCTTGAATAAGCATCTTCTTGACAACCAAATTATGGAAATCACGCATACCAATTGTCAGCTTTTCTGACGTCATACTATTATAATAAATATCGTCTGAAATCGCAATATCTGGTATTTCTTGTCCTGTAAACAGCATAACTTCGGTAATTGGATTATGAATGGAATACCAGTTATTATTCGCAGTGGTATAGTCATTTCCAAATGAATTGAATCCCTGTCTGAACTCAGTTGTCTTATCATAACGTACTCGGATTGGTTCCCATTTCCAGATGCCAGGCTTATCCGCATTATAAGCAAATTCCACTATAGTATTATCCGTAAAAGTCTGTCGGTCTGTAGTAAACATTTGAGGATTATTAGTAGCGTCTGCTTCTAACATTATATTACATAGTCCAGCTTGAGGATCAAATGGTTCAGAAGGATAGAATTGAACTGGTCTATAATTGTCTTCATTTTCACCCTCCTTTGTTACAGGCAATTTATCATCTAATACGTCTTGGCAAGGATTAATGTAGCCGTGACGTTTCTCGTCAAAACCCACTTTTAGAATCAATGTTTTGTATTGGTTAAATTGCGTGGTCTCGTACATATTCATTCCAGCTTCAAAGATTGGCGTCACAATATCATTACCATCTGAGCCCTTCTTGGTTGAGACTAAGAAGTCAATTGTATTATATTGAGGAGGCTTCCATTTGAAAGAATAATCCCATCTTACCTTCTTTAAAGGACCCGCTTCTAAGAAGTTATTACTGCCAACTCCTAACAAAGTGGGTGTAAATATGAGACCATCTGTAAAGTAATTATAAAGACCACTTTCAATTCGTTGCTGAATATAATTACAGGCCTCAAAAATATTATATTTATCCGGCATTTCTCCTTCATTCTCGTCTTCATCTTTTTTTAAAGATCTTGATTTGAACCGCGGATAGAAACTCTTTGAAATAATAGTAATAGGACTCTTATTCTCATCTTTAAACATTTCCATTATGGATGCCGCAGCACGCGATTCTTTTTTGTCAGACGATTTGGATAAAATAGATACAGGCTTCAAAGTCTTAATAAATTCTTTTAACAATGGCAGACGACATCCTTCCTCAAAATACTTGGCATCCTTAGTAGGCACTTCTACAAAAGGTCTGGCTCTTACATCATTACCAGATACAAAATAAATATCAAACGCAGCAAATGTATTAATAAATTGTCGGCTTATGTTATCGTGTAGAATAAGCTCGCCATCAATTAACGAATTGAAGCATTTCGGGTTTTCTGATTTTGCGCCGGTAAATAAGACATTCATATTCATATTAATCAAATAAATACGACCTTGATCATTCACATATAACAAATGTCTATCACCATCAGCCTTATCCGTAACAACATATGAATAGGGTGTTGTAATATTTGGAACCGTCATATCCGGGTTAATTGGCGCAATGTTTTTGATTTGCAATGTTACTGAACTGGGACCAATAAAATCATTTGGATAAATGCGATCCTTAGGTGTGTAAACCTGATTCTTCTTTTTAAATTCTGCTTCGTGAATCAACTTCATATACTCAGTAAGTGTCCGCTTTTGCTCGGTATAAGATATAGGAAAGTTGGTACATTGGAGTCCAGAGAGTACAATCTTTGCCATATGCTCAACACCTTTTGTTAACAAGTCGGCGCTATTATATTGTATTTTAGCATTAGAATTTATCACCTCAATTTCAATCTCATAAGTTTCAGGATTTTGAAAGACATTTGAATCTTGGACATTGTAGGTTTTAATGAGCCGACCTCGTTCGTCTTTGGATGAAGTCCTAACAATACTAAGATCCACACGAAATGGATAATCGTCATTTTTAAATGATATACGCTTGATATAACGAAACAACTTTCTAGATTTGTTCCAATTTTGAATTAATTCTTGTCCAATTTTACCATTTTTACTGATTGTTTCTTCAACCTTATAACTCACTCTAAAATTAAATTCATCAAAGTCAGCGCTTTGGACTACTTCTTCACCAACTCTAGCATCCATTTTTTTCATAATATTGACATTATTAAACTTGGTATCAACCAAATGATCAAGATTATTTGTGCGACAATATTCTTGGATAACGCCAAGGTCATCAATCTCTACACGAAACCGATTGAAGTCACCAGCGGTTCTAAATTCACCCGTCTTGAAGTCTAAAAACTCGGGCTGAATTTTTAACGTATAGGAACCATTGGGTGCCGTAGGTTTAAAATTCATTTCTTTTAGCTTTTTAACAACATTATCATAATCTATTTTGGTAATATGTTTGATACCTTTTGTTCCAAACTTGACTTCCATCTCGTAAGCATTATATTTTCCTGGATTGGATTCTAATAACTGTTTGGAAATGAATAATAGCTGCTGTCTTGGATTAGGTTTATGGAGATTATGCTCCGATTTTTTTTTACCTGATTCAGCTAATTGTTTCAAAGGCAACATTTCCGCCATTTTATAAGTGTCATATTTGGAGTTGGCATATGTCAACTTTTTCATAATTCCCTCTTGATGATCAATCGGCATATTAATAAATTCAATTCTGTATAATTCTTTTAGTTCACTGATTTGTTGTTCTTCTGACTTTTGTAGTAATGTTTTTTTTTGTTCTTTACTCATTTCGCTAAAAACAGAATTGAGAGGAAAATCAAACCGAGGTCTTACATTAATGACTCCATTTGGTTGTACCTCTCTTATTAGAAAATCTAGTTCTTGAGGATTTGACATAGTATATATATAATGTATACTTATTTTTATATTCTTTATTCAATTTTTTCTAAAAATTTTGAACAAGAAGTTCATAAATATCCTTTTTAGTCGGTTTCTTATTATCGCCTTTGATATTAGAAACATCTATATCTAATTTATTACATAGCTCAAGTAATTCATCCGATTTATATGAAGTCATTGATTTTAACCCCGAATCAAACCCTTGTACTTTATAATACGTTTCTCTAAGCAAGGTCAATTTATCATCGGGTACATTGAATTCAATAGAATGTTCAAAACTGACACTATTTCTATGGACAACATTCATTTTGGATTCATCTGCTGTAATACTTTCATATATTTTGCGCTTATCAACTAACAAAATATTGATTTTTTCCATAATACACAAAGCAAAAAATGTCTTGATAGAAATCCTTTGGTTGTTTGCCAAGTCGTTCTCCAATTCGGATAAAGGTCTGATCTTGTTTATTTTTAATATATCTTTATTTTTTCTAAGGGTTTCAATATATTTGAATTTTTCAGCCTTTTCAATTGGAAAATGTTGATTGCCAACTTCCATCTCATATTTAGATAAGCCATACTTCAAAATATAGAAGCACCAAAATAGCGAGTCGGTTTGAAACGGCTTGTAAATATTATCGGTATCCTTTTTATTGATTTTAACTTCTACTGTATTTTCCTTACGAGGCTGTTTTTGTTTCTGTTTATTTGTATCTAAACCTCCAATTAGTCCGAAATTATGTTTATTAAACCGTTTCAAATTATCTCCTGTAAACATATAATCTTGTAGTTCGTCTACAACGTTATATACTACAACATTTTTATTTGTATCATTTGTATAATTTGTTCTATTCGGATAATGTTTTTGATTATTATTATTATAATTTGGTTGATATCTTCTATTGTTTACTGACATATTTACTGTTACTAGTCATTGTCATATTATCTTTATTATCTTTTACAAAATAAATATCTTTATAACTCTGTTTCTGTTGTTCAATGTTATTTAACTCAACCTCTTGAGCATTTACATATTTAATATAAACTAACAACTCTTCCAAAATAACATCATCAAGATCACTCAAATTAATATGAATTCCATATTTATTCTCATTAATAGTGACATTGTGCTTCGTCAATACCCGTAGTACCTCTATTTGGTTGAACTTTGACATACCCTCAATTTTGTCACGAATACTATTAATCTTTGTAAAATCATCTTTATGTTCGGTTATACTAACAACGCCTTCCATTATACAATAGTAATAACAATTCCTTTTAATATGCTTTACTATGAAACAATATTTTTGCGAAACAATTCGTTTATTTAGGAAAAAAAATAATGTTTTACATTGGGGCAAATTTTACTACTTTAATAACGCTTTATACTTCAGCACCCAAATTAAGACGCGGCTTTTTAGGCACATATTCCTTTTGCGGCACCAACTCAGCAATAATGGATACATATTTGTCATTCAGTTCAAAACGCTGTGCTATAACACGCGCTGTAAATTTTTCCTTCTCCTCAATAGAATTAAAATAATCGCTGGCATAATAGTGATCTCTGGCGATGAATAGCACAAAGGGTGATGGTGTCTCCTCAGAACTTTCAGCACGAACACCGGCCTTGGTAATATTCTTTGCTATACAATTAAGCAACATTCCGGCAACAGGGAAACAAACAGAGCATTCAAATACAACATTAAACGTAACACTGTTACTTTTAACAAGCCCACTAGAATATGTAATGACTCGGACTGACCCCGTCTTTACAAAGCCCTCAACAATACATTTGCCTTCTACCATAGCAGCAACGGTGCGCTCAATTGTCTGATGAAGCTCTTTACCAATCGCACCAATAGGCAACGTAATACTCTTTGTTATTTGAGACAGACTATATACATTTTTCGCCTCCTTTGACTTATATTTAGGCTTAGATATTTTAGATACTTGGGGTTGTTGTTGTGCTTCCATTATATATTTATATATGTATTATTTCTTTTAATTATTTTTTCAATTTTATTTAAATAATTAAAATACACTTATTTGGAAGCCTTTTCACGTTTTTCAAATTGATTATATAAAGCCGTTTCGGTATCTAAAAACCACACGATTTTGAATGCGCTTTTAGCTTTAGCTTTTGTAGAAGCTGCTTTGTTATTCTCTATCATTTGAAAACTTCTTAATGTAAACTCTTCACGAATACATAATTCAAAAGCGCCATCTTTGGTCTTATCTGTATTTTCATCTTTTGCCTTCTTTAAATTCTTCTTTACATACCGTTGCTCTTCTAGTTTATCACTTTCTATTTCATTCAATCTGTCAATAATATTATTTTTCCCCGATTGATCACAACGAAATGCTGTATTTCTTTCCTCTGTTGTGTCCTTAATCTTGAATGCCATATATTGTTTATTACTTTCAAACCCGATAAACCCCACATATTTATTTAAATGGTCGTCTTTTGTTAGTTTATACTTCTTTTTAATAGCAGGCAAAAGTTCACGTTTATCTTCCGCTTCAGCTGGTACCCATACTTGATCCCTTTGAATAAACAAGTTTAAATTACCATTATTTGCTCCGTCATCAAACAAACTTGAAGGACCATTGAATACAACAATGCCTTTAAGAGTGCCTTTGCTTGAAACTATGATTTTCAAATATAAATACTCTTTGAGTTCCGTGATAAAAACCGAAAATAGTATCCGAATTCGTGTTTTGTTTTCTTCTATTGCTTTTTCCTTGATTATTTTCTGGAATTTTTGAAATAACTCCATAGTATTTGTTAGTATAGTTGGCGGAATTTGCTCATCAATATCATTATTTTCTTCCAAATAATTCATTAGTTCAATTCTATCAGACATCATTAATTCATCTGCTATGTGCTGTATTAAAAACACCTTTAGATTTTCTTCACGCTCCTCATCATTAATACCCGGTACTATTTTATCATCTGTTATCATCTTTTTAATAATAAGTCCACAATATTCATACCAATTGTTTTCACCTTTTGACACTTTATTCTTCTTTGATGTTAGTAATGCTGTTATATAATTTGAAAACATCTTGTCAACTACATCTGAGCCACCTACATTTTCTTTATGTTCTTCTAAAACTGAAATATTCAGATTTCGCTTGTCTAACACTGGTTTTACAATATCTGTTTTGATTTCAAATTTCAATAAATCGTGCTTATAATCTAGCGGTTTTGACCTGTCAAGAATGGATATGTTCGGGTAATTCAATTCACTCGGTTGGAAAAAATAGTACTCACCAATATTAATTAAATGTCCCGTTCTACCATACTTGTCTGTTATATATTCCGAATTGTCTGTGATCATTTGTGTTAGTGCCGCATAAATTTGGTCTGTTGGATAATCACGCTCTTGTTTAATTAAACTCATTAATGTCTTTTTTTTATAGAAAAATCTACCATCTATTCTATCTGAAAATAGCACTCTTATTTTTTGAATGATTTTATCCGAATTAACTAACATAAATGTCTCATTATAAGTATTCAAATTGAACTTACTATCTTCAATATGTACCTCATTAGCGTCTGGTAAACATTCAAATGAACACGTTTGATAATCACACGTAGCCGAATTGTCTGCGTCTCCAACTAAAAACTCTGGCAACCTCTCGTAGTTGGATAATACTTGTTCTACTTTGGCATCTTCTCCCAATTCTTTAAGAAAATTAGTTGTTGTTAGTTGGGTTTGCTCGTGATTAATATGACAATCCACAGATACTTGTTTTAAAATACGTGTGACGTTTCCTATTTTAACTGCTTTTTGCTCGGAAACTCGGTATACATATAAGTCAACTGCTTCTTCCTCTTCATTTGTTAGTAATGTGCCGTATAAGAAAATTTGAACATTTCTTTTCGCAAATTCAAGGTCCTTGTGCGAAAAATTACGCACACCTCTGCCAATAATTTGCTCAATACGACTCACGTTATACCACGGGTCCAATATATGAATTTGACGAATTGCTTTAAAATCCAAACCTTCTGAACCTGCTTGTGAAAGCAATACGACCTTTACTTTGTCACCATTAATATTGTCATCAGCTGTAATTATTTTTAAATCCGCGTCATTATTTGGCGATAGACGACGATCACCTGTAATCATAGCATACTTTAGACCTCGTAACATACCTTCACTTTCTGTTGATGGTGTTTTAAATAATGATTTGCCACCATTTCCAAAACGCGTAAATCCCATTTCTTCTAACGTAAGCGCCATTGGAATTAGACCCGCGTCAATATAAGACGAATAAATCAGAATAATACCTTCAGACACCTTTTTAGAACTGCTTTTTTTTCCAGAAGTGTTGCCATAAATATAATCACAAACATTTTTAATTTTTGCGCTATACTTACCAATATTGGCTTGCTTGAAAATAGGCTCCATTCCAGGCTCCATTCCAGGCTTGTATTCAAAATCACCCTTAACCATTGGACTAATAGACTCATTATATTTCATTATTCGTTTTAGACCATCTGTTCCTGTTAGTTCCTTTGGGTTTATATTTAATACTCGGTCTCCAAATTCTACTTCTCGTTCTTCTGCTACTGCTACTACTTGTGATTCTGCTTGTACCTTCTTCTTTCGTCCACCACCTACAGAATCCGTTTTAACTACAGAATCATCTACTTCTTCGGGTAAATCATTCTTAACCGTTTGCTCATTTGATATAGTACTTCCTTCAATCTTATGAGTGCCTACTACCTTTGGTGCTACTACTTTTGCTACTACCTTTAAAGCAGGTTTAACGCCTTCTTCTGACTGTAAATTAACTTCTACATTTGACTCCTTAGGGCCATTTTCTTTAACATCCTCAATTTCTGTTGACATTTCATTAATAACTGACTTCTGTGGCGCTAACACTTCTTCTACTGCTTCTTCTTTTTCTTCTTTTTCTTCCTTTTCTTCTTGTAATTCTACAGTTGCTAAATCTGGGTCCACTTCCGGAATTGATTCTTCATCCTCCTCCAAATCTTCATAACGATCTTCTTCTTGTTCTTCAGACAACGGTTCAAATTTACCAATTTGCCTTGATAAAGCTTCTAGATCAGGATGTGGGTAAACAATATTTAGCGCCTCAATTGGCAACTGTAAAACTGTATAACCAAATTGAGCAAGTCTACCTGATTTTGTTACCTGACCTTGTATTTTCTCTCTCAATAGACTAATAATATAATTATATCCCATTTCTTGTACCGAGCCAATTTCAGTCAAAAACAGACTAAGTTTTTTAATTGTCTTCTTCTGACTAATTGGCTGACCATTTAATTGATATTTTGGGTAAACAACCGTATTTGTATTGAATGTCTTACTTGGCTCAAACTCATTTGGATATATGCGAAACGGAAATGTATACGGATTTTCACCTCTTACATACGAAATATAACCATTTGCTTTTCTTTTTAACATTTCTAGTCCTTCCTCTGACATATTTCCAGTCTTTGTATCAAAAATATCCGATATGTCTATTGTCGCGCGTCCATCATTCATATTCATCAGGTTTAAAAGCCAAACAATCTCCTTGTAACTATTGAACATCGGAGTCGCTGACAACAATAATAGCCGCAAATTATCTACCGCGCTTACCAAATACATCAGGTTTTTAGCAACACTCTTATTATCATTATCATTCGCAATACGAATATTATGGACTTCGTCAATTACTATTAGTCGGTCGCTATATTCATTCTGAAGATTCTTGATCTTCACTGCTTCCGAATCACCTTCCTTCCAGTGCCTAGCAATGTCATTTGAAAATTGTAGATAACCAACAAAATAATAAGACGAACTAATTATGTTTTTCACCTGTTGTACCACTTTCTCCTTTGTTAGTCCCTTCATACCTGTAGGGTTGATTTCTTTCAACAATTTGTTTCCGAGACATCCCTTCATAGTCCATAGTCCATCCACATTTTTCAACTTGCGCTCGTCAAACAACTGTAGCCTAAAATTGTCCTGGACGTTTGGACTTGCTACAATAATGATGCGCTTAGCAATCCCCATTTGTTTCAAATAGTCGCGCATCTCTTCGCAAACACCAATCGCACTACACGTCTTACCAGAACCTAAACCGTGAAACAAAAGCAAACTGTTATAAGGTGTTTGAAAAGACATAAAATTCCGGACAAACGCTTGTTGAGGAAGCAATTCATATTCCACATTGCTTAGCTCGTTGGCCCTTTGCGCAATTGGTACAATTTGTCCATCATACTTAGCATCACTAAACTCCTTTTTGTTTTGTATTTTAATATTGAAATTCGGATCATCCAAGTTGGGATATAAATAAGGATGTTCATTTGGTTGAGTACCTAGTTCATCCCAGGTATCCTCTTCTATTTCCAATAATTCATCATTCGTTGGTTCATCTTTTAATACCTTATTTGGGTTATCTGTTTTTACCTTTGTTGATACCGCCTTTTTCATTGCTTACTATATATTATTAATATAATCTATATTCTTGTAATACTTTATTAATATTTAATATTAATTGTTTTTTTTCTAAATTGTATGGTCTGATGGATTCTAAGCATTCCTCTAATGTCTTCCATTCCAATTTGCTCACTTCAGTCAATTGAAAATCAGGCAACAAATCCTCTTGTTCTTCCATTTGTGCCAGAAAATACTTGTGTTTATATGACTTGTGATTGGAGCCTATAAAAATCTCCTCAAACGGCATCAAATTTTCTACTACATTTATTTGGCATCTTGAATAACCAGTTTCCTCTTCAAATTCACGCAAAGCACAATCTAGATCCTTTTCTTGGAAATTTCGCCGACCCTTTGGAAACTCCCATTCCGTCTCTACCCAATTTGTCGTACATCCATTTATAAGTGTATCCAATGTAACCAATTCACCTTCAATTTGAAGGCCAGCTTTTAATGTGTCAAATTTTTTCTGAGAAGACATCTCTTCTGCTTTATATTGCGTACCAATATTTGTATCTCCCCACATATTACGCCACAACGTTTCATACGGATTGGCTTGAATATTTTGCCTTTCTAAAACAGACATTTCGTTAAATATTGACTGTAATTGTTCTACGTTGTGCTGAATATATTTACCACGAATGAAATCAATATATCCAAAACTGTCTTTCCGACGAATCATAAGATATTGTGTAACGTTTTCTATTTTACGAAACACAATGACACCATAACTAGTAATGGGCAACTTACACTGGTGAAATAAGTGCCCTTGCTTGCCGCAATTATTACAAATATTATTTTTACTCATTTAGAATTAAACTATATGGGTTATTATACAGTTGTTTTTATGTTGTTTTAGTGTAGATGCCTAATTCTAATGCTACGTTTAAGACAACGCAAAAGGCCTTCGGTCTAGATCCTACCGTTTGGGGGCCACATTATTGGTTTTTTTTACACACAATCGCAATGACCTATCCGAATCGGCCCAATGATGTTACAAAAAGGAAGTATTACGAACTGATACAGAATTTGCCGATTTTTATCCCTGTTGAATCAATGGGTAGCGAATTTAGTAAATTGTTGGATCAATATCCAGTAATGCCATATTTAGATTCCAGGGATTCATTTATTCGCTGGTTACATTTTATACATAACAAAATAAACGAGAAGCTGGAGAAACCCAAAATATCATTGAATGACTTTTATATTAAATATTATGAAGAATACAAACCCAAAGATATTAAGATGAAGGAGTATTATCGGTGGCGCGAAAAAATAATTTATATTCTAGTTCTATTAGGAGTAACAGGAGCAACAATGTATTTATACAATAAATAATAATATAAATAATATAATTATTATATATATAATTATTATATGAGTCACACAAATATAAATAAAACAAAAAGAAAACGTAGTAATCGTTACCACTCCAAACAATATGTAACTAAAAAACTTAATTATAATATGGATGGTGGTGCTCTTGACGCAAAACAAATAGCAACTATAGAAGCCCAGGAAGAACAATGGCTTAAAATAATAAATAGTGCTGTTAACCCATATGAAGCATTTATGGCAGATAAAATTAAATACGATTTGATTACCCAAGTTTTGGAGAATTTAACGATGCCACAAGATAAGGCTGGAGCGATTACTACGATTGGTGCTTCTCTAGTAAAAACCCCTGCGTCTTTAACCAAGCGTCTAATAAATAGAGTAAAATTGGGAAATGATGAATTTTCTTATTATAGGTCAAAAGTTAGAGATTTATCTGAGGAGTTTGAGGATAAATTACAAGATGCTAGAATACAATTAGCAAATGATCAATTATTTCAAAAAGGCAACAAAATTAATGAAGTTAAATACAAACTTGCGGTTTCTAATTTGACAAAAACTGTGGCAGTCTTGTCTCAAATTAATAAACAGTTGGCTGATATAAGTCAGTTTATTCAAACCCAATCAACTGGTGGAAACACAGCCGCAATACAGGCACGCCTTGAATGGATTTTAATAGATGGAACCGGATACGGATTGTCTAAAACTGCTGGCACGCAAGCAGATAGTGGTTTTAACCCTTTAGCACCAGCTGATCAATTATTAGGCAATTTGAATACACTCAAAGCACAATACAATACCAAAATTGAGGCATTTGATAAAGCAGTTTCAGGCTTTCAAAGTATTAATTTTAAACAATTATTAAACGACAGCAGAGCTCTTCTAGAAAAAACTAATGATACTGATCCAGATAAAGATGTTTTATTAAAATACTTATCAATGGTGTATGTCATAATAAATTTAGGATATTACAGTCCTGGTTCTGAAATCAAATTTGACTTGGGATCATATGTGCGCAATAGACCGCCTGGATTAATCACTACTATATTAGAAAAAATCCAAGGTAGTTTATCTGGGGGTGTTAGTTCAAGTGCTATTTCCAAAGCAGACAATTTTGAGCATTTTTATGCTGAGATGACATTACTCAATGATCCTACTATAAATCCGGCTAATATACAAATACAAATAGATGGTAATCCATTGTTGAATTACGGAATGACATTTGATACTATTGCGACATCAGATTTGATAAACATAAAAACCCAAAAAACAATTGTTTGTATTACTTATATTGATTCTAATAATACTGTTTATGGGTTAAATACTATTAATGATGGTAGCAAATTTATTAGACTAAATATTGATGGTAGTGATAAGGCGCTTACTATTACTACTACTGGTGCTGGTGCTGGTGTTACTGCTTTAACCTCGCTCATAAATTGTATACGCAAACTTTCCGATACACTAATTGTTGTTGCTTTTACTAAATTTGTTGAAATACGTGCGGTGGATGCTAATCTTACTTTAAAAAAAACTATTACTCTAGCTGCCGCAGTTAACGATGTCCGATGTTCATCAGATGGTACTAAAATATGCGTATTCTTTGGTACTAATAAATTTCAGGTTTATAATGTTAGTGATACTGTTGCTGCTGTTACTGTTACTAATGGTCCTACTCTAACTGTTACAAATATAACTGCAGCTAGTGTTTTTGACTATTCACCCCAAACAACTGGGTTGGTCGTTTCTACAACTAATAAAAAAGTTGCTTTCTATGATTTAACAACTCTTAAATCAAAAGTGTCTACACCTCTTACTACTGTTGCTGCTGATTATATTTCTAGCATTGCTTACAATCAGGAGGGCACACTCGTTGTTGTTTCAACTACTACTGTTGTAGATTATAAAGTCACAAACAATGACCTGAGTGCGGACGCAAAAATACCATTACATCTTAACATAACAATTGAGCCGTCCAAAGAAAATGGTCAAAATATATCTGTATTCAATTCGGGTTCAGCTGATAAATTATTTGATTGTTTTGCTACAGGCGGTCCCATTCAAAATGTTAGATTTAGTCCTGATGGTCAAATGATTATGGCACTTGTTAATAATACAGCATATTGCCCATTAAGTTATAAAGTGTCTGCTTACATTACAAAATATGCTGAAGCGTTGGCTAATAATCAACCGTTTAAAAATGCGGTTGCATTAATGTTGGATGATCAAAATAATGATATTACGTTTGAAATACGTGAATTAGTAAATAATGATACTACTATGACTACTACTGGTCTATCAAAAGAAGTTATAGAGTATCTTGCTCAGATGCCAGCATTTATATATTGTATAATTAAGCAAAATAAACAAATATATACAGATGTTGCTATAAAATTGATTGAGTGTATTATTGCGACTGATGCTGCTGCTGTTACTATTATTATGAATGAGAGTTCTAATTTAAATAATCTTAACAATCCAGATGCTGCTACTGCCGCTATTATCACCCAAAAACAATTAGAAGAAGCATCGGCTATGATTCAACGTGGTAAAGCAAATGTTGATTCTTTGTACAAAGAATTGACTCAAGTGGATGGGTGGAACAAACAATTAAATGCTGACGTCATTAAAAAAATAAACACACTAACATTGTTTTATGCCGCATATGTTCAGGTTGAAACTGATTTAGTTGGATTTTCAAATGTACAATTTTTTAGCTCAACAAATGGCGCATATTTTGGGTCATTAAAAACATTAAACGTGTCAGTTATTAAATCAAACACGCTTACATATGGTGCTACAAGCAGCGAACTAATTACTACAAGTTCCGACTTATTTAGTAGAAATATATATCAATGGAGTAAACAATATGATATAATAAATGGAATTTATAATGTTGCTCCTGCTGCTCCTAATGAAGTTAGTAATAAACAAAAACTAGCTATATTTTCAACTTTCTTTAACGGTTTTCAACAAAATCTAGACAGTTATCTAATGGACCAATCCAAGTTTTTTGCTCCTGATGGTATTGGAACTATAATGATTACCAATTTACCCAAATTAATTTTGGAATCGGTTCCTCAAACACAGAATATGGTCGCTGATTTTTATAATTTTTTAACGGAATATAAGAACGGGTTTGTTGATAGTCCTGCTAGACATACTTTTTATAGTTACAATATTAATCAAAACCCAAATAGTCAAGTCTATTTTCAAAACCCTTTTGACACAATGAATTATATTGTTGGTAGCCAAAAACAATTACGATTAGAAACAGCAACAGATTTAAAACTAGATGCTGATTATTTTCCTGTTATTAGTAATGAAGCAATACAATATACTGGCGACTATTATAGGACATATGAAAAATACAAGATTGGAAATCTAGTCGGTGGCGACGAAAAGAGTTACAAATATATGTTTCACGGTTATGGTTACGCATTTTACAGACAAAGTCCTGCGTTACCTGAAGCCGAGAAAGGAATGTCATATAAAGGGTTTTTCAAAAAGGGAAAATTTAATGGTTATGGTGAGCTCGCTTATGGTGAAAATACATCTGGTCCGAATCCAAATTTAGCATTTGTTAGAAGGGGGTACTGGAAAAATAATATGTTTGAAGGGCCTGGTATTGAATATAGTGGAAAATCCGCATTATCAAATAAAATTAAGTTTATTGGTAATTTTATAAATGATGTGCGATATGGAATGGGTATGGAGTTCTCCGATGATTATGATTTTACTAAGAAGACAGGTACAATTACGTCTGGATATTGGGTTGCTGGAAATATTGGTTGGCTCAATGACTTGTACACCATTAAAGCACCTGTAACCATTACACAATATACTGATGGTAAAGCACTGAGTGAATATACTGGTCTGGTTCGCGTGGATGAAAGAACTGGAACAGTTGTTGAAGATGGAAAAGGAGTGAAAACTGTTACTGAATATGATGGTACTAATGTAAAATCAATAACTACAACTTCCGGTAATTTTATTAAAGGCAAATTATCAGGTCCTGGAAAAGAAACTGTATGGAATAGTTCAAATGCTAATGAATACAAAGTCATAGAAGGCACGTTTTTAGATGGAGAGCCGGTTGATGTAACTGAATATACAACAGATATTAATGGTACTAAATCTGGTGTTGATACAAAAAAAATGCGTTCATTTGATAAAGATGGGAAGCCTGAAACAATACCAGATGCTTCTGGTAAACCGGTTCCTAAGTTAATTTCTGAGGCTGAATTAAAATCTTCACCAGCTGATACTCCTGAACAAACTGAGGCAAAAACAAAGACACTGGAAAATATTCAAAAAGCAAAAGACACTGCGGATCGCAAGGTAAATGATCAAGCCATTTTTTTAAAACGTGACGTTGCCAAAATTAAAGGCACTGAATTGCCAACCGAAAAGACAAGCCAGGAAGTAGAAGATGAAAAATCAGCTGTAATGAACTCAACAGAGGAACGTTTGAAAAAACAAGAAACGGAAAATAAAGACCGTGAAACCGAAATGGGTGTTGGTCAACAGATTGCCGAAGGTAAATTTGTTAAGCTTGATCCAGCGGCAGATAAGGTGAATGAAATGGGAATGATTCTATTTGACAATGAAACCAGATACATTGGTCCTGTTATTAGAGATAGAAACACTCTCAAAATTTCAAAAATTGGACGATTAGAATCTGACAGTGGAAATGTCTTGATTCCACCTGACAGCAAAGATGACAGTGTTTGGGCAAATGTAGTTCTTGATAGTAATACAGAAAAATACACGAAAGATAAGGTGGATTTGCCTCCACAATGGGTCACTTACAGACCTGATGCTATTTTTAATATTATTCCAAAGGATTCAGCGGCGAGCAAGGTTTTCGGACAAGATGTAACTGACGCATTGTGGACGGTTTCAGGGTCAAAAACAAACAATTTTATTGGAGATGATAATACACTAAAACAAATGCAATTAATTATTTTTAGAGACATTGTCATCTATGTTCAGGCGTATATTATGGTTATTAGTTCTATACTGGGACCTGGTGCGCCAGGAGTAATGTCTACAGCTTTAAAATGTGGTCTACCTGTTACTAGTACTGTACCTGCGGCAACACCTAGTAAAATGGGAGGTGGTGGTGGTCAAATGGGAGACGGTGATGGTCAAATGGGAGACGGTGATGGTCAAATGGGAGACGGTGATGGTCAAATGGGAGACGGTGATGGTCAAATGGGAGACGGTGATGGTCAAATGGGAGACGGTGATGGTCAAATGGGAGGCGCACCAACGCAATCAGAGGTTGACAAATTAAAAGCAGATTACGCAACCTTTAAAACTCAACTTGAGAAAGCTAATGAAGAATCTACACAAAATTTGAATAAAAATGGTAGTAATCCAGATTATAAAACATTAAATGACAGACTAGCCGAAAACATAAAAAAAATTACTAGTGAGTTTGATAAAATACCATTAGAAATATCAAGAGGAGAAACGTATTTAACAACTTCATCAAAGGATCCCGCAGAAGCTAATTTAAATATGAATTTAATTAGTGAATTAACAAAAGAATTTAGTGAAAATGCTAAAATATTGTCTGAAATTCAAACAAAGGACACGACATCCAGTAGTGCTTCTTCTATTTCTTCACCTTCTGCTGCTGTGAGTTCTGCTTCTAAATCTGCTTCTTCTAGTTCTAGTTCTAGTTCTAGTTCTTCACCTTCTAAATCTGCTACTTTATCTATTTTACCTCCTAGTTCTACTAGTTCTACTAGTTCTACTAGTTCTACTAATTCTCCGTCTCCTCCTCCTTCTCCTAGTTCTCGTACTACTACAGACCCTGATTATTTTAAAGGAAAACTTTCTGAATTTATTGATCCAAAAATAAAAAATATTATTGATAATGAGCACATTGATTTGGAAAAACAATTACAAGAACTCTTAAAAATAAATACTAAAATAATTGAAAATTGTACTGAAGATCTTAAATTAGGTCTTTCTAAACAAGCGACTGATTACTTTACCGGAATGAAAGAAGAAAAAGAAAAAGAAAATAAAGATATTGAAGCACAAATTGACGAGATCAAATCTGGGGGGAAAGATAAAAATAGCAGTTTGGCATTTATTGAGAGTTCTCAACAAACAAATAAAGAGAAAATAGAAAAAATAACAGAGATTTTGGACAAATTAGGATCTACTGCGAGTATTACTGAAGAAACAAAAAAAGATATGGATGCTTTGAAACAAATATTATCAGATCTACAAGAAGAGGAAACGCAATTTGACAACATTTTTCAACAAGAAAACAAAGAAGAACAATTTGAAGAATTTACAGCAAATTTTGTATTTATAGAAAAACCAGCTAGATATTTAGAAGACAACAAAAGTAATATAAAAGATGGAAATGATATATTTTCAAGCGCAAATAAAATTTTAAAAAGTATACAGGATGTAATTGGTGAGATACTGATACTTGATCCAAATAACCCTGATGAAACTAAATTAAATGAAATCATTAAACAAATTGAAGAAATTATTGAACAAATTAATGTTCTTACTAAAACATTAAATGATGCTGATATATCAACAGACAATGATATCAAAGGTATAATTCAAGGACCTCTTTTACAAGATCTAGAACGTGTTTTAAAATATTGGACACATCTACTAGAAAAATATCAAAATTTAGCACAAAATACTACGAATAATTCTAAGAAAGCAGCAAAACTAGTATTAAGTCCGGCGGCACTAAACGCAGCAAAAACAGGATTAAAACCAGTATTATCAGCAAAAACAGGATTAAAACCAGTAGTATCAGCAAAAACAGCATCAGTATCAAATCCATCAGCATCAGTATCAAATCCATCAGCAACAACAACATCTACTTTATCTCCTCTTAACCAGTACTTAACAAATCTACTATCATACTTACAAGACGATAAAACTACAGGTGAAGTCTCAGTATTTCAACAATTCAAGTCGGAATTTCCTACCACAATACCAGATTTAAGTACTCCTTCTCCTCCTGCGGTAAAGAATATATTAAACGCAATCATCGCATCCGTATCTACTGAGAACAAAGACTTATTGAAAGACAAAGATATTGAAGCTGTTGATAAAAATGAAGTGCTTCTGATTATCAATAAAAACATTATCATATTGTTCAGTATGTATTTAATTATCATTAGCAAATTAACCGTCAAAGACCCATTCCTCGTTTTAAATATGTACAATGGTTTTAGAGCTTCTTATGATAAATTATATGACTTGATTGCCGCAGAAAACTCAGGTGCTGCTGGAGTAGGACCAGTTGAAACCAGTGCCGACGAAATACTTGCAAATGAAAATACTGTCGCATTTATTAAGTCTATATTATTAGCCATTGCGTTTTCTGTTACTGCCGGAGGCATTTCAGCTTCTGCTTCGGGTATGCTTCTTGGTTCATCCGGTGGCAAAAAGTACACCAAGCGGCGAAAGGTGGTTAAGAGACAATACAAGACAAAGAGACACCGAAAAATTAATCTTAAGGGCAAAAAATATGTCACAAGAAAAATCTTAAGAAAGAAGGGAAAGGGAAAGGGAAAAGGGAAAAAGTAAAAAGTAAAAATAAACAAATTTTTAAATAATCTTATATAATAATATTATATGAAATTAGAGTTAATTATATTTGGAATAACGGGATTTATGCTATACAATGCGTATCACGATGGTAAATATACAAAAATATTCTCTGGATATAAAAAATATTATAAAATGGCAACCATTGCTCTAGTAGCCATATCATTATATTTATTAATGAAACGCAATCCGGACAAATCTAAGCAAATGTTGTTTTATACTAACAATCTAGTAAAATATATGCCAATTGACAAGTCTGCGATTAGTATGTTGTCGCCAATTCTTGACTTCACTTCCAAATCAGACACTAGTTTTATGGGCGCTATGAATGGGTTTACTAATAATAATAATAGCCAGATGAGCCCTGTTCTCGCAGCACAGCAGCAACGAATGTCTTTATCCGGACACAAGGGCACCAAACGCTCAGTAAGCGAGACCAAGAAGAAGTATGTGGCATTTAATCAAGACTGGAAATGTGGGCATTGTAATAATAAATTGACGCATACATTTGAAGTTGATCATAAAATTAGATTGGAACATGGTGGTGGAAATGACCCGTCCAATTTAGTCGCATTGTGTCGCGAATGCCACGGACAAAAAACTGCGAGCGAAAATATGTAATATGGATTTGTTAGTTAGTATCATTTTGTTATGAAATAACTAAATAATATTGTATGAATAATATATATATATTAATATAATATGAGCAAAAATAATAAAATAGATTGTATAATTGAACCGGCAATTAGTGAAGAAGACGCATATATATTGGGTTTAGAAGGGAATGTCAAAGGATTTAAGATGGCGCTAATTGTTATATCTATTATTGTCTTTGCCGCAATATTGTTGTACATTTTCAATCCGGTGGCTTTACAAGGAGATGTAACAGACATAGATTCTACCAAATCCAAGATTGTCTATATGACAATATCAACCATTATTTTCTTTGTATGCGCCACACTTCTAGCAAAGATGTTTATAAAGATGAAGCAAGGCACAAGCGATAGCAGTAGTGAAAGCAGTAGTAAAACATATACTATTGTCAATCTGGTCCTAACCGTTTTTTCACTAATTACTATTTTAATCATAGCATTTAGTGACGATTTCAAGAAAAATAGTGCTCTATCAATGAATTATTTTATTATGTTTCTTCTAATTGTGGTATCGTGTATAATATATTTATTTTCAACCAAAGACGACTATGTTAGTTTCAATAAATTGCCAAGACCAATACAAATGTTTTACAGTGACAGAGCAAAATATTCCGTCCTTTTTGTATTGTATATATTCACGCTTGCGATTTTGTATTACTACGATCCTTGGAACCTAATGACCAAATATATGGGTCTTACTATTTTCCTATCATCCATTGTCGGCATTACAATTGTTTTGATGATTTATTTATACCAATTTTATTTTACGAACCCTTCTCATTCAGCAGCAACCAGTGAATCGCCAACATTTGTAAAATTTATTGCTACTTCGGTCTATATTTTATCGGCTATGAGCATTTCTGGTCTTCTATTATATGGCCTGTTATCTTTGTTAGGTACATTCAATCAAAATGCTGCTAGCAAGAGCAACTTAGGACACACAGTTCTGAATTATATAATGCTTGCTGGTATGCTTGCCGTCATTTGGAAACTAGCAAACTCAGGTGGTTATTTAACAAAGAACCCTGTCTTCCGACTGATACTCAATATTATTTTGTATATTCCTTGTCTTCTTGTAAACGTTTTAGACTACTTTACAGGTCAATATAGTACGAGTAAACAGACAGAATTGAAAATGCTGCTAATTGCTCTTGGGTTATTTGTTAGTTACTTCCTTTTGAAATACCTTATTATGCCATTGTATTCAAAGAACTATTATGGTCAAGGAGGTAATTCCATAGTAAACGAACCTTTAACAACCGAAAAGGCCACAATAGTTGCGTCATATCAAGATCTAAATAATGGCGCATATGTGGACCAAGGCAATATTGGTGGGCAAGATGACGGTTCTGGACTGGAAACCAATTCAGTTTCAAATTTTTTCAGACAGTTTCTAAATATAGATTCGGACCCTAAGCGGAATTATCATTACGCGTTGTCTTTCTGGTTTTATTTAGACTCGTTTCCGCCTAGCACTAGTACAGCATATAATAAGACATCCAATTTAGTTTCATTTGGTGGTAATCCAGCAGTGAGATACAACGCAGTAACAAACAGTCTAGTAATATCAATGAAATACAATGATCCTAGCTGTAAGATTGCGACCGCGCCAAGACAACAAATGAAGACCAATGTTACGTCTGAAAGCATGAATACATTAGAAGGATTTAACCAAATGCGAAATGAAATACGAAATAAAATAGAAGATGTAAAAGCAATGCCAACGCAAGTAGAATTGGATGAAGATGGAAATATGATTGTGTATGTAAAGGAAGGCGTACTGCTTCAAAAATGGAATAATGTTGTGCTGAATTATAATGGCGGAACTTTAGATATATTTTATAATGGTCAACTAGTAAAATCGGCAATTGAATTGGTTCCTTGTATTACATTTGATTCGTTGAAAGTTGGTGATGATAGTGGTGTTAGTGGAAATGTAGCAAATTTGTTGTATTTCAATGAATCCATTGATTATATTAAAGTCAATACGCTGTATAATTCATTAAAGGGTATAAATCCGCCAATTATTCCTGGACCAGGTCCGACAATGTTAGAAAGAGTGATTACATCGTTACAATAAAATAAGGAATAAGACAAATAAGACAAATTACAAATAAAAGAAATTTCTATTTGTAATATATAATATAATGGAAGCCAAAAATGTATTATTATTTGTGATTATTATTGTTTTGTTATACATAGTCATAAAATACGTTATAAAAGATGTGAGTACTTTGACGGGGTTAGTATCTGCGCAAACAATGCAAAAGATTGAAGCCACTAGTTTAGCATCGTCATCCAGTGCTGGCGCTACTAGTAATTATACCTACTCTATTTGGTTTTATGTAGATGACTGGAATGTGAAGTATGGTGAACCAAAGGTTGTTTTTGGACGTATGGCTTCTGAAATGGATAAAACACAGCCGTGTCCTTTGGTATCTCTTGCTCCACTTGAGAACAATTTAATTGTTTCTTTAGCAATTTATCCGGGAATGGATACTGCGCCGATTGAAGATACAACGACAACAACTACGGATACGACAACAACTGATACTAGCATCAGTGAAACAAGCATTCACCGTTGTATGGTGGCAAACATTCCTATTCAAAAGTGGGTGAATGTGTTAATTAGCACATATGGACGTTCTCTTGATATTTACATTGACGGCAAATTAGTGCGAACTTGTGTTTTACCTGGTGTTGCGCGTATTGAGAGTTCCACACCTGTTTACATTACACCCAATGGTGGTTTTTCAGGTTACACTGCTAAGTTCCAATACTGGCCTGATTCTTGCGACCCGCAAAAGGCTTGGAATGTTTACAAGGCAGGATATGGAGCAAGTATGTTGGCCGGATTATTAGGAAAATACACAGTAAAGGTATCGTTAATGGAAGGGGATACTGAAGAGAACAGTTTTAGTATTTAATAGTGTTTTTCTTTTGTAATATATATATAAGATGAATTTTGGAAGCAGTGAAAATACAGGAACAGGAGCAGGAACAAATCCTTTAAGCAAATTTACTTCAGGAACAATTGGAACGTCAGGATCGGGTTCGCAGACAATGGGAAATGATGATTTTATGAAATCTAATAGTCTAGTAGCTCGCATAGCATTTTTATTATTAGTTTTATTTGGATTTGTTGTGTTGTTACGAATTGGAATTGGAATTTTAGGATATTTTTATGGCCCAAAAAGTTCTCCAAAATTGATTGATGGAATGGTAGACGCTTCGCAATTAATGATTATTGAACAAGACCCAAGTGCTGTTGGTGCGAAAACTGTTCCACGATCTGTAAACGCAAATGATGGTATTGAGTTTACGTGGTCTTGCTGGATATTTATAAATAATCTGAATGATAATGGCGGAAAGTACCGCTGTGTGTTTTATAAGGGTAATGATTTTGCTAGCGGGGTTGATGAGCCGACTGGTATTAATTTCCCCAACAACGCACCGGGTCTTTATATTGCTCCAGATACAAATGATTTAGTAATCTTTATGAATACATTTAATGTCATTAATGAGGAGATAACAATTAATAATATTCCTTTGAATAAGTGGTTCAATGTAATCTTGAGATGTCAGAATACAACTTTAGATGTGTATATTAACGGCACAATTACCAAGAGTGAGGAATTACACGGAGTTCCTAAGCAGAACTATGGAAATGTGTATGTTGGAATGAATGGCGGGTTTTCGGGCTACATTTCTAACTTGTGGTATTATGATTACGCACTTGGTACAACAGAAATTCAAAAATTAGTGACAAACGGACCAAATACTTCAATGAGTGGTAATACATCAATGAGTATGAAGAACCCGAATTATTTGTCCTTGAGATGGTTCTTTTTTGGTGCCAATGATGGATACAATCCCTAAATCCACCTTTGAAAAGGTGGAGCCAAACCTTAAGTGTGTAATTTATCTTTTTCAATTTGTTTATGAAAAAGATAGAATAAGGATTTTAATTTTGTATTAATGTTAGCATGTTTGTAAAAACAACAGTTGGTTTGGCTCCACCTTTTCAAAGGTGGAAAAAGGTGGAATGTAAATACTATAATATATATTTATAGTAAATATGTATTGTTTTAATGGGAATTGCTATTTACCACAGCCTCCAAGAGATTGGTCAAGAGTTCAAAACAGTTGTTCTCTTATAACGGCTTCAACTGTGAATCAATTTGTACAAGTACCATATACAGGAGAAATTATACCTAGTGCCTCACTTGGCTACAAGTTAGCAATGATCAACAAAGGTAATGTATTACAATACAAGAAAAATAGCAGCAATCTAACAAAGTTACAAAAATATTCGCAAATTGCCAAAGGACAGTGGGTCAATCGCACAAAAACGTGGGCTACACAGTCAACCCGTGGTTATACAAATCCAAATAATATGAGTTTGATCCGGTCAGGCGGTGAAAATGTAACATTAGCTGGTGTTCCAACTACTTTACCAGTTACGTGTCCTTTTCCGCCAATTAATAATAATAATGTACTGCCTCCAACTGGTGGAGGAGGGACTTCAACGCCGCCATTACCACCTCCTCCACCGCCTCCTTCTAATAGTGGCGGTACTGTTATTCCGATTATTCCTGTTCCAATTATAGAACCAATTGTTATTCAGGATTTTGGCAATCTTGTTTGCGGTACTTTTGAGAATTTATGTACGGGTGAAATTATTCAGCCAATTAAATTAGATAATTGTCATCCTACCACGGATTCGGATGTTCCTGGAAAAATTGAGTCGCTATGTTGGAATGATGGTAATCCTACTTTTTATCCTAGGCAGCGTTATATAATGACAAACAGCACAAATAAATGGCCTGTAAATGCTGTTCTAGGAAGCGCTGTAAAGCCATCTACGCCCATTTTATCTATAATTGTTGTTAATAATATAGTAACGTTATCTTGGACTTTTGACTTTAATTGTCTGCCAATATCTAGGTATAATATTTATCAAGATGGTCAATTAATTGATAATATAGATGGAACATTAAGAAGTTATACTATAATTATTAATACTATTGGCACATATAGTTTTTTTATTACAGCTGAAAACAATGGAATAATTTCTGATATGTCAAATGTTGTAGAAGCAAGTATTACTCAACCATTAACCCAATTAGAACCATTAACCCAAACAGATCTATTAACCCAAACAGTGTCATTAACCCAATTAGAACCAATTTCACAGTCCTCAATTTTAGGGACATCTATAACAGCTACAAACCAATTAGAAGCTACAAACCAACAAAAACCAATAAAAAAAATTGCTCCTATTTCTAAACCAAAACCTAGAATTACAACAACTAATATAAGTAGCCAAGTTAATACAATATTAAATAATACACCTACCTTTAAGATAATCAACACTATCCCAGAAGTTGGTTACTTTGAAATGCCCCCATTTTCAAATAATTTTGACAAATTGGTTATTTTTAACAAAACAACAGATATGTTGCCAATTAAATCCGAATACAAAATATTCAATTTATTGTATTATCGTGATGGAGAATATAACATATTACTACCACCAAATTCTCATACAAATTTTATCTATGTTAAACAAAACAACAATATAGTAATTAACGCATCTATTATTTAAACTGCTACAATTATGATACATTTTACCTTTATTAAGTGTATTTTTTTAAGTTAATAACTCACTTTTTTGGCGATTTTATTAATTTAAGTTATTTTTTTTGGATATTTTATTATATTAGCTAATATTATAAAATGGCCCCTACTCCTTTGCCTAATACTGCTCCCGTTGCTGCTATAACGACTGGCATTGCGGTTGATTTAGATATGAGATTATCAGAAAACGTTAATATAAAGAATAATCATTCTAGTGGTTTTGATATTAAAAGTTTACCCTTAAGCACAAAGTCCATTATTAATGCCGGTGCTTTAAATATTTCTACAAACGCTGGTGTAGCTAAGTTAACGGTTGATTATAATGGTAATATGAATTCTGCTGGATATTTGACAACCCAAGGTGCTATTACAACTGAGTCTGCGTTAAATTCTACATCTTTGTTTGTCTATCAAAATGACTCTACTGATGCTACTAGCACATTTTCAGTCTCTTCTGCTGGAGAAGTAAAAGCCAGCAGTGATTTGTCAGTTGGTTCTAAATTTAGCGTTACTGCTCTCACTGGTAAAATAGCTTCTGGTGATATTGCTTCTGGTGATATTGCTTCTGGTAAAATTGATGTTACCGGAGGAATAACAACGACTACTGATATTAATATTAATAGTAGTAAGATTATTTTAGGAAATACCGGAGCAATTAGTGCTGCTGGTGACTTGAAAATTAACACTAATAAGTTTCAGGTTACTGCTTCAAGTGGTGATGTTAGTACACAGGGTTCTATTACTGCCGCTGGCAATTTTACAATTGCTAATGGCACAACTGACTGGTTTAAGATTGACTCTACTAACGGTAATACGCAATTTGCCGGTGACTTAAAGATTAACACTGATAAGTTTCAGATTACTGCTTCAACCGGTGATGTTAAACTTAAGGGTGAATTAAATGTTAATGATAAATTTACTGTTAGTACAGCGGGAGTTGTTGCTGCTGCTGGTAATTTTGCTGTTGCTACCGATAAATTTAAGGTTGACTCTACTAACGGTAATACCACCATTGCTGGTACTACTTCGGGTACAGGTGATCTAACTATTAATGTTGACAAGTTTAAAGTTACTGCTTTAACTGGTGATGTTAAACTTAAGGGTGAATTAAATGTTAATGATAAATTTAAGGTTGAATCTAGTAATGGTGCTGCTACTTCAGAGTTTCTGTATACGAATTATACACTCAATGCCAGTTCTTCAAATACAAGTGCGACTTTAATAAATGGTGAAGTAGTAAATTTTACTTCTGCTACTAACAAACATTTAACTACTCAGGAATATGTTGATAGGGAATTGTTTAAGCAAACAAAGAGAATCAATACAATGTTGGGTTCTGATGAGACAGTTCAATCTTTTGAGAATGTGTTAAAAGTTGTTACTGCTATTGCTGGTAACGGTGAGGCTGTTGAGACACTTACTGGATTAAATTCTAAATATGATACATTGGTTGATAAGCAAGTTGAGGTTAAAACATCTCTTAGTAAGGCTCTTGAGCAGGCTTATAATACTGAGTTGGTTGCGTGTTTGCCAACTGTTTGGGCTGACGAGTCTGTTCCGTTGCCTATTCCAAATGCTACCATTTCTTTAATGAATGAAAAAGTTGACGGATGGTTTTTTGAGAATTTAGTGGAAAATACCGCTACCAATAAAACAAACAAAGCTAATTGGTATCTTCCTGTGAATAATGATATGACTGTTGGTGATATTAAAAATATGTATTTAAATGCGTTCATTGGCAGTAATCAATCATTGCCTATTATTACTATATACACAGTCCCTAAAGCAAGTAATAATTATGCTAGCTGGGCAGGATCAAGAATAAACTACCTTTTTTCCAATGCCAACCCATCTGCTATTTATAATAAGACTTGCTGCTTATACACTGGGTCTAGTCCGATGAATGTATATGATGCTGTTCCTACACCAGTATGGAAAATTACAACTGATGATGGTCCCAGTAATAAGAGTGCCCCTGCTGAGGATAGTATTAATTTTGATCGTGTTTCTCTTACAGACAAAATATTATATATTGTTATTCAAACTGCGAGTACTGCGACTAAAAGTCAAGTTAAATTCATTGCTAACTCGTTCAATATTACACTTAAGACTGGAACGGTTCAATTTACCTTTTCCAACGCAGGCCCTGCTACAAACTTCTTATATATGAGATCAGTTGGTATGCACAGTGATATGAGTATAGTCGCACAGAAAAATGCGGATTATTATAAATATTATGTTAGTAAATATTTGACACCCAATATTACTCCTATAAATAAATTTAATGATACCAATTGGGCACCTCTATAATTAACCATAATTAAATAATACTAATTTTATAAATTTTTAGTATTATTACTTCTCTAAAGTCGCACCTTAAAGGAACTAAAATTGCTTTAAACAGTCGCACATAAGTGCTTTAAACAGTCACTACGTTTAAACACGCAAATTTGGGTTCATACAAACGTCTTGTGTCGGAAAAATGTCACCACTCATACACGTATCATTGACACCAACTTGCGAGCATGAACGGGTGCCACGGTCTTCACCAATAAAGCACCAACCTGCCTTTCCTGTTGTGTAATTAGTTGATTCACTTGGCATCGGTTCGGGTTGTTTGGACGCATCATTTAACGCGCTATCTAGCGATCCCTGGTTCCATTCGTAAACGCTACCTGCTTCTTGTATCTGCTGCTGGACTGGCATTGAGTTCTTTTGACTGCTAGTTGCTTTCTGAGCATTTGGATTAGAATTTGTATTTGTATTAGATGTATTAGATGTAGTAGTAGTAGTTGTACTATTTGAATTTTTATTTGCGGCATTTTCTACCGTATCAATTGCTCCAGTAGCAGTATCCGCAACAAAATCAACACCTGCTTTGGTACCAGTTGCGCTTGTATTAATAGTCTGCTTAGTTGTTTCTAAAAGACTAAATCCAAATAATTTTAAAATGGGTCCAAAATATGTATTGATAAATTCAGCAAATCCAGTAGTTGTTTTTGCTAAATAAGAAAAAATGTTAATTCCTAAAAGTGCTAAAATTAATATTACAATTAGCCAAGTCTGCCAAGTAATATTTGCGAAAAAATTAGTTATAGATGAACCACTAGTAGACATTGATGTATCAAGGGTTTGACTTGGCGCATTAGAATTAACAGGTTCCGGCATCATCTTAGAAAGAGAGCTAGACAAACTATTATTCTTTGTACTATCAACAAATGAAGTCATTATAATAAAAAAATATAATAAAATTTTGTTATAATTACGGTTATTTTTTGTTTTGATTTGTTTTGATTTGATTATTTAAATGTTAGCAAATAGGTGAATTGATTCAAATGTCCTAAAATCTCGTCACGTGTATTCATTAAATCACTATTTGTACTAATATTAAGAGCAGCATCATTGCTCATACCACTTAAGAAGACCTTGTATTTTTCAACCTCTCTTTTGAAATCAGAAATATCAGTGTAATCCATTAGTGGAAGACTCTTTGTGCCAGTTAGGTCAACACGACTGCCACCATTTTTACCCAGCATTATCTCTACAAAGGTATCAATAGAATCATTTAGGTCTGAATAAAGGCCATCTGTTGCTTTGTGTTGCGCGTAACTGCTTGTTTTCCAGTGATATAGCTTGACTGTATTGAGCATTTGTAAAAACATTGTGACAATACTCTGAGGTGAATATTTCATTCTGGAAATAGTACTGCCACTTGTTCGTCTTGATTTGGTACCATTCTTTCTTGTTTTTGTATGTCTTGAAGATCTCATAATATATTTCAATATAATAATTATAATATTATAACAATTTTATTACTGATATTTCTTTTTTAGGTTCATATTTATATAATATTGTCAGACTGTATTTCTTTAATGGGTAAAAATTTGCCGATAACTCTCTAAATTGCCCATCGTTAATATTCGTATTATCTTGTGTTTGAAGGCAATCGTTAATAATTAAAATATATTTAAACTTTTTAATTTCAATCATATAATCCAAAAAAATATATATTTTGTCTAATGACCAATGCATCAAGACATCTTTAATAATACATAAATCTCCGCCAACTATACTCTCTTTTTCTTTATAAAAATCTAAATGTGTAAATGTATATTTATCTTCTTCTTTATTATTTTTATTATGATAATTTATAACCTTTTCATATGCGTCATATCCATAATATTTTACGTCCAAGTCATTATATATCATTTTTCCTACTACAAAATCACCACATCCTAGATCAATTACGCTATTAATATTATTTTCTTTTATGAATGATTTTAAAAAAGGAACATATGTATTTTTTTGTTGCTCTAAACTTGATCCTGACCCAGATGATCCTTTATAATAATTATTATTATTGCTACCCCAATGGTTTGTTTCGTAAATTTTTGTAAATACATCAATATGTTCGTTATTTGTTTTATTTAAATAAAATTGTCTATCATTCCAATATTCACTCCAATGTTTTTGGTATTTTCTTTGTTCTTTTCTATAATTATTATTAAAAAATAATATGGGTAAATTATCAAACGTAATATATATATTTTTTTCATTTTCAAATTTCAATGTTAAATTTAAATTTTTTATTTCTTCATTTGTAAAAAAATTTTTTATCATTAAAGGACCTGTAGGTTCTAATGAAAATTTACCGTAAAATTTATTTTTAACATTTTCTACTACCTTATTAATACTTTTTAACATAATCTCATTTTTTGGTTTACATATAATTAAAGCATTATAAATACCATTTCCTGACATTTCAATATCTTTACAAAAATATTCTTTGTCTGTTAAGTATTTAAACTTAAAATTATTAATACAGTAATATTTAACATCTAAATATATGCCTCCGTTTAAATATAACATACAATACCTCCATAAATCTATTTTGATAGCATTTGGAATGATTGAATCGTAAGCGTCTAATGTTTCAATTGAAAAATTATCTTTAATAAAGTCACGACATTTATTATTATTGAATAGGAAATGTTCAAATTCCGGATTATTTTTTTTAATATTGTCAACACAAAACAATACTGATTCTGGGATATCATCAGAATGCCAAGCTTGGTATATTTTGAATGGAATTATTGGTGTTATTGGTCTGTTATAAAATATTTGTAGCTTTGGAATCATTTGTTGTATTGACTGTTGTTTAAACCTTGCTCGTTCTTGTTGCCTTGCGAATTCTTGTTTCTTTATATTAATTTGTGCTACTACTTGGTTTAACATTTCTTGTTTTTGTTTATTTATTTGTTTTTGTCCTATATTTAACATTATTATATAATATTAAAATATAATAATTATTTGAAGGTAATATTGCTATATTCACTTTATCTTTGTTATACTCGCGGTATATATTCCTCACCCAAACTATTCATCTTTTCCAATTTTTCAATAGTCTTTTCTAAATTAGACGCCTTGGAGTTCTGAAATAAATAATCGGTTCCCGGTGAATATTCATTATTCTTAATCTGCTTATAAATCTTGTTTATATTTTGTGTGATTACTGCTATTTTGGCCTTGTCTTTTACAATCTCTTCTTCTATTGAAAATGGCTCAGTCAAAACTCCAATAATAAAATACATTATCAAACGACGCTTCTTATGACACCCCGTCCTGTAACGCAAGCAGAAAATATTTAGCGCACTGTTAACAATACGCTGGACTAAAGTACCACGCTTTGCAGATTGTTCCAAGAAAATCTCCCAGACAATCCATATAATATCCATCTGGCATTTGGACTCCACATTCGCAAATGCTCTGCGCTCACATTTGAATTTCTCCTTCTTTTGTTTACATATATTTTCAAATTCCATTATCCACTCCATCCAATAACACGCACTAACACAATTCTTTCCCTCATCCGAAAGATTATAAGCAAACTCATTAGCCGCAATAAACAGCTCTTTGGGATCATCTTTCAAAAAAATGGGCTCGGCATATTTTACATTTGGCGCCTTAAAACGCTCAGTCATCTGCGTCAAATCAAAGTCATCCTTCTTGACCTTAACCTCGGCATAACAGTGGCGTCTTTTGGCCTCACATAGAACACACATCACTTCGCAAAACAGCTTGCGCATCTTCTCACTATTCCTTAATCTTAGTTCCTGATCTCTGTAACCATTATTCACCAGCTCCTTAAAATTGGAAATACGTAGATCTAAATATGTAACCAATTTAGGATTGCCAATGTGGATATGCTTTGTATAGAAGCCAATAATTGTCTCCCATAGGTCGGCGTAATGGCCAGCACAAATTAGTTCCGCACTCCAGTAACAAGCAGGCTCTATTTTGGATTTAAATAAACTATTTACTAGTTCCTTTTTAGCATCCGTTTTTTTGAATTCTGAGAACGTGTAACCCTTGAATGCGTTTTGTTCTCTGACATCATTAATTTCATATTCACTCATAATTTGTTAGTTGGTTAGAAAAAAATAAACAATAAATAACTAACACAAACTAATAAAGTAAATAAGACAATGTATATAAAAAGGTCTTGTTTATATATATAATCAGATTCATATATGAATTACCATTACACAAAAATAGACGAGCTGGTATTCAATGATAAATCAATGTATTTCAGAACACCACTAACTACAGTATTTACACGCGCGACAACATTTTCAGACAAATATTTATATTACCATTGTCCGTCGTCTATAGTAAATTATGACCCAGATGTTAAATCACTTGGTAAGTTTGTTAAGATTAGTCGGCATAGCAGTAATGACTACGATTACAGCGTATATGAGTTTGAATTAGGTACAGTCAAATGTAAACAAGATGGACGAACTGATGGTAATATTTACTTAGTTGGTATTCCGGATTCGGATGAAGGGATGGCATCAATTGATAATATGTTGTATCACGGTTGGCCTGTATTTTATAAAAAAGAATAAATAATTAGTTTATACTAATAAATTAATGTTCATTATTATACTATAATGATGAACGAATCGCATAATACGTTTGTTAGTAGCCGTGGCATTCTTAAATCTTGCGACTGGTTTTCTACTAATCCACAGTCTAGTGTAGACCGTCTACTAAATTATCCGCCATTACATCCTGCTGCTCCAGGTAAAATAAGAACATTTTATATTTGTAGCAGTGCAATCCCATCTTTTATTAAACATATTGTTCCAAATCTTAAGAAGCCATTTATTTTGGTTGGCGGTGACTGTGATGAAGCAATCCCTAATGATATTTTTCCGTCTTTTAAAGAATTCAATGACTTTATTAATAATCCCAATTTAGTCCATTGGTTTAGTCAAAATCTAGTGGTATCACATCCAAAAATGTCGGCAATTCCGATTGGACTTGATTATCACACAGTTTCACGACAAGGTGCCTGGGGAGAACCTGCTACTTTACCAGCAGTTCAAGAAGAACAATTGATAAATACAAAGAAAAAATCTCTTCCTTTTTGGGAACGAACTAACAAATGTTATGCTAATTTTCATTTTTCAATGAATGCCAAATATGGTTTTGATAGAAGAGACGCAATACAACAAATTAGTAAAGAATTGGTGTTTTATGAGCCAAAACACGTAAGACGTTCTTTATCCTGGGAGAAGCAAACCTATTTCGCATTTGTATTAAGTCCACACGGTAATGGATATGATTGTCACCGCTTATGGGAAGCACTTGTTCTAGGTTGTATTCCAATTGTGAAGACATCAGCACTTGATGGTTTGTACAAAGACTTGCCAGTACTTATTTTGAAACAATGGTCGGATATTACCAAGAAACTATTAAAAGATACAATTGAAACATTTAAGGAAAAACACGAAGCAAATGAATTTAACTATGATAAACTAACACTGAAATACTGGGTTGATATGATTTCCACCTTTTCAACCTTTAATAAAGGTTGAACCAAACAATCCAAAATAGATGTTTTGGCTGTTAGTATGCGCTAAACCTTTTTTTAAACGTGGAATATATATATAAAATGTTCCAACAGAAAATTGAGACAATTTACAACAAAATAAAGAATAAACCTTGTTCAGGTAAAAACGCCGATTATATTCCAGAACTAGCAAAAGTTGACAGTAATTTGTATGCTGTATCTATTTATACAATTGACGGACAAACAATTAATTTAGGGGATTTTACTCACGAGTTTGCGATTGAGTCGTGTTCTAAAGTTTTCACATTGGCTTTAGTATTAGAAAAATACGGTATTCCTCACTTGAAAAAGAAAATTGGTGAAAAGAAATCACAAGAACAGTTTGATTCAGTTTGCTCTGTAGATCGTGTTCAAAATCATACAATCAATTCATTTGATAATGGTGGCGCAATGGCAACCACAAGTTTGCTTTATAAACCCAGTTCTAGTCAATCAAAATTTACCAAAGAGATTGTTGATAATATGAGCGATTTTGCCGGAAGGGCGCTCCACGTAAATAACAAAATATACAAATCCGAAATATTACATTCGGAGCATAATTTAGCTATTGCTTATTTATTAAAATCATATGACAAATTTTATGGTGATGTAGAAATGTGTGTAGATGTTTATACGAGGCAGTGTTCAGTAATGGTTACAAGCAAAGACGTGGCGCAAATGGCAGCTACTTTAGCAAATGGCGGTGTTAATCCAAAGACAAAATTAAGAATTGTTAAAGAAAAAAATGTGGATTACATATTGGATCATATGGAACTAAATGGATTATATAATCAAACAGAGGAATTAATGAAGACGGATGGTGTATACGCAAAAAGTGGTGTTAATGGCATACTTATGTTAGTTATACCAGGTATAATGGGTGTAGGAATTGTGTCACCACCCTTGAATAAATATGGGAACAGTGTTAAAGGCATATTAACAATGAAGATGCTTATGAAATATATATCTTAAAAATTAAGACAGAAATAATCTATTAAGTTTTGTCTCCATCTTTTTTAAAAAGATGGATATAATTAATTAATTTGGCTTTTAGCTGGCGCAAAACCTTTTTTTTAAAAGGTGGATATATATTATATGACAAATATAAACAAAATAATTGGAAGACAGCTTGGACTTTTAACAAGAACATATGACAGATTTAGCATTTGGGGGAAGGTCCTCTTCTTTGCTTCTCTTATTATTATTAGTATGATTTTATTAAAAAGTTTTGATAAAAAGCGGGTTGAAGGTTTTGAGCAATCGGACAAGTTTTTATTCAAAACGGGTCCAGATATTTATGACGATTTCTATGCGGATATTTACGATTATTTAGTATTCAACAATCAGAAAGATGTCTACGAAGTTGGCGAGATTGTGAACAAGACAACACCAAGCAGTGAAAGTGTTATATTAGACGTTGGTTGTGGCACTGGACACCACGTAGCCGAATTAAATGCCCAAGGATTAAATACTTTAGGAATGGATGTTTCGCCTTCAATGATTAAAGAAGCACAAAAAAACTTTCCTAATTATAAATTTGAAGTAGGTGATGCTTTGAATACATCCGAATTTGCTCCTAAGACATTTACACACATTACTTGTATGTATTTTACTATTTATTACTTGAAGGACAAAGAGCTGTTTTTTGAAAATTGTATGAAATGGTTGATGCCGGGTGGCTATTTAATAGTACATTTAGTAGATCGCGACAATTTTGACCCAATTTTACCCCCTGGAAACCCACTTCTCTATGTATCACCTCAAAAATACGCAAAGAAGCGCATTACGACGACTAAGGTGAAGTTTGATAAATTCTCATATAGCGCAGATTTCAATTTAGATAGTAAAAATGATAAAGCAATATTTACTGAGAAATTCAAGGACGACAAAGATGGTAAAGTGCGTAAAAATGAGCATATTATGTATATGCCCACCATAGACGAGATTGTTGGCCAAGCGCAGAAAGTTGGCTTTATGTTAGACTCGCAAGTGGATCTCTTGAATTGCCAATATGAGTATCAGTACTTATATATATTCATTAAACCTACTTAAATAAGTTAATTTTATTTTTATTTTAGAAAATTATATAATAAATATATATTATATAATGAATAATACAAATGCGCTTTATGATGCTTCAAGAAGGAACAATATTGAAGAGGTTAAACGTCTTATTGCTGACGGTGATACTAATGTGAATCCAGAAAAATCACCTATTGGTGTTGCTGCAGCTGATGGTAATACTGACATAGTTGAAATACTTATTGATGCCGGTATTGATCTAAACCAAGGGGATAAAAGTAGCTTCACACCCCTTTCTTTGGCAATATTGAATAGAAGAACTGAGATTGCTAAAATGCTTATTGACGCAGGTGCTGATGTAAATAAGGCTAACAGTGAGGGACGAACACCTTTGTTTTGGGCAAGAAAGGAGGGCAACACTGAGATAATTGATTTATTATTAGAAAATGGAGCAATAGCTAGCGGTATTCGCAAGAAAACCAAGGCAAGAAAATCTAAAAGAAAAACAAGAAAATCCAATAAAAAATCAAGAAAATCTTACAGAAGACGATAAAGTTTCTTTAAGTTGGTTTACAATATATTATTTCCGACCAAAAAAATTGATTTATAAAAAACTTATAAACCAATCAATTATAATTTAAACCTAAAACTCGTATTTTATACATAAGTTAGAACTATGACAACTTTTACTACCAGATCTGCTTTGAATCAGGAGCTTAGCGAGGGGCAACATTTTCGCCCTATTTCGGCTCGCTTCAAGAAAGTTTTTACGACCAATGTCAAGTATTATATGATCAACCCCGACTGGACTACGCAGCAATTCTATGAGTTTATCAAGCCATATGTATTGATTGACTTTGAATTGGGGCATTTTGACATTGTGGAAGCTGGGCTTCCGATGTCGGAACGTGAGAATCCTATCCGTATTAGCAATAATATTAAAGTTAGAGAAATGTTTAATAATTTGGACAGTTTGACCTTCTACATCCGTGAAAGGGTGATAGATTAAAAAATTGATTTATTTAAATTAGTAAAACTTTAAAGTATAAATATAAATATAAATATGATGGCTAACCACAATTGTAATGAAATGAATAACTCCTCTACTAATACACGGGTAGAGGAAGAACTAGAGGACACGTCTCTAGACCACTTACCAATCGATGAGTCTTTCGCAATAATGGCAACAAGACCTCAAGAGGAAATAGACAAGTTTGTTAAAAGGATGAATAGATTACTAGAAGAATATGAAGAAAAAAAAAGAAAAGCGGAGAAGGAAAATGTGGAAGAAGAAATGAAACTGGATATATGGAATGCTCACGTGCGAGACGAAATTATTGGGATTAAAATGAAGGACGGAGACGTCTTCGTTGGCAAATCTAGATTCTCAATGAATACAAATTATACAAGCACAGAGCAGTTAAAGGAATTATTCCATTTTGATTTCAAGTTAGCCAACGGCGTGCCAATTGGGTCTCATATTGGTGGTGATTATGTTGATATGTTTACATCCAATATCAAGCATATATTTATAATGACTCCGATAGAAGTTGCTGACGCTAACCAGTACCCAAATATGGCGCCGGAATTTATTAAGCGGTTACTACCTGGGTTTTAATAGACTTAATACGTTTATATCTAATATGTGAATATCAAAGCATAACGCTCATTGTTATTTAATTTTGTTCTATTGGTTAAAAACTCTAGATATTTCTTTGATAGATTATACTGTTCTGGTTTTTTATTTTTTAATACTTCTAACCGAACCTTCATAATCATACCTACCTGCCATATGCGTTTGTGTGTATATTTTTTAGCCTTATACAATTTTTCAAGTTTATTAATTGTATTTTTAACATCTTCTAATGTTGTATATTTAATATGAATTGTATCTTTTGGGTTTTTATCAATATACACATCAAATGATTTTTTTGGATTGTTAGGATTATATAAGAATCTTTTATTTTTTCTTGTTTGCCCTTTTGATCCTTTTATTGTTTTTCTTGTTTTCATAATATTATATTCATACAAATTAAATTATAAATATAATATTTGTCTAATTGTTATTGAAAAATGGCAATTTATTTTGTGAAATTATTTGTTACCAAATATGCTAACATATTTTATAGTGTAATTTACCTATATTTCTCAGTAACAAAAAAAATCCAAAAAGTAAAAAGGGAAATGAAATTTGGACATTTCAACTTTGTAAGAAATGTCCAAAATGGAAGTATTGGAAATCCCCAAAAATCCCCAGTTTTGTTGTGAAACTTGTAAGTACATAACAACTAACAAAAAGGATTAGACAAACTCCTCACCACATCAGAATATAAAAAAGGAAGTATTTTGGAAGTATTGGAAATCCCAAAAATCCCAAACTTTTGAATGTGAACGTGTAAATCACAATATATTATTAAATAAAATATGTTAGCATATATGGTAACATATTTTATAGTATATTTTACTTCTATTTCTCAGTAACAAAAAAAATCCAAAAAGTAAAAAGGGAAATGAAATTCGGACATTTATAAATGTCCAAAAACGAAAACCTGAAAAAAGTTTTGAAAATGACCTATTTTTTCACTTTTGTACCATAATGGTCTGAGTTTTATTTTGTAGGTTGAAAATTTTGTTACGATATTTTTTTAGTATTTTCTCAAAAATAAATAATATTTGGACATATTAAGCGAGAATGGAAAACGAGGAAATAACTTTTACACAAAAAAACGAGCAAATATTTGTATGCGAACATTGTGACTTTAAATGCTCTTTCAAGTCTGATTTTAACAGACATTTGTCTACCCGTAAACATTCAGACAGTCTCAATGGAAATTTGACGGAAATGAAAAAAACGAGTATAGTATGTAAATGTGGCAAAGAATACAAATCTATGAGCGGACTTTGGAAACATAAAAATAATTGTATTCAATACAAAAATGATATCAAAAATTTGGAAACTGAAAATGATCACTCAAACAAAGATAATTTGATTGAATATCTCATTAAAGAAAATGCTGAATTTAAAACATTAATTATGGAACTAATAAAGAAGGATAATATTTCAAATAACACGGTATCCAATAATACCATCAATTCACACAACAAGACATTCAACCTACAGTTCTTCTTGAATGAGCAATGTAAAGATGCTTTGAATATTGGCGAGTTTGTTGATTCCATCAAGTTACAACTAACAGATCTTGAAAATACTGGTAGATTAGGTTACGTTGAAGGTGTTTCCAAAATTCTCATTAAAAATCTCAATGAATTAGATGTTGTAAAACGTCCGATTCATTGTAGTGATTTAAAACGAGAAGTGCTATATATTAAAGATAATGATAAATGGTCCAAGGAAAATGATGATAAGCAAGTTATTAAAAAAGCGATCAAAGATGTCGCAAATAAGAATATTAGACAAATAACCGAGTGGGCCAATTTGAACCCTGATTGTAAACAGTCAGATTCCAAAAAGAATAACCAATATTTAAACATAGTGATGAACGCAATGTCTGGAGGATCCAATGAAGAACAAAACAGCAATATTGAAAAAATAATAAAGAATGTTACCAAAACGGTTATCATTGAAAAATAAATGTATTAAACATTGTGCCAATAATTCTATTAATAATATTATTTATACGAATAACATTATAAAAAAATAACATTATATTAATATAATGGATACAATTGCTTGGAATCTAATTGACAAATATTTTAAAGACAATCCTTACAATTTAGTTGCTCACCATTTAGACTCATATAACGACTTTTTTGGCAAAGGTATTTTCCAAATTTTCCGTGAAAATAATCCTATCCGATTCATTGAGCGTTATGAAAAGGAGTCTAGTAGCACTAGTGCTAATACTAATGCTAAAGGTAAAGATAGCGAATTCAGAAATGAATGTTTCGTATATCTCGGCGGCAAAAATGGTGACAAATTATACTTTGGAAAGCCTGTTATCTACGACAGTGAATCTGACGGTTATTCACAACCATATCCGCATTATATGTATCCAAATGATGCGCGATTAAGAAATATGACCTATGGCACAACGATTCATTATGACGTAGATGTAGACTTTGTTTTTTATAACGGTGACCAAAAAATAGAACAAACAATCACATTGGACAAAATATATCTAGGACGTTTTCCAATTATGGTCCAATCCAACTTGTGTATTTTGAAGGGTCTCACAACTGATGTCCGGTTCAATTTAGGTGAATGTCGTAATGATTACGGTGGTTATTTCATTATTGACGGTAAGGAGAAATGTATTGTTAGTCAAGAAAAATTCGCAGACAATATGCTTTATGTGCGAAAAAACAAGGAAGACAATGTGTATAGTTATTCTTGCGAAGTGCGTTCTGTTTCAGAAGACAGTTCAAAGCCCATTCGTTACACGTCGGTCAAGATGATCGCACCCGATGCGACCTATTCAAACAATCAACTAGTCGTTGATGTGCCGAATGTAAGAAAACCAGTACCATTATTCATTCTTATGAGGGCACTTGGTATCGTATCCGACAAAGCCATCATTGAATGTTGTCTTTTGGACTTGGATGCCAACTCAAACGCAGTTGATATTTTTATTCCATCAGTTCACGATGCTAACCGAATTTTTACCCAAAAAACCGCACTAGAATTCATTGCTACTTTTACTAAGCGACAGACTGTTTCGTCCGTTTTAGAGATTTTAATGAATTATTTTTTGCCGCACGTAGGCAATGATAATTTTTTAAATAAAGCATATTTTGTAGGCTTTATGGTGAACAGACTACTCCGCGTACAAATGGGACGTGAAAAAGCGACGGACCGTGACAATTTCAAATTCAAACGTGTTGAGACATCTGGTACACTTATATATGATCTGTTTCGTGAGTTTTTCTTGATTCAGAACCGCAATATATTTTTGAAAATGGACAAGGAATTCTATTATCACCCGGTGAAATATAGAACCAATTTTGTCTCATTATTACAAGACAATTACAAGGATTTTTTCAAGGAGCGTATCATTGAAGATGGTTTCAAGAAGGGCTTCAAGGGCAACTGGGGTGCCGACGCAAATACAAAACGTGTTGGTCTAGTTCAAGACTTAAATCGTCTGTCTTGGTTCACATTTATAAGTCATTTGCGAAAAATTAGTTTGCCAATTGATCCAACATCAAAGGTGGTTGGTCCACATTATTTACACGGTTCACAATGGGGTATAATTGATCCAGTTGACACACCAGATGGTGGAAATGTTGGTATTCATAAGCATATGGCAATTAGTACGGCAATTACAAACGTTTTTTCAGCGGCACCGTTAATTAAGTGGTTAAGAGCCAATACTCCGCTCAAATTGTTACAAGAATGTAGCAATTCAATGCTTGCTTCTTCAACCAAGTTGTTTGTCAATGGAAACTGGATTGGTGTGATAGAAAATCCGATTGAAAATGTAAATACATTGAAATTATTTCGTCGCAATGGTGTTATACCAATTTACACGAGTATTTCATTTAGTTATGAGTACAATATTGTTTATATTTACACGGATGGTGGTAGACTTACGAGACCCATTTATTACAGGGACGCAGATGGTAAAATTAGTTACGCGCACGGTAAAATCAAGGACATTATAGCGTCACAACAATACACTTGGCAGCAAGCAGTGGCTGGATTCCGTGACAAAAAAGTTGACAATTTTAGTTTGCGAAACAATATATTATATGATGCGATGGATTTGTATCCTGGGTATTCTAGTCTAGCAAGTTTGTTAGATATGTTTCAAGAGAACAAGGGAATTATTGATTATATTGACACATCGGAAGAAGAGAGTGCGCTAATTGCGACACGGCCGCCACAATTAAAAGACAGCAAGTATTTTACTCACGCTGAAATAGATCCATCACTTATATTGGGTGTAATGGGTAACTCTATTATTTACCCTGAGTACAATCAATTGCCTCGTGATGTGTTTTCTTGCGGTCAAAGCAAACAAGCTGTATCTGTTTATCACTCCAATTATCAGATGCGTCTTGATAAGATGGGTGTCATTTTGAATTACGGACAGACGCCATTAGTGAAGTCTAGATACCTAGAATATATCAATAATGAGGAGCAGCCTTATGGTGTGAATGCGATTGTAGCAATTATGAGTTATACTGGTTATAATGTGGAGGATGCTATTTTAATTAGTGAAGGAGCAATTAAGAGAGGTCTATTTAGAACCACTTATTACACGACATATGAGTCCAGAGAAGAGAGTGCTCGTGTTTCAGGTGGGTCTACGAATTCATCCTTTGCGAACATTGAATCCAAACAAAATGTTTCTAGGTTGAAGGAAGGTTTTGATTACAGTAAATTGGATGCCAATGGCCTAGTTAAAGAAAATACTCCAATTGATGATAGAGTTGTTGTTATAGGGCAAGTCACGACTACATCTGAGAATCGCGGTGATTACGCTGACAATTCTAAGACGACAAAGAAGGGACAAATGGGATTTGTTGATAAATCATTCATTTCGGAGGGTGAGGAAGGATTCAGAATCGCAAAAGTTCGTGTCCGTGAAGAACGTCTGCCCGCAATTGGTGACAAAATGGCGAGCCGCGCCGGGCAAAAAGGAACTTTAGGTCTCATTATTCCCGAAGAGGATATGCCATTTACGGCCGATGGTGTTAGACCGGATCTTATTATTAATCCGCACGCTATTCCATCGCGTATGACAATTGGTCAACTTATTGAATCTCTGTTAGGTAAGGCGTGTACAATGTATGGCGGTTATGGCGACTGTACCGCATATGCGACAAAAGGTGCCAATTACAACACATATGGGCCAATGTTGACACGAATGGGATACCATAATTCAGGCAATCAAATTTTATATAGTGGTTACACAGGGGAGCAAATTTTTTCAGAGATTTTTATTGGTCCTACATATTATATGCGTTTGAAGCATATGGTTAAAGACAAGATCAATTATCGTGCCACAGGTAAGCGTAGCGCTTTAACAAGACAGACAAATCAAGGTAGAGCAAATGATGGTGGTTTAAGATTGGGTGAGATGGAACGTGATGGTATTATGGCACACGGTATGTCTGGGTTCTTGAATGAGTCGTATATGGTTCGTGGTGATCAATATTATATGGCGGTTTGTAACAAAACGGGTGGTATTGCGGTTTATAATCCAGAGCGCAATTTGTTCTTGAGTCCATTCGCGGATGGTCCGCTTGTTTTCAGTACATCAAAGGATGGTGGTCAGGTTTTAGATGCGTTTAGTGTATATGGACGGTCATTTAGTTTGTTGCGAATTCCTTATGCTCTCAAATTGCTAATGCAAGAATTACAAGTAATGAATATACAAATGCGTATTATTACAGAAGACAATATAGACCAGCTTTTAAGTTTGTCATATCAGTCAAAGAATATTGACAAGTTACTGAATATTGATCACGGTGATGAAAATGGTGAAATGGTGCAACGTAATATTAAGGACATTATTGATAATTATAAAAAGAATATGTCAGTTAAAGCAAAGGTTGTTGTACCGGAAGCAAGAGTGGCGGCAATTGTAAATAAACAACAACAGCAACAAGAAGAACCACAGCGAGAATACGGAACTGAAGTATTACAACCAAGGTCACCAGTAGAAAGTACAACATATGAAATTAACGAAATAGTCGTTGTTAAAAACGAAGAAACAAGAGCAAAATTCCCCGCTACAGTTATTAACGTAAGTAAGAATGATCAAGGCGAAGAATTGTATGATGTTAAGTTTTTTGACGACGAAGAAGAACGCAATGTTACTCTTGATAGAATTACGCCATATGGAGAAACGAAGGTTATAGTAAGGTCACCAGATTATACGCCACCAGCGTCGCCTGATTATACACCACCAGCATCACCTGAAGAAGGTATTTTGGGTAAAGCCTCGTCTGCGTTAAATGTTGCTAATGATAAATTAGGTGAATTGGGTGAAAATATTTCGTCATCAGTATCTAACGCAGCATCTAGTGTTGGAGACACATTTCAATCAGGGTTGGATAGTTTAACCAATATGATACCAGGGTCTCCACAATCTCCACAATCAGGAGGAGGAGTTGGCCCATTTGCAAGCGGGTCAATGAACAATGCCTTTAATCAATTATCTCCTGAAAAAAGAGCAACAATTATGCAGCTAGGTGGTGGTCAAAGAGAAGCTGTTATGTCACAAATAATGTCACAGGCCTCTAGGCAAGGTGGTGGCGGGTTAACACAATATTTTGGTGGTTTACCTGTTAAAGACCAATTAAATACTTTACAAAGAACATATTCTCAAAAAGCAAATGAATTTAAACAGATGGCTGGTAAGGTAAATGCTCCAATAACAACAATAATTAGACCTCATTCAGCATCAGAAGAAATGTATGGTGGCAAATTAGAAATGTTTGCGCCAATAGAGGCTGATAAAAATAAAGTTGGTGGTTCAAATGATGACATTACTTCAAAATCTAATAACAACAGTAGTGATAGTAGTGATAGTAGTAGTGGTACAACTAGTAGTAGTGGAGTAAAGGTTGTTAAATTCCAATAAATAATAGATTGATAATTTATTAATTACAAAATAATTAATAAATATTAAATAATAAAATTGAAATAAAATTAAAGCAATAAGTTTATATTATAATATAATAGAAAATGGCCGCCACGCAGAATACTAGTAGTTTAATCTCATCCGTTTATAAATCTCGTTCCATTCTTTTGGACCTAATGAAAATGCAAGGATATAATGTTGACGAATATGAAGGCTTCAGTGTCAGTGAGGTCAATACAATGAAAACAAATAATCAATTGGATATGATTTTAGAAAAAAATAAAGTTAACGCAGAGGAAAAAAGACAATCAAAGATCTATATTCGTTACTATTTAGCAAAGTCATTAAGACCGCAAAACCTTCAAGAGATGATTGACGACCTTTTCAATATTGAAGAGGTTCTAACAAAGGATGATACGCTATTTATTGTTGTAAAGGACGAAGTAAATGAGACATTATCAAATGCTTTGAAGCATATTTGGGAGCAGGAAGGTATTTTCATAGTAATTTTAAATTTAAAGCGCCTTCAGTTTAATATTATGAAACATAAATTAGTCCCACCGCACAGGGTTTTATCGGAAGTTGAAAAGCTCCAAATCAAACAAAAATACAATGTAATGAACGACAACCAATTCCCTGACATATCAAGATTTGATCCCGTGGCGCAGGCGATTGGAATCAGACCAGGACAAGTATGCGAAATACTGAGACCGAGTAAGACGGCAATTACAGCGCCTTATTACCGTATTTGTAGTTAAAATTACAACTATAAACTTAATAATTTAAACTTAACAAAACAATAAAACCAATCTATAAAACGTAAAAAAATTTATATTTTATATACGAAATATATAATATGAATCCAGAAGCAAAAATATATCAAGAACAAATCAATAATAAAGCCAATAGTTTTTTATCTGCTTTAGATGATTTCAAAAAATATTATGTTTATTACAATAAGAACCCGGAGGTCCAGGAATATAATAAAAATTTTACAGATAGCAAGGAGCAATTGCAAACACTGAGTAGTGATGTTTTTGAGATTACAAACACAATTCAGCGTAAAATAGAAGAGAAAAACAGAGCAATGTCTGGTATTGAAATGAAATTAAAACGACAAAAGGTAATATCACAGGAACAAGAGAAAGCTGTTAATAATTTAAAAAGTGTTCAAGCGGGATCCAGTGTTATGATTGATGATAGCAAAACGGACTATATTTTCAATTATTATAAAAATATTGAAATATTTATTGGGATACTTATACTTTTAGGCTTGTTAGTATCTCCTAAGGCGTCTGTAGCAATTCTTGTTATATTTATTATATACAAACTGAATGTATTCCAGCAATTTATGAAAATATTGGCAAAAATATTTCAATAATTAATAAATAATAGATTTAAAATATGTTAAAATAATATAAATATATTATATTTATAATGATGTCATTTTTTGCCAGATATAAAAACCCAAATACATATTATAATACTAATTTATCAAAGTATGTAATTGATACAACTAACAAAATAAAGGAATCACAAACCAATACTAAAGCTATTACAAATGACATTATAATTCACGAACCTTATGAATACCACAATTGTGATTGTGATTATTCAATTATCCCCATTTTTAGTATGTTCTCTTTTTTAGCAGGATACTATTTGGCAAAGTATAATAATTAAATTTCCACCTTTGAAAAGGTTCACGAAGTAAGAGCCAAAGGCTTATAAATATGTTTTATCGCAAAATGTTTGGCTCCACCTTTTAAAAGGTGGAAGCGAAAATTAAATATTATTATAATATAATATGACTAATAATACTTCTGATTTAATGAATATAAAGACACTTGAGAAGGAATACAATTCTGTTTTAAAACAATACGAAGAAGCCTATAAAAATTGTAATGCTAAATTAACCGCAATGGCTTCAAGTACAAATAGTTCTCAAAGTTTTACTAGCTTTCCTAATAATAGTTTTTGGGGGACTGGCGGCTTAAAGGAAGGCTCAGTTACTTCTCAATATGATTGTGAATCAATGTGTGCTTCTGATCAAAACTGCTCGGGTGCTACATATAATCCTAATAAACAATATTGTTGGACCCGAAAAGGTTATGGAACATTGGCTGTTAGCGTAAATGGATCTACTGATATTGCGCTATTACCTGATGTCAAAGCTTGTATGATAACATTAAAATCGTTGAATAAACGTTTACTTGATATTAATCAGCAACTAACAACCGCAATTAGCAGCTCAGCTCCTCAAGTAGAATCACAACAAACGGAAAATCAAGCAAAAAGTGACGAATTACATACATATTATGCGCAACTTTTAGCAGAACGGCTCCAAATGGACAACTTGGTAAAGGATAATGAAACAATTAATTCGGAATATGAAAACCAAACATTGATGGTAAACCAAGCAAATGGATCTTTGCGATTTTGGACGGTAATTGCTTGTATCTTTTTTATCATTGTTTTAAATCAGTTGAGAGGCCAAAAAGCAACTGTTGCTTCTATTTTTTGGCTACTAATAATGATTTCTCTTATTGTATTATCATTTAGCATTAGCGATATTTCTGGTTTTACAGTATGGACTATTCTAATTTTAATCATTATTCTTATGAAAATGGATATTATACCGAGTCCTAAAAACGAAGTTGCTGGTTAAAAACCAAAAAAGTTTAATAAATACAAATCTATATTATATTTTTGTATTTATGTATATTAGAACTAACAATAATGGATAATAATGTTTTTTTATCATTAAATCAAGGAAAAGAATTTCAACAAAAACGGAACAAGGATACCAAAAACAAGGATAAAAATAAAAGTAATAAAAGTAACAATAAATCAAAAGGAAAAGAAGGCTTCACAAATAGTTCTGATTTTATTCCCGAAAGTGGGGACAGCCATCGCATTCCTGTCTTTATAAATGAATACAACCGAAAAAAAGATAACATTGGCAATTCTACCACTGATATTCAACAATTAAATCGGTTACAAACTGAATATGACAATATAGTTCAGCAACTTGATACTGAAACAAATAAGGCCGAAGAACAAGGTGACGCTTATTTAAATCTAACAAGTCCTAACAATCCATTGTTATCCAAAAATATTACTGTACAAGGAGATTTACCATTTGTTAGTTCAGGTATAGGAGGATATGTAACAGCAAAGGGTATGTTTAAGAATTATCCAGACCAAGCCACATTTGACGCAACTGCTGGTAAAAACGGATGTCCTGCTGACATTATAAAAGGTGTTAAAAAAGATAACTATTCGTCACTATTGAAAAATGGAACAGATATGAAAAGTGGTCAATCCTGTGGCAATGAAGGCAAAAATGTCTATGTGTCTCGTGTTCTAACTGATCCAACTGTAACATATCAAAAATGTTATTATAATACAAATCCAAATGATAGTACAACTACGTCAAATCCCGCACTAACATTATTAACCGACCAACTATATACTTTTGACGAATGTAAACAAAAAGCAGTTGATAGTGGTCAATCTTATTTTTCTTTGCGAGGGAAACCAGACGCAAACTATAAATCCAATTGTTTAATTGGAAATACAAATGACCCAACGATATATGGTAGCGCATCAACAATAATTACACCTGTCAAATTATGGTCAACAGAAGGAATGTTAGATGATGAAGGATGGGGAAACGCATTATGGAACGGTAAGGTAGTGTTAAATAAATTTGGTCAACTTATATTTTCAGACACTAATACCAATAATCCTCAGACCTTTTCAATAGGTAATAATAAATCTACTTGTACAGATGCTGATAATTGTAGTTATTATATAGTTTTACAAAATGATGGAAATATGTGTTGTTATAAGGGGACTGACCCTTCAAATAATGAAAGCGCAGCATTATGGTGTTCCGATACAAACGGGAAACAACAAGCAGCGAATCCTGACTGGGTTTCCAGCTATGCCAAACCATACGGTAAATCTTATTTATCAACAGGACAGTATTTAACTAGAGGTCAATGGATTGGTTCAGAAGATGGTAAATTAAAGTTAATTTACGAAGACGGGACTGGTAATCTTGTTTTATATACATCGTCTACAACAAATGGTTGTTCAATGAACCGGGGGGCAACAGGAATTACTTTTTACGGAAATACAGACAATACAAATGCGGTATATAAAATTAACGAACAAGGTGTTCCTGAAAATTTAGGAGACGTAGCATATATTGACAACAATTCAAGTGCTCATTTGTACCCAAATGATATGTTAGGTTATTCAAACAACTACACCATTTATCCGAATTTTGATACTGTTGGGAATGATATTGCGATAACCAACTCAGGTGAAATTGGTGGTATAGAACAGTGTAAGGTTGCTTGTAATTCTAATTCCGAATGCGCTGGATTTGTCTGGGCACCCGATGATGCTGCGAATCCTTGCCAATTAAAGAATTCCAATATGTTTCCAAAGTCGCCAAGAGTTACAAATAATAGTCGTTCTATCTATGTTCGTCGGCCCAAAATTCTTGATAATGGACTAATGTGTAATAAGGAAATTGTAGATATAGACACATTACGATATGCGCGTTATGATCAGGGTTCAGCAATGACAGAAAATGCGATTTGGTGTCGTGATACTGTCATTTCGGATTCAGTCAAAGCAAGAATAAAGGATTTGGAGAGCCGTTTGGTTGTAAAAGGTCAAGAAATTGCCGCAAAAATACAGGAACTATTTGAGAAGGATAAAACAATATTTGATAATATGGATATTAATAATGACGAACTAAAAAAGAAAATATTATTGTATAAGAGAATAACGATGGATAAAAACAATAACAATTTAAATCCGATGCCTTTAAATAGCAATAACAATAAAAAAAATATGAAGGAAGGAATGCAAAATTTAAATATGAGTGACGTCAATGGTATGTTAGCTGACACTGATATTATTATTTTACAGGAAAATTACAGTTATGTTCTATGGAGTGTTTTAGCAGTGGGACTGTTAACAGTAACTATTAATATGATGAGTGCAAGGAGTAAATAAAAAAGTAAATTAAAAAGCAAATAATAAAATTATATAATATTTAATATTATTTAATTATATAAAATGAGTGAACAAGTTAATACAGATATTGATGATACATATACAGATCCTGAAAGTAGTATAAATTCAATAATGAGTGCTCAGACAAAAATTAGCAGCCAGACGTTATCTAGTCAAGGTATGGGTGTAAATCAAATTATTTCAAATATAAAACAACTTCAAACAACTGAAATGCAGCTATATACTAGTTTAGATGATCAAAATTTGACGACAGAGCAGCGAACTAACATAATCAATCAAATTAATGAAATTGGGCAAACGAGATCAACGCTTTACAATAGTTTGAAAAATATGGCGTCATCTTATCAACAAAATGTTTCCACGTCTCAGAATACGGTTCAACAACAAATGTTTGCCTTAGACATTGTTGAAAATGAACTAAATGAAGCCAAGGTAAGGACACAGGCGCTTCAAAATGATAAATACAATAAATTAAGACTTGTAGAAATAAATACATATTATAGTAAACGTTTTGGCGCCCATAAAGAAATAGTAAAGGTAGTTGTTTATGTATGTATATTAATGTTAATAGTAATCATTTTAGGAAAAAAGGAAATATTACCAAGAAATATATACATTGTTTTGAATGGAATGATTCTTGTAGTTGGTATAATTATAATTGGAAAAAAGATAATAGATTTGTCTAATCGCGACAATATGAACTTTGATGAATATAATTGGTATTTTGACAAATCCAAGGCGCCTTCAGATACTGGTGGTTCAGGATCCGCAACAAGTCAACCAACCGATCCTTGGGCGACAACTACGAGTGAATGTGTTGGTGAAATGTGTTGTACCGCAAATCCAGGGTTAATATATGATTCTGTATCAAAAGTATGTGTACTAAATACTAGCACAACATTAGATTCTTCGGCTACAGGTACTACTACAGATACTACAAGTACTACTACTGATACTACTAGTACAGATACAACTACTAGTACTACAGAATCAATGAAAAATATGAACTCATTATTACGTCCTACAGCATATCAAAATTGGTAATCTAGTATTTAGTAATTATTCAAATCATATATTTTAAAATCTAATTATAATACAAATACTAGATGGATCAATTATTATCAAGCGTAATGAATTCCCAAACAACTACTTCAAATCCAAGCACATCCAATGTAAATAATCTTTTGAGTAAACAAATGGAGACAAATAGCAGTATTAATAGTTTAATTGATAATGCTACAAAGTTAATAATGTGTCCACCGGGTTCCGCTTGTGAGAAAGAAAATGTTAGTGCGGAATTGAATAGAGAATTACAAGCTGCTATAATAAATGAACAAGTTGCTCCTTTACGTCTTGCTAATGCTAAGAGATATTACTATACTTACACTCAAGGAAAAAGCAGTTATAATGGTATGCTTGAAAAAGAATTACAAGAAAAAAGTCGTTTAATTACCAAGCAAATAGGAGATAAATTTATTGAAGAGGTAAAAAATGCCGTAACAATGAATATGTTTTTTAATACAGCACAGCTTAACTCTGAAAACACTGTAGAATTATACAATGAATATGTAAAGAAGAATGCTGAAATGGCTAAAATAATTGATAGTTCACGTGGTGATGTACTAACAAATGATAGGAAAACCTATTATGAAACAGAAGCAATGGAGAATTTGAAAATGTGGTACATGCTAATTATTAGCATTTATTGGATATTAGTAGTAACCTTTATTTTATCCATATTTTTCTCAACAAGCACTATGTCTCGAACAAAGCAGATTATTTTAGTTGTCCTGCTTATACTGTATCCATTTATAATACACAAAGTAGTAGTATATTTTTATAATTTATTTAGTACAACAATTCAAAATACAGAGACCAATATTTATATGGATCTTTAAATTTAATGAAATAAAAAACTATCAAATAAAAAACTATCAAATATTTGATAGATTTTTATTTGTTTTTATAATCATAGAATATCTAATTTATTCTATTTATTTTAATTATTCTATCTCATCCATATCATCTCCTGTCTCATCTTCCTTGATCATAATATTACTCCATTTATTAGTAGCCAGATTTCTGTTGCCAAATTTCTTATTCATTATTTCCTCCAATTCAGACAACTTAGGAGGCTTTCGGTTTCCGTGATTAACCTGGAACCACTCTTTGAACACGACATTCAATGATTGTTTACCAACTGTTTTACCAGGAGCCTTAACAATCTTCTCAATAATGAAACCAGAAATACAATCTTGACTCTGTCTGTATTTTCCAGAAGCAGCAACAACCTCAGGACAATCAATGACTTCACCCTCAGTTTCAAATGCGCGCTTTACTAGCATACTGACAAATACCGGTGCCCACTTCGGTAACTTCTCTTTAAGACCCTTGTCTTTTGGAAACACATACTGTGTATCATCTGTATGTGTCTCGCCTTCCGATACGAATTTAGCAACGAAATCATTGAGCTTCATTCTGCGCCAAGTACCGTCATCATTACTCTTAACATCAAACAGTGCGTTTGTACATACAACTAGACTGAATTGCGGCTCAAATATTTCGCTATCCGAATACAATGCTCTGGCTTGAATCGGGTCACCACCAGTCAGCTCCTTCAAAATACCTTCATTAATAACAGCATCTTTTGACGGCTCTTGCATCACCGCATAACGAACACCCTTTAGCTGAATAATCTCTGACGAAGTGCCTCCAATTGTGCCACGTTTTTCCGTCACCAATGTAATCGGAACAGTGCCCTTATATTCACCGAGCGCCTGAGACATTAAATCCGTCAAAATTGATTTACCATTTGAGCCGCTACCACGATAAATATTGAATGCGTGTTCCTTCTTCGCGCCAATCAAACTCGCCGACAAATGATCCCACATATATCTACACAATCCTTCCTGAGGAAATAATTGCTTCATAAATGTAGTGATTTCTTGAGATATTTCTTTGGATTCGTCTAGATTATAAGGAATATAAGGAATACCAGTTGTTTTTGTGATGTAATCCTGAGGATATCCCTGACGGAATGACTTGGTTCTAAAATCAATTACACCATTTGAGAAACACAACAAATACTTGTTAGCATCCATATTCTTGATAAAGTCCTTGTCAAAGAATATTTCCATTGCCTCACGCATAATGTTATTCTTGTCATTTGTCTTCTTCAACTTAATACAAACTTCTGCGATCTTTTTGACTTTGCGTTGCATCTTCTCGTGAACGTCATTGTTCGTCTCGTAGTTCTGTAAATCAGACATATATTGGCTTTGCTTCTCAGAATATAAAGCAAACATATCACGAGAAATCGCAAGACGCAAACTTTGACCCTCATCTTTCTCCCATCTGTGACGCTTGAATGTATACCATTTTTTATTTGTAATGCTACTACAAACATACTTGTCCTTAAACATATGATACAAAACCATCGCATAATCAAAGTCCGCTGCGTCAAAGATTGTCTCTTCAATGTAATAATCAATAGTAGTTCGTTTCACTTTTTCATATTCTTCATATGCGTCCTGTTTTGCCCAGTACATAATTGACCGCTTAGTGACGCCATCCGGTCGTTTGTTAAATTGGTATTTCCAAGTCTGATATAATGAAGGGATTGAAGCATAATCAAAATCAGACGCCTTACTTCTCAACATAATCCACGATAAGAATAGTCGTTCATCAGTGTGCTTCAAAGCAAACGCAACTTGCCGATTCAATACGTGAGAACCCGGTCTATAATACTTCTCAGGTAGAATCTGAGTGTAATCATGAATCTCGCGAATATGCTGTTCGTTAATTCGCAAACTATTGATAATATTATCCATTGCTTTTTTCAGCATTTCCATATTTGAAATATCAGCAAGTTGAATATTAGAGTCATCTTCTTCCTCCAATACCAAATTCACTTTCCCCTTGCTACCGGATTTTTTCATTTTGCTCGGCTGGCTTTCTTGGCGTTTTTTATATTCAACCGCAATCTTAGGATTCACTTCAAAATGTTGATGCTTATCATATTGTGCTGACAATAAACAAAGATCCTTGGATAACTCAAATTCCTTTACATTCTTTGGAATTGTCATAAATTCGTTATCTTGTTTATCAATTTCAGCGGTCAGAAAGTAAGACAATTTGTATGCGTCGTGTCCCGGCTTTTGCGATCCATACATTTGCCAATTTACACAGCCCTTACTAATACCCTCATCTAATACATCTTCCCAACCATTTGTTAGTGGTAGTTCCCAAATATCGGCTAATTTCTTTAATATTCTCTCACGTAACATAAGTTGTAAAGTATTGTCCATCTGAATTCCAATAATCATATGAATCCCATCTTTTGTCAAATTCTTTTCCGCAACCCTATTTACAGTTGGCTTCTCCATAACAAATATAGGAAATGGTTTGCCTTCCTCAAAAACAAAGAACTCCTTAAGTTCCTCCAAATAAAGTTGAATCATATCCTGTATGTGTTCTTGAGTATGTTGTCTTTTTGTAACGCTAACATCATAACGAAAATCAAAATCAACTAATAAAGGTCCCGCACCATTAAGTTGTTTTTCCGTTAAATATTCTTTTCGTCCCTTTACAAAAACGTGCTCGTAATACAGTTTGTAGAATAATGGTAACTCATCGGTGCTTATATTGAATGAACCTCCGTAAATATTCAGATCAGGGCTGCCGATTCTTGTATGAGTAATCTCCTTATCTGCTGCTGTGTTTTGAATATTCTTAGCATTATGCTTTGTAAGGAAATCGGATAAATCTGTGTAATGTGATGTTGTTGCCATTGTTATCATTATTATAATATAACATTATTTTTCTATTTCCTTTTCCTTTCAATTTTATTTTATTGTTAATACTTGTATTTGTTAGTTCGTTACGAATAATGAAGCTAAAAATGAGGTGGTAAAAAATAAAATGATAAGAATAACATATTTTAAATAATAATATAGATACAATTTAATATTATTATATAATTCAAAGAATATGTCCGATACCAAAGTTATTACAAAGGATACAATTAAACGTCTACTTGCTGACGTGAAATATGTATTTAAAAATCCATTAACAGACAATGGAATTTATTATTGTCACGATGAAGAAGATATTTTGAAGGGATATGCGATGATTGCGGGTCCAGAAGACACACCCTATTTTGGAGGCTATTATTTCTTTGAATTGGCATACCCAACCGATTATCCATTTGCGCCGCCAAAAGTTAAATATATGACAAATGATGGATTAACACGTTTCAATCCAAATTTGTATAAATGTGGCAAAGTTTGTGTTTCCATTTTGAATACTTGGAGTGGCGACAAATGGTCCGCGTGTCAGACCATCAATAGTGTTTTATTAACCTTGTGTTCACTATTAAACGACACTCCATTATTGAATGAACCAGGAGTAACAAAGTTACATAAAGATTATGTGCCTTACAATAAAATCATAGAATATGTTAATATTGATTTTGCTATTTGTGAATTATTAGATAGGTCAAAAAACAGAATCCCGAGTCAGTTTGTTTCATTTTATCCATTTATGAAGGAATTATTTCTTAAAAATTATGAAAAATTGACTGCGATTGTAGACGGAAAGACTGGTATTGAAGAGCAATATTATGTTCAAATTTATCAGATGTCAACGCGAGCCAATTATAATTTATTAAAGGCAAAATTGTTGATGATGAAGGAGATTGTAAGTATATAAATAAAATAAAATTGAAATAAATAAAATAAACATATAAATACAATATAATATCTATATATAAAGCAAAAAATGCACTTCTGTTCCAAATGTCAAAATATGTATTACATTAGTATTGATCCTAATGACCCCAATAAGTTGGTTTATTACTGTCGTAATTGCGGTAACCAAGACGAGACAATTTCGGTCTCAAATGTAACCGTATCAAAAGTCCAATTGAAGAAGTCAGAGCAGGAGTTTAGTCATATTATTAACAAGTATACGAAGTTGGACCCGACTTTGCCGCGAATTAACACAATTTTGTGCCCTAACGCGGCTTGCGAAACAAACACTAAGGATGCGGAGCGAGAGATTATTTATATTCGGTATGATGATGTAAATATGAAGTATGTTTATTTGTGCTGTACTTGCGACACGGTTTGGAAGACGGAGGAAAATAAATAAGTCAATAAATTAAAAAGAATAAAAGAATAAAATTATAATAAATGGGATTTAGTTGTTCAATACAAGTATTTTTTTCAATAAAATAAAATTGAAAATAATAAATTAAAAGTATCTATAGTTATAATAATAGAAAGATGAGTGCTGAACACGACAATTATTTTGGTGGAGCTGATGATGAAGAATTAATAGGAGGCGGGTCTGAGTCTGACAGTGATTCAGATTCAAGTTCTGAAACTAGTTCTGATAATGATGCTGATGTTGGTCTATTAGAAGAAGATGAAGAAGTAGTAGATGAAGTTGTTTCAGATGAAGACGAAGATGAAGACGACGATAGTGATTTAGATGGTGGTCAATCTGGAGGCGGACGTGATGATGATGATGATCGTGATGAACTAGTAGCAGATGAAGAAGAGAAAGTCACGAAATCTGGAAAGAAAATTAAGAAGATTCCGGCAAAGAAGATTGTGAAAAAGGCATTTGAGAATGAACTATCAGATGATGAAGATGAGGATGACGAGGGTGAAATGTATTTGAAGAAGTTTGACAGAGAAGTTAATGAGAATTATATTGCAAATAATCACCCAGAATGTATGATGCAAAATTATGATGAGATTCTGGCAATGACAACGGTTGTAAGAGATGAAAACAATATAATTATAGATGACCTTCACAGGACAAACCCGTTCCTAACAAAATATGAGAGGGCTCGTATTTTAGGTCAGCGTGCCAAGCAAATAGAGAC